CGCGAACTGATGCACGTACAGGGACTCGACTGATGGGTAAAATGTAAGGGCGGCGTTGGCGTACTTGGGATTCCTGGTTAACGTATTCAGGAACGTACTTACTGCCTTAGGTCCGCCGCGCTTTTCGAGCCACGTCTTCAACGGGCTCGCTTCGCCTGTCTTTTCAAACGGTAGGTCCTTGTTCATTATGCTGCATACGAGACCGCCCCAGGCCTCCTGGAACGCGGCATCCTTCTCCAGTTTTTCATTTAACTGCATCTGGAGCTGGTACCATGCTTCCTTGAACGACCAGGGTGCTTCGGCCGTCTTCGGTCCGATAGGTGGCCGTGATAAGAAATCGAAGTTCGGATTCTCAAAGTCACGTTGTACCTTATCCTCGGCCTGTCCGCCGAGTTCGATCGTCTGGCGATTGACGATATAATTGATCCAGTCTTCCTGGAGAGGTACGAACATGTTCGTGCGCTTGGAGAATAGAAGATCCACACCCTTGATCTGGTTGTTCACGAAGAAGGCCGGGACATAGTAATAGTCCTTGCCGATCTTGAAGCCAAACAGACCTACCGCTCTTGAGCCGTCTTCCTCACGGTTAACGACCTCGAAGCCCAGCATATACTTCATCAATGGCGACGCACGATCCTGTACGAACATATACGCCAACCGTGAGAAGTCCTGTTCTAGTTGGTTCTCGTCAGGGCTCTCGACGCCCCCAGGCCCTGCCTGCTTGACGTAACCAAAAGGCTCCAGGCTCTTTGGTACCTGCGCCAACAATGAATTGAAAGTCTTTGTCATATCTCTGTCTCCTTACTTCCGTACTGGTAATTTAGGTGCAAGCTGCGGTGCTTTCTTTGTGGCCGTCGGCGCGACTGTACGTCCCAGTACATTGGTCCCTTTAACCGGAGGATTCCGGAACATCACGTTATCAGGTAAGCGCGGGTTGAGCGGGCGTTTGCCGTCGAGAGTAGTATCGGGATCTGGAGCCACTGCCTGTGCCCACTTGATCAAAGCGACTGGATCCACGCCGCGCTCGGCGCACTTCTGTTGAAAACCTGCTTGGTACGCCTGTTCTTGTGCTGTCATATCTTACTCCTTAGCTCCGAATACTCTATCTATATCACACTCGGCATATACAATGCAATGATGATGTGACGTTTTGTCTCACCAATATGCTTGTTTATCCATAATCACCTTAGTACGTGAACGTCTTACCCTTTTGCTGTCCGAACTCCGTGCCCTTCGCAATACCCGGGATCGGATGAATCCCGTGTACGTTTGACTTGGCGCCGGCGTGTACATCTTCCAGCAACCGTGTCTTCAAGTAGGTTGAACTCAAACGTGCCATCCAGTCATCCGTATACTCGGGCGTTTTAACAACAGACATCATCACAGGCGAAACACCCACAGGTGCCGTGTGTGTAAGTATATCCTGTGTCCCTTGTTGTTGTAACATATTCGCCATATTTTTTGTGACACGGGTACCGACCGTATAATGCATGGCGGGTTCTTCCAAGTACTGCCCCAGCGCAGCCTTGGGCGTTAAACGCTTCGCATCCTTGCGCGGCCGATATCCGTAGGCCCATGATCCGTATGTAACAACATCCCCCGGTAGATGTTCGCCCGCGGCACCGTCGTCGTCGACCTGTATGTGATTCACGATCGAACGTGCCAGGACCTCAGCATTACGGCGGTTCACCCCGAAATTGGTTTCACGGAATGCCTGTGTCAACCGTTCTGCAAAGTATCGCCGGCCTTCCCCCAAACCCTTCAAACGTACAACGTCTGAAGGATTGACGATACCGTCCGACAACTGATCACCGGCCTCAACCGTATCCCCTTCCTTGATGTGCAGGTCCATACCGGCCGGGACGTAGTGTTCCTCGTCGTCGATGTAGACGTGATAACCACCCTGTGGCGCCTCAGCAACCTTAGTGATTTTACCGTCGCGTTCGGCGACTGTCGCACGATCCGGAAATGTCTGCGGTACCGTGGATAGATTCTTGATGACGTTAAAACCAGAGTAGGTCGTCTGACCCTTAGCTTTCTTTCCGGAGTGCTTTACGTTGAGCGATGCCTGGGCAATCTGTTCTGCCATCGCAGACGCGGCATTCAATCCGATGTGGTACCCAATGGGCGGGAACTCGCCGCCTTCCCGTAGACCCACACAGTGTTTGCATACACCCTTGGATAACGTACAAGTAATAGGCGAACGCACAACGATCTGATCGATCTTCTTACTCTGCAACGCAGCCATAACATGCTTATCTATTACCGTCCCCGCGGTAAATCCGGCGACGGGACGCGATAAAACCGAACCTAGATTGTCATTATCGTCCGCTTTTACCGGTATACCATACGGGGATTCACAATCGTCCTGGGTGACGACAGAATCCATTACGGCCATACCGTATAACTTCCCAAGAGCCCCGGCTTGACGAGTGGCGAATTTCGAGGATATAACGCCCTTACGCGCCCCGTACGTGGCTGCCCAGTACTCGTGGGGTTGTAGACCCTCGGCGTAGCTGTGACGTATGAACACGGGTATGATATTGTCCTTGGCGTCCTGGTATACACCAGGCGTCGTAAGCATGGCTGCCAACTGATCGGGATTACCACGTGCCTTGGACTTCACCTGTAAGGCAAACGGATTCTCGGAAGCCAGAGACGCGTCCATGGTCATCTTCTTCAAAGCATCATTGACTTCAGAGTACACGGTCTCCCGTGCTTCCTGCTTATCGGCCGGCGTCATGGTCTTATCTGCGGTAATCCGGTCTTCCTGTTGCGTGATATGATCTAACAACTCCGCCTTATCAACAGGGGCTCGTAGATCGCCCAAACGCAAGGTAGTACCTTCTTCGAACGCTGCGTTACGCCCAAGCTGTACCAGCTTGTGTGAAATATCACGATAATCATCTGGCCGCGTCTTTGCAACAGCGGCCAATAACTTATCGGTGTCGCCCTTAGTCAATACACGTGTGTAATCCCGGAATTCTTCCGGGAGTGCGTCGTTGACAAGCAGTTGACCGACAGTGGTTCGCATTATATATTAACCTGAGAATGTGAGGATCACAGACCAAGTCCGATCAGTTTAGCTACCCAATTCAAATGACCGGAAAGAGCCAACGCTGCTACTATGAGTGCAATTGCAAGTGGACTTTTACCGACAGCCATCTTTAACGTATCGCGCCATGTGCAAGCTTGACGCTTAATACGCACAGGACATTCAGTTAGGTTTGAAAAAGCTGAAGTAACCGAACCCGGAACAGAAGACTGAACGGCTTCAATAATCGTCGCCCTTAGTTTTGCCTGTGACCTTACTTCATGTCGCACGTCAGTTGAGATTTTATCGCTAAGTAATCGGGCAATAGTCCGCACATTTTGGACAATCTCCTCGGCAGACGGGGCCTCTATCTGTGATAGACTATAGATCAGATCAGCATCGTCGATCTTCGTCTGCATTAAATCACAAATCTCTGGCGATAGCCCACTAGCTGAGATCTCTGCTCGAATCGCAGCCAGTTTGTTGTGATGTATGATTCTGCTACTATCGTCATTTGGTGCCATTGTTACTCCTCCGTTATAAAAGGCGCTACGCCATCTGTAATAACATCTTGTGGTTTTGTTCCAGCATGCATTCCGACCAATCCATACTTAACAAGCATCTCAGCCCAATCGGGATCACCGCGTGTCGCCAGGCCCCAAAGATTATCAGGTAACCGCGCAAAGAATGCCATCGGTAAACCTTCTGTATCATTGAATACAACCAACCGTGGTTCGGCACTGTCCAATAGCGGGGGCTTCCGGATGTCACCACCATGAACGATCACATGTTGTGCCTTTGTTGCCATAGGTTAATCTGCCTTACGCCTGCTGGCTGTCAAACTCACTGCCCCCGCCACCTCCGCCACCTTGTCCGAGCGCCTGTTCCAGTATAGTCACAAGACGATCAATACGCGGGTCACCACCTTGCGGAGCTGCTGCTGCCGGCGCTGCGGCTGGTGCCGCTGCTGGCGCCCCGCCACCACCCGAGTTCCGCTGGAAGACCTTGAACAACTTGATCAGGTCGTCAACAGTGAGGTTCAACTGTGATGATCCTGTCATTCCCTGATCCGGTGCTGCCCCGCCACCGCCCATCATTCCCGCCATTGCAGGATCGAGGCCCGCGGGAGGCATAGGAGCAGGCATAGCACCGCCCGCAGCCGCTGGATCACCGCCCGGGGGCGCGCCCATCGGAGCACCCATTCCTGCGGTCATCTGACTCGCTCCAGCAACCGGTTCACCACCGCCACCAGGTTGTGGGACGAAGGCCCGCTTGACTTCTGCTAACAATGCACGATCTAGTTTAACCATAGTATGAACCCTTTCTTTAGCCATCAACCAACACAATAGTACAACCCTGGTCTCACTTTTGCAAGACTAACCTCAGGCAAGTATTTCAATTGGATCGTTCGCGGCGATTTCTCCCGCTTTATATGCTGCCCTTGCTTCCTTTGCTGTCTTAAATACACGTGTCGGTTTCTTCGTTTGTTCCCGTGTAAGTTGGTACAGTCCGTATGTCATCTCCATTGACGGTGCATGCCGGACCGACTGTAGATCCGTTAAGCTGAATAGATTTGCTGACGGTAGCATCTTACGTGTCGCTTGGCTGACGGCTTTATCTGAGACCGGTACATGGAAGTTGGCCTGGTCTCCGTCGAAGTCCATATTGAAACCCTTGGTCACCAATGGGCTGACCTGGAGCGTATGACCCTCAACGATATGCGGGTAGAACGCCAACAGGTTGAATTTATGCCACGTCGGTGCCCGATCCATAATCACCGGCCGTGTTGACATTTCCTTCTCCAGCATCTCCTTGGCTTCCGGTGTTCGGTTCTCAAGCATTTCGGCTGCACGTATCGCCGGGTACCCGTGGCGAACGAGGGCGCGCATCACGAAGTCCTTGTACAATGTCCACGCCGAATCGGCAGGAATACCGAGCTGATCCATATCCAGGTTGGGGTTGGGTATAACCACACCACGTCCCACAACATCAACCGGCTTTGATATAACCTTGGACTGGAACAACCCGAACTTCGGAGACGTACCGATGACTTGACGTACGGCGCCCTTAAGATGCTTCGATCGACCCTCAGGTGTAATCGAATCGCCGAAGCCGTATGCCGCACGCACAGAGTTGTATATGTTCAAGCGTTCATCTGCCAACTCGGAATCTGGCAGATCTGGTTTGAGTTCCTTGAATGTCTTAGAACTCTCCAACACGTCACGGTATAGCTCATTCAAGTCTGCAGACAAGGCTACGTCACCCATACGCGAAATAGGACGGAAGACAGGTGGCAATACAGGTACCTTGCTGATGATCCATTTCGCGGGATGAATACCTTGCTCCTTGGCAGAGGCAAGATAGCCCAACACCTTTACCGAGTTATCGCGATTAGCACCACGCAGTACCCGTACCTTCTGCCTGTGCTCTGTGATCATGGCATCCAGGTCTATCTTCTCAAGTGCAGCCTTTAACGCACCGCCACCCGTTTGACCATTCAACTCCTTACGCCCAGCCACGATATCTTCCATATCCTGTATCTTGAGCCCGAGCAAACGACGGATCGGTTCTTCCATTACGGGGTTAGGGAGTGGTTCAGGCAACTCGATATGTGTCCACCGGTTACCTGCCATACCACCTGTACGTCCGACATCGAAGAGACCACCAGCCATCGGTTCAAAATCAGAATCAACCATATCACTACTGGTCACAACACCCTTCGACAACTGTTTAACGTCGTCGTCCATCATAGGCAACAACTGTGTCATGTCGCCTTTCTCTACAACGTTGATCCCACCGGCACGTAAGGTATTCAGGAACTTGTCGTATATGAACGGCACCTTGGGTTCAGGTAGCGGCCGGCCAAGTTTAAGGGCCTTCCAGAACTCCTCGTTCTTGGTACCACGAATGGTGATCACGTCCTTGATGACATCTGTCGCCCCGTGAGCCAGGGCCGCGTTAACGTCCATCTGTGAAAACTTCTTTGCCCCGGTACTACCACCGCGGGCTGGCTGTTCGTCAGCTGAATAACTGCCGATGTCACCGCGGCTCGATAACTTCTTCTCGGCCAAGTGATGGAAGGCGGACACGTATACGCTACCGTCACCGATGTTACGGATCGTCTTACCGCTCTCCGGATCAAAGATATCCGCAGAATCCTTTATACCTGCTTCGTCGAGTTGCGCCTGTACCCAGTTCATCCAACCCTCTGGTGGTGGCTCCTGGGGTATACGAACCTGCTTGCCTGTCTTAGCTGCGATCTTACCGAGCGCCATTTCCATGATCTGGTTCGGCGCCACGCGTGAGAGTACGGCCATCGGATTCAGTAACAGTTCATAGGGCTGATTGGTTACTGGATCCCTGGGCATCTTATCGTCATCCAAAATGGTACCAACAACACCTTTCAGTCCGAAGCGTGTCGACAGTTTATCACCTTGGCTTACAGGCGGTGTGCTCTTTATATTCACACGAACACCGTTCCGTGTCAGTGCGACATCCGTAACTGTGCCCGGGCCTGAGTAATCCCATGTCAATGACTTATCGGTATAGGCACTTCGTAATACCTTATGCAGTTTACCTAACTGGGCGTCGGCGCTTGTAAGTAGACGCGGGCCTACGGCTAAAGCGATCGGGTCACCCTTTTTCAACACAGTACCGGGTTTAACCACGCCATCATCATCCAGATTATCTATCTGCTCCGTCGTATACGCACGCGGGAATGCAGAGATGTACTTGTTACGTCCCATCTCGACACCGTGGCGTGCATCCAGATCGAAGCCCTGTAAACGCTCCGAAGCCAGCTTATCAGCCGCGGTCTTGGAGATCACGTAAGCATCCTCATACGAGTGTCCCCTGTACGGGATGATGGCTGTACGCAAATTGCGGCCAAGATTCAACGCCCCTGTTTTAGAGTCCGTGAAATTAGAGTGGGCAACCATATCACCAACATTGACTTGGTCACCTACTTTTACAGTCGGGAAGTAACTGATACCTGTCAACCGATTAAACGGGAAGTCCTTCACCAACTCGTTCAGATGCTTTTTACCATCGGCATCCATGACGGTCACACCCTTATCAGTCACCTTAACGACCGTACCACCCACGTCACTCTTTAACGTACCCACCTTGCGCCCGTAGTGCTCAGTCCACGTCGTCTTGCCATCAGGCATGAGCGAGTCAACAAGAGGTACCTCACCTGCCACTTGTGGCATGTACTGGCTCCAGAACTTGGCACCGTAGAACTGACGACCGGCTTGTACAGCTGTCGGCATCGGATTGAGATTGGTATGACTGGACATCATGTGTGCGAACGAAGGTACAGCGAGGTCAACTTCCGCCCGCGGTACACGTTCAACCTTCCCACGACGCATAGCGTATATCGTAGCCGCCTTGGGGTCTTGCCCGGGAAATGCCACGACACGTGACGCGGCTTCGTCAGGGCGCAGATAAACGGGCTTCCCCGTACCTATGTCGTTGAACTCGGCGTACATGTTGTTATCGTTACCCTTGAACGTACGATAGGCTGCACGCACGTCAATACCGATGTTCATGTTCCCGGACCAGTGCCCACCGTAGTCACCCAAACGTACATACAGTTGACTACCGGGTACCGTGGCGCAGTAAACCTTTCCAGTGTAAGGACGACGAGACATATGACGTTTTAGGACACAGCGTTCCTTGGTGAGATGCAAATGCACGCACCACGTGCCGCCCTGTAATGCCTGGGGTCGATCGTCCTTCTCGAAACGTACACGTACGGAGTAACCCAACGAAAACGCAAGACGCTCAACATCAAGTGCAAGTCGATGACTTGTCGTGCAATATGTGTACGTAGAACCTTTACGCCGCCCGTCGCCCGCGCACAAAGACGACAACAACACCTTACGGGCTTCAATACTGGCATCAAGCAAATACTGTGGAATATACTTGTCTGCAGAACGACCGAACTGTTGCAGATACACTCCAAGCTGTTTACGCACAATTATAAAAGCGTGCAACTCACCATGAACTCGATTCTCCGAAAACTCAAATGGAAGTTGTGTCAAAACACGACGTATCCGCTCCTGGTTCTCCGGATCGTGTTGCGCGATACTGACCTGAATCTGTCCGTCGGATCTAACACAGGTGCTACCCTCGCTTAGAAACCACCCCATGAATTCGGCCCACAGTAACATAGGGATGGTTGTCGTCGTAAGTTTAAGCGCATGACCACCCTCGACAATCGGAAGTTCGAAGTCAGTATCGCAACCAGACACGGGCGAATGTCCGCCTATACAGATATGCCGATCACGCTCAAATGACGCACCTACACGCTCCCAGCGATACGCGGATCCCGGATCGTACGCACGATTCCAAATCTTATGATCACCTGTTACACTGAACGCTAGGTGCTTAGTACGGGCCTCATAGATCCAACCATCGTGATCAAACGCATGTAATTCAGTAGGCTTATGGTATTCCAATTGACCGTCAATGTTGCATGCCAAACGCATATCCATAGTTACGTTCGGCCACGATACCCAACCATCATACGTAAGTACTTGCATTGAAGAAGCTTGGCAACCCTCTGGTCCAGTGATCGGATCCACAAAACCGAACTGCCCTGAGTTAACGTCACGGGCCTCATCTGTAATGGCCTCAGCCGATCCAATACCGCCTTCACCGAGTTTGGTGATACGATTCAGCTGCTCAAGTGTATGCAACGGGTTCGTTTCCTCCAAAGGCATTGCCAGCCCTGAGCCTAACAACAGGCTATCGAGATAAGAGTTCAAGGCACCACGGCGCACAGCCTGGAGATTACGCGAACGCCGTACCTTGCGCAGCATACTCTGTGTCAGCTTACCCGCATCCTTATCAATACGTTCACGTATGAGATCTTCCACGCCGTAGATATGACTGAACTGTGGAGAGTCACGATCATCCGGATCCTCTTCGCCACGCGATACACCCAACATCTTCGAAGTCATACGCAGGAGTACATCAGGCGTTACACCCTTAGCTCCTGTAAGACCGAGCGTACGTGCGTTGACATCCTCGTCCAACTCAAATAACGGTAATGAATCTCGAAGATACTTTGTCTGACCCGCTTCATCTATACCAGGTTCAGCTTTATAACCGGCGAAGCGATCATACAACTTCGCGATTGACCGCGGATCCTGCTTCTTGATATTGGCTGCCACAAGGTCAGCACCCCACGCCTTGATCAGTTGCTGATCCGTGACACCTACGGCACGCATTAACGGATAAAGCGGTACGTTGGACTGCCCCACGTGTAACTTGAACACACCAGTGTTGGGTTCCAGCTGCACGCGGAATGGTTTACCCGAACCCGACTTGACGTTGACGTGGCCTTCTATCTCACCCGTACGTTGGCGCCGAATGTACACGCCAGGACGCAAGCGTGCCTGGTTCACAACACTGTACTCGTTACCGCCGTGAATGAAAGTACCCCGCTGCGTGTAATAGGGCACATTCATCACGACATCCTCACGCTCATCCAGCACAGCACCCGTGGGCTTGTGCACCAGTTTCCAGGTACCCGTGATCGGTGTAGTCAGACGACGCTCCTTCATCAGCGCCTGCTTCTGTTGCTCCAGCGAATAGGTCTGAACCCCGGTATATCGTGGTTTGTGTAACTCAACGCGATACTCGTCATCTTCGACAGGAAAACGTTTCGATACCGCATCCAGGGCACCGGAATAAATCAGTTCCCGTGCCTTGTCGGTATCGTCGAAATCCCGCAAGTGTGATGGTAATGGCGATGCCGGTGGTGTACTAATCATTTTTATCTCCGAAGCCTCCCAATGCTGACCGGGTGCCGTAAACTGCCAAAGGTGCTAGGGCTGCACCTGCATAAGATGGTAGTCCGCTCATGGCACGTAGCAAAACCTTGGTTGGTATCTTCCGTGATGTCTGACGTAACAACTGCATACCTTTGATTCCTGCATAGGTCTCGTGCGCTAAAGTGGGTAAGGCAAGCGCACTGCCGCCAAGTGCGTAGTTCCGTGCTGTATCACGATCAGAAGCTGCCATCGCACCCCAACTACCTGCGAAACCTCCAGCACCGCGCAATATATTGTGAAGACGTCCAGTACGCTTGAGTACCGGATCCATCGCATGTCCTGCCTCATGAGCAATAGCTCCGACATTACCTTTGAGACCATCTGGTGAGTGAATCTTACGTGTATTTGAATCGAAGGCGTACTGACTGCCCTCTATAACACCTTTGTGGTGCTTCTGTGATAGCGCAAGTATACGCTTGGCAATACGCTCACGTGGCTTCAAGTCCGGTAACGTCTCGTGCGCAAACTGACCTAATCCAGCAGGTACACCACCGGCGAGCAAACTCAACAACGACGTCCGTAATTGTGTGTCCGGATCTTGATATTGATATTGACTCGTCTTTATACCGAGTCCGTCCATCACGCGGCCGATGCGACTCTTGTGAAATACGTTGTCCAACATATCCTTGAGTTCGGGATAATGTTCTACCACTTTCTTCCCACCGTAACCTAGACCTGCAATAGCACCAGCCGTACCCAACTGTGTACCAACTGTCTTCGCTACCTCTTTACCAATAGGCGCACCCGTGGCCTTCGAGGTACGTATACCTGAACCACTGAGCAACTTTAGATAACGTAGAAGTAAGGGATTCATGTCTATTTCGGTTGACGCAATTTCCGTTGTAATGCACCGCCGCCACGGATACCACCGTAGATACCTGCACCCGCCAAGGCCAAACCACCTAACTTAGCGCCCATCAACTTTCTTAAAGTGTGCTTGTCCTTCATGAGTATGGCCCGCACTAACTCGGCCGTATTTAGCTTACGTGCTTGCACTGGATTTCGTACCGCATGCCTGACTCCGCCTAGGAAGTTACCACCCGCGGCCTGTGCCCCCACGCCCGACTCCAGTAACTGCCCGGCATTACTACCTACAGATAAACCACCCAGACCACCCAGGATATTACCCGTCAATGCTCGATCGTTATCGGGAGCCGCGGCGTACTTGTCAGGGTTGCCGCTGGCGCCGATTTGATTGCCTATACTTAACGCGGCAGCAAGTGGTGAATACCGTCCTGCCTGAAAACCAATATTCGGAAGACTGAATGCACTGCGCAAACTACGTGCCCCTGTTGCTTGAGGCACATGACTTGCGATGTACTTTAGGACCTCAGGACTGATAATCTGACGGGCAAACAATTGGTCCGCAGCACTATTACTGAACGGACGTACCGCCCGTCCCATGCCCCGCATAAACTCTGACCCCATAGCCTGTGCACCCGTGCTTGCCTGAGTACCGTGACGGGCCAAGAAACTCCGCAAACCAGGATCGTTTATAAGGCGACTGGTTAGGCCCTTAGACTGTGCAAGGATGCGGTCTAGTGCACTTCCAGCCATTGGTGCCTTGGCTGCAACGGCTTGACCGATCCGTGACCCGATACCTGGCTTTGTGGCGGCACGTACCGCATCATCGCCCCATCCGCCGACCACCCGACCAATACCCCTGCCTACGGCTCCCCACCCTGCTGCTTGCTTCTGCTCGGCGTACTTTGTTAACACGCCCCGTATGTATGCTTGTTTATCCATGTCGCATCCTCCATTTCTTCCAATCGATTACCCTACTGGTGATTATACCTAACGCGCAGCCGACAACTGTCGCTCCGAGTACGCCGACTATCCTAAACCATTCCCGTGACTGGTAAGCGTCCCATACCACAAAGCCCGCTACTACGCCCAATGAAGCCTCCCCGCATGCCCAAAATATGAGCCAAGGGGATCGATCTATCAGAGCGTCGCCCTTCTTGCCATAAATGAACCAATCGATCCAGGCTACCCCGAATACGATTGTTAACAAGAGGAGGTTGGTCATCATCAGGCACCTGCGTCAATTCTTGTGGTGAAGCATCGCTGTCATTATTCATACGCTACTTAGGAACCTCCTAAAACGTTTTCTTAACACTGCCGCTGTCTTGGACCCCTGTCCATCATCCATTGCATCTGCCGCCCGTTGTACGATATTGCTATCCGGCGGCACGATGATCTGAATGGTCTGTGATTGAGGCTGTGGTCTATGATCCCCTGTATAGCGCTGAATCTTATTCACAGCGGCGCCGCCTGCATAACCAAGACTACCACCACCGATCAGGCCAAGCAGCATGCCTTTAACAGCCCGTTGCCGGTCGAACCCGGGACCGCGGCCCAACACCTGACCCCCGACGAAACCACCTGCCAGTGTACCGTAACCCGCGCCCAACATGGTACCGAGTATGCGCCGTACACGCTCCTTACGCCGCAACTTCTCGTCAGCATGCAGAGGTTGTTCTTCTGCCTGTTGCGCCCACTTGGTTACGATCTCCGTTACACGGCTATACTGTATTGTACGATCACGCATTTATACCTGTCCTTCAGCGGCCAGTCGTTTTACCAGGGCTTGAATTGCCGCCCTGTTCTTGATCACATACGTCTTAGCCTTAGGATCTGCGCCGTCTACCTTTACGTCATCACGGACCTTGGTACCCTGCATACGACGCCGGTTTGCCGCCTGTTCCTGGGCAGCTACGATTAACTGCGCCATTTCCTCGGGTGTCCGTTCATTGTCAGTCAGGCCTTGACCTACAGTACGACCGAACAAACCTGACGCCAGAGCTACAAGAGGTGACGGGGTAATTGTCGCATCCTGTGCGACTTTAGGCTGCATGCCGGTCTGCGGTACCGCCGGTTGCCACTTCATACCGCCCCGCGGCATCTGGTTACGCATCGTGTCCAACATAGAGTACAGACGTTGATCAGCCTTGCGTTGAACCGCGGGGACGTTCAACGCAAGCCGCTTAAAAAAACCGGTAACGGGATTAGATGTGTACCGCGTATACAAACCGTAGAGTGCCTTGCGTAGATCAGGCGCCTGCTCTAAATGATTATAAAGCGTGTCCCAATCACCAGCCTCCTTCACCAGAGCTTCCTTGGTCATACCGATCTTCTCAAGGACAGGTTGCAATTCTGGCGAACCGGTAAAACGATCTGTTCCGGAAACACGGTCCATCATGACCATGAGGCCACCCATGATCGCTTCACTGTCCTCGACCGAAGCAACCTTCTCCGGATCCTGGTCAGTGGCAGGTGCGCTACGGAAAACAATACGCTTCACTTTCGGTATATCCAGTGACTTATCCTGTACGGCCCTGAACTTTTCATCTAGGATACGCTTCGTGATATAACCGGTCGCACCAGCACCAAGGACCGATAAAAGGGCCATTGCAGCCAATGGATAGTTTACTAGACCAAAAGTGGAACCAGCTTGCTTCTCGTCACCGGGTACCTGCCAACCGAACGCGTTCTCGATACAGGAGGCGCCCTTGACCGCGTTACCCGAGAGCAGATCCATATATTCCTTCTTGGCCGCGTCCAGATCCTGTTGCAGACGTCGTGCCCGTTGCAGCTCATATAACTTGTTGACCAGCATATAACCACCGACACCGCCACCTAACCCGGCCAAGGCCGACGCTGTGAGTGTTTGCCAACCGGGGTTCATGCCTGCCTGTTTGTCCGTAGAGCATAGGCGTGGACCGAATTGCATGCTGCCCATACGCCGACTCTGTCCATTTTTACGATTAAGCACGAAGTCCGCAGACTCGGGTCCCTCAACAGACGTGACCTTGGTATGCTTATCGTTAATCTCGGCACGCTTATTGGGCAGTGTCAGTACGATTGTGTTCTCGTCTGTCTCTGTAGGTTTCAATGCCTTGGCTCGTGCCTCACGCATCTGGTTAATCATATGAACCAGATTTACGAGTGCAGCTGCACCGCCACCGATCGCAGCCCCGCCGATCGCATGCCGTGTTACAGTACCCATCCCTTGTTTTTGCATATCATTTCCCTTCAATTGCGACACCGACTGGGGCTGTGGCTTCCTCATTCAAGACAAACTCACTCCACTCCATGTATCGCTGCCATCCTTGTTCACCCTTGCGTGTCACCAACTGCCGATCATTATCCCAGATCACATGACTCTTTGCCTGCACCCCGGCGATCAGAATCTTCATCTGCTTCTCGTATGCCTTCACGTCAGCAGGATCATGCAGATCGAAAATACGTACATGATGCGCCTTCAACTGAACGTTTTTCTTAAACAGTATCCGTTGCCGTTCGGCATCCATCTCCTCGGGCGAAGGCCCGAGATTAGGTGCAGCCATCGAACTAAACATAGACAGCCCTGTTCCCTGCATACCTGCTAACATATTGAATCCTTACATCGATGTTTGTGCACCCGCCAACCCGGTCTCGAGTTGCTGTGATGCATTACGATAGTATCCAATCTGACTTTGCAGTTCCTTCTCCCGACCGCGTGCACCCGTGATACGCTTACCAATCACATGTGCTGCAACACCAAGCGGTACTCCCGTGAGTATCGCTACAGTCGCAACCATCTTAGCTGCACCCGTCGGCGAAAACAATGCAGATGTCGCACCCGGGCCGGCCTGTTTGACGAAGGCGTCGATCTCAGACGGACGCACACCAATTGAAGCAAACTTCAGACAAGCGCCAAGCCGAAATGCGGCAAGGCGCTCCTGAGGCTCCAGTACTTCTCTGTATTGTGTCGCCATAAACTATCCCCTTACGATACAGCGCGAACAGCACCGCCCGTTACTGCACCACCAGCTGCACCCAACAGCGCGCCACCTGTGCCACCTTGTAGCATGGCCTTCAGATACCCTGCAAGCACTTCACCCTTGTGTGATCGTGCATAAGCCCGCATCCCTGGCGCTTGTTTAAGCCGGCTGTTGATCCCCGCCTTTGCGACCGCGCCTCCGACGGCGCCAAGTCCAGCACCTATAGCGCCGCCGGCCAATGCACCTTTACCTGCACCGCCTGCCACACGCTTCACTGTTGACTTGGCTTTCGACGCGGGTTTATCCTCGGCCGGTGGTTCTTCGCCTGCCAACTTGGCGAGCATGGGTTCAGGGTCTACACCCTTATCGGCACACGTCTTGATGAAACCCTCGATATACGCTAGGTCGTTGTTACTCAGCTTTTTTATGTCAATCATCGCCTTCTCCTTGTGTTTGTACCATTCCCGTAAACGCTATTGTGCTTTCACGGGCACATCGTCTTTCCATTCGATAACTATCAAACGGAACCTGCACTTCATTAACGGCAGTTGTTCCAGAATCTTTTCCCACCAGATGAGTGTAGCCCGTGGTTTAGGATCCTTTACCAACTCGTCCGTATTCGGTATACCCACCTGCGTCAAGTATGGCGTTAATGCGTCCATACGTCCAGCCTCAATCTGTTGCGGGTCACGCAGATCGAGATCGGCGCCTGTTAAACGACCCTGCGTCGCACAACCTGCCGCCATCACAAGTAACAATAACACGAATGCCTTCATTGTTCAACCCTTTCATTGTTCAACCTAGGATCTTGTATCCCCTATACGGGTTCGGCGGTTCATTCAGTTTGTTATACAGAACACGTCCGAGGCCGAAACCGGCAGCCGCAGACACCAACCGACCCATCATCCCCATTCCGAAGTATTTACCAACCAGATAACCCAAACCGGCACCCAGTCCCTTATGAACTAGTGCAGCTAGATCGGTATTCGCTGACGCATTGCCCACCAATGAACGGACCTGACTAAGCAACTGTGCCTGTTCCCCGGGTGTTAAACCGCGGTCCTGGCGCACAGCCTGTACCAGGTCTGCCAACGTAGGAAGTCCGGGACTACGAGAACCACCACTGAAACTGGTATCGTAGTCCGATGCCCGTTTAAACAGCCCAGCTATGTCAGAAGGTAACAACATGGGTTTATCCGCCAAATGGTAACGTATTCCTGTTTGCACCTGGATTGAACGCGGCTAGGCCCCGGAACATCGGTGGCCCACTGCGTGGTGTGAAGAATCCTGCCTCGTCGAAGGGTTCTGCCATACGAGCATTGAGATTAGGCCCGTGATAATTGCCTGGCCCATACGGAGTACCACCACCCTGCCCCGCCTCCATCATACCACCACCTACAGTCAAGCCTACAGCAGCTGTCGTCGGTTTCCAACCACGTATCGGTGCCGTAAATCCTGCCATACGGTTGTTTGCATTTATAATCTTAGGCGCAACTCGACTACCCGCCGCAGCCACTCTGCTGAGCCGGCCGCCGGCTTTCCCGAGTCTCAGCAACCTGGCTATTGCTTTACCGCCTCTCACAATGCCCTGACCGAGGATCCCGCCGCCCGGGATGAAGGAGGCACCGGCCAACAGCGTGTTACCGATGCCGCCCATTATATTACCCTTGGAGAATGAACGACCGGCATCGGCTAAGCTTAGTGCCGAGCCCACGCCGAAAGGTAGAAAGTAAGCTGCCGTACTAGCTACGGGATTACGGTTCTGCCACGCCTCATAACCGTCAAGGAAAGCGCGTTTCTCCTGTCGTTCCATTGCGTATAACAAACCACTGTATTGGGTCATGACTATTCTCCACGTACCTTGTCGGCTTCCGCTGTTACCTGTTGGTCACTTTGCGAGCGCGACTTACCTAGCTCAATCTGTATGCACGACTTGCAGATCTTGAAATTCGGAATGTCCATCAGTGTGCTATCCGGTGTACCGCAATAACTGCACCGACCTATAACGGACTTGATCGGCTTCTTTACAGGTTGTGGGTTCGCCGGCTGACTCAGGATAGTATCGAGGTCTGGTCCTTCTGTGGGTTTAACCGTGCGCACCTGCCCGAATGAATTAAGGTGCGGTATCTCAGCAGCGATCATTTGCTGTGACGTCTGAACTTCACTCTTACTGCGTGTCAACGAAAGTACTACCTTCTTGGTGCCGTTCATGGCCACAAGTAACTGCGTGATATCTATGGCTTGTGTACCATGGATATCCATGTAGAACTCACTCTCAGGTCCGACGATCAAATGTATAGTGTGTCCCTGGTCAGTCTTGCCGCCAATCATTAACATGTCTTATCTCCAGATCTCTCGACGCACGGTATTACGTGTAGAACCAAACTGTATGATTACATTATACCGTTTTGCTTGGTACTTCAAGTACGAAATCCCGCCTGGTGTTATCCAGCCCCTGCCGAGCTGTGTTGTCCGCTAGCCTTCAGAGTTCCTTCATGAGCACCGTCTCCGTCTTGCCAAGCTTGTCCCTTTTTGACTAGCTCACCAGCACTATACCGGCTACCAGAATCACACCGAAGATCCAACAATATCTGCGCATATCATCCTCCCTTATCCATTTGACCGTTACTGGCGGTACCTTATGCCCAACCCATCATACGCCGATAGACATAACGGAATGCCTCATCCGCATGGGGTATCTTATCACGAATGTCCATAGCCATCTTACGTAGTTCATGTGGTCCGAATTCGGTTAACTGGTCAGCTACAAGCAGACCAATACGAATAGGACTCGGCAACGTATTCGCAGGACCAAAACCGATGATCTCCGCGGACTTGGCCTGTTCCATAATCTGGGCCTGACCCTGTCGCGCCATCTCTTTACGCATCTCATCCATCGCCTGCAACACCAGCGCGTGAAGCGTGGGGTTGCTGTGTTTGATCTTGATCAGTTCACCGCGACGCATAGTCTCTGGTGTCTGTAGCAACAGCTGTTGGGCCAAAGCCTTGGCCTGTTCCTGTACGTCTCCGGGTGTCGCGCCGTACGACGGACCGCTCTCCTGCCCACCCTGCGGCTGGCCAGCCTGGGCCTGTTGACGGGCCATGGCTTCCTGCTGCAACTTCTGGATGGCTTCCTGTTCCTCCACCACACGCTTCTGTTCTTCCATGTAATCGATGCCCATAGGCCGATAAGCCGTCTGCTTGGACACATCGCCGCCGGCCGCACCCTGCAAGGATAAGGCCTTACGTTCGATATCGTCAGCCAAGGTAACGCTGCGCAACGATCCCTTTATCTCACCCCACATGAAGTGACGTGATAACCGTTTCAATAACCACGAAAGAAAGTCGTCATAACCATCTACCAAACTGTTCCACTGCTTCTCGAATAGCCGCAAGGCAACGGGGAACGCCTGGAAGGCCAGGGTACCTTTATACATCTCAGCCGGATAACCCAACGAGTTCAACAGTTCATCTACAGCCAAGGCTATATTGTCCTTGGGTGCCAGTGTCTTCGCTTCGCCGCCCAACATCTCGTAACCGATCGAGAACGGTGATACCTGTATATCCGTCAGGTTCTTGCGCTTGGCGTTAATCATGCCCTGCATGTGTCCGATAAAGGATGACATGCTGATCGCAGACAATGCGTCTTGCCCCTGGGGCGATGTGTTGTTCGGGAACAGAATACGGAACGGTATAATGAAATCCAAGGCGATGGCCTCGTCGTACCGGCGTAGTAACTGCACATAGTAGGCCAGTTTGAAGTTGGGCAGAATAGGCGGGATGGCCCAACCCTTGATGGGTAAGCCGGCCAGGGTGCTGCACCGTAGATGATAAATCGAATCATCCTTGAACTTAAACAGGTACTCCTTCTTGGACTTATCGCTCTTGATACAAGCGTCAATGATCGCCCACGGTGTTTCGTTCAGATAGAACGGCTCGCCGTCCAGAATCTTGCTTACGAACTCGCTGTCCAGCTTGAGGTAGTACTCGATATGCCCGCTGATCGGATGTACGCGCAGGCGTATTTCCTTAGGGTTCCAGCGAATCAGTTTAACCCGGGACGTATCAGAACTGCGCCTGTCTTCACGCCGCATCTCAACCTGTGCGTCACACCGCGGACAGTGTACCTTAAAGGTACCCTTGGTACGCTCAAACTTATACTGCAGTGTTGCGACGTGATAGGTCGTATTGCATTGGGGACAGATAAGGAACCGGTCGAAGGGGAAGTATATGCTGATGAATGATTGCCCGTAGCACATATAATCGTCGCCGATTTCAGCGAGTTGCTGCAGGATATGTAGCTGGTCATTCAAGAAGTCTTCGTACTGCTCACGCTCGTTATCGGACTGGCCTTCCAGTACCAATTCAGTCAGGAAGTACCGTACCACGCGTTGGGATACAGTACGGAAGGGCGTGACACTTAACATCAAGTATTCGCACCACTCGAAGATTTCCTTGATATCCTTGGGGATATATTCGCTTGCGATATCGCAGAACGGATTCGGGTACTTGCCCGCGCCGGCCTTAGTGATACCACTCGCCTCATCCCAGTTAAAGAAACCGCGCATTGCGTTTTGGGTCGCCATAGATGTTCCTTAGTCGCGCTTCTTAGTATCTTTCTTCACCGGGCCAGCGACACGCTTATAACCCATGGTACTCATCAGGCTATCGGCTATCTGCATGCCGGCCGAGGCCTCTTTATCCCAGTCACCGTCTATACGGTCAAGTTCGGTGGGTGGCGTCCGCCTGCCTTCCACTACATTGCGCTTCTCCATCGGGTGCCTCCTTATCCAAAATGTCATCTACATACGCATTGGCCAGCTTCTGCCGGATTGTTTTAATCTCATCCGCAGATAGCACTCTGGCACAGCCTGTGGCATGTGCCAGATCCTGAATCAGGGCTGCGTCTATCATGTACCTTCTTCCTTACGGATGAATGTCAATCCGATTAGTTTCAGCTGCGGGATCTCGAAGTGGGCTCCGGGAAAGTAACAACCGATGGACTCGTCTGCCATCGATATGGTCAATTCGGATCCACAGCGCGGTATAAATGTACCACCATCTGCGAGTTGAGGCAAGAGCACAGTTACGCTGTACTTGTTAACGATCACGTCGATCGCTGACATAGTGAGTGTCGTATCCGTCAACTCAAGCATGATACGGCGCCGCTGGGCCAGGTACTTCTGCTGTATACCTATGCTTTGTTCTGCCCGTGTCTGAGCCTCCAGATTGGAATACGTTCCGGGTAACTGCACCCTATGACTCGGTGGTTGTGCAAAACCAGGTACCGCCTCCACCCAGCCCTTCACGGATCGCGGGTCTGCAGTCTGCTGCATACCCGGCTCAAAGGCATCCAGTTCGTTTGATTCAATGACCTCTGTATCGTCCCCTATGATCGGTTGTGGTTGGGTTATCACCTGCCGCGGCTGCGCCTGCTTACGCGTCAGGGGTACCTGTGCGTCATCCAGCCCACCATTGATGGGTCTCAACTGTCCTTTTGATCTAGCTGCCATACGTACTGCTGCCTCTCTTGCATCTACGACTTCGTATACTCCTGCGTGGTATTTCCGTTCGGCCGGCGTTAGACGTCCTGCCTGTCGTCCACTTATTGCTGCTACAGGTATTGTAAGTCTGTCGGGTGGTCCTTCTCCCGGGAGTACCTCGTGACGATACCCACTCTTTTCGGACCCCCAAACAGCACCCGGTTTAGTGCCTAACGGGGTTCTTTTTCTCATACCAGCTTGCCTCGCTTCATGTTGTCAACGGTCGTCGGTATCGCCTTGCCTATACCCTTGTTCTCCGTACCCGGGCCAGGGCCGGGACTGAAGACAGGTTGCCCTGCGGCCGAACCTGCTGGATTACTGGGTACCCCGGTGGGTATCGTTGCACGTTTAAGTTCGACACCGTGATTGTGCCGCTTGAGTTGTTCAAGTGACTCGGCCTTGCCTAACTCTACAACGGGAATCGGTGTATCTTTACCGAAGACAGGCTGCCCTGTAGCCCCACCCGGATTTATCAGCTTGGGCGCCTTCTTCCTTATCTCTGCTGCCTCAGCCTCACGGGCTATACGCTGTAGCTTGGCCTGTTGTTGACGCCGTTGCCGTGTTGTTTGTTTACCCGCTTTGGTCTTAACCTCAGGCACAGCATCGGCCGCGGTTACACGCAGTAACTTGTTGAGGAACAACTTATCGGCCTCGTTGAGTGTCAGCTTAACACACCCGCCATCGATATCCTTCCACAGTGACGTGTTATGAATGGCGGTAAGCGGTAACTCAATCGACGTCTCACCCGGCTTCAATGTCGTGCCTACGGTGTTGGCGTAAGAGAAGTAACGGGGATTCGGTAATATATTGGTAATGCGCATTCTTGACTCCTGTGTCAACTATTCGTATTTCGGTGTATTAGTATTTACTTATTTGCGCCGATGACGCTACCTATGAGGCCACCAGCTCCAGCACCTATACCAGCGCCGGCAAAAGGATCGTGGGGATACCGACGGCTATGAAGAAGTTCGGCGAGGGCGGATAACGCAACCCCGCTCGCTCCACCTGCTAGTGCGCCACGCCCGGCTCCGACAGCAGCTGAACGAATGCGGCCAGGTTTCTTTTCTTTATCCTTATCTTTATCCTTGGCTTCTTCAGCCTTCTTCTGGGCTGCGAGAGATTTCTCAGCTGAAGCGCGTTCTTCATCACTCACATCTGTACCCTTAACGCGCTGGACCTTCCACCACGGGCCCTTCTTGGCCCGCTGCCGTGCAACCTCGGCAAGAGTAAAGTCATGTTTAGGCTTTGCTTGCTTGATGATCGTCTTCATCGCTGCAGCAATCTTCTGTGCCTTGGGGCTCAACGGTTTACTCGTTAAACCGAGATCGTTGGCCAGCTTCGACATATGTGCGTCGAATAGACGGGTGGCATCAGCCGGACTGATACCTTGTTCCTTGTAACGGGCAGCAGCACCCTTCTTGAATTCCAGAATCTGTTCAGGTGTTGCTGTCGGTAATGCTTGACTCATGTTAATCCTCCGGGTTAGAGCCTATATGGCCCAATACAATGTTTACATCCTATGTTATCTATGCATCAATGTCAACTGCAATAGCTAAAAAGAAAGAAGCCCGACAGGTGTCGGGATTGTCGGCCGCAAACTAACCCTTCATCGTTTGCGGTTTGTACTGGCCTATTGAGTTCAGGGAGCCAGGTCGGCTTATCGTACCCTACTGCTGGCACTCTTCAAGTGCAGCCTGTCGGGAGAAGAATACGAGTCCATGGACCACATAGTACATGATCCCGTTGCGATTGGTAAACACGCTCATGAAACACCTCTTCGTATCCGGCACATCTCCACCATACCAAATTGAGCGTCACATCTGTGGACGTTAATTGATATAGATCGGTACCATTATTTCTTATAACCCGTATGCTCTGATAATTAAGAGAAAGGGTGTGACCCCTTTCTCCTGGCTCTACGCCATGCCCTCGGACGCCAGGTACGCAGCCATGTTCACTGCTTCCCCGTATTCCTTAGGCGTGATCGGCCCCAGTTCCCTCACCCGGCGCTCAACCTCTGCCCTGATCGACTGAGGTATTCGCCAAGCAAAAGCAGAGAGCACGAGTTCAAGCGCCACATCCTGCATATAGGCCGCCATACGGACGTACTCGACGAGGCTTATGACATGCAGCGACCGCAGTGCTTTCTCGATCTTTCGATCATCACGGACCTTAGCTGCCATCTCCGCAAGCTTCGCTTCGTGTTGTTCCACTTCAGGATGTGTACGACATATGCGGCCGTGAGGTTCGACGAGCATCGTGCTACGCTTCGAAACCTGACTGCCGCAGATCGCACATGTAACGGTAGGCGCACCCATGGCTTATCCTTTCTTCTTGGCTGCCTTGACTTTAAGCCCGGTGCGGCGGATCACCGATGTCCTGTGGCGTGCCCCAGCCTCGTCTTCCGGCAAGGCGTCGACGTGGTTCACCGCCGTCTTGGTAAGCCCGGCGTTGTGCTGGTCCACGATCGCCTTGGCCGCGACTTCGCCGTCATCATCTCCAGGCAAGCCCATATCCATCAGACAGATGTGCCAGGGATCACTCTCATCCGTCACGATACGCACGATCGTGGGATGGCTCGTATCCATCCTCCACCGCATCTTCATGTGCTCAAGCTTCGGAATCGGCTCGGGCTCAGCGTTCTTTTCTTTCTCTTTCATCGTTCTCCTTTACTCTGTCTCGATTTCTCCGGTCGTCCAGTCAATAATGGCCTTGCCACCGTGTTTTTCAATAACGGCGTGGGCGTAGAGCTTGTCGCCCGCGTCGGAGAGGTTGTCGCCCGCGTCGGAGAGGTTGTTGCCCTGGGCGCAGAGGTTGTTGCCCTGGGCGCAGAGCTTGTCGCCCTCGGCGCGGCACTTGTCGCCCTCGGCGCGGCACTTGTCGCCCTCGGCGTAGAGCTTGCGGCCCTCGACGTGGCGCTTGTCACGTGCTTCCCAGGCTTCTGTGATTGCTTCGTGTTTCATTCTGCTCCTTTGGTTGTTATACGGTTAGAATCCCCAGGCGTTGCCCTTCGGCATGGCCGACGGACTCGGCTTCACCTTCTGATCCTTGGCCCGTTCGGCCTTCGTGAGATCGGGGATCTTGGCACCCTTGAGCCGGCGGATATCCACATCCACACGTTCCGGCGCACCGCCAGTCTTGGCCACCCTGCCCGTGGGCTGGATGTCGATGTGCACACAGCCGGACAGGTGTACCACCAGGCCGACTGCCTTGCCCTTCAGCCCGGAGGCCTTGTCCTCGACATCCGTGCCGAGCGCTTCCGTGGGCACTTCGATCTCTTCCGCCGTGCCGCCCTGGATACGCGATTCGTCGATGAAGGTACGCTCCAGCGGATGTCCGGTTTCCGGATTGAGGCCTTTGGGCTGGAACACGTACATGGTGTGACCCATGGGATTGACATGGCAGTGCGTGAGCATGCCTTTCATCCCTGTCGCTGTGTCCGTAACCAAGCCCTCACCCAACTGCATAATCGTAATCTTTGCCATGATTCAGTCTCCTTGTTTCGTTTTACTTGCGCAGATACCGCCCGGTACCTGCGACGTCTACACTTTGATTGACCGTAGAATCAACCGTTTGGCTTCGTCCATGTCTGGTTCCTTGGTCTTGACAAGGAAACCTCCAGCGTGGACGAACACGGTTGCCGGATCCCCAGTACACTGCTGGAAGTTGACCCGTTTGTCATCCGCATAGCGGTAGAGACACAGACCCGGACCCCGATCGTCCCGGGTGACCGAGAACGCATATGTCTGACCTGTGGCCGCCTGCAGCCGGCGCCGCCATATAGCAAGATACGCCTCGATATCCGCAGGGTCACAGTCCAGTGCAACCAGACCATGTACGTCCCGTATCTCAACCGATCGAACGGCACCCTGTTCTGCTTTCTGTACGAACGGCAGGTACCCGTTGACCGTAGCCATCACAGACTCGCCAACCTCAACCAGCCAGGGAGCAGTGGACTTGTCAACCGTCGTCACCTTGCGCAGTTTATCGGACAAGTAGTCATCCAACGGCCCGATCAACCCACAGATGTTATCCCACCGGGCGCCAACTGATTCAGCGAAACGGAACGGACCCTTGCTGTCTACCACTGCCGTGATCTTGTACCATGAGAACAGGTCCATCATGGCCTCGTGGAGCCCCATATGCTGCATAACCATCCACAACGCACACGTGGCTTCGTGCGAATCGTGCAACTGATGGTGATCGAAGTTACCCTTTTCCGGTTCATGCCGGTGGCCCGTATCAAACACCAGAACCTCGGGATCTTCCAGTTCATCGGCTGTCGGGGGACGCCTGCTAACCATGGTCACCGCATCCGATGCCAGTACGATGGCGGTGGTCATCAGGTCGTCCCTGTGCACACGTCCCTCGTGTGTAACAGCGTATTTGTATTTTGCTTTAAGCATTGCTTGCCTCCTTTGCCTTTGTTTTACCTATTGGTTATATCCGATCATCATGCCAGTCACTAACGGATATACCAGACCTTGTACCTGTTATAACGTATAACGGTATACGATTAAGGGTTTTGGGTTTTGGTTCCTCATACCCCCAAATGTTTACTGTACCAGTGAGGCCGGGGCTGTCTATTAACCTGTTATATGCCTGTACATAAATGAACACCTACCGGGTAAGTGCACATGTGACGACAGGTGTGACAATATGTCACAGGTATGCCAATATGTCACAGGTACCTGTGCGGGGTACCTGTGAGTGTTAAGCTTAGGGGTGATCAGTACCCGTTCTGCTTTACGTACCTGTGCTGGAGGGTGGACATCTGGACAGCTGATACCAGATCAAAGAGAGACACCAATCCCGATTGCGTATACTTGCCGTCTATCTTGTAGGTGAACGCACAGCCCCCACCTCGTCCAGATACCTTCTCCAGAGCATACGGGTACAGCTCCTTGTTTACTAACGTGTTAGGCCCCAAGAAGCGCATTACCATCCTGTTACGACAACAGAAGCAATCACCTGGCTTGGCTTTGCTTAGATCAATCTTGTTCACGTGTGTCCTCCTTCAGTGTTTGATTACGAAGTCAGCAGAAACTGTCCTGCTGCCTGTTTAAACGGGTATGTCGATACATCAGACGGATGCCGCCACAATCCTTTCTGATCGCACGCCTACCCATCTGTTCAAACAACTTGTCCGCTGTGAGTCCCTGTTCTTTAATCTTTTCGAGTGTGTTCATACTGTCTCCTTACCTTGCTCTCTTCCAACCTCAACGTCACATATGGCGTTGTACTGCTCCTGTGTGATCTGCATCTCGTGCTCACCCACAGAGAGTGTCGTGATGCCCAGGATCTTTCCGACCTTCTGAATGCGTTCATTCCCCTGTAGACGCTCGCTGTTATAAAAGAAGGTTAACCCATTATGCAGAAGTCGAACGTTAAACGAAGGCGATTCCGTGAACGTGCAGACGATCTTGATGGTCAATGCAGGGGTTTCCTGCGGTTTGTTCGTCGCTTCGGCGTTTATCAGCTTTGCCCAATCCAATAAGGCCATGTGTGTGGCTGACGCATTGCCGTAATTCGCCATTTGAATGCACATTACATCTTCAACGCGGCGCTCGGCCAATTCCTTAGCCGCGATCATCTCGTTTAGTCGGCGGTGCAACTCTCCTGCCTGGGACCTAAACCTGTTGCGGTCTGCAGTCATCGCAGTAAGCTGACTTCTCAAAAAGTCCATCTCTCGGGTAAACCCTGACCCGGATAAACTTTTAAGCAGTTCCTTGTTCTCCAAACGATACCGCTCCTTAGCTGCAAGTGCCTCGTCACGTTCGGCTTCGGTCTTCTTCCACCGTTCCTTAACCGTTTCACAATCTGCTTCCGCACACACATGAGCGTAACGGTACCCGTCCCGTTCCTTGATCAGATTAGCGCGTTCGCGGTTGTGGGTTTCCGTTATCCGGGCCCATAGGGCTGCCGCTTGGTCGTGTTGTGCATCCAGCGGCGCCCGCCATCCAGCGTGTTGAAGCGCGGATATAAACCATTCAATGTTCAGTGTCTCGCTCATGTGGAATCTCCTTCAGTGGTATATCAGGGTCAAAGAATACGTTCTTACAGGAGCAGTAGCAGCGCCCCTTATGTCCAGGTGCTAATACGCATATGTATGACATACCGTATTGCCTCTTTCCGCAGATGCGGCAAACGGTCCCTAGATAGACGACGTCACCTATTGCAACGTCGTCTTCATCGTCAAAAGACGCAAGGGCTTGGATGATTTGCTTTTTCTTCATTTGGCGCCTGCGTGAGTTATTCGGGCACCGTGTACCCTTTCAGCTTGCGATAACGATACCATTCACTGCGCGAACGAATTAATCCGCTTGCGTGGTAGTGGATCGTCATCACAAGACACCCAAGGAACCAGCCCAAACCTAAACACGCTAACTTGTCCATCTGTTGTCTCCTTTTATGCACTGACTTCTAGGAATTCGTCGTTGCAGGGTTTCTCTGTGAGGAAATAACCCAGGCGGTTAACGAAGTGAAAACCGCTGGTTATAGTTGGGCGCTTACGGCCGGTGTCGATTAGAGTCCATACGTGCTTCTTACGGGCAGCCTGGACAACTTGCAATTCGGCGCCATAGGTCTCGAACATATAACCATCATAGGACGCGTCTTCCACCAACGAGTTTACAATGGGCTTATACCGTACCAACCATGTGGCATAGCGCATACGCTTAACCTGCGAACATAAGGCAGGCATTGATTTACTCACGGTGTCACCCGTGGTTTGTCACGTTCGGCCAACATCGTGTCGGCAATCTCATAGGCATATGACGCAACCCACTTTGCCGCCTTGACATCTACAAGCGCTGGATTCGCCAGTATCCCCGCCAATGCTTGCCCGGCGAACCAGTCGCGCAGGGACATACCCAACCGTCCAGTCTCATCCTCGACGGGGTACAGCGCTGGAAACGCCGGTCCACCGTCATTTGGTTTACTCACTGTCTTGCCTTTTGTTTGACTACCCGATAATACCCGGTGTTCCCGTCGATGCGATCGCCGACACCACATGGCACGTCCCCGCAGGATCGTGTCTGGTAATAACATTTGAAACATCTTGCTTTTAATTCGGTATGATACTCGATGAATTCAAGTACCACCTTCTTCGTCGCCGGTATGGTAATGCGGGTCTGCTTCTTGTTGATGCTCATTTTACTGTCTCCTTGTCATGGTGTGGGGCCTTTCGTTGCATATGCAACAGCATCCTCTGCCATCCAGTCAGATACGGACGCTCCACGCTTGCGTTTAATCTCCACGAACCGCACGAAGAGTTCTTTCTCATGCGCGCCGCATCCTGCAACCGTCTCACTTAACTCGCCAAACGCTGTGCATTCGTCTGGATGTGAGTCGGCGTCGTATTCGTGCCTTAGTACCTCACAGTCGAGGCATACCTTAAAGTCCGACGCTTCACCGTCCCAGATACCATGGTGGTAGTGGTAGGGTTCACCAACCTGAATAATGCCGTCGCATTCGCAGCATTTGTGGGTCTTACGCGCCTTGCGCTGTTCGTGTCCGTAACAGCCGGGCATCGCATCTATGCTCATGATGTCTCCTTCCGGCGGGTAGGGGCGTCCCGACAATACGGAGACGCCTCACGTTCCGCCATGTTTCGGGCATGTGCACGAGCGAGGCACGCACCACACGTGAATAGGGTGGTGCATTCACATCCCGGTGTCTTGATCTTTCCGTAACGCCCAGCGGCGGGAATGTCCCGTTGATCAATCCATTTTGATTTAGCCATAGTTGAAACTGACCTTTACACGGGTGCAATAGGGTTCCTCGGTGACGAAGTACCCGACACTATTCACCCGCCGATAACCGTTGACTATCGTACGGTGGTCACCTGCTGTCTCTATCAAAGTCCACACACATCTCGGGCGCCTGTCATACTGGTCCTGTACGACCGCTAGTTCTAGTCCAGTTGGAGTGTACATGTGTCCGTCGTAGGGTGCATCCTTCACCACCCGGTTCGTGACAGGCTTATACGTGTCTACCCATTCGAGGTACGTAAGGCGCTTCACTACTACTAGTCTCTGCCTTGGTTTGTCCTGTTCATCCTTACAAGGCTCAGTACCAGCGAGGGCACCACATTGCGGACAGATGAAGTCAACATATTCACGGACGTCTGCCTGATCTACCAGGTGCTCGAAGCCTACGCCGATTGGCAACTGAACTTTCGCGTCGCCAGCCTTAATGCCATCAACGTCAACAACCCGAATGTCAACGTGCGTCGGTGCATAGTCGTATGCTACGCCACCATTAACCACTACCAGTCCTACTGCTTTCATGTTATCGTCCTTTCTATTCCACACGGGGATCGGGTTCAGTTCCGGTATGCCTATAGGTCTCCCGGTAAATCCGGACAGCCTCAGTAATACCGCGTTCCTCCCACTCAGTCCGGGGGTATTCACTCTGAGCGAGTAGGATCATATCACGTAGTGCTGCGACGACTGGCGGAAGTGCGGATAAGAGTCGGCGGTATACCGGCTCTACCCTTGGTACTTTTTTACCTATATCATAGGTACCCACCCAAACACCGATAGACATGAACTGATCTCCCGCTTGCAGTGTTTCTCCAGCGGTCAGCGTCCGATACTCTTTACTCATGTGTGCTTCTCCTTTGTTAGTGTTTTGACCCATTCATAAAACGCAGGCAGGAAGATGTGATACGCCTTGTGGTAACGTGATTCCGTCAGTCGCTGGGCGAATTGTTCCAGAGTGCCTGTTTGGTTGTTTAGATATCGACGCCTCTGACATAACCTGCCATACACGCCTCGTACATTGAGTAAGCATGTGACAACATATCCAGGTGCTGATTGCAGACATTCACCTCGACCTGCCGGTGTTTAATCAGAGGTTTGTGGAAACGGATAGGTTTACCTTTCGGCAACTCTACCATGCACCACATTGTGCGCTCGAATTCCGCCTTGTCGGTCGGCACGTGTGCCACCAAATACCCTGCGAAGGCGCAGAGCGTCTCGATAGCAGACTTCGTCTCACATATGATGTGGTCTCGGTTGATCTTGTGCTGCATTCCATATTTCATGATGGTTTCCCCCGGACTGCTACAGCGCTTTTACGGACCTTGGCGGGCCGATAATATGCGCAAGTGCACACCATTGTCCGTTTGCGGTAATTACACGGGCCACGACCACAAAACTTCCCACACCAATAGCTTTTGGGATGGTGTTCACCAGCATGGCCACACTTACATCTTCTCATGCTGCTCCTCAGTGTTGATCGGCCATAAAGGCCAAGAAGTTCTCGACATGCACAAGGACATCCCATTGTTTCTTGCCGTCCCGGTTGAACTTCGTCACGATGTAGTTATGGCGCGTGCCCTCGTTGATGAAGTGGGCCTCGTAGAACCCGTATTCCGGGCCACGGGAATCTTCACGCCTCGGTCGCAGAGCCGGGACTTTGAAACCCGCCTGAGTCGGAAGGTCCACCGATTCAACGTGTTCGATCTTCACGATGTTCCTCATGCCGGAATCAACTAACCTGCAATATACCCCGTCGTCGGTGAACGTTCCGGTCCATGTGTGGCCGTAGGGTTCAGTTATCGTGGCCGAGTGCGCATAATCCGCGCCTGTGCTGTTCTTGGCCTTGTAGATGTAAACGTCCCCACACTTGGCGTGGAGTCTGTCACCCTGTTTACAGGTGTTCAAGTCAATCTTGTTCGAGTCGATCTTGTTCATAGTTTCACTTCCTCCAGTTCTTTGATCAGTTTGCACGCCGGGCATTTCTTGTCACTAGGACACGGACCCGCGTACCCGCGTCTCCGGGTGTACGAGCAGGACATATTCGCCGGGGAAGTCAGCGCGTTCTGTGTAGCCTCGATCCTGCCAGCGAGACCTTGTTTCATGGTTCTGTCCTTTGTTGTAGCCGCACTGACCACAGAACACCGCGATTACCACCGGTGTTATTGAAGTCTTCTTCCGGGTTTTCCCGGATCGCCGCCATGGCTTCATCCCATTCCCATCTTTTCTCCGGGTCTTCTGGTGCTCCGAATGGTCCCCGTAACACGATCTCGTCAAGTTCTTTGACGTCGTTGATGCCCAGATCAATCTCACTAGCGGCATAGAGAACACCGTGGAATATCAGAGAGAAGTCGAAGTCTGTTTCAACGTACAGGCGGTACTTCGGCTGTTGTGTTTTGACAGCCAATACGGATTCGAGGTGCGCATTGTGCTCCGCGACTAAGTCAGCGGCGGCTTGATGTCCGTCCCTGTCGCCCGGCAGGCAGGCGTTAGCCAAGAACACGTTCCAATAGCCGCCGTCAGGTTCATCTGTGATGATCTGACAGGGTTCGTCAGGGTCGATCTTCCATTTCATCTTCATGATGTCCATCGTGATCTCCTTGTTTCTGTCGTGAAAGAGGCCCGCCGGGTTTGACGCCGGCGGGGGTATGGTGGTCATCCGACCATCAGTTTACCGAGTGCTTTCTCGCCGTGTTTCTTTGCGTAGGCGTCCATGGCTCGCATGGCGCCTTCCAGTGCTTCCTCCCGGTGGCACCGGGGGCACATGTGTGTGACTGGTACGCCCGTGTTGCAACCACCGCTTCGGTAGAATGATTTAGTCTGGTTGTAGACGGGGTGGTCGATGCCGGTCGCTACGGAGGGTAGCTTGGAACTTTCCGCCGCGGTGATTCTGCACTGGCTGCATTTGGTGCTGGGGTGTACGCCTGTTCCAGGTGCTGTGATCCTTTTACTCATAGTTCTACCTTTGTGTAAACCACCACATGCGCCCGTTGGCTTCTTCATGCATGGCTCTCCATTTGGCGATAAGTTCGTCCTTAGGACAGTCGCATTTAACACACACCAGCGGATTGCCGGAAGCACCGCGGTATTCATTGGTGTATTGCCAACGGACTGTATCTCCGAGTACGAACTTGTAGCCGCAGAAAGCACAGCGGAAGTGTAATCCATTCGGGACACCACCCCATTTGCCCTTGCAGTGTGCCTCAGTCGCTATGAACGGTTTGCCGTCAGTGAATGACATTGTGATTCTCCTTTACTTCTTTAAGGTACCAGTCCACACCGCACATACGGCTGACGGTAGACCAGTCCAGCATCAGGGCCTCCCAACGTGCAGCCTTATACGCTTTCCTGCGCCCTGTCACGGTGCGCTCAACAGGCCACTGCTTGTACCAGGGTGAGTACACGTAGGCCCCGGCGATATACGTCTTGTCGTCGTCCGGGGGCATCTGCGCATCATACCCAGGGGCAAATAGCAGAAGAAGAAGTGTCTTCATACGTCTAATCCTCAAACCGGTGCGTTTTACCCTGCGGTAAGGGGCGATCTAACCATGTGGTCCCCGTAGTGGGTGGAAGTGTGTAAAACGTCGTACCGATGTGAATCGGATAGGCATCCTTGCGTGTCTTCGGAATACGATACAGACCATCGGTACCGATCCGCAGCTGCCCTTGTTTAACCATTTCGGCCACTTCCACGTTCACGCCGCGGCGCTTGTTAGCTCGTTTCTTAAAGGCAGTGAGGGCGATGCGATCGATATCTGCTATCGAGAGCGCACCACCCGCATCTTGTACACCTTTTAGGATAACCTGTGTGATGCTTGTAGTTCTGTTCATTTCTGTTCCACGGGTTGGTTTAGTGCACCGGCGAGATGTTCCCCAATGGCCATTTGCGCCAGTTTCTTGGCATGCTCGTAGCCGAGCGATTCCCGACACAGGACGACGGTATGCTTAGCAAACTTAGTCCACGGCACATCGATCTTGTAACAATCACAGGCCGCGTGCGCGTAGTACTCAATGTAGATGGGGTTACGGGCCTCGCTGGGTTGTAGTAACACCTCATGCATGGGCAACGGCTGGGCTTCCTTAGCCTCACGAAGTGCTGCTAGGCCCTCCAATGTTATACGGAAGTATTCATCGGGGCATATAGGGATGCGGCCAGCCGATTTCATCAGGCCCGCAGCGACCAGTACCTGCATGTCAGGGCTGTCTCCGCAGAAGCAACCACGGGCAGCACGGTACGTGGTGTGATCTAGAATCGCAATTTGTTCTGTTGTCAGGTTCATTTCTCGTATCCTTCCTCGTCCAAGACGAGTTCGTGTTGATCTAGCTTGCGTAGGACTGCGTCTTCACGTGCGCTGACGATGACGCCCCACGAGCACAGGTGATAGAGACCGAACTCGGCGGGGATCTTGGGCCACGGGTAGCGCGTACCTATGGTGTACCACACATCACCGGCTATGATCCCGCCGTTGAATCGCTGGGTGCCATACTGAGGGTATGGATCAGCGCTGCCTTGGATCAGACCGGCGGGGCCTTTGGATCCGTAGCTGTCGGTGTGACGGTGCTTGACCGCCGCAAGACATTGCTTGCGTGACCAGACCTCACGGGGCCGGGTTTTGTATGCTGGATCCATGTGGAGACTCCGACGTAGGGATCGCCTTGGCAATGTCGAATAGCCGCTTGATGTGCGGTTGTTCTTTCCATGACTTATCAGCCCATTCCTGCCCGTTCGCGAACGCCACAATGGCATCGCGCATTTCATCGAATTCGTGTGCCCGTTGGCGTATGCCTTCGTGGTAGAGGCACAGGCGACGGGCTTGAGGGGTCTCCTCTTCCGGAACATGGTCTCCTTCGGCATCTGTGCGTTTGCCATTAGGTGGGGTGCCGTGAAGGTGCTCGTTACCAAAGCGCCATGGACCTTTCCAGCCTAACGCTTTAGCCGCGTCAATGCGGCGTATACGTTCTGCTTTCTGTTCGGGTGAAAGTGGGTATCGTCTTCTCATTGTGCCTCCTGGTTTCGTTTCGCCACACGATGGGCCTCGTGAGCTATATTAAACTTATTACCGAGTGTTGCTTCTCTCCGTGTCAGGCGGACGAGCGCGATGTGGTTCTTGCGAAGGGCAAGACCAATCTGCTCGACACGCCGCCAGAGGGTTGACAACCGCGGGGGTCTAGGGACCTTGTGGGGCTTGGGTTTGATCTTGCGACGATATGTCCAACAATCGTCTGCTTTCTGTCCTGGCCAACTAGTGGGCCGCCAACCGTCGTTGACTTTGTATTCATCAGTCTCACGCAGTGTCTCGGTGGACCGGAGCCAACGATACCCGCGACCGGGTGCTTTCGGTTTGCTCATGACTTCTCCTGTTTCTGTTTTTCATCTGTATCCGGAAGGCAGCACGTTTCATCTGTTCCTTCTGGACTTGTTTAAGGATCTGCTTCTTGCGTGCAGTCATTAATCACTCTCGATCAGGCCCGCGGGTTGTGGTACCGGATGCTGATCCGCACAGCCCCCGTGCAAGGACAGGCATATACCAATGATCAGCACAATAACACAAAAGAATGCTAATGTGCCGGCACAGAAGTCAGCTTTCGTAATAGTCAAAGGGGTCTCATCTATTAACATGGTTACCTCCTTCACTTCCACGTACCGGGTTCTTTTACTTCGCACTTATTGCAGATTTCGCATCTGCGCCGGTACATGTACCCACCATCTGGTCCAGTGGCTACAGCCTGCGTGATTACCCACCTGTGTCCGCCCATGATGGCACAGACATGTCCCTCGGCAAGTAGCTGCTTAACCACATTGGTCAGGGTGCCCCGGGTGACCATATACTCTACGCCGTAGGGAAAGTTTGTCGCCTCCAGAACGTAATGTATCCCATTTGTCGCCATCGACGTCATCAGCATCGCCATCACGTTGGTGGCAAGATTGAGCCGCGCAATGTCGTCGGTGTTACCGGCCCGCGTTGTCGGAACCAGTAGATAGATACAGATTACACAGATCATCGTATAGCAATGTTTCATGCTGTTATCTCCTTCACATTAGGTTAACCACAACGGTATCGTGTGCTTGCTGCTCCCTTATTCTCTTCATCAACGCTGACGTTTCTTCCTTCCGTTTCCGCAGAAAGCAAGCCGTGTGCGTGGTGAAGAGCTTGATGTAGTAACTTGCCGGGTGTCCGGCCATATCCTTGCGGGCTCGTTCCTGTGCACTAGGCACAAGAACGATTGGTTTCTCACAGATGGTGCAGTTCATATTGGTTACTCCGTTCGTCGTTTAAACTGAACTGACCGACCGTCCTTACGTTCGTCGGCGAAGCACTCCCCTTTGTGACAATCTTTTATATCAGTAAGTGCACAAGTGCCACAGTCAGTATACGGAACCGCAATACAACCCTCCGGTGCATCGTCAGGATCAATCTGACCCTTGCTTATAGGTGGGGCCTCATGAACCGGCTCGAGTACAAACGGGAATTCGGTTTCGAGTTCAGCTATCGAAAGGTCGTGTGCCTTCCAATCATGGGCTCCGAAGTCCATCTGTTCTTGCGCCTGCCTAGCGCCTATTAAGTCCGCATAGGCGCAACGAATGGCAGCTATCTGTTCAACGGTCACTGTCGACATTGCTTTTTCTCCTCAGGTTATTTAGCACGACGACGTGCTCGCTGTTTGGCAATCGCAGAACCGATGTTCCCCGAACTCCTCTTAGTCCGGGTGCATCCGTTCTTGATCTTCGTCGATTTCGGACTCGCTCTATACGCTCCCATGTTTCTTCTCCTGTTCTTCCAACATTCCAAATTGATCCATGATATCCCTGCATTTCAAGATCTCAGATTCACTGAGTCCATAATGCTCTGCGCACTTGCGAAACAGATAGAACGCTGCTTCCTGTGCATACACCGGCAGATACATCTCCACTGCTCTCTTGGCGCCGTAACAAACCTCGTGCTCTGCCCGACGCATTAACTTGTCTGCCTGATCTACGGTTAAAACGGGCTGATTACTAGCTTCCAATCGTCTTACTCCTTTACTAACAAGCGGGCCAACTGGGCGTATGCGTGACCGCACCGATAGACCTGTGTCAGCAGTTCTACGACGCCGGCCGCAGCGAGGGCCTCAGGCAGACCTTCATTCTCCGACCAGCCCTTGAGCCACACTTGCCCAGGAGGCAGCGGAGCCTCGGGGATGCACACTGTTGCTGTAGCAGCGGGACTGCCATCCAAGGCGTCGGTAATGCGGATGCAGTTGCCACCCATGGCGTACTGGACAATCTCGATGTTGTGGTTACCGTGCATGTATTTAGAGTGGAGTTCTACTGTCATGTGTCGATCCTTCTGTGTTGTGGTTAAAAATGAATATCACTGCGCTTCGGCTTGCCGTTGTTCATCGGCGTCCGCCACCTTTCTCATACCAGCTGTTGCCGTCTCCCAGCACAGTTGATATAACGTCTTATCTCCCGCCCCTAGCACATCCAAGAGATCTAACTTCTCTCGAAGATACACGCGGGCGAAATTCAGATCGTGTTCCACGATACTACGTGTATTATCCAGCAAGTCTGCCAACTTGATTGTCATCGCTTCAGGACTTGCCTTTGCAGTATGCGCACGGTCAATTGCCTTGCGTGCAGCTCTGTTGCCATCTGACGGTTTACTTACATCAGTCAGCATCTCAACCAGTGTCGCGACGTCGGGTCCAAAATATTCACGGATCTCATGTAGTGTAACCGGCGTATCCTCAACCGTATCATGTAACAAGGCTGCTGCGAGCATGTTATCTGTGTGCGGGACACTTGCAACAATGTCAGCCACGGCTATCGGGTGACAGATGTACGGGGCATCGGTGTACTTACGTCGCTGATTGATACAGCCGTGCGCCGTTTCAGCAAACGATAGGGGCGTAACTTGCTTACCGCTAAAACTGAGTTTGCACGACCACCAGGTAGCAGTCGCCTGTGCATCCTTGCCAGGCTTCAGGTTCCTTACGAGGTAATCGAAACTGGTAACTGGCAACCCTATACTGTATACGCTCACAGGTGCAAATGCCTGAAAGAGTGCATTCCAGTACATATCATATAACTGTGACACCCCACAGGTTACCTGCATCCAGTCCTGCGGGGGTTTTACATCACACAACTGGATACGACTAACCTGATCTGTTTTCTTGCTCATTACAAAACCTCAGTTTGCGTTTATAAAAGTACACTGTAGGTCAAACAATGCCTTCTTAAATGCGGTCCGTATATCCTGCGCTTCCTGCAGCGTCTTACACTCTGGGCCGATAGTGAACACAACATTGTTTACGCGCAACATAAACTGCCAGTTGTCTTCTGGACGCACGCGATGAAGATCTAGACGTACATCCGTCGGGTGCGGGAGGAGATGAACAGAGTCCACAGGTGGCACACGGGCGGTGGGAACAGCCAACAGCTGTCTTATTAACTTTGCGGCTTCAAGCGTGTAGGTGATCACTTCGTCCCCACACACCTGGCACTCGGCTCCGTGCTTTATTACGTCGTCCAACATTGGCTTTTGTCCGCAGTTGTTGCACTTGAACGGCATCCCCTTGTCTCGCAAATCCTCTTCAGTCATTTGTCTTTTCATACTCATCCCTTGTCTCCTTTTACTGAATGTTCTCGATGTCACAACAGGCACCTGTGGCAGCCTTGAAACGTACCCAGATTCGATCTTCGATGCCTTCCTTGATCGTCGACACGTGACCCTGTTCACAATCCGGATGGTTCACATCTCCATGGGCATGATGCGGAACATATGTCACGGGATCACCAACTGAGAAATCACTGGCCTTTGTTTTCATGTCCGTAATCTGTATCCTTTCCGTATTGCCCGCGACAATACAAATGAAACTTGTTCATGATGTCCTTGTTCTTGCAAGTGTCGTACGTATGTGGCCAGCCGTTCCTTGCGCCACGTCCGGGGCTTGATCTCTGTCCATACGTACCAACGCTTTCCAGCACCTGGGCTGCCCGTACTCGTATATGTTACTTTAATACCCATAGTTACCCCGCAGCTGTTTCATCCACCTCGGCGGGCAGACATTCGCACAGAAGACGTGCTGACTTCTCTGCAATATCAACCGCAACTCGGTGAGTCATACCCTTTGACAATGCAGCATGAAGCGCCACAGCTGCAAACAGATCACGCCGGGTGAACCTGCGCAGTTCAGGTATATCGACTTCCACTTGTACTTCTTTCATACTCGGATTCCTTTCTGACAGATAAAAGGGAAAAGCTACGGGTGACCTATGCACCGAGCATAGGCCACCCGGCTTATAACCAGATGTCAATCGGCAAACACACGATTGAAGAACACATCCAACGGCACGGGTACTGCCTGCGTGTTACACACGACAGTGGCCTTTTCCAGTTCATGCAGTACGTCTTCCGGTGACGACTCCCATAGTTCACGTCTTACCCGACGCATCAGGTCGCGTCTGTTCTTGCCCGTACCCAGCATTGCCCCCGAATTCTCTGCGAAGACATGGTACGTGTTCTGGTGCGGGTTGAAGTACACCACACACGAAACACCAGATACTGGAGTCCATCTTGTCGTATTGAACGGGATCTCTGTCTTGATAGGTGTTGACTTACCCCCGGCAAGCTGGTACGTCCAGACCGTGAGGGTAGATGGCAATACCGGTATCGGCGCTGCCATATAACAAGACCCCGGATACGCGGGCGCACGCACACGCAGCTTCACAGCACGGGCCTGACTCTTCGACGTGCGGGCTTCCTTTGCCTTGGAGGGCGGGGCCACCACAGGCTGAGGCATAGACTGCGTGCTCACGCGGACCTGGGTATGATCGAGCCACAACACGGTGTTGTTTCCCGTTTCCACACAGAATAGGCTCTGTGCCGGATCGTAACCCTTGACGATGCCGTACTGCCAGTTGGCGTGATCTGACCGACGCCACTGTACCACATCGTTGTAGGTAAAAACGCTACCCGTCAACGCACGCATGTAATAATCAGCATCGTGGCGCAAGTGCGACAGTGTATCGACCTTCCTCATCCCTCCCGCCGCAGCCATAGCTGCCAACAGCTGACTGTGCATGACGCGGAACTGCTGTTGGTTGGACGGTGGGGCATCGTACAGGCTTGGATAGGACATATCCCGGGTGCCGCTGTGATAGTACACGGCCTTACACTTTGTGCACATGTACCGCGCAGCACCGCCCGGCTGAGTCAACACGACATCCGCGCCACAGATGTCACACTCCTTCAGAATCATCGCATTTCTAGGCATTGTCTTCTCCTCATTTTGTTTGGAACACACGTTTACTCAAGTTCGTTGGCAGACCCTCGAATTGAGGCGTCTGCTTCATAACGTTCTGGTATTTATCCAGCGAAATCTTCCACGTCACGTAGGTCTGTGGATCAGGCGTCTGTAGCAATGACTTCAGGGCGTAGTATGTGAACGCGCCATTCGGCCGACTGTTAAACACGGCATCGTACGCATACTCCGTGTCGCTGCACGCAGCCAGGTAGACTTCACGCATTTCACCCGTCGTGGTGTTATCCATGATGAATACGTCACCTGACCGATTACCGTTATAATCAATTATACCTGCCGGTGATGGTTTCCACACGTACCTGATCTTAGACTCCGCATTGAGCGCTCTCACCGCGTTACCACTGAAACAAGAGTCGAATATCAACGTAACGGATACGCCGTTAGGTATACGACTCAGATGCTCTTTGATCATGTCATCGGTGACAACGTTATCATATAGATAAAGGGCCTCATCCCGCTGATCAGTTTCGTCGCCGTCAGTGTCCTTTACCTGTGTCCCGTGCCCAGAGTATGTGATCACGATACGATCACCACTTACTGCGCTATCCGCTATATACGTTAGGAGGGTAGCGAATAGTGAACTGGTTACCTCAGCATCTGTGTAGATCTTAGTAGCGAAACCATACGTCTGCAGGCATGAAGCCCAATCCTGGGCATCATTAACACAACCACCCAGGTCATTCGCCTGACCCGGGTAGTCGTTAATGCCGAGACACACGGCCACTGCACTCGATCCTGTACCTACGGGTGGCTGCCAACTATCAGTAGTACGACAGCCGACCATGACCGCGCAGAACCCCATCATCACCATCAATTGTGTAAACCTTGTCATTCAACGTTCCTCTCATTACGAACATTCATTGGTATTGGCCCTTACGAGTTAACTCACTCCGGACACACACGTACCGTGGCCATCGGACTCCGACAGTTTCGATGCGTAATCATGTATTCGCCGATGGCTGCTTTCTGAGCTGCCTCCGGTGTGGAGGCGTGGTAGAAGTACACCTCCCAGCTATAACTGTTGTTTTCGTTCCAGGCCGTCACGACAACAGCATACACGGGTTCCTTCTGGTTTGGTGCCGCCGTTACAGGCGCAGCATCAGCTGACAGCATCGGACTCGCCTGCAACACTGTCGGTTGTGATATGCTCGGCTTGTCCTGCTGCCTAAGTGAAGTGAAAAGTATGCCAAAGAGGCAGCATATCATGCCTATCTGGATATACTTCATACCTGACACCTTTCCCTTTTACGGCGCACGGGTGCTGGCTTCTTAACGTTATACTCCTTAAAGAAGTCTGGATGTAGCGTCAACGCGTGTGCGGGAACCGCACCCGTATAAGGCCATATACGCCCGTGCGTCTGATTACGTTCCTTGGCAAACCATATGCCGGCCATCCAGGTCGACTGCACATACACCTTATCACCGGGTTGCGGTCCGGTTGCGTCATAGGGTAAACCGTCTTTAGGATACCTGACTGCCATACCACGTACATCTGCGTTACGCAGCCGCGGAAACTCCAATGCGATATCATCCAGTCTCATTGCTCCTCCTTATGCGCGTCGTGACACGCACATTTGCACCCATTCTTGTCACACATACGGCGTAACTTACGCAGGCCAGCAATAACGGCACCTAAGATGCCAAGCAACAACGGCACTTCTAGCACACCGCAGCAAATACAGGCAATAGTCATGGAACCTCCTTCACGATAACGCGCCCGTTTAAATCATATCCGAGGCCCTTACAGTGCCCGCACTTGTGCTTTGTCTGGTGCATGGCTGCGGCATCGGGTGAATCCGAGTCACTGAACTTAAGCCACTTGCGTCCTGTACCGTGACAGAACATACACTCGGGGTACAAGGTACCCGTCGGTCCTTTGAATATCACCAGCGGATAACGTGATGGCCAGCGCCGTGGCAGTTTGTTCTTTTTCTTAGTCATTACAGCATTCTCCATTGCTTGTTGGAACAGGAGGTAATTCTCCAAATACGCGATCCCACGCACAAAGTGCTTCAAAAATGTGTTTGGCTAGAACATGCTTAATTATACGTGCTGAGAAGAAATACCATCCGCACGGTAGACAATGCTCACGCCAACCTTTTGACACTTCGATTGGACCGACAATAAACCCCATATCTTCCATATCTCTTCTATGGTAAGCCAGTTCTGCTAAGCTCTCTGCTCGAATTGTCCAGAGGTGCCACATATCCAAGTTAGTAGCCGCAGTATGCTTTATGCATTGTTTTGGCATCCTTGCTGCCACACACACATCGCACTTACAAAACCCAACCAGTGCTGCACAGTCTGAATGATCGTAACCCATCACCTCATTCTCCTTTGCTGCCCCTTGGTATCCGGATGAACATACCACCCTACACGGTGTGCAAACGTCGTACCGTTTACGAAGGTACCTGCTTTAACAAGTCGCGCCGTTTCCTTCTTTGAGGTCTTGGTCCCATGACTTATGAGACGTAGTTTAGGCTTCATCGCGCTGCACCACCTGAATTTCAGAAGGGTTATACCACGCATCCGAACCATCAGCGTGTTGCACGTGATAACACAAACCGTGCGAGTCACTGTGGGCCAACACAGTACCTTCAACACCCCAACGACGAGCGAGCCAACCTGCCTCAGTCCATTCATTCTGTTCACTGAGGTCAGGACTGAGTGTAACGACTGCCGTACCTGGTTTGATGGGCGGATAGCTTACCGCAGTTTTGGACACCATGACGGTACCGTACCTTTCTGTACATAAATCCCAACGCCACGTCTGCGTAGCAGACAACGATGCCCATCCGCCTTCACCGCTGTCTTAACACCGCATCCTATACGCGCTTCCATATCCCTGCATGTAGCGCACTTGAGTTCTTGCGGCATACACATCTCCTTGGTTTAAGCTACTCTTCACTACTTGCTGTATGACACATCACCGCAGCGAGGTCCCTCAACTCTTCAAGGTACGCCATGTGTACAGTATGTAAATAACTGAGGCGTTCCTTGCCACTGAGCGTATGCCACGTCCTGGTGGCACGCGTTACACGATCGGTACATGATGCAGATTGTGAAAAGTCAACACCGGACACGGGGTGCGTGCATTTGACGCCACCGAGCAGCGTGACTAAACGATCTCTTATAGGCCGGGGTATTTTTGTTAATGTCATAATAAGAAGCAGGGCATGGGAGTGTTACCTCCCATGCCCCGTCCCCCAGTGATTGCTCAGACCGGGTTTGCACTCTCCACGAAACGCAGCGGCGGTGCATCCACTACCGCCGGGTCACGCGTCGGCTGATCCTGCGGCGGCATCTCTTTCATGATGTCATCCATCATGGATATCATCCTCTTGAGGCCTCCTTCCGCATCATCCCCCGGCTTCGTACAGGCATCCAACAGGCCCAGCATGGACCTGAGGCTTCCCCCCGACATGTCGGAGAGGGCTTCCGTCATCGCTGAGAAACTGAGTTTCATCAGCGAGCGTGACAACGCCTCGTCCGGCGCCATACCCTGGGCCATGTTCTCCTGACATGCACCCCAGAGTATCTTGGTCTTCTCCACGGTGACCTTCTGATCGTCACGCAGCATGGGTGTCACAAGCATTTCATTGCACCATGCCGCCGCATAGGTACCCAGGATCTCGTGGGCCTTGGGCGTCAGCTCTTCCGGAAGCCACGAAATGGCCTTGTGCAGGCCCTTGACCATCTTGGCGATCTTCCCGAGCGTAGTGGAGGTCGTCAGGCTTAACGCTTCGTTCAACTGGGCGATGAAGGCATCACACACCTGCGCACGCAACGTCTCGCTGCCCGTGTAGTCCGGCAGACCCTCCAATTCGGCGGGCGTCGCCAGTATGAGCTGCTTCCCGTAGTGTGCGTTGTGCTGCACAACGGCAGGATCCTGCTCGAATGTCTCGCTCGCAGCCTTGAGTGTTTCCACGTGATGAATCGCGCATAGTCCCAAGACCCGGGCATGATACTGCACATGTGCAGCACGACCGGCTTCCAGGATGGGAATCAATGCCTGGATCTGCGGCTTCAATCCACGATCCAACTTACCCCAGCCATGCAGACCAACCATCGCGGCTTCGGTCGTCGCTACATACTCCTCGACGGCACGCGTGATGACGAGCCCCCGCATTACACAGGCGCCCTCGAACGCGACCAGGAGATCCATCGTCTTCGTCGTCTTCGTCGTCTTTGCTACGCTCACTGAATACCTCCGTTTTGTTTAACCATTTGCGCCAAACACACGTCCAGCGACTTTCAAAAGTACGACAGCCTGTCGTACAACACCTGATATGAACTACGTCTGTGCCGGCTCGACGTACAGCTTATCGACCTCCACGCGGGCGTTAACCAACTCCATGACCACGGCATGACGTCCGGGTTCGTCCCCGAGCATCTTATCAGCCCAGTGTGTCACCGACGCTGCCCATGACTCTTTGTCCAAGTCTTTGGTATTAGCAGACAACATACCCAGGTAGTACGCCAGGGAAACCACATACCCCGTGAACTCCGGTTTCGTCGTCTTCAGTGCCTCAGGCCACGCATCGATCAGCTTCACGGTCAACGTGTGAAGCATGCTGAGATACGAGGCCAGGATGAGACCCGGTGCTGGCTGACCGTTTTCATCGCTCGTATTGCGCAGCATAAATACGAACAAGTTGTTCATGGTCAACGGTTTGTCCTTGAAGGCCGCATCAAAACTAGCCCGATCATACTCTTTCATGGTTCCTCCACCTCAATAGGTTTAACGAGATACACTAGTGCCCGGCATTTGAATCTAGGACATTCACCGCACGGCACTTCACCTCCAGGATCAAGTCGTTGATTGAGGTCAACTACACACCCCAAAGGCGTTACCACGTCCTGTGACCAGAACGTGTTACAATTGGCACAGCGGCACAACGGTACCTCCTTGACGATGCGATTGAACACAATCACAGCATCCCGGTAGGTCGGTACTAAGTCAGGCCAGACTTCGCCTGTGTGCTCGACGCCAACCGCTGCGATGTCCTGAATAAACGCATTCAGGACACCGACAGCGTTACTAAGCAGATCTTGTGGTGCCACAATTAGCCCCTTGCGTCAACCAGATCGAACGTGACCTTGCGCTGCGTCGGTACGTTCAACTCATTGGGATCGATCAGGAGCCACAGCATGTCCGCTGACGGAGGCACTTCGGTACCGTTGACGTGCACGACCAGCGTGATCAGCTTATCGAACTTGGCGGCATGGTTTGCCACCACGTCGATCACGGGCGGCATGACCTTGCACTTGCGAATGTCACCCAGGGCCAATGCCTCGGCGAGCGCCGCGGCGTACTTGGTGATCTTCTCCTTGGCTTCCTCGATGGCCGCGGCAACTGCCGCCTGATTCGCTGCCTTGTTCTTCATGGCCGTCGCCATTACCGATTCCTTGTTCAACATAACTTCACTCATTGATCTTCTCCTTGTCTTGCGGCCAAGATCTTTTCTAAGACCGGCCTCTAGTTCTTCCAACTCTCCCACACACTCGACGACACCCGCCGTCAAGCTATCAACCTGCTCATCCATCGTTGGGTCAATACCCAAATGCGTTTGGCGAAAGGCTTCGCTTTCCGCAGACACCTCTACGACCTTGGGGCGGTCTCTTAACGAAGGTAGCACATTGAACCCGTCAGGCGCTCGTAACTCGACACCAGCGCACAGTGCATCTAGGTCTACGAAAACGACACCCGACATTGTTGCCTCCGTGCGTACCTCTTCGAGATACTGGGAGTGTATACACTCCGCAAGCTCTAACATGCGTTCAGCGGTTATAGCTGTCGTTAGACCTTGTGCATCCCATGTAGGGCACTCAGAAGCGACACGATAGCCGAGACCACAATAGTTCTTGGGGTTATATCGCATCCACCACTTCACTACAGGTAGAAACACTATAGCTGAGCGCAAGCGGCCTTGCTCGTGGAACTCGTGTGACATTGCCACAAGGATAGGACGCACGGTATCGTAGAACAGCCGTTCGTTCGTAAGCGTGAGCATGATATCTGAAATCAGTGCCTCTTCGTCCACGGAGTCGTGGCACCCCGTTGCACTAGAGACGACTGGTGCTAACCGCTGTTCCCAGGACATGTGACTATCACCCCTATTCACAATCAAGTGAGACAAGCTAGACTGGGTCGCAGCGGTCTTAATCGTGCTCAGTACTTCATTGTACCCCGCCTCAAACTGTTGACCAATACTCCCCATGTGGACATCTGCCGAGACTACCACCTTCGCCCGCGGCCGCCCGGTTCGTAATACATCAAGCTTTGTCCGCTTGTGCTGCCTACTACTGTGGATGGTACCGTCAGGGTACAGATACTCGACCATACCATGGTCATTAGTAAATGGATAAGGCGTGTCAATATCATCTCTGTCCGGATCCCACCCCTGTGCCACTATACGCATGCGTAGCGTATCAGCATCACGTTGGTGCAACCACATCATTTCTGCTATGGAAGCACCACGTGCATATTCCTCTTTGAGCCGGATCAGTTCAGACTGCGGCCAGCCGTATCCAACTCGCTTAGGTTGGAAGTGACGCAGAATCATTTGACCTTCTTCTTGTGACTGCGTTTAACGGGAGCCGGCGTAGTCTTCTTACCGAACCTTAGCGCCCGTGCCTGGGATAGCACTGCCTGTTGTTCAGTTGCTGCTGTCTCGATCTTTGCTTCGAGTTTCACGTCGAGCGTCACGCCCATCTGGCGCAGTAAGCGAATCATGTCCAGGGTGGTTAACGGCACCAGCTTCTTGGGCACGTAAACGGGCTCGTTCAAGTCTTTCCTTGTGACGCTTCCCACCACGGCGGCGCCTACGACGACGTGGATATCCTTGCTCCTCGGCACGAGTTTGAATGTGATCATGTTTTGGGTCTTCCTTTCGTTTTATTTCGTCTGGTTGCGTATCGTCTGCTGTTGTATTGTCGGGGCTGACAGGGCGACTAGGCACCCAGTAAGCTACAACGTATTCTGAACTACACTGAGATAACTCAAGCGAATCTGAGTTATGACAGATATGCGTTTCACCACAAAACGCACAATGACACACTTGGTGCTCAGACCGTGTGATCAACTTGCGTTTTGCACGACATGCCTCGCAATAATACGCCATCAGACCTCCGTTATCTAAGAGAAACGCGTACGGGTAGTACACGTTTCCCGGGGCACCTACTACACTTTACTATCACTGTCTACGCATGACACTGTCAGGCAGTCGCGGGTTTATCGTATCCGCGTCTGTGTTCTGTAGTTCGCGCAGATACTGCTGCGCTGTACTGTTCCACCATGCCCACCGTGGTGGACAATAACGTTTGGCGAAACTAAGGACGTCACCCCGGTAATGTCGCTTGATCGTCCCTGCGGCCCACTGGGCTTGCAGGCGCAATGAGCGCTCGGAGTTACCTTTATACCGTTGTGCCCTGGGTGTCATTACGCCCATCTCCCGGCCTGGTCCACCGTTTTCTATCTTACGGATAACCAGCAACAGTTCTGTGCCATCTTGCGATAGCCCGACCTGCGCCGCGACTGACTCCAGGATCTGTCTCTCTTGGTACGGCAGCATGTCAGCCATACTGTACGTCGCTGTCAATAGCGCAATCAACATCCATTTCATGATCATGGTGATACTCCAGTCAATACTAAATGAAACGAGCGCCCCCACCACGCGGGTGGGGGCCACTCGACAAGGTAACCCTTGTATTGTGTTCAGGCCGGGAGCGGCACGCCGTCAGGCATTACATCCGCCGGCTGTGCCGCGGACACTCGCTTCGGCATCACCCCGAACAGCGACTTGATCGTGACAATGGGGTACAGCACGCCGGCTTTCGCCAACGCAACCAGGCCCACCTTCACGATGCCCTTCGCGACCTGCGGCGACTGCAGATACGCCGGCATTTTCCGGTCCAACTCCGCGAAAATCGCCTGGCGCTCAGTGGCCATCATCTGCTGAATCTCGATACGCAGTTCATCGTTCATCTGAACCTCCTGTTGTTGTGATGGTAACTAAACCTATTCTCTAACAGTATGTTATAACGTAACAATGTACGATATTAACCCCAATAGGTAAAGAGAGCCCGTAGGCTCTCACCGGGTCTAACCCGGCATGGACCGCGGGCATGTGTGTGCCCGCGTGTTGTACAGAAGCCCAGGCACGTTCATCGATACTGTATCCTGTGCTTCTAGATTAGCGTAACTGGCGCTTGCGCACCACACGTACGTCGGTCTGTCCCTTGGCTGCCATGACTGCCGGGCTATCCGGAGCCAGCGCCAATCCCTGCTTGGCACCTTCGCAGAATGCCTGTGCAATCGCGCACACTTCCTGCTGTTCTGTAGCCCAGGACGGATTCAAAGCGAACACGAGATCGATACCGGATAACAACCACGCGGCACCCAACGAGCACATCGGTTGTATGTTCGGTTTCGCATAGACCGTGATATAATCCTGCGCGATGGGCATAATGACCGTGTAGTACGAGCCGCCGACGGCAACACGCGCCACGTTGGTCTGGATCAAATTGACGATGCCCTGAACCGCTGCGATTTCCTCGGTCGTTGGATTGTCCACACCGAGCCACGTCACGGCCGAGGCCATGCCCGCGTGCCGAGCGATCGTTGTCTTCTGATTCGATGTACAGCCGCCTGCGAACAACAGTCCGACGATGACGGTAATCAACACGCAGCCACTGAGCCACTTCATACTTCTCATGTTCTTCTCCTGTTATTGGTTGGACTCTGAAAGATAAGAGGAGTGCGGGCTCGGATGAGCCCGCATCTCCTGGTCATGTAATCTGAATCATGGTGTTACCCCACGCAGGGGACCTCTACCTGATATTTAGCTATTGCCCGGAGCATGACCTCTCGGGGTAAAACTTCTTTACCAGACAGTATGGATTTCAGTATGGCAGGTGAGAAACCGGACACAAGGGCAGTGTTCGGTGTCTGTGCTTGCGCAGGTTGCCCTGCGTAGCCTGCAAGATTCCAGAAAACAATAGTCGGCCGCTGATAACCAGCAGCTTCCCACTGTTGCATACATTTCTCAACCACAGTCTGTTCAGTTCCGTGACAGGCTATCATCCGGGTTCCCCCAGTAACGTGGTTATCGAACTGCATATCGCTGACGATCAGAAGCATCGTAGGCATCTGTGCCGGAGGGACTCTCCAAGCTTTGCCCTGCTTCAATATAGCGTCAAGCGCCCCTTGTAAGTTCGTGCTACCCGCGAATCCTTGACCGGACCGACAGGCTTGCACAAACGTCTCGTTTTTCCAATCCACCCAGAACGGTGTACTCTGGAATTCCAGATACTGCCGATAGAACGGATTCTGCGGACCCAGCCGATCGCTGCAATACAGCGCCAAGGCCACAGCCACATTATCGTTCGTAATCGTATCCTGCGCTATAGCACCCATCGAACCAGACCGGTCAGCCAACACGATGATACGCCGATCCGTGCCACCGATGAAATCGGGCAACGCTTTAAACTGCGCTTCAGCGATGATCTGATCACCAGTCTTCGCCTGCTTCACACAGTCGTGCGGGAACAACACACTAGCGTTAATCTTCACGCCTTTATCCCCACGCACCAGTGCCGCCTTGTACTCGTCGAACCGGGGCTTGTCGTGCATCCGGAACGCCTTCGTGTACATGGACATCGCCTTACTCGGAATCTTCGAGTAGTCCACGGCAGTCCAGTCACCCGCGCACATAGCACGCTCAACGATCGTGGCACGGGGCGGTACGATCAACATCCGCAACCCACGCTCATTGATTTTCAGGGCGCGCTGCAGCGGTACCATATCAACCTTGGCCCACTTACAAGCCAGGTGCTCCTTCCGCATGATCGCTTCTGTCCAGACGCCCGCGACAAGCGGCTCGAGTGACGTACCGTACAGTTCTGCCAGATCGTCCCAGCGTCCCCATTCCGGAACCCGCAACAGGTTGACACCCAGCCAAGTGGCACCCGACGGATCAACCGACGTCTCAGGCTGCTGCGCCAACCAGCGCACGATTTCCCGGAAACCCGACCGATTGCCGGCGCCACCGCGGGGATCACGTAACCAGAACAGCAACTGCATGGCCAGTGTCTTGTTCTCCAGGCCTGGCGACATCCACATGGGCTGGAAGAGTGACAGGGCTGTCGTCTCGGAACTGGTACCGTAGTAGCTGGCGCCTTTCTTACCCTTGCCCTTCACGAAGAGCGAACCCGCCTTCGAGAAGAACTCCAGGTGATGATCCCCGCTGTGCGCGTGCAAGGGATCTGAATTGTGACCTCTGATCATTGACGTTGTCTTACGCATTCATCGTCTCCTTATTGTTGTCGTCTACAAAAGGCAAAGGCCCCGTCCACTCGGACGAGGCCTTACATAACAAAGTACAGGATGACTTATTTGTCGCCATTGACAAAGCCCTAACGGGCTCTATGGGAATCGAACCCATCGCCCCTTGCGGGGTGATATTTGCTGCGTCATCCTTAACAAGAACAGATAAGCTAGCACCACAGAATACTTGCACGGTTATTTAAGTCCCTCGGCGGGACCGCCCAAGATAACGACTCGTGCGCAACGGATTACCTTTTATTATATCAGTGTGCGTAATCAATGATCACACCGCGTGGCCCGTTAACACATATGTGCCCGGTACCACAGTTTTTCATGCATCCTTTCGGACGAAGTAGCGCCCGGTTAAGGGCCGACTGCCGACTCATTCCTACGGTGCTCGCTTAAGTCACAGAGTGCGTTGAAAAGTGAAAAGTCACGGGATAGGCTATGGTTAGTTCCAATAACTAGTGCCCCGAAGGGCGGTTGATTGCTGCGCTATCCCTACGATAGTTGCTGAAGTCACAGAGTGTACGAAAATGAAAGGTCACAGGATAGACTGTGGTTAGCTTAACAGGCTAGTGCCCCGAAGGGCGATTGATTGCTGCGCTATCCTTACGAACGATGAGAAAAAGAGGACTACGAATTCGATATAGTTTTCGCATATGAGGGCGAAAACCTCCTTATGCAGGAGGTAGTTGTTTGCTGTACGAATTCTACAGTCCGAAGCTAAAATGAAAAATACAGAGTGGACTCTGGTTTGCTGGGAAAGCAATGTCCGTGAGGACGAGTTTTTGCTGTGCCACTCTTAACAACCTCGAAGATGGTGCGGATTACAGAATCAGTTTTTTCCTGGTGCTCTACCAACTGAGCTAACCCTGCAACTGTATTGGCGCAGGGTGTTGGACTTGAACCAACGACATCTAGGTCCTGTAGTTTATGCTGCTGCCTGACTCCTACTATCCGCATGTTAAAATATGAAAGATCGGTGCCCTATAGTGGGTAAACGTGTGTATTAAAACACAGGGCATGAACCCTTGTCAACACCTTTTACAGCGTTGACAGAGGGAAAGAATGACCTCACGGTCCGTGACTTTAAGCAGCGTCGAGGTCAGTTAACGCTACCAATCGACCGCCCAACTAATGGCCCAACCTCCCCCACGACGGTGTCGCTTGATCGTGGGATCATCGGTGTAATAGCGTCTCCCACCCACGTATTGTGGTCAAACCCCTGAGGGGCAGGGAGGAAGAGAAGGAGCCCGGTTACCCGCGGGGAGGAGTACGTATGAGACGAACCCCGCGGTAACCGGGAGTGAGCGACTGCCGATCAGGAACACGCACGATACAGGAAGATGCGGTTCCCATCAGTCGCTCACCTAGGAAAGTAACCCGGCTCCACATATTGTGGTAAGCCCCTGCGGGCCAACCGGGCGAGGACTCCCCGAGCCCCGTATAGGGGTCAAACTGAATGTGTACAGCCTCGGGGAAGGGGTTGGTGTCAGATCAGAGACCAGTGCACCGCCACGGCTACAGCTACTCGGCCGCCGCATGGGGTCAGCTCGAAACCTGCCTGTCAGGGTGCACTGGTCCTGAAATGAAGGGGTTATACCCCTGGTCATCAGGATGCTAACGCTATCCTTAAACAATATGTTATAACGCGAAGACGCGTTAAATTAACCTATCGATTAAGGCAACGACGTATGCCGAGTCTATGGACTTCCCTGCTGCCTGATCCCGCTTGAGGATCTCGATGATTTCAGCAAAGTAGGCGGTATCCACCCCGGTCAACTGTTCTCTCCAGGTTTCGATTTTATTCCAGTCCAGGGCCAGGCACTGGTGCATCGCCTTGATGAACACACCGGCCGGCGCCGTCCAACCGCGCCGGACGAACTTACGGGTCCGGATCAAACTGCATAACGGATACCGGCTACCGATATACCCCAGACGTTTGGACATCAGGCTCATAAGGGCTGGCGTGTTTACCACCAGGGTACCCCCGAACTTCGCGCCGACACGCATCTCTGACTGCCAGTAGTTCGTGCAGTGGACGAAATCGAAGTTCTTGTGGAGTTCCTCCGCGGGGCCATAGAACCTGATGATGAGCTGAATCTCGTCGCTCAAGGTGATGGCATTACCGGACAGGAAGATCGGCCGATACCTGTTCTTTGCCTTGGCCCCTGGACCTGTCGCCATCGGCGGCAGGTCCTCAGTGGCTGCCTGTTCGACGAGGCGCATGAGCTCGGGATTATCACTGTCGGGTATACCGGCATCCGTAGTCGAGTCCCTGAGTTCGTTGGTAAGCCGCTGTTCGTCTTCATCCACGACCGGGGCTACCACGTCAGCAACGTAATCTGCGGCATTCGCGGGCGGTGTCGTTTCGAAGTACTCGTACTTGCCGCCATCACCGTCGGTAGATATCACACCGGCCGACTGGATAACAATACGTACACGGTCGGGATCTGACTTATCATCCACGTACATACGTACGGGTGACTGCTGCATACTCTTTGGCGGATTCGCTGCGAAACGTGCCAAGTAATAACTGGCTACGCGTGTGGCTGCTTCCCGCGTTGTGAAGTAGACATCGTAATCGTTCACCTTCTCCCCGCGAAGCAACGATGCGATCGCGCCGCCCGTAACGATGATTTTATCAGACAGGAAGAGCCGCAACTCCATGTTGTCAATCGACTCCAGCCAATCTCCTATCTTACGGCGAATGATTCCCTGTATAGCAACCTGACTAAGACCTTGATCCATATTTACCTCTATTCGATTTCGTCTTTACTTACCCACACCCAAGCAGCGACGTAAGCGCCGTCTGCATCAGCATCAGCTGCACTAACTTCGGGCTCAGCGTCGAAGTCGATATCCCCGTCGCTGAAACTACCGCTCTTCTTGTACTTCTCGACAGCAACCTTCCTGTACATAGCTTGGTGCTGCACTTCCGGGGCCAACGCCCGTTTGATCTCAGCAACCGCCGGTAACTCGATCGGGTCTGGTACAGACGTTGAACGATCGTGAATTACACTCCGCAACTCTGTGATCTGTTCACTACGTGCGGCCAGCATGTCTGTCAGTTCCTCGATGCGATCCGCCAAGCCGTCAATCTCATCAAGATTAATCTCCCTACCCTTGGATGTTGTCAACTTTACCAACGAACTCATATACGACCTTTCAGTATGCTAATCACCCTTGCTTCAACTTCCGCTGTTTGCGGTTTCTCAGGTAATGTGCTTGCTGCATAGGCAGCATCCAACCAATCAAACTCAGCATGCGCCAAGTCCATCACACGATCCAACGGCCACAGCCCTGTCTTGATCTCGATCAGCTGCTGTGCGTCGTCTGTACGATACACCTGTAACGTGCCAGTCTTGAGGAACTCCTGGCCCATACGCAGTAGCCGAATCATATGCGCAGCATTCTTTACGTCGTACCCGAAACGCTCAACGAGTTTACGCCGCTTCTCGCCCATGTACCCTTCACGTACAGCATGCTGCATCTTATATAATTGGCCTGAGGCATAACCACGAAATGAGTCGAAGACATGCTTCCCGCAGAACAGATGTCGATTGGCAATTAGTTCATCCATCGCTGGACTTCTGATCAGGTAGTCCTCAGGTCGTAACCAGAGCATACCGATGACGTTTGGATTACCCTTGAGTAACAGACTAACGAAATGTCTGAACTCGTAAAGCAGGATATCCCACTTACCCTTCTGGTAGAGACAGTGATCCATCTTGCGGAACCCCAGGTAATACTCAACCGGCGGGATCATCACACCCATTATGTCTACGTCATCCGTACCGAACTCGTGTTCAGGCGGGACATAGGTACCGTACGCGTGACTGCCTGTGTAACCTGACAGGACACACCAGTCATACGGCGGCCCGATCTCCTGCTGTACCTCGACAGGTACAATGTCATTTGGATATATCATGTTATAGTCCACATTCTTTTGTGAAACACTTGTTGCAGAGTAACCGGCCACCCATGCCCGTACGTGAAGCGCGCTCCTTGCCACACTTAATGCACAGCTGACCCTTCTTCCCTTTTTCCTGCATTCCACGCTTCGTCATTGCTCCTCCATGGTCATTACAAAGGCCTCTGCGCGGATCTCTGCACTCGTGTTATGTTCGTCCCAAGTACTGAAATCCAAGCGGCGTTGCGCAAACACATCTCGCAGATGCCTGTAATAATTTGCGAACAAACGCCTATTCCGTACCATTAACATACACGCATGCATGGCGTTGAGGTCAGCAAGGAAATTGGGAACTGGCTTCAATTCGTCGTGGCTCGCCCGATAGAGTAAATCCGGTGGACGACTACCCATGGTTCCATCCCCGCAGTAGAAAGGTGCAAGCCCCAACGATTCAGCCACCTTGAACCTCTGTTCTTCGGTCGTTAGTTCCATCCATTGTTCGTGTGTCATTCTGCCTCCTTCAGCCACGAGTCTAAGTGATATACCTCGATCACATGACTCACTGTAGTAAGTCGCTTGCCGTCACGCGTCTTATAGCCCTCAGGCAATCGCAACTTGTGTTCCCCCGCTCCCCGGTTCGCAAATCGTATTGCCTTCACGCAAAGCGGCACGAACACCTTGGACACCGGCGGGTAATGGTTCCCCTGCAGATGCATCCGTATTTGTTCCGTCAACGTTAACTTCAGGATTGGATCCTGCAGTCCTAGTGCTGTTATTCGTCCCATGGTGCGTATCCTTGAATAGTTCGCTGTTAAGATCAAATTCGAGTTGGCCTTCAAACACGTTTGGATTGAAGATCCAACCTTCTGCTTCCATTTCGTGCCTGTGCCTTAAGAGATTGCTACGGGGGTCACGGACCAGTTTACCGTCCCTGATAGTACAACCGATTGCGCTGTCGTAGTCGATCAACTCTGAGTCGCAGTCGTAACCACGGAACACATCACCGATGCATTCCTGACGGCAAGTGCAACGCCAGATCTTTCCGTTAGGTGTAACGACAGGTCCACAGGCGTCACAACCGGGTCGTGGATTTGCAGCCCAAACGGAACGCTGGGCTCGGCCCGTGTTCACTACGTTATGGATGTACGAACCGATAGACAAGTGCGAATGCTTCGGAAAAGCTGCGATGACGCTCGGGTCGATCGGGTACTTGAGATGAAACTGATCACGACTCAAACGCACGGAGGCTTCGTCTTTATCAGCCATCTCTACCAGACGCATCACTGTCTTGGTCTTGCTGCCGTTCGTAACCAACTGAACAGGCGGGCAGCCATTCTCTTCTGCCCAGTCAGCGTTGCAGTCCTTAACGATATCGACGACATCCCAGAACTTGGGATGGAGGGTTGGTTCACCGCCGCCGATAAAGAAGTGTTCGTTACCCTGCCACCTAATGAACCGCGCAGTTGCCCGCACGGTATCCATGGTCATGTGTTGACCCTTGCCGGGTCGGCACGAGAACATACAATGGTCGCAGGCGAAATTGCATTTGGTTGTTATTTGTACGTACATAGTATCACGAAGTATTAAAGAGGGAAAGGCAGGTGGGGCGGTTAACGAGAATCGAACTCGTGCGGACAGATCCACAATCTGTCGTTCTACCACTAAACAATAACCGCCGTTAAATTGAGTCGTTCAACATCATGTTATGCGAACTATTCGAGTACCGTTATAACACCATCCGCGGCGTAATTGCTGTCCAGCGAATTGTTCGAACTGGCGTAACTTACATGCGGGGGCATGACAGCGCGCTGTACAGTAGTAGTGACTAGGGTAGGCACGCTTCTCGACTGTCAGTTGTGCATTACAACCATGGCATTTCACGTTTCTCATAATGGAGCACCGGACAGGGTTCGAACCTGTGAAAAGCGGTTTTGCAGACCGCTGCCTTAAACCACTCGACCACCGATGCAGATTGATTGGCTCCAGGAGCAGGACTCGAACCTGCGACCACCTGATTAACAGTCAGGCGCTCTACCAACTGAGCTATCCTGGAGTAATTAGAAACTCACATGCACATGACGACAGATCCAGATAATGATATCAACGATCTTCCACACGCCGAGCGTCACACCAACGAATGCCATCACAACCAGACCTTCAAGGCCGGTGCCGTAACCGCTACTCATACTGCACCGCCTCGTGAGTCCAACTCCGCATGTAACAACTTAAGCACATACTCGTTAGGCAGAATCTGTGAGTTGCGTCGAAGAAACTTTTCAATATCCAGATTGAACAACTGACGTGCAAAGGTACCTATTGCGCCCGAGCGCGATATGCCGGCGTCGCAATGCACGAACAATACTTCGGGTCCGGGCCGTGCTTGAATGCGCAGCAGGAAATCTACAACCTGTTGGGCATGAGTCGTGTCGAACAGGTTCACATAACTGGGATACTCTTCCTTGCGGCGCTCATAATCGGCCACGTCTGTAATATCGCTGAACCGGAGTGACAGCGACTCGTCTAAACCCAGCTGTTTCAAACGAATAACGGATTCGGGTACCAACATTTCTGCGTGGGGCTCCGTGTATACCGAAATCAGATGCCAAGTAAAAGGTAGCGGCGTTACAGGAACAATAGATGCAGACTGCACAAGACGCTTTACTTCCATCCGTGAATATATGTCTATCGCCTTAATCATTGCTTCTGTACCTCACGCTGGGCCTCTAACTGAACCAATGCGCGCAACACGTATTCATGCTCGGCAGCGCGTACCGTGAGGTTACTGATAGTCAGACTGCACGTCTGCGTAGCCGAACGCAGCGCACGATTACTGCGTGCACTCATCAGCATGGCGCTGGCCAGAGCCGTTATGAGTACATAGGCACCACAAGCCAACACACATAGCGTGATTTGTAATTTCGAGTTCATTTTGTTCCTTTGATTGGTTGAGGGGAGAGGATTTGAACCTCCAGTGTATCTTACGTCACGGATTTACAGTCCGCTGCCTTCAGCCGTTTGGCATACCCCTCAAGAGATTGGTGGAAGCAGCGAGAGTCGAACTCGCAACATCCAGCTTGCAAAGCTGGCGCTCTACCAGTTGAGCTATGCCCCCATAAATTCCTTGCACGTCCCTGTAAAGGTAGCGGTCGCACTCTTCAACATGAGTTTCCACAGCCATTTGTTGATGGTACAAGTTACCTTACCATCATCCAGGGTCTCACCCTTGGTTCCAAGCCGAACACTAATAGCGAGATCTACTGCACCGTCCATGATCGATGTATCGAGTGTTAGTACCTGATCCTTGATCATATACGTGCTACTCTCTGTCTTCCGTTTGTCAGCGGGTACCTTATTCAGTATATCCGCACCGTCCGGATCTCTAAGGGCAGTCAATTCCAACTGTGCCACGAGTGACCCCGTACCTACCACGAATACGGCATCAGTGGCCAGCACAGTCAAGATACCAGAAGCCGTGGCTTTAATGCAACGGTTCTTCATGACACCCACGGCATCTACACACAAAACCTCTACTTGATATCGTGCACGCACTATCTGGCTCATATGTCACCTACCCTGCTATGTACTTGAACATCAACGGATCGTTCTCGGCTTCCTCGATCGGCACAAGGCAAGTCCGACTATGCTCGTCCATGAACACAATATGCGTCGAGCCACCGATTCCGTGGGCGCCGGCCGCCACATGCCCATTATCATTGGTGAATGTCATGTTAAGGGACCACAGCGTCACCGGTGACCGAAACCAGTATAACCGCTGTCCTAACCACAGGCATGTGGCCACAGCCACTACGTACCCGATCAACCCACAGATAACAGCCAACGCGATCGTGCTCATTTAGTTTTCCTTTTCATGTTACGTTGTTCGGCTTCAGAAGTCAAATCATTACCGCTGACTGGTGCTTTGGTCTTCCAGTCTATATCGTCGAAATTCTTACGGTACTGGTCGCGGTTGCGTACACGGTTCCGTGATCCCTTGCTATTCAGCGTTATCGTTCCCATGAGTTTGTCCTTGTAAAGAGGCGCGGTTCTGTCGTATCAAAAACATTTCATTCTGGATAACTGGATGGTAGATCGCACGGATCTCATGATCTGCGTGGCTCCGTGCCCATGCGATGAACTCACGTTCGTCTTCCGGACTCAGACGACGAAACATACTAGGTACAGTCGCAGCCAGCACCTTATACACTTTGCCACTGCGGCTCAACAACTTCGTCTCGGCCGGTCTGCCATCCGTATCACCGGCCTCGCAGACTAACGTGAATTCGTCATCCTGTGTCATCTTAATCTTTCGTATTGGAGCTCCCGGAGGAAATTGAATCCCCAACCCGCTCATTACAGGTGAGCCGCTCTACCAATTGAGCTACAGGAGCACTAAAAACTCTTCCCATCGTGATACCGCTGCCGACGCGCAAATCGCCCATGCCCACGGTTTTTCCCTTTATAAGTCGCTGTCTGCATATCACAATTCCCGCAAATAAGGCGCAGGTTACCGAGCAACCAGTTATCTGCATTCCCGTCAATATGGTCGAGTACTAACGGTACTTCCCGCCCGCACCACTCGGTTGTGCGACAGACTGCGCAACACGCGCCACGTGTTTCACGTAAATATCGACGCGCCGATTTGGAATTGGCCACCTTGTTTATGGCAACGTCCCCGCGCTTTTCTATCAATAACCTGGTCTGTACCCAGATGTGGTTTTTATGGCAACCTGCCGAACAGTACTCCCTCTTACTTTTCGCCAACGGTTTAGCGCACTGCTTACAAACGGCAGGCGCGTTTCCATGGCGCCTTACCCCTCGGTTATTATAACTTGCCGCGCATGACTGGTTACAAAACTTCGTGTCCCGGCGTACATACGGTATCTTAGTCCCACAATGCAAACAACCTTTACCCAGCGCATCATATGCCTGAATACGCGCTATCTTCTGCGCAGCTTGCGTAACACGCGATTTCGCCTGCCCCAATCGCCCGGCCTCTACCATTGTAAGTTTGCCACTCTTCATCGTCGATCAGATGACTCGCCGCAGTAAGCACAGACACAACTAGGTTTTTTCCTATTCATGGCGCTTACTATAGATATAAAGAACGGCAGAGTCAATAACCAATATTACTGACTCTGCCTCAAGGGTATCATTTCGAAGTCAAATCAACGGTCTCACAACTATCACCGCTGCAAGCATATTCGCGTGTGTTCACGGAAGAGTCGTCCTTCTCGTATTGGGCTAATTGCGCCCAATCCACAGACGTGGGCATCTTAGCCACGCGTGCTTCATACTCCTTCGCAGATATGTCCTGATAAGGGGCTTGAGCGTAGCAGTGATCCGATGCAGGCAGGAATGTAACACCGCTGATCACATCGAAGTGCTTATAGACCCAGGCACCGACTTCCATCCACTGATGTTCCTTTACATAGACAGTCATGGACGGCTTGTGTTCACACCAGTGTTCCTGGTAGGTACGCCAGAGTTCCAACTGGGCGATCGCATCCACATCGGCCACAGTTTCACAACCCTCAGGCGCCTTTATCGGGAAACTGAAGACCACAGTATGATCGGGTTTCGTTACATCAGGTTCATGCGGAAACCCTGAGGCCTGCATCAACTTCGTCACAGGATCGTGCATGTCGCCACGTACCGTACGGATATAATGCTCACTGAACCGTGGGTGCAACCCACTGGCGCAGTCAACCAACTGACTGACAGTACCCGAGGGCTTATTGGTTGTGATGGCAGTAGCTGGATTAATTCCAAGCGTCTTAGCCCACTGCTTATTGACGTGGACTGCTGACTTACGCAGATCCTCCAACGTACCTGCCAATTCCGTCTTACCCTTCTGCCCCGACATCAGCGCGTTATCCATGACACCTGTCAGGCTCACACCAAGTAATGCTTCGTCCCGTGTGTTATCCTGCCAGTGTGGCCGGAGATACCGGAAGTTAGTCAGGGTAGCCTGCAGGGTACCTAGGATTGTTGCAAGGCGCACCTTCTCTTTCAAGGTCTTCGCATTGTCATCCTTACGTACAACTGCCTCGGACAGGTTACACATCTGTCCCGAACGCAGGAGGATCTCACCACAGGGATTAACGATGAAGTCGTGTGTGTTATCCCGTCGCCCGCACTTGGCCATATGCACCTGGGCAGCTTCACGATTGAAGATCCCGCGTTCTCCTGACTTGGACTCATAGAGTGCCAGCCACTCTCGGAAAAACACATCCATACCCGGCTTCTCGGTATACACTGCCGATATGTTGGCTTGGCGCCGCCACGGTGCAGTCTCATACCAATTACCTGACTTAGCGTAACGCATACGATCATCAGACGGATTCGTCAGACTGATCTCTGCCGAACGCCGGACACCGCCCATGACAATCACTTCGCCGATCTTGCAGCATATGTCATGGCACTCCAGCGAATTCAGCTTGCGACCCTCGGCACCACGGAATATGCCGATACAGAAGCGAAACAGGTCTTCCAATGGGGCCGGGCCAGAAGCTCGTCCACCAAAGGTCTTCAAACGTGCACCGGCTGGTCGTACCTCACTCGTATCCCATTCGGGGATCCGGCCGGAGTACAACATGCTCAACAGTTCACGGAATGCATTGGACCAACCAATACGCGAATCCTCGACCTTGATTACGGTCTTGGAACGACGCAGCGCTGGTACGTTAGGTAGCTGATTGATGAACTGGCGCTCGACGCTGAAACCCACACCAACGCCACACATCAATAGGTACATCATTTCGTCGAAGGCTACGGGATTATCAATCACCACAGCACTGCAGTTGAAGCCAGCCGCGTTATCCCTGGCCAGTGCCTTGCCTGCTGTCATCATGCACCGCATAGAAGGCATCACAGCCAACGAGCCGATAGCATCTCTTAATTCACTCTTCGTCGTTGCATCTATCTTACCCGAACATTGTTCTTCACACATGAAGTCAAGATATCGAGTAACAGTCTCATCCCATGTTTCACGCCGCATAACGGAATCTTGCCATTTGGCATACCGCGATACATGAATAAACTGCGAATAAAGCGAAGGAAGGGTAGACATACGAATACTCCTGAAGGATTAACTGGTATTAGTTGGACCCTGACCCAACTACGGCAGAGGGTCAGGGTACCACAGTTCACGTCGCCTGCGCAAGACGTACAAGTTCGGTCTTCAACGGTGCAAGTTCAACCATCTTACTCGCACACTCTGTGAGATACTTCCGTTGCTTATCGGTGACGGGCTTTTTGTCCTCTAGGTCCGTGACAATCAGCGTCAACGCACCCTTCGTCCGGCGGCCGGCCATCTTGATTTCTTTCAGACGTGCCAAGACAGAAGCCTTAGGTGTTGAAGCTTTATCTGCTCCGGCTGCCTTACTCACTGGCGCTGCGGGTTTAGCTGCAGGCACTGATGCTTTTGCTGGCACCGCGGGTGCAGCGGCAGGCGCCTGTGCTTTTGCTGGTGCTGGTTCCGCATTCGGTAGCTGCCGATCATGTGCGGCGACTAAGAGTCGATTCAACGCCACAGCATATCGCCGGCTCCGCGGGTTACCACGGAACAAGGCCCGTGCGACACCTGTACCTACGCTACCAGGATCAGGTATCTTACACATGTGCGACGCAGCCGTAATAACCTCCTGCTTACAGCACTCTTCGAGCTGCAGCGTATCCAGTTCCTCCAGCAGTTGCGTATAGAGTTTACCTATCGAACCAAGGTCAACTAGGGCCTCGATCTCAGAATCAGCCTGTTCCGCGCCGAGAACCAGCGTGGCCATCACCCGTGTACTGAACTCGTTGAGTGCCTTCACTGTCGCCTGCAGCGTGTCGACGAGCATCAGTGTGCGCCCGGTAAGCGTCTTCAAACTCGGTTGTTCTTCTAATTTATCTTTCATCTGTCATGTCGTCCCAGCCGTTTTGTCACCGGCTTGTGGTTTTGCAACGGTTATTCGTATACCAGTTGACCCGTTGTGTAATCAACTGGCTTTGCTGTATCACGGAGCGTTACGCTCGTTATACGCCCCCACTGTTTCGTTATACGTAAACATACGACCACACTCGGTACAGCGTTGTACATGTTGTACTTGGGTTGCACCCGCACTTGTCTTGATCTGCACACCTCTCTCAGTCGTTTCAAGTTTGTGTTTACACAACGTGGGCTGAACCTGAGGTAGAGGCGGAGGTACAATTGCCTTACCGCACTGTTCGCAATACTGGTATCCATCTTTCTGGACTTGTGTCAACTTGTGGTGATGACAGCGATCAACCATGAACCATCCCATTGTATTCTCCCGTTAATTGGTGGGCTCGCTCAGACTCGAACTGAGAACCCGTAGTTTATGGGACTACAGCACTAACCTATTGTGCTACGAGCCCTTAATGTTAAGCAATCCCTTGTCATACTCCCAATGATGATTCCTACACAACTTCACCAGATTTGACAATGCATTGACTACGCTCACAAGCGTATCATCAGAGAACTCCGGTATCGGAATCTTATGACACACAACCACAGACTTATCATAGCCACACACGAGACATTTATCTGGCAACACATGTGCGACCCTTCTCGCATGTTCCCGTACTTCTGCGTACCGGTTTGAGTCATTCCTTTTACTTCTGTATTCCCCGATCGTCTTACGCGCTATTCCGGCACCAGCAAAACACGCAGCACAACGTGAGCGCCTTGACGGTGCTTCTTTACCACACTCCACGCAAATCCATACCTTCCGTTTGCGCCGCTTGATTCCCTTGCAGGAACAAGACTTTGAACAAAAGCGTTTCGAAGAACTCCGAGGAAAAGTTATCGGCTTATGACAGAATTCACATTCAGACTTTACCCACGCTTTCTGTTGGGTATGCACAACTTCTCCGAAGAGTTTCAACAGACACTTATTCCATTGATTACTGAATCTCCGGCGCACGGAATTTAAACAAAATCGTCCGTGTTCTTTGTAGTCATTTCCTGTCGGAACTCTACCGAGCATAACTCTAACGCGTCGCACATCGTCAAGTATGTCGCTGTCTTGTAGTTTCATTATGGTTCCTCCCATTTCTGAAACTACAATATCACTTCTTGCGAAAAGTGTCAATTCAAAATACTGGAAGCCCTATGAGTCTGCATGCTGGTGCCGGCGGAGGGACTTGAACCCCCACAGTGTTACCACTAATAGATTTTGAGTCTATCGCGTCTGCCATTCCGCCACGCCGGCCCCATACTTAACTAATCAGTAACAACTTGGTACCACCGAGCAAACGTCTGTTTACACTTGTGGATTGTATGAAGATATCGTAGGCACTGAAGTCACCTGGTACCACACGCGCTTTGTCCGCGGGTAGCCCTATCAACTGGCGCGCCGAATCGCCGCTGTACACGGCGCCCGTCGCTTTCTCGTGAACAGCTACGCGCTTACGCGCCTGCACAATCTCGGGTTTGGTCAGCATGTAAAACGCCATCCCCTTCTTGTAAGGGAGTTTGGTGCGTGACTCGACGAAATCGCGAATCTCGGCGTCCGTACGCACATCCCAGATCGAATAGTCAGTCGCAGGCAACTTGTCCAAGACCTGCTTGACTGTGCTGTGCTTGAGGTTCGAAGTGTCGACCTTGAAGATACTGCGGCTACCGCGGATACCCTGGGTACGACCCTGCATGAAAGTCTCGGTCGTAGTACGGATCTTTGCGACGGCCTCGTCGAGACCCTTGGCGCTTGTAGCATCCCATATCGCGATATTGTCAGCAGGGAACCCGAAACGCTTCGCTTCGTGCACGCCGTACTGGTTGGGTACCAACACTGCCAGTGTCCAGTTGTCCGGGAGGTCCCGGATCATCTTCGCCAAGGCCGCTGGCGTGTTAGTGCTGCGGTTCTCCTGCCCGTCCGTCAAGACGTAACCCAGGAAGGCGTGGTCACCATGCTTCTCAGGCGTCATACGTAGATCGGCCACCGCAGTCAGCGTCGCGTCAATCAAAGGCGTCCCGCCGTACGGAACATAGTAACCGGCCAGACTGGGCAACCGCAGTACATCCTTGTCGTAGATGAGCGTGCGCGTATACTGCGAGTCGTTGAATACCACGACCGTTACCCGTGTCTCCTGATCCAGTTCTTGTGATCGCTTGGCCAGATGCGCAACCTGTGCATCAAACACCTGTACGACTGCGTCCGCCAGGGACCCCATGGAACCGCTTTCGTCCAACACAAACAACACATGGTTGATGTAGTTGTCAATTTTCGTTTTAGTCTTCATCTAGTTCTCCTCGTTTCCAGGCACGGAGTTGTTCGTCCGCAGCCTCTTCGTCTTGTTTATTCGCGAAACCCCTGTTTGATTTGCACCAATTACAGGTACCATGATTCCGGCATGTCCTATCGACAGCTTTTACACCGCGGAACTGACGACGTCGTTCACGCCCAGATTCAATTGACTTGTCCAAACTCATTGTCATTCTCGTAATAATACGTGCTGTATTGGTCCTCGGGGCGGGACTTGAACCCGCACACCCATACGGATAAGGGATTTTCCTGCCACATCGTTTTCACATTGTGGTCTGGACTTTGTCTTCACCTCTCCCGAGGTGCCTGGTGTAAAGTCTCTACACTCGGTCTTTCGACCTAGCTCGGCATTACCACAGCCTAGGTTCTACCGACTTAGCCAGGATTCACTCCTATCGTCACCGATACGGTGCTCAATTTGCGACCACGATAATAATCTGTCAACGCGTGACAGTTGGGGCACAATAACTCTAGATTTGTTAATCGATTGTTACATCGATCCCCGTCAATATGGTGTACTTCCAACGGTATATCAACCGTCTGCCACTGGCGTCGTCTACATCGTTGACACCGATGACCCGTCAGTCTGATCATATGACGTTTCAAATGTTCTATCTTCCTGTACTGCACCCAATCTTTAACCCTGCTACCACGATTCCAAGCCCGACCTGTCCAGTGTGCACAGTCAATATCTAAACGTTTTAGATGCCGTTTAATATTACCGTAATTTCCACCGACAGGCCGTAATCCTAAAATGCGTAATAGACCAGCTATTGACTTGACCTGTTTTGCTGCTTGAACTATGTCGTCGTCCGTATACTGCTTGTAATGTCGTCGCATAACAACATCATAACAGAACGGTAGGCATAGTGTCAACGGTCACTTATCGTATGTCAATCAAGTCCCTTGTGTCTGCCAATTTCACCACCCGAGGAAAACAGCTCACAAACCAACTCCGTGTAAAGCTACATTAAAATGGTGGGCGAGGCGGGAATTGAACCCACACGCCTTCCGGCATAGGCTCCTAAGGCCTACGTGTCTGCGATTCCACCACTCGCCCGTTACCCACTTCAAAAATGGTCCAGGTGGACTGAGTCGAACAGTCGACCTCGTCCTTATCAGGGACGCGCTCCAACCAACTGAGCTACACCTGGGCAACGTCTATCAATTCCTTTACCGACAAAACAATGCGTTCACCCGGACGCAAACGCCGGCCCAACAAACAATCCATGGCAACCCAGTTCAATCGGTCGGCACCTCGTGTCAAACAGGCAGTATCATACCAGACGTCGTCGCAATACTCTAGCAAAACATCTGAAGGCCAAAGCGCCATGCCTATCTTATCCAGAGTTACTTGTACCCGGCGTACCTGTTCAGACACCGGACTTATCTCCGAGAAGAGCCTGGGCGTCCGCTTCCGCTCTCGCAAGTTGCACACGGAGAGTCCGTATACGATCATAACGGTCTGCTAACACGTTCTGCAACTCGAGCAGCGTGTCGCGTAGCTGTGGTGGTACCAGGATCGCATATTCGTTACCGTCCTCGGCCCAGTAACCCACGAGCTCAGCCGGTCCTTTACCTGCCGTCCAACGTGCATGCAGAAGCGCTGCGTACGGGTCGAACGGTGTCACATTATTAAAAGCCATATACCCTTTCGTTGTTGGCGTGCCCGGCAGGACTTGAACCTGCAGCCTTCAGCTCCGTAGGCTGACGCTCAATCCAGTTGAGCTACGGGCACATTATGAGCATCAGCGACTGGTGGGCTTGGGAACCCGGTTCGTAACACCGCCGGGACGCCGATTCGAACGGCAGCCCCACTGCCTAACCAGGCAAGCGGTGCGGACTTACGAGGCCCTCCGGGCTCCCTCACCCATTGATTATCCCTCATGCCAGATCTTAATCAGTACATTCTGTGCAGACACATCGTTGTCTCTGGCCCACGTATTCAAAACCGTATAAGCCCCTTCCAAGAAGGCGGCTTCGTAGATCACCTTACGCAGAGTGTGATTAGGCCCGGGTTCAGCCTCGTTCCGCCCCCAGGCCATCGCACCCATCATCTGTGTAAGCGGATGTTCCTTACCCAGGCGCTCCGCCACTTTCTGGAGTGCGTATTTGCGCCGGTGGATAACTGTCGCCCACTCCTTCTTCGTTCTGTCGTTGTTCATGTCCAGTCCCATTGGTCGCTTTTCTTGAAAATGGGTATCTCCCTGCCGCTACGCATGGCAACCTTGACACGTGCGCGTTCTTCACGGCGCCGTTGTTGTTTGAACCACTTGGGCGGTTTATCCCAGTGCTTACGATCCCGTGCCTGCCGGTTAACCATGTACACACGTTTCCAACCCATGGTCCACACACCCAAACGGTCGCACAGAAGCCGTTCCTCGTCCCAGGTCCAGTAATGTCCGTGGGCATAAGCCCTGGAACATTCCTCGTTTGTCCGGTACGTCCTACTCATGTTACCTGTCCTTTCAATTGCCGTTATTGGCAATCTAAAACACAGTGTTCCGTCGTGTACGCATATGCATGTCCTTGTTATGTATTGTATGATCGACGTAAGCGTGGTTAGTGTCAAGTATAACCGACATTAAGTGGTCCCGGCAGCTGGAATCGAACCAGCGACCCACTAGTTAAAAGCCAGTTGCTCTACCGACTGAGCTATGCCAGGATATGATTACTGAGGGTCCTCAACAGACACCCCCGCGTATTCAGGTACCAACCGTACCAGGTTGTGTTTCTTCTTGATCGTAATGCCCGCGTCCTGCAGTCCCTTGACCAACGCTCGGATCTTATCGGGTGACGGCTCGTCCAGCCCGTGCCGCTTCGAATCTGCACCGATGTTCACGAAGTCGGGTTTTGCGTAAACGATCCAGGCTATAAACGGATCTGGATCGAAGTCGAGAATAGGTTCAATCGTAATGAAACGCTTGAACTCTCCGAATGATTTAGAACCAATCTGACACATGCGATCGTAGGGCGCAGGCGCCGTACTGATTGCTTTGGTATCCCTGTTCGTTTCGATCGTACAACCCAACCACGATCCTTTTGGAATCCATAATTTGAAACGCCAGAGACGGAGCGGATTCTTTGTCTGGTACACGTACGTGTTCTTGGGGTAACGATGGCAGTGGAGCAAGACATCCCGGATCATTTCATCCGGTACCTGCTCCGCGAACAGATCATGGCAGTGATCAATGAATATGGTCTTGCCGGTACCGTAATCGACGGCGAGAGCGCCATCCAACATGCGTACCGGACCTCGGAATTGTTCCGGGCGCATATCCCCCTCGGGGCCGGCGACATAACAGTATGTACACTTATGGGGGCACTCACCACCGATGTGCGCGTGGACGTGCGAAACCCAATCGTACATATTTCCGTGTGATTTTTGTAGTTTGCTCATGCGTTCGTTCCTATTAAATGGGCGGTCTGGTTTATCCACTATCGCAGTCGTACATCACTGCATAGACTCGTGGCCTGACTCGCAAGTACGAAAGCCTTGATTCCGTGACTGGTAGGGGTGGAGGGATTCGAACCCCCGACTAACTGATTAAGAGTCAGCTACTCTACCGACTGAGTTACACCCCCGATGAAATCTGACGACTTACAGCGTGACCTTCTCCGGCGGTTTGGTCGCGCTCACGGCCTGCAGTTTGATCGTACCCTGTTCCTCAGGGATTGTCGTGATTGGCCCGCCTTCCACCGCGACATAGTTCATCCGATACAGCAGCTCACAGGCTAACCGCCGTGCTTCGACATGGTCTACAGCGATGAACCGGCGCTGTACCGTGAGCAGGTACTCACGCGGCGTCTGGACGATGGGCTCCACTACAACACTGGGCGCTGCTTCAACGACGGGGTCAGGATTCACTTCGTTTGCTTCACTCATTTGCATGCTCCTTTTCCTGGAAGGTAGTTTGAAACATCTTCCGATTTGAATTTGATCGTATCACCACATTTGACATTGGTTATACACACAGGGTCATTAGCCAATTTACCGCTTAACGTTTTGCGGTTGATCTTATCGAGTTTGATCCACATGTGTTCGGTACGCCCGCCTTGATGGAATGCGCGCTTAACAAAATCACCGACAGCAAGTTTTAGCTTACCTGCAGTCAGCGCTGCTTGCGTCGCAGCACGTTCGGCGCTCGCATGATGCGGACAGACCAGCCTGAGATTATTAACAGATTCGCGTTTCGTAGCCGTGCTTGTATTCCTTGATTGGCGTCCCCACGGAGAGTCGAACTCCGATTCGCAGGTTGAAGGCCTGCTGTCCTAACCGTTAGACGATGGGGACACATTGTTGAATTGAACTGGTCGGGGCGGCGAGATTCGAACTCACGGCCTTCTGCGCCCAAGGCAGACGCGCTACCAGACTGCGCTACACCCCGATTAAACTATGACACGGGCATCACGACACAGGTACCAGCCTGCGTGTCGATCTCGACAGTGATATACTCGTCATGGCAGACCCATTTACGAATCGCCGCCTGTACCTCATCCCTGATATCTTCGACTGGGCACTCATCCATCACCGTGTCTATAACATCAGGGGTCTTAAACGTCAATTGTATTTTCATGATTTGTGGTGGTTCCTGTTTGGACAACCTGTTTCATGACACGGTACACCGTTTATCACAACGGCCGCACACTGCGAACAGGCTATCGTTACGACATCCTGTTCATCAGGTACCTTTTCCGACAAATCGAAACCACGTTTCTTCGCCTCTGTTACTTTCACGTATCACCTCGTTATGCTCCGCTTGTTAAATAGTCCAACGCGCTGGCTTACGCCGCATCTCAGCACGATTCCTGTGCCGTGGTCCTAACATCTCCTGTGTACCGTCGGCGTATACACGGATGACCACCTTGTGGATATGATTCATGTTCAGACGTTCTTGCGCCTTGCGACAGTCTGCCGCCGTCTGTTCATCCATGGGGATCTTACCCTTACTGCAGAAATGAGCATTGATCAGCATCTGAAACTTGCGCAGACCGACCTTACTCATATCAATCGTCACGGGAATCTCTTCGTCGATATACGGTAACTTGTTTCTCGCCATATTCCTCCTGTTGGCAGGATGGGCCGGCATCGAACCGACAACAACCGGTTTTGGAGACCGGTGCTCTGCCAATTGAGCTACCATCCTAAATGCTGGTAGAGCAGCCGAGACTCGAACTCGGAACCCTGGGATTAGAAATCCCATGCTCTCTCCAGTTGAGCTACTGCTCTACACCTACGATTCTACGCAACCCCTCACAATCAACGTTGTTGTTGAACGCCTCAATGATCTTGGGTACCAACGGGTCGATACGCTCGGCCAGTACCTGTAGTTGGCGTGCATTGTACCGGTCTGCTGCCTTCAATAGCAGATAACCGCCACTCTGCTTACGATCTCCGAAGAGCATGAACGACTCACAACCGCTGTTCGGCGCCCACGTTACAGGCCGTATATCCACACGATAACCACGTCTGTCCGTACTACCATTGAAGTAGTTGACACCACCTAGGGCGTAGCATACGCTGACCTTCATATGCGTCGGTGCCTTCTCGGGCGCTGGTGTAGTATACGCTATCGGGACCCGGGCAACAAACGAACGTGGACTCGTGGTGCTTTGTTTTAGGAACTGCATTATCGTTCTCCTACTTGTTCAATCGTAACGTGACCACCGAATACGTTTACGCTGTTAGGTGATACCGGCGGCGGTGGTGTGCCACCTGGTACCTTTGGACCAGTTGCAGTGACTTGGGGTGCGTTTATGAAACGTCCTTGCGCCCATTGATCGCGCTCGTAGCTGTAAATGCACCGCCCGATACTCGTGACCGAGCCTTCACGTGCAACGACATGACCATCACAAACAGGACCACGCCGGATCTCGTCACCCGTCATACCCTTATGATAAGGTGTCAGTAGGGTACGGAAGTACGCCAGATCTTCAGCAATCCACGCCTGTGGTTTCTCGCCATCGACGCGTGTCATGCGGTTTGCCTGGCAAGGTTCCTTGAAATTAGCTGTACCTTCCCAGTAAGTTACCGCTCCCATCTGATCCCGAAGTACCCAGGTCTTGAGGTGCGAATTACTAAGGAAGTAAACACGGATAGGCCCATCGTCACCTGGCGTGTGCCACGCTTCGGCCTGTTGAATGAGATCGACTGGGTTCCGATTATTCCACCAGCCACATATGATATCCCAGGGCCCTGTGTCCTCCATGTGAGGTCGGAGTATATCCAGCATGGACTTGGATTGCGTCAACTCCTGTGACCATATCTCGCCGCCTGCAGCGTCTAGGATCGCTCTATAAAATAGGCGAATCTGTTCACGTGCCTTGCGGTTCGGGTCCATCGGCTTGTGTCTGTACTGTTGTACTTGTTTAGCGAGTGTGTCGTCTGACATTGTTTATGTTCCATAAGTTCCTTGTATGTATCAGGCAATATCTTAAATGGCGGAAGCGGAGCGGGTCGAACGCCCAAGTCCTTTCGGATCGTCGGTTTTCAAGACCGATGCCATCGCCGGCTGTTGGCTTGCGCTTCCACAGTGCGTATCGTATTGGCTAGTTCACTACCATACTAGATCGCCACGATTGGTAGGACACCCCGCTAAAGGTGGTGGCTTTTGTTGCAACACATCGTCATGGTGGTACCGAATGGATTTGAACCACTAACGCCCTCGGCTTCAACGAGGCGCTCTGCCAATTGGAGCTACGGTACCTTAAATCGTTTCATCAACCTGCTAAAATCGTATCATCCGGCTGGTGATCCACCCGGTAGCTACGTTACCTATTAGCATACCGATAGCAAGGTCCCCAGCTAACTTTCCCGCAAGGTACATGCAGAGAATTGCCACGGTTACCACAATGGTCGAAATCAGCGGTATATGCTTATTATTCATGGCTTCACCTTCTGGTTGGCCTCGACTTCGGCCTCGTGCATGAGATCAAGCATGGTGGAAGCGTTGGCCCTGATGGATCTGAACCAGGCATCGGGCAGCCAGACGCCCGACACGCCGTTGCGCTCCATGCGGATGACGTGCAGGCTCTGGGGATCGCGATGCACGTATACCGGAGTGGTGCAGCCGCAAATAAGAAGCGATACTGCAAGGAGAACAACAGACTTCATGGCTGCACCTCGTATCCGCCTGCGCCAAGCAGGTGTTGATTGATCGTATTGAGTACCTTCTCTGACCCACCGGTGAACGTCTGGTCCAGACGAAGAGCAAGTGCACAGAATGACTTACACGACTCGGCGAAGAAATCTTCGAGTGCCTGTGACCAAGGCAGAACAATGGTCTTATGGTTAGCCCTGCTACTGAAGTCCCGATCAGGTGTGCCATCAAGGTCCCAATGGGCGCACTGCCCATGAGCTCGCCGGAATGAGTAAGGGAACGGATGATTCTCTTTAGTGTAGACATCCTCGTAACGGTGCCATACAAAACCGTCGGCTCCCGTGATCTGCAATTCATCGAGGACGTTACAAGCGAAAGCGACAGCCGCGCCTGTCTGAAATGAAATGTCGTCACGATGGAGCACCGTCTTACCACCGGCATCGTCGACTATCAGGGTTGCTTCAAAACGACATGCAATAATACGGCGACGAATGATGGCTGCTTGCTCGATGGATCGCACAATAACGTCGAACGCCTTGGTTACTTCAACGAGCGTCGACCCTGTGACGTCTTTCTGGGGTCGCGCCATCAACTTCTGGATACGCTGGGGTACCACAATACGAAATACCCCTTTGGCGTCAACAGATACTTCAGCTGCTTGCCAATCCTTAGAGAGTACAGTACAGTGGTATTGGTGTGCCTTAAGTCGCATACGGATTCCTTTCAATTAAATGCGACGCCCCATACGCCTCTAATCTATACCCTCGATTTACTGGGTTAAGCCCAGCAGTACGTCGGGAGGGGCGTCGCAAAGTTCGTTACTCAAAATGGTGGACTGGTAACCACACTAATTCTGCAGAACACAGGTGGCTGTGCGGTCCTCGCAGAGGACTAATGTATCCATGACCGCTTTCCGCCCCCAGCCCGGGGAGCAACCTCTTGATATCGTCAAATAATACCGTGGTTTATCCTGATTTCATCACCACAAGTTTTTTAGCACACCAGGACTTTAGTTCATCATAATACGACCGTACGTCAGACGAACAGTTGAGTACGTGAAGTGAGGAAGGGGCTAACAAGCGCTCACCGGTCGTTAGCCACTCTGAGGACCTTTGTACGTAGTATATGAGTGAGCCCATCCACGTCCCATCCAGTCTGGTCAGGAGTACTTCCTTCCTTGAAAAATGGAGTGTCGTACGGGAATTGAACCCATGTGACCAGCTTGGAAGGCTGGTACCCAACCACTAGGTCAACGACACGTGGCGGAAGCGGAAGGATTTGAACCTTCGGAGGTGTGACCCCCACAGGTTTAGCAAACCTGCGCAATAGGCCAGACTCTGCCACGCTTCCTAGATATATTCAGTTGTCAAAGATCCACAAAACAAAAACGCCTACGGCCACTGGGTAGCCGCAGGCGTGTCATGGTGACAGAATGCGGCTACATTGGCGGTCCCTTCGAGGACAACCAACTCCCACTAAATTCTGTACCTGATGTATGCATGAGACACACTATGTCAGATTCCCTCGTACTTGTCAAGTGGCGGGTTGTGCGAGAATCGAACTCGCCTAGCCGGATCGACAATCCGGTGCACTAGCCGATGTGCTAACAACCCATCATCTATAACGAATCACCAACCGTCACGGAACGCATCACGCAACTCACGGAGCGTGAACGCAACCTCGCCTGCATGATGCGACCGATCACTCTTCTTGGTAAACACATAAGTACGTATAACAGATCGGTGACTATATGTCCAGCCACTACTTTCGATGTATAAGATACACTCAGCCAACAGCGGGAGCGGTGACTTGCGGTGCATCTGGTGTTCTAACTCCGGCGACACGATCCTTCGCAGTCTGAACCAGCTTCTTCTCGAAGTCGTTCAGCGCCGGATTGTAGGACACCTTGAAACCGGGCAGCGGATCGGCAACACCGAAACGGTCTTGCCAGAGATACAGGAATTCCAACCCGGCCTGACGGACCAGCATTGTCGCTGCATCATCCTTGGCGGTTACGGCAACACCGATCGGCATAGACGACTTCTTGGTGCCTAGCGCCTTGCGCGCACGCGCCGTAGCACGCTCACGACCGTCCTGCCTGTTCCAGTTGTCGGCCTCGGAGCAGATCGCCACGCCGCGGGCTACATCACCTGCGTCATTCCAAGCATACACGATGCATGCCGCGGGCGGTACGCCCTTCTTATCAACCTGCTTGCCTTCTGCGTCGACTACCTGCGTTTTCAGATAAAACGCCTGTGTTTTGTTGTCTGATGACATGTTATTCCTACGCTTTCGTTCTCGTTTGGCTGTCGGGCCAGGATTCGAACCTGGAAACTAAATGATCCAGAGTCATTTGTGCTACCAATTACACCACCCGACAACATTGTTACTACTGGCTGCCGAACTAGGATTCGAACCTAGACAGAGGGCTCCAAAGGCCCCCGTGCTACCATTACACTATTCGGCATCTACAAGCACGGAAAAATTCCGGCATTGTCCTCAAAGGACTCAAGTGCTACGACCAGCCAGATCGTAGCACTATGGATAACTCATTCAACTATTGTTTTGGGTGTCACTGTTTAGGCGGTGCGTCAGTAAACGTCGGTACATCATCTACCTGCAGCTTACTCTTCTGCCCCGCGCAATAACCCCAGAACCATACACCAAAAAGTATGACTACGTCAACTAGCATCGCTCTGCCTTTACTTGTACGTGTACCTTGCCGGCGATCGTGAACTTGTCCAACAGGCCGATGATCTGACAAGCACGTCCCAGATGGGTATCCCTGTTTTCATCGAGCTGACTTAGCGCAAGAACTTCACGTACTGCGTCGCTGGGCGTCACTGACGCCAACGGACGCAACCCATCAGCAAGAAACGATGCGTTATCCAGGCCTTCTACCATCTCTGGTGATAACAGGCGGTAGTAGAGCTTGCGTGCGCACTTCGGCCCGGGCTTAACGTTGACAGGTTTCGTAGTGCGTTTACCACGAACCTTACCTTTGTCAGGGCTCGGTTTGCGGGTACGCTTAGATGGTTTCGACGCTGCGGCCGCGCTTGGCAGTTGTGTCATGTCCTGCGGCGCAATGGGTACATCTGGCCTCTGTGACATCGCGTCCGACATCTCGGCCGGTTCCTGTAGTGGGTCTGACATCCTGCTGCTCCTTCTTTACTTGTGCGTCTAGTACTTGACGCATGGTTGATGTATCGTATGTATCATGAATGTTTGCGAATAACAAACCATCCTTGGCGGCCCGTTCTGCCCAGGCCTGACAAATCGTCGGATGACCTTCTCGGGTCTCCGGGTACTTGTTTACAACCTCGTCGCCGTAGTGTGTGAGTCGAATCTTCGCCTTCACAGCTGCAGGCAGTTGTGCGTAGTCCTCGTATGTCACGTGGACTGGAACTCCTGAGTAACCTGGTCCCGTATAACAATCGGCCAGCACCAGATCGATGTAATCCTGCGCGATAAACTTACGCAGTGCTGTTAGTTGCGTCGGCGCCACGTCACCTGTGTAGTGAATACGAATGTTGGTATCCCGTTCGTAGAGCGTAAGGCCGTATGATAACATCACAGGCTTACAGTCCTGTGGCATATCGCTGGCTGTAGTCATGTGTTCCCACGCGATCGGCGTCAGCAGAATGTCCCGCCATATTGCGTTACCGTCTGGATAGGGTACCGTAACGATGTCGAAGTAATCCGACAAACCCCGCACCTGCCCGTTGTAAATCCCACACGACGGACGCATCATGTCCCATATATCGCGCAAGATTGGTGCCGTTGCGTATAGTGTGATGCGCTTCGCGTGCTGATAACGACTAAGCGAATGATACGCCAGATAGTGCAACCCGCCTGCATGGTCAGGATGCGTATGTGTGATGTAGACGGCATCGACGGCCGCCATATGCAGGCCTATCGAGGCCAGCGAGAATCTGATATCAGTACCGCAGTCAACAAGCAAACAGTGTCTATTGCCCGATTGCTGACTTCGGACTAAGAGGTTTGTATGAAACAGACGTTGTGTAAACATGCCGCCTGTACCGAGTAATGTGACTTTCATAATGAATCTGGATCCTCTGCGACCAGCAGGCGTGCATTACGCAGATAGCGGGTCGGGTAGTCACCAGAAATACGTCCTTCCTTTACATCGTTTTGCCATTGAGCAATTAGTATTCTGTTCTCGTTGCGATTGGGTATGCTGGCATCAATTGCCACTTCACCAGCGTGTTCTGCAGCCAAACGAATGCGTCGTGCTCTCCATGCTGCCCTACGATTTTCAAACTTGCGCACGACTACATCGAAATTGACCGGACAATAATCCGTCACATCAACACCTAGATCTGTACGAAACATATCCATCGGCTCGACGAGCCGCCCGTGACAATGCCCGTGGACATGCCAACTCCCGTGGAATGAGGCATTCCAACTCATCAAAGGGAAATGACATACCGTCAACATGTACGGCTTGATCGATAACTCAAGTATGCCCGGTTGTCCCCTGCTGCCGACCACGCGTGTAAAATTGCGTTGTGCCGACAGGGGCATGTTATCGTGATTGCCCCACACAAGTGTCTTTTTACCCGGTAACTGCGCCAAGTACTTGTCATGGTTATACCACGCGAAGTCACCACCAATTATGACGGTGTCCTGCGGCTTTACCAAACTACAGTAGTTGGCGATCAACGTCTCATCCATCTCCTGTGTCGTCTTGAATGGACGATTACAGTGTCTGCGAATATTATCGTGACCGAAAATGCGGATCCATGAAGAACCAAAGATCTGCCATAGATCACCCCTTTCGTTATGTCAGTTTGTACCGTCCAATATTACGGCCCTTACTGGTGGGTTGTTGTGAGTGGCAATTTGGGCATAACCATCTTAAATTCATCAATCTGTTATCCCTGTTATCGCCGTTTATATGATCAAGTTCTAACGTCAAACTATTACCGTGCCACACGGGCTTCAATCCGCAACAAGCACATAGATACGCTCCCGGATCTTTACCGTAGTAACGTTTACGTAGTTGCTGACGACAACGATAACCGTTGCGACTAAACAAGTCTGTATCGGACGGAATACGTCCACGTCCTGACTTAAAATGTGCAATGTCGAGTCTGAGTCTGCGGATAGCTTGGGTCACAAGATGTCGACTTGTATCTAACCGCTTGGCTACTGCTAAGAATGAAGTGCACGAGAGGACAGCTTTACGCAGTTTCGTATCAGCAACTACACGCTCACCCGATTTTGAAAAACCGCGCCGTGAACACAAGGCACACTGCTTTGCTCGGTAATCACGTTCCCTACCACAGGCACAATAATGTTTCTTACAAAACGTACCTTGTCGATAGTTTGGATTCGTCGTCCCGTACTGGTGCTTGCTCATAACCACTCCTTTAATGAGAATTGGTTACAGTATACCAGGATATGGACGAACATCAAGAACAATCTACGTACGTGGTATGCGTTATTTCTTGACCTTCTTCTTAGGTACAGGCTCCTGCCACGGTTCCGGAAGATAGATGACATCCTTGGGATTCTTGGCACTTACACGGTTGTAGTCGTAACCACCATCGAGTGAAATGGCCCCACAACTACAAGAGGTAAAATCATGCCTGTGCGTGGACCACACAATGTCCCCGCATTTCCGGCACTTAGCACGGTTGCGAGGAACACCGAATCTACCAGCGCGGAGTTCAGGAAACTCCTTTAGGAGATGGGACATCGCACGTTGAATCAACTCCAACGATCCGTGCGAATAGTACGCGTGGAATGGTGTGGTGACAACTTCAACACCCTTGCGCCATTCCTTCGAACTAAAACGAACACGATACGCGTACATATCCTTACCCGACTTCAACCCATCAATCCGACCGATTGTAATATTACAGAGCTGCATCGCGCCTATTGACGCTGAAACACGTAACGACATATATTGACTCCAGAATAAGTGGGGACATACGGCACACCCGGAAACAAACAGTCCGAGTGGAGGGATGCGTCCTCATTGCCGTATGTCCCCTGAGATCTCACACTACCGTGATTCGCACCAACCGATTGTCTTTCTCGTACAAATCGATTACGCACGGAAGTTGCTTCTTAGCCGCGTCTGTCAGCTGCTTCGCTAACGCCGTGGCCTTGTCCGGTGTCAGGGTAATCTTGACCCTGTTAACCATATCCTCCTCGGCCACATTCTTCGTGACCCTCTGTGCGTTACCCGCACGAACGAGGATGACCAGGAATGTCGCACCGATGATAAGCGACAGAACTACTGCAATTGCGACGAACTCGCCCATATGACCTTACTTTCCTGTGGGTTGCGCTACCACGGCGGGCTTCATTGCAGCCGTGTTCATCTGGCCCAGGATTCCGGCCAAGATACCATCAACGGATCCGTTGGCACCGCCGCCCTGGCCCATAACCACGGTCTGTGGCAATGCGGGTTTCCAGGTACTAAGCGCGTCTGCCATCTTCTCCACGATCATCTTGGTCACTTCGAACTTGGTGAACGCCTCCGGGCCACCCAGGGCATCAATCTTGGCCTTGTAGACCAAGGCCTGTGCCGCGTCACCTTCAGCCCGACGCTTGGCAGCCTCAGCATCCTGTTCCGCGATCTTGATACCAGCCTGCGACGCCTGGATACCCTTCTGCTGATTGGCCTTCTCTTCAGCCTCAACCTGCTTGCCACGTTCGTTCGCAGCCAAGACCTGTTTCATGTACATGTCCTGCTGCTGCATCGCAATCTCCTTGTCGGTCTGCGTCTTCAGCAATTCCTTACCGGCTGCAGTACGGCTGAGTCCGATATCGGCCAGATAGAAACCTTCGACCTCGAGCCGATCTTTGGCCATGTCCACAGTGAAGCGTGCCAGAGCCTCCTTCTCGACCTGCGAGCGGGAGTTGACGTAATCCATGGCCTTCTTACCCTCAGCCGTATTCCGCAGGATCGCTCTGACTGACGGTAGAATGGCACGTTCCTCGATATTATCAAAGCCATTCTTGTCTGAATCGGCGTCCGGATCAGCAATCTTTGCCACCACATAGGGTATGTCCTTGGCCGAAATCGCCACGGCTACACGCACATCCACAGGGAACTCAAACGAGTCCTGCGAACGCACATGAATGCTATTATCGCCTTCCGGTTCCTTCTTGCTGGCCGTATTGGCTTCAGATCCCGCCACGCCTGTGTAACTGTACATGCGCTTGGTGGTCCGAACCAAAATAACCTGATACGCCTGCGGATGCATGTAATACTGCCCGGGAAGGAGTGGCTCACACCACAAACCTTTATAACCATTCGGTACCAGCGGGACACCGTTCACGACGTCCGTCTGGTTAGTACCATCACCGTTGAAGGGCAGGCCGGCATTTGCACGAACCCCAGCCGCGAATCCAATCGGCACATCAATACACGGCGCCGGTGTAATCTGGAACAGTTTCGGATTGTAGCGATACTGGCCCGGAGGCAGCACGGTAAGTTGCGGACCCTTCTGACCACCTTGGGTGAGGAATGCTTTCGCATCCAGCATCAACGTAGGCGACGCCCAGGCTTTGGCATAGATCTCGCCAGCGGGTAATGGATCACCATCCATGGCGGTAACTACGCCGACTGTACCTGCCTTGATCTCGACATTAGGTACGGACTCCAGATTGTACTGCCACGGAGCCCATCCGAACGACCAACCCGGCGACAGAATCTCTGCCTGCACCCCGCGTTGACCACTAACAGCGATGATCCGGCCATCCTTCAGGCCTTCACCAAACTTCTTGGTGATAAGACCACCAGAGTTGGTGTTGACCCACAGCGATGTCGAAAACACAACTGCCACCGTGCCAAGCATCACCAGGATAATCGCCAGCAGCGTACGCCCAACTGGTTTGAGCACGTCACTGAGCAACAGTGGCGCGATCAATCCAGCAACAATCAGCAGACAACCGAATACAAATGCGAACATGTGAAACCTCCTCATTTCCTTGTTTTAGTAATAATGCGTGCCGAAGCACGACGGAGTAGACTGGATAACCAGTTAACGTAACAACAGGCCCACAAGGGCAAACCATTCAGCGTAGAAGATGGGTAACCCGCAACGATTCACTGCACACATAACCTGACGTTCAACGTTGCGGGCCGCAGTGTCTGTAAAGTGTGATCGCAGACCTTTAACTACGTTTACCCAAAGATGAAGTATACGGATAACCGAGCTAGGCCGTCATTGGTATCCCTACCTCTGGCTTGATCCCGATTCCACAGTCGCCCCGCTAAGGGTGAAGCCTAACCAACCGTATACAAAATGGTGGAGCCAGCGGGAATCGAACCCGCGTCCGTAAAAAACCGCTCAACAGAATGCTACATGCTTGCTTCGCGTTAATAAAACCTGGGATACGCCAAGCGTGCTACCCAGGAGTGCAGGGGCGACGGTTACGTCACCCTCCACCACTGACCGTTCTGGACTTGCGCCCAAGGCTCGTCAGCGCCCGCTTTTTGCCCGGTTCACAGGCTTAGAGCTGTATGAGTCGTACTGCCGGTTACTGCTCGCTCACCGGGTTCCTATGGCTGTGATTAAGCAGCCAGCTTCATTGGCTCGGCCTTTGAAGGTTGTTTCCCGTTTATTAACGTGGCCAACGAGAATCCACGGCATGCATCTATCGAACTAAGTCATCACGTCGAAACCAATATGGCCCCAAAAATGATTGCACTGTTAAGAATACCAGATCCGTTCTACATGTCAAGCCCGTGGGAGTGACCCGTAACCATTCGGGTGGGATCTATGCCAGTTCCACGCACTTTGTATAATCGAGTCGAGCGTTGTGAATGTCGGTTTCCATCCAAGAATCTTGCGTGCTTTATCGGCGCTCGCAACCAGCTTTGACGGGTCGCCAGGGCGACGCGGACCGAGTTCCACGGGAATCGGATGTCCCGTGATCTTTCGTGCTGTCGCAATTACCTGTTGCACTGATTTTCCTTTGCCGGTACCGAGATTAAAGGCTCCGGTGGCGTCTGATGTCAGTGCAAGAATATGCGCTCGGGCTAAGTCTACGACGTGGATATAATCCCTGACGCACGTGCCGTCTAACGTTACGTGATCATCGCCGCATATCGTGACCTTGTCTCGTTGACCCAGCGCTACCTGTAATACCAGAGGGATGAGATGCGTTTCAGGTGTATGATCTTCACCGAACTTTTCCGTGGCACCACAGGCATTAAAATAACGGAGAAACACCGATCGTATGCCATGCAACTGCTGATACCACGACAAGGTCTTTTCAAGCATCAACTTCGTTTCACCGTAAGGATTCTCGGGCTGCTGTAATGCAAACTCGGGTATCGGTACACATTTGGGCTGACCGTAAGTCGCGCACGTGGAAGAGAATACGATGTGCTTCACACCATCGGCCCACATAGCCTCGACTAAATTGATACCGCCGACCACGTTGTTCCGAAAATAGATATCGGGTCTTGCCATGGATTCAGCGACCAACGCATAGGCTGCGAAATGCATAACGGCATCCGGCTTGACCGTATGCATCGCCTGGAAGATGTCGTGCTTTTCACGTAAATCCCCCTCGATGAATGTGGCCCGTTTGTCAACGGCCTCACGATGACCACGCTCTAGATTGTCGAACACAACCACGTCGTGTCCGGAATCGAGCAATAGTTCCGTGGTAACACTTCCGATATATCCGGCACCGCCAGTAACAAGCACTTTCATCGTTTAGGCTCCGCACTCTTCGGTTTGAGAAAGATGTCCGTGAGACGCTGTGACAGCAAACGGCCGAAACGTGACCGAGCTCCTTCCGTCTGATCAGCGCCGTTGATTGCGTCCATCGCAGAGTTCCAGATGGTGGCTACGGGGACCATACCAGTAGCGTTCATAACGGATATATCCGAAAAGTCATCCACGCAGATGGGTATGTAACCGGCATCACGCAACTCCTGGAGCTGGGCATCAGTAAGGGAAATCTTACCTCTGTACAGCAGAATCTGGGGAATCTGAGGCTCGGGCGAAGTCGTGGCCATACTGTGTTCCTTGTTTGAGTCGGAAAAAAGAAAGGGGGACCGGGTCGATGTTCCTATTTTCCCGGCCCCCCTTGTCATTGTTATAAAATAACAACTGCTCAGTCAAGAGCATGACTCCTTGTTTGTGTTTGGCAGCTCTAACGTGCTCAATTTGAAGTGTACCAGCCCTCTAACCATTGAGGTACCCCGCCATAGTTTAATGGGAGCGGGGGCAGGAGTTGAACCTGCAACATCTGGTATTATTGTAGGCACGTCAGCCCACTACTCCACGTAAGGATTGCTTAAGCTGTTCAGGCAATACGATGACGATGATGGGCAGACGCCCTAACAACTACAACATACGCTGAACTTACCTGAAATCAAATTACGTCCGGTAATATACAACTACCGGACGCGAAAGTCTAGCCCAGAATGAAGTCCTGGATCGCCTTACCGACGGCGACCTGTGGCACCTCAACCGAGTTGGCACGCTGACGTGCCTGCTTCACCGCACGGGCCAGCGCATCGATGCGGCCGAGCAGTCGACTCTTATCGAGCGGCGTGAGCATGCCGTTATAATGCACGGTGGTGAACTTCCCAACCTGCACATCTTCCGACAGTTCCTTGACCTGCGCGGGATGTTTGTCCGTCGCCGGATACAGCACCACGGGCTTGACGACCTTCTCGGTCTTCTGCCGAACCTCGATCTCGTTCCGGCGCCACAGTCCCGCTTTCTCTGCGCTGGCTTCGGCGGTCCATGTGAACCCGGGAGGCACAGTCGGGATGGTCTGGAGTACGTCGCGAATCAACTTCAGCTTGGTTTCGAGCCCAAGCAGGAACGTGGCTGGCAGACTCGTACCAATGGTCGTCGTGACACCCGTCACTTCATCGGTGACGACCACGTCGGCGAATGCCACCTGGTTCGCAGCTTCCTTCTGGAGATTGCAATCGATGAACCGCACCGCATGCCCAAACATATACGCCAGCTTGCTGGGTACAGTCTCGGTCACTTCCTTGTGCTCGGTCACTTCTTCCGGTTTGCGTTCGGCCGCGAACATTTCCAGCGTCTTGTCGTGACCCTGGAAGTGATCTGGCTTCTTGTCAAACGTGGTGGCCGTTTCCTGCAGGATGTTCTTGAACACGCCCGCCAACTCACCCTCTACCGCCAATACTTCATGCAATTTCGACATGGGATTTCTCCTTGTTTTTGTTTTAGTTTGAGTGCCGGATTACTCTCCATCCGGCGTAAGCCGCGGTGCCTGTTTGTCACATTTCCCTGCCCGTCGAGTTGGGGTACCCCGTCGACTAAGCTCACGATTGGTAGGTCACCGTTTTTACCTAGGTCGTCAGGATCAATTCAGCTTACACTACGCCGGCGGGTAGTGTGACCTGTCTGTTCAGATGTGTAGGTCCGTCACTGGTCATGCACAACGGCACACTCAATTCACTTGCAAGGAATCGCGGAAACTCGCCTGCTTGTTCGTCGTGCAAACGCACAGTCGGCTTACTACGCCAAGCCTGCCGACACAAGCCCTCCTGTGCCTGTATAGTACACGGCATAGAAAGAACCAGTTCAGTATCCAGATCACAGTAGCGAAATGGTTGGCAATCCAGGTGACTGACAGCCAGTCCGTTGAGCTGGCCCATACATACCGCCGCATACTTCAGTAGGGGCAGATGCAAGTATCCTTGACGGAAGGTTCCCGCCATACCAGAGTCGTTATTGTGCAGTTCGGGAAAACCCATTTTAGGCTCTTCGCCTGGAAAAGGCCCTGCACCGTGACGGGTACCGTAGGTCCGTGTAACACCAATAACGTAAGGTGAACTAATACCGTAATCAAAACACAAGTTACGGGCATTACGATCTGTCGTAGTCGACCACGTCGTATGCGGGTGGAATCCGTAGTTTTCGTCCAACAGTAAGCCTTGTGCACCTTCAAAGATTACGCCATTGGCGGCCTGTGTAAGCTTAGCCAAACGTTCATTGGAGACGATATGAGTCATGTTGGCGAACTTGATAAAACGATCCACGATCCGATCCGGGTTCAACCGATCGAACTCTATCTCCGCGCCCAATCGTTTGATCTCAGGCAGCAACGCCTCACGCGTGCGCAGTAGTCCACTCATGATCTGACCTCTCGGTCCCCGTAAATCACCACAACGCATCACATCCGAGCGGGATAGACTATCGAGCACAGTCTCACTGATCCCCATACCCGTCGTACCATGCTTTGTAACTCCACGGGCATATTCGCGTGTTCGGTTGAGTGCAACGTGGAACGGTGTTGTAACGACAGCTCGTTCATCCACCCATGTACGTGCGCCTAACACCGTCGGTACACTACTCGCCTGCTTACAGAAACTTTCTGCCTCCACCAGCCACGTAGATGGATTCACCAACATGAACTTGGATAGAACTGTCTGTACGTTGGGTACGAAACTCCCACTGCCAATCTGGGCGAACGTATGATGCCGGCCGTCAGGAAGACACACATTGTGCGCTGCCTGTGCCCCACCGTTATGGCGTACAATCACATCGGCGCCTGTATGTCGACAGAGCGCGTCTACTGTAGCACCCTTAGTCTCGTCGCCGAAACCAAGTCCTATCACGCATAGAACAAAAGGCATATCGCTCCTTGTTGGTTCCCCTACGCCGACCCTAGGGCCGACGTAGGGTACTAGATTACCGGGTTGTGCCGCTTATAAACGTTCGACGGCATCACTGCCCGTCGCGACGAGCGCGCCATCGGCTTTGGCGCCCTTCATCACTGCACCACTCTTGGAGTAGAGTGCGAGTGCCTTACCCGCACGTTTGGCCGCGGCCGGATCGGCGCCGACATCGACCAGGGCCTGCGTGACGTCGTTCACGTCATAACCTTCGGCCACACCGATGGCGGTTGCGATGGTCTCGCAGATATCGCTGGCTTCGTCGAGCGCGATGAAACGTTCACCGAACAGTTTCTTCAACGGCTCGACGACGTTGCGATGATTGAAGTAACTCCCTTGTTTGGGGAAGATCCAGAAGACCTCGAACTTGTCGTTGAGCATCTTCCAAACCTCGTCGAACGTCAGATCACCCTGGATATCGTCTCCAATGAGGCGCTTCACCTGGGCTTTCTCGACGGCAGGAAGGTTTCGGTATACACCCAGACCGTAGGGCAGTTCATCACCCGACATGAACAAGTAGCCCTTCTGTCCGCGCTTCTCCAGGCAGTCCATCGCCGTATACTTGGCCATGAAGTACATCGCCAACGCGTACGACTCGTGCTGCTGACCACCGCCGTTACCCTCCAGGTAGATGTTGGCCAACGCCTCGTCCATCTCGTTACCCGACTCGAACTGGCCGATCTGTAGGGGCACACGGTCGGAATAGGCATCGCCGACGGCACCCAACAGAACATGTGGATCTGCCAGATAACCCTTCTTCACGAGCAACGCCATGAGTTTAGGCAAGGCGTCCTTGAAGACACCCGGTACCTCACTCATACTGCCGGTCTCGTCAAAAATGACGGCGACGGCCCGACTGTTCGGATGTTCGTCGCTATCACGGCTCTCCCGGATCTTCACGCCGGCCTTATTCAGACCCGCGGGATCCAGAGATGCGTGCACCGTGGCGGCGACATGGCCCGATCGTATGTCGGCGTCGTGCTTGAAGAAACTCGTGCCCGTCTTCGCGTGATGCACTGAACGTGCCGTATAGGCTGCGTCGCTATAAGATCCACCACCCATAGTAGTCCTCCGTATTCGTTGTGATTGTTACAGTGCCGCCAACTCGTCGTTGATGTCACTGATAATGGACATCAGGCGCTCACGTATCTCGGTGAGCACATCCTTGATGGTCATGTCCTGCGGACGACACTGACATGCCACTGACCCACAGGAGGGAACCGGAGCCACGGGGGTCTCCGCCGGTTGTGGTGCCAGAGGCACCGGAATCGCAACATTCTTCACTTCTGCGGAATCGTCATGTGCTGCAGCGCCCATAGTCATTCTCCCTACTTTGTTGTTGATAATGTGAACCTACGAAACGTCGGCTTACCAAACAGGGTAGCCAACAACTCTCTGAATTCTACGAACGTCTCGTGGGCGTTCTGCGGTCTATGCCGCGGACCCAACAAACACGCACGTAGAAAACCAGCTAACAAGCGCGGACGCGGTTGTGTACCGAGTAGCGCAGAGGCACAACGTGCCGCCATGTACAGATCCACACCAAAGGTTGACGGATGTCCCGTCAGTACTTCAGCAGGATAGTAACCTTTCCACTTTGGTGATATGGCCTTGATCTTCTCGCCGACCGGCACCGAGTAGCTCCAATCGATCAGTATACCGTTATGCGTCTCGGGTACGATCAGTATATGGTCTGGTGTCAGTGCGCCGTGCACGTAGCCACATTTGTGTGTCAGGACCAAACCGCCTAGAATACGGTTGAACATCCACGCCACGTCACGGGGATCGATACCCTCAGGATAGGCCTTGATGACATCCGCCAGCGTACAGGTGTCCGGAATCACCTCGAAGATATTCACCTGACGGCGTGCCGCACCCTCAACGAGTTGGAACGCGGATACCAGTTTAGGCAAATGCACCAGAAGCACAGACTCGGCAGTTTCAGCCTGTTCATGAATGTCCTCCAGCACCTTGGCCTCATTGACAAGCAGGTCATTATTGGCAGGCGAACGCACAACCTTGATGATGATGGGCTTCTTCGCAGCATCCACGCCGCCGTACACTTCAGCGAGGTCACCCGAGTCGATACGGTTAGTCACCACGTAGGTGTGCTTTCCGTGTGTGATCGTGACCGCGGCTTGAGCGTTACGATCTCCGTAGGTACCGTTGGCTATCTTGGTATCAGCTTTGGCTTTCCAAGTCTGTAGGAGTTGGAACGCATCCGCGGCCTTGGCAGAGCCTTTGTGCTTATCCGGATGTGTGACCATTGCTAGTGCACGGTAAGCACTCTCAACTTCATCAAGGGCGGGACCGAATACGTCTTCTGGCACAACGGCCGACGTGAGTAGCTCTTTAGCCCCAGAAAATAAGAACTTCATGCAACACCTATGCGCTTGTATGCTTCTGCACCATAACGATCTAGGGCCGCGCTGACGTAGGCACGTTTGTGTTCCACGTCAAGATGACCCCACCACTCAGTCAAACCCTGTCGGTAGAGATGGGACCACTGGGCGATATACGACGGTGCAGGATTGTCGAATAACCCTTTGATCTGAGCTACAGGGTCTACGTTGTAGAAATACATCAACACGGCCTCAACGGCGGCCAGTTGATCCGTAAATCTACCAGCAAGTATACTGTTCGCTATCGCCTCTGCAGACATACTAACCTTTCACATGAGTTGCTTGTTAGACTTATCGACCAGGAATATGTGGCGCAAGCGCGCACACAGTTTATCAAACCAGGTAGGTTGTTCAGTTGACCAACCACCACTGGTCGGGCGCTGTGGACGGACGCGTGCATCAGTGGAGGATGTAGGAGGCGTAACTGTCAGTGTACTAGGTACGTCGGGCGCGTTAGTGCGTGACACCATAACGATTGAAAGTGGGATCCAACCTGCAGTGGTTAATGCAGCTGCAACAGATTCGGAACTACGTGCAGTTAGCTGGCCTTCCCACCGATTACCATAACTCGAACGCGCAACGTAACGATATGTCGCCATCAGACTCTCCTTGTTGTAAAAATAGATGGGCGGCCAGATATAGTGTTCTATCTGTACCCGGGGTCATGTGTATCCGGGCGTTGAACACTTACCTGTAATTTACCGCCCAAGTAAGATGGTTGCGGGGGTGGGACTTGAACCCACGAGGCTTACGCGGCAGGTTATGAGCCTGCTGAGATACCAACTTCTCGACACCCCGCAATAGAAATTTGAAATCAAGTATGGATTCCCCACCCATACAACCAGGTCGCTCTTAGCACTACCGGCAATCCGCCAACTACCAAGAAAATGCAGTCTTGGAAACCTTGCGGTTGTTGACTGGGTATGACGACCACCTGCTGAGGAATTTGCCTTGTGGCATTACCTTTCCTTACCGGCTACTGCACTAGCCTTGACTTCAAAAATGGTAGTCGGGACAGGGATTGAACCTGCGACATCCAGGGTGTAGACCTGGCACTCTCCCAGCTGAGTTACCCGACTCTGAATTAGTTGACTATACGACATGCGCTGCTGGGGCACAAGTCGTTTTATGCACGGCTCTTCACATTACGCAGACACTCCAACACCGACGAGATACCGCCGGCCGCGAATAGTACGCGGTCAGCTCCGATCTTGTCGCGGGCGCTGTTCCACCATCCGTGTGCAGTGTGTTTCTGCACGACAATCCAATCTACGGCCGAATTGATAGACTGGTTGGCACGCTCCTTGTTGATGAAGCGCAGATCGAAATCGCCAGCCTCAGCAGACGCGCTGATAGCCTGTTGTTGATCAGACAACAAACCGATGATCGCAACCCGCGGCTTGCGTGGCCGCGTCGGTTCAACAACCTTCGGTTTCGCATAAGATTCGATGACCGCTCTCGACGTACCCATGTGATCGATGATGGCGCCCATGCGGGCCCCAAACACCTGCAGCAAATCCTCAAAGGGAATCTTGCTCAACTCGACTCGGTAGTTGAAGGGCGGGGGCGGTACCTGGCGCTCGACGACAATCGGTACCTCGACCGTGTTATCGTTAAGCGTCTGCCACGCCTTAGTGACCGCGTCGATCAACCCAGACGTCATACGCACCGGCCGTACCTCTGCCGGAGGTAGTGCTTTGTTCACGGCCGTCTGTAACAACTCGTGGGCGTCAGCCAACGGTTGATCCATACGCAGCAACACGAATTCAGTTGCGATACTGTTCAGCTGATCATCCGACCAGCCGGCTCGTGTTACAGTGACACTGGCAGTGATGCCGTGCTTCTTCATGTGAGGTCCGAGACCCCTGGGATCGAACAGTCCGTGACACTCGGGACATTCAACTTTAGGCAGCATACTCATCCGTCTTCCTCCTGGTTTAGGTCTGTGAAAAAGGGTTGAGATTGTACAGGCAAGCCACGTAGTAACCTAGTAGCTTGAATAGAGTCAGGTAAGGTAAACTGTAGAAACTCTTCTAGACGTTGTCTATGTTCTACAGAAGGTACCTTACTGTCGTATTCCCAGTATCTTACACTACGTACAGTAACACCCAAAGATGCTGCTATAGCGTATTGTGACATACCACAGTGAATACGTTTGTCCTTAAGGAATCTACCAAATCCTATCACTTTCGTTTTCTTAGGTCTACTCACAGAATCCACCTCGGTAGTCACTTAGCTCAAGCACACTATGACCATGGTGTTAGTGTTGAAAATTAGTATAAATCGTTGTAACCACAGCCTATTACGACTACAGCACCCGTACCTATGACTAATTTTTAACACCACACTTCTAGTCTTTTCAGCATACTGAGACAGCCCGTACTACCTCATGTACCTATTTTACCTATACCACGGGCATGGTCTAGGTGAAATAGCGTTTGCACTAATTTTTTACACCACCGTCCTAGTGAAGGTGAAATAGTGCAAACGCTATTTTTTTACACCACGCTGCTGGTGTCAGACTAACAGTTCGGTCGTCTGTCTGTTGTCGTGCCAGAGACGCCGGCGCCATCCCATGTTCTCGTTCGGGAAGAGGTCAGAGCGCCGAACCCATCCGATGCTTGCCGTATCGTTTTCCAGCCACCACTCCCGAATCTCTTTCGATTGAGGCTCGGGCGCTTGATGGAACTGTTTGGCGACAGCATACGGCAGTATACCGAGTGGGTATGACTGATACGACACCACGCCACCGTTTTCGATCTTCTTCTGGAACGTGGCAGCCTTCTCAACCAAAGCGGCCGCCCGTGCGTCCGATGGTTGCCAGCTCTGATCAGGCACATCGTCCTTACGATACACAGCCCAGATCCGAGGTAGGCCTAGGGTGGGCTGACCATCTGCTGGAGGCCCTTGCTTCCAGGCTTCCAGGAATGTGCGTGTGACGGCCGCCGCATCCTTCTCTAAAACGACGGGATCGTCCTGACTGTCCGGCCGGCTACGAATCGCCGTGCACCACAGTTTCCGCTGGCTTACGGGCCTTCCACACTTTTTGCAGGGCGTATACAGGTCAGGTGACCAGCCATTGACACGTTCATGAGGATTTGACTCATCCCTCGAACGCATGATGACGATGTCTTTCCACTCCCGGTCCGTGTTCCCGCAGCCGGTCTCATCGCAATGCGTCTCGATACGATGCATCAAAGTGATGGTTGGCGGCCCGACAATCGTGTACAGGGGGCGCCGGTTACCGTCACCCATGTGAATGGGATTGAGTACCCAGCGGTGCGCCTGCATAAGCAGGTCCAGCCCCTCTTCCGTCGGGGTCTCCCGCCGATTGCTGTACGGCCCGAGGATAATGTCACCTGATACCCGTTCCCGGGCACTGATGGTCATCTGGCCGCGTAAGTGGGCCTTGCGGTGCGTGCGCACCATGGCGAGGACCAGGCGGTGATCTTCTTCTGGTGGGCGTTCGACCACCTTGACTGCTGGCGGGAGGCGGAGTTTCCGACCTTCAGCCGCAGCGATTTGGAGAGCTTCCGACAATGCTTCATTCATTATACTTGCCATACTGCCGTTCTCCTTTGTAGCGCCCTCTAGACGCTAAATACAATTTACACCGGGTATGATCTACTTCTACGTCACGGCTCCTTACCGCGACAGAAAGTAAACCAATCCCGACACATTTGTTATAACGTGTAGGGTGTCATTATTTAGTCAGGACGTGTGTCCATACTATAGACAATCCGGCCGCTCATAGTAGGTGCTATTCCAGCAACACAGTCCTCGGGTAGTCCCGGCATGGCGTCACCTTCAGGTACCTGTAGGCAGATGGCCACATACGCAGCTAAGGCCTCGTAGGGTACACGGTAGTTGTTAGGGTCCGCCCACCAGTTAATGCGATGTTCACGTAGTAACCATGCTAGTTCCTTATTCGCTGCATATGCCTCGTGTGAGGCGTGATTCAGACTTCCGACGATGTAGAGTTTGAATCCCGGATACCCTAGGTGATATTCGATCTCCCATATGGCTGCATCACCTAAGTGTTTGTACACACATTCAAGACACGCTTTTCGCATGTTTAGTTTCTCCCTTATTCCTTGTCTTTTAATTTAAGATCGCTCGCATCCCAGTTAACTTCATCCCGGGTACATAAGCGCGCACCACCGTGACAGGGGGCATACCAGAATGTATAATCTTCTGTTGCATCCCCATTCATAAACCCGCGCAAAGCTAGCCGACGTTCTTGCCCTAACAATGACAGACCTGCAGAACTACCCTTGTAGGGATTACTGTCAGGTGGGTAACCACGACATACAATAACGTAACCTATATGAATCTTAGGCATCTTCATCCTCCTCGGTATCTGGAATACCGCCTACTTCCAGATAAGCGTCTGTTTGTGCATCATTGGTGTTGAGCTCAACAAGACATGATCCATCTTCGTTGATAGCTACTTTTTTTCCGTTAAGTGAATCCAGCCACTTTCTCAATTTTTTGACTTTGATAGCCATAATGTCTCCCAAAGTAAGAAGGTCCTGACAGGATCACTGCCAGGACCTTAAATAGAAGGGGATTGGGTTTTTCGGATGTCGCAGTGATATCGTTATCGAGACGCCAATCCCCTGCACGCTGTTACGTCGAACTTGTGCTTGTTTTGTCCCGCGATGTCACTGCGCCGTTGTTGCTGTTATTCCGTATCGTTGATGTTGATGGTCCCGGCACTCTCGTCGTTGTCAGGCGCCCCGTTTTCAAACAAGAGTGCGCGTACCCGATCGCCTGTCTGTTTATGAATCGTTACCAAGGCATCTGACTCGGAGATACCGTCGCCTACGAGTTGTTCAAACATCTGGTGCTCGAGTTGAGCAATGGCATCCAACTCAGGTGATACCAGGTCAAATACCTTATCAATCTCGCCTTCGATATACGGCATACCGTCATTAATGCTCTGTTTCACGATCTCGGGTAGTGAATCTTTTGCGTTTTCGATTGCACCTACTTCAGATGCGTAGAGCGACACCGCGAACAAGGTCATGATAGCTTTGATATCTGAATCTAATGACTGTGCCAGATTATATAAGTACGCATCCATAATCGCCGGTACAGCCTTAGATTTCTTGAAGGCAGGTTTATACCTGGTAACCACTGCTACCAGGCGGTCCCGTATAGGTACGGCACACATAGCCGTGTACTGCGCCTGTAAGACCTGCGTATCTTTAGACGTCACACCACTGGTCAGGCAGTCGAGGGCATCTGAATATATGGTCTTCACTGTTGCCATCAACTCATCTTTGATAATGACAACGATGTCATCGTGCCCTTCGATCCCACGTTCGTGGGCGCGCAATTGTAACAGGCCACCTGCCAAACAGTTTGCCGTGCCTATTATGGCATTGGTTAGTGCTACGTGTGTTTGCATTAGCCTCGCAACGGCTTCTGCGATATGGTTAGGTGGTGACTCGTTATCAGACATCCAGATCCTCCACTAATATCGGTCCGTTGTTGCCGTAGTAAGGTAGAGAACGGACTACGTTGAAATCTACCCACTCCGTCGCGGTCTCGTGCGACCATTTATTTACGTGCATAAAGCAGGCAATCAACTTGGACATGCTGTACACGACTGCCATACGGGGTTCGTGTGTGACACCGATTATCGCAGGAGCGTAGTCAACATTATCATCATCAGTACCGATAAGCATTACTGTAGTGTCGTTGTCTTGTGCCCATGCCTCCACAGCATCAATCATCGCCTGGCGACGCTTCCGGGTCGGCCACTTTGGTTTCTGCATTCATATCCTCCAGTACGTCCACGTCGATCAGATCGACCGGGTGGTTTAGTCTATCTCTGTATGCTGCGGTCACACTGACAATGGTACCCTGAAGTACCATGAACTCATCCTTGGTAAGCTTATTACGTGCTATGAACTGAGCCATCGTGGCCCAGTTATTGAATTCACACACACGGAAAGCGGTACTTAACCCCGCATACACCAGCACAAGGCGCTCATTAGTCGCCGGCTTTTTTGTCCGACTGCGTGGCATCTTGTGTGGTGTAGATCGCTTAGTTATCGTACTAAGTTTAGGTCTCATAGTCGTATGGCATTCATTTCAATCTGAGGTTGTAACGTCTTCTGGCTTGTCATATGATGTGGCTTTACTTTTACCTGACACGTATACATCGGGCGCACTGGGTAGTTTGCCCTGCTTGCATACGTGGATGGTCCGGTCTGATACGTGTAGACGTAGCTGCCCCAATTGGCTGCGTGTTTGTCGTATACTATCGGATTGGCCGGAAGGTCACCGCGTGCAGGTATTGACAGCATGGGAATCGGCGGGTGGATACAGAATGAATGGGAGTGCCCTTTCAGGATGATCTCGCATTCCTTGTCGGCTGCCAACCTGTACAGGTTATTGGGTTCTGCCCCAGACGTCCGCCCACCACCGTGCCCGTGACTTATGAAGGCACGGACAACGGCTACCGCATTACAACCGGTCGTGCGCTTAAACTTGAATCGCATAAACGCACAGTCTGTCAGGTTTATCACATTGAAGTGTTTACACAGTTCTTGCATGAAGTCACGGTTGTGGTGCTTCATGATCGTGTATTCGTGGTTGCCTTCTATCAGACCTAAACACTTATCTTTGATAGGCGCCAGGAATTTGAATAATCTACGCTTCTGTGCGTCCAGAATGTCCGTGAGATTATGCCTAACCTCCTGCGGGTCACGCCCCTTCAGTAACCAGTCAGGTAATGTTGACGGATCAAACCGTTTAGCATCGCCCAGGATTACGGCATCACACATATCGCCGCCGCCAAACCAATAGGCGTTAGGCTCGTTCTTGATCCGTGTTACGATCCGCTGTAACTTATCCTCGGCACAGTTGGACGCGCCAACATGTACGTCGCCAAGTACGTAGAAAGTGAATTCATCGGACCGTGATGCACAGTTGAAGTTATATTCAACAAGTTTCATATTACCCCCAGGTTAAACTACTAGATTATCGGTCATTAACCGTTGTAGTAGCGTATTGATCGGGCGTAACGCTGTACACGGTACCGTTAGCACGCGCAACTTCGATTGGAATGTCGGTGGCGGTGCAATGGCCTGCATGTGTTGAATATCTCTCGAAGTTGCCCAACCTGCAACCTCTACTGAATCGTCGTAGGCCAACAAGCCACTTGCTTGATCTACATGGCCCCGTACAAATACGCCTACGATCAGGTGATCAGATAGACGACGATCGAACTTAAGAAAGTCCTGAGGCACTATCAAACTCTTCGTTATTACAGTACCTGATTTTATCAGTGACGTCGTAGCCGTAATCCCTATCGGACGCTTCTCTGAATCCTCAGTCAGATAAGTGGTGCCATACTGACGCGCTAACTCCAACTGCTGGCGGAATGCCTCAGGATCAATCTGAAGCAAACTCGTCAATATTGTATCACTCAACGTAGTAAACTGCCCGATCAACGGTTTGTTCACGTACCTCGGCTGCGGCATTGTCTGATGTACAGCAAGTCGTACGTGATCCAATTGCAGTTTCACAATGTGTTTTGGTTCTAGCATTATATTCTCCTACCTTACACGACAGTTCGTCGTTCTTCATTCGTTATGTTCGGTTGCGGTACTGGCTCAGTCTCGCCTTGAACGAGTTTGTAGCCGGGCCACTTTGCAATCTGGTCCTGAATCGTTGTATTAGCAAACTTTGAGCAATGAGGTAACTGGGTTGAATCCAGGCGTACCTGCGGAAAACTACTGAGGCATAACTCCACAGCCTCTTCCATTGTAATTTTCTTGTACACTTGTGCGACACGACTATTGACGGAACAGTCAAAGAATTCAAGACCCGCTTTATCGAATATGGGCTTGAATCTACGTAATTCATGTACTTGACTATTGTACAGATCAGCATTCCACTTCTGCTCCAGTGATGTCAGAATCGTGTTATGTGCATAACCGCTTGAGAAATCAGAACCGGCTAATATTATACGTCTTACACCCAAATGATACAAGATACAAATGGATGTGAATAGCGTGTTGTTATACCAGGGAATTGCGCGTCTGACCGATAGTAATTCGGCCCAAGGAACACGCTCTTCGAGCAGGTAGAAGTACATATTAGGCATCTGTCTGAATTTACGATTACCGTAGCTGGCATTCAGTTGCGTCTCAGCGTGCGCTATATTACCGAACTTAATGATACGTGGATCCAACATCAGTTGGGGTTCGTAACATTCGGGTCTATCTACGCCACACCATAAACTAGACTGAAAGTGCATACCGGCATTGTTCATGGCCATCGTGAGGACGCCGCGCTGTGCCAACAGGTTGAGTGCCTGTGTTTTTAAGGACGGTGCGCCGCCGACAAGCATGGCCGTTTGACCGCTGTATAGATCGGTCAAGTCTGCAGTTCGCTTCATGCCATTTTGGCTGTAATGAATAAGGATCACGGTAAATGCCTCTTATCGATTAACCACTTACGCCCATAATCTGTGGGGACATAGACATAGGGCGGCGGATTTGGTAGACGTTCTATTAGACCATGTTCACGTAATAACCGCAAGGGTCGCGTGAGACACCGCCGATCAAGTGCTCGCTGCTGTCGTTCAGTTGTATTAATACGACGTGCGAGGCGCCGGCTAAGTCTACCAAGTTCAACCGCTGTACAAGGCCGTTTGGCCAGGATGAGCATGTCAAGTACATGTACAACGGCTGAACGAGGTGTAACTCTCATGACGCAAACCACACGGGTTCCGTACCTGCGGTGGTGCAACGCTTACAGTTGACACAACCGTTTTCCAGTTTGATTTTACCAATATCGACTGGACACGCGCTGAAACGCAGTTGTGCCAGCCAGTTAATCTGCTTAACAGATTGACCAAGCATTTTACGCACGTCATTACGCGCCGTAAGTATCTCGAAAGTGTGTTGTCGCATTTGTTCAAAGTTGTCATAGGGTAAGTGTTTCAATGGTGCTGTGTCAGAGGGCTCATCGCGTCCCATGTAACACAGCTGCAATCGTGGGTTGTTCGGGCCGTTACAATCGGTATATGTGATGAGCCCTTCTGTAATGTTCACTGGATCTAGGGAAAGATATTGGATCAGGTTGGGTGTGTTGATTATGTATGGAACTGCGAAAAAGGATCTCGTATAGTTCCAAAAGTGGATCTCTGGATGCTTGACCATTGCCTGATGCAAGGCCTGAGCATAATCCGTATTGAATATGTCGCCAGCCCAATGAAGTCTGTAGTTCAGACTCAGTGGTTCAGCTGTTTTGGCTTGATGCTTCGTCTCTGCATCTTTGAATCGTGTGAATTCGGCATCGAGTATTTCTACCATGCTCTGAATCGGTGTCGCTGATGCTGCGGCTTCGCGTAGTACACGTGTATTGTACTCCAGAATACCGTATACACCTTTGTAGAGCCGCATTATGTTATCGACATAACATGTACTCGTTTTGCGTCCCGGCGCCTTGAACCAACAACCCTTTGCGGCTGCAGTCGCTCCAGGACATGTACCTTCTGGTCCAGGCAACAACCCGAACGTGTTCTTCTGACTATCATAAGAACGTGTCTTACGATCCGACGATGGTTTCAATAACTGCATAACTCTATTGGACTTTCTGCCATCTATGTCGGTATAAGTGATGGAATATGATCCATCCAGGCATACCGACGGTAAGATTGGTATCGTGCGTAACCGGCGTATCCAATACTTCATGTGTGCATATATTCATGCACCGATATATCTTAATGTGCGTTGTAGTTTTAGTGTCGCCGTGCTTAGATCCTGCCACGACGCCCACATCTGACCACTAGCGGCGAGTTGTGTACGCGCACTGTCGTGAGCATGCAACCACTTAACAAGTTCTAACGCTTCATCAGGCGTATCGTACATCACTGTGTTAATTTTATCGGTCAACACCTCACTCAAGTGTCCGCGACGTTCACATAACACAGCTTTACCTAGAGCTAATGCCTCCACAGCAGTACGCCCATAAGGATCGTGGTAACCGGGCGCAGTAGCGTGGATCAGCACGTCGATCTGTACGGTGTACAGTAACGCACCAATAGGCCGCGGTGAACAGAGGACAACACGGGAACCGAGCCGTGTCAGATCTGCCTTTAGCTCAGGATCTACAATGGGCGGCGTGGTCACCAGCAGACGCATGTTGTCCGGCCAGCGCTTGACTAGTGTGCGTACAAGGTTGTACGGATACTTTTCGTGTTCGTTGCTCGAAAATATCCCAACTGTAAACAAAGCCGGAGCTCCAGCCATCTGTCGATATCCGCGACTATCCACGAACGGCATAATAGCATCCCGTTCATCTAACTTTAACGGTGTCCCATCATACGCAACACGTGCTGCATACGGTGAACAAGGTACCACAATGTCAGGCTCTATCTTAGGGTCGTAGTTTCCGTAGGCGTAGTAGATCGACGGCAACATACGGCCCAACCCTGTCATATTAGCACCCTGTGTCCCGTAAACGATCATGCCCGATCCTTGTAACTCGTTAATCTGTGCAGGTGTGATCGTGTCTGTCTGCAGTACGTCGAAACCATAGAACTGCAAGAGTGTTATGATTTCGTCCAGGGGCGCAGTAACAGGTGTCGCGTGTACCAGCGTATGCCGATACCCCGTGAGCACCTGTACTGAGTCACATAGCATAGACAGGACGCCGGAAATACGAAGCTGGGGGACCACATGAATCAAATGGTCCCTTGGCATATCCATAAGTCGGCGTCGGTCACTCATGCGGGTGTGTCCTTGAGACTGATTGCGAATAGCGCCACTTGTGTCGGATCGGGACGGGGCGCCGCCACCATCGTGGCTGTCTTCTGCTGCTTGGCGAGTTCTTGCTTGGCCTTAACCTCGCCTATCAGTTTAACGATGTCAGGAGGATAAGACCAACTACCGGCCGGCGTATAGTTTGTCAGGAGCGCCAAGTCCTCGATCGGCCATGTCCGTTGATCGGGCTTAGAGCCCTGCAACTGAACATAGGCGCTGTTGGCCTCCGTGCGCAGGTGCGTGCGCCAGTCAGCAAGGAACACCTCGGCGCGGCGTAATAGCACGGTCAACTTGAGGGGATCCATGTCCGTTGTCTCTGGCGTCAGTATTGTCAGGAGGTCTGTCAGCACGCGTAATTCGTCATTGTGAATGGTCTTAGTTTCGATACTCATCTGTCTACCCTTTTATAGGCTGTTGTGTCCACAACGTGAATATGGTCGTTGTATTATGGACTTGTATATAAGTTGTATTGAGTTCAACAATAGTTCGGACCAACGTCCCGACAGGTAGTTGTCCCGCAACTGTGGCGGTCTCCAGAACATAACGTTCGTGCAAACAGCGTGGGAGACCCGGGTACTGTGCAGCCAGGTCCCCCACGAACTTATCCAGGTTGAATGTACTCTCTGTTACCCTGGCGTAGTCGGCAAAGTTCCAACTTACCAGGGACAAGAATACGTTGCGGGGTGGTGCGGGGAACCACGGTATTACCGGCTCCCCGGCACCCGCCAGTTTGTACCGCGCCTCTACGAGACCCCGTTGGTCTGGGATCGCAGCCACCATGTATTTCATCGTAATTATCCCCTACGAAAACGCGGAGGTAGGATAATCGGATTCTTTTCTTCGTCAGTGGCGAACTTAAGTTCCGGATCGCGCTTCTTCATCTGATCCTTGAATAGCGTTGCCTGGTTGGTAGCAGCATCACCCAGTGCAGTGATATCTGCAGCAGTCACAGTGGACAACGTCGAGATATAGCCGAAACCACCAACTTCACTGTCGCCGAATATAGCCGTGATGATGATACCCTTCAACGCACTATGTCCGGCCATGAACTCGACGCGGCGCTGTAGGTCAAACAAGGCCAACGGCGGTGTAAGCGTGCTGTCCTGCAGGCGTTGCATGACTTCTTCCAGCGGACCTTCGGCCACGTGTAGGCACGTTGTTTGGCCGTCCGCGTCTTTGTCCCCTACTGTCGGGACCGTAATACGTACCTGCGTCTTCAGGTCGATGCCGGTATTAATCTTCTCAACGAGGAAGCGTAACAACTCCGCAGTACTGCGCAGACAACGCTCCGCGTTGGTTGGTTTACCTTCGGCATCAAGCCACTCAATCACAGCGGCACTCTCCAAACGAATGGGTTTCGGTGCAGCTTCTGGTCCGGACGTCGGGATTTCAGGGATTTGTTCAGGTGTGTCACTCATGTGATCCTTTTTGTTTAGTAGCGATTATTCGTATCAGATGTTCAAAGCACCATATGTGGTAATGGACCTGCCGACGGTATCATGGGTGGCGGAGCGAACACTATTGTGGGGCGGTCTACTTCTCCAGGCGATGCAGGTTCAACCGCTTTAGCACGATCCTTAGTTCCGAGTGTGGCACGCATCGTCGTCATGCAGTGGTCTGTCCACAACTTACCAAAGGGGGTGATACCATGCATTACTATATGGGGTGCACCGGACTCCGCGAACGTAAACGTGATTGTGTAATCACGCCCTTCTACGGGCAACAGGCGGGCAAGAGTGTCGTAAATCTTACCCACCTGTGTTCGTTGGTATTCTGACCATTGTGGCGTCATACAGGTGCGCGTACCGGGGGTGTGACGGGCGTCATGGTTGGATCAACTGTAGGAGCAGTCTTTGCCGCGGCAGTACTTGTCTGACGCGCCAGCTCGGCCTGTTCCTGAACGTTATCCCACGTGGCTTTGATTACCTTAACATCATCATCAGAGGGCACGAGTTCGATCATGGTAATGCCAAAGAGCGACATATAGTCAGTCAATGTGGCCACTGTGGCATCACGTATATCAACATACGCCTGTGGCGGTTCAGTAACCATACCACTATATGATTTACGCAAGATACTGCGTGAACCTATTTGAGTGACGCGTGCTTCCAGTACCCGTATACCGTGGATTCGCATCAGTTCAGCTAACTTGGTCGCCACCGTCTGCGCCATTACAGCGAGTTCGTGTGGCGTTTCTCTGATATCACCCGGAGGCATATTATTTAGCCGTACGTTCATCTTCATCTTTTTTCTCCTGAATAAATCCGCCATTGATCGGATCGTTGTTACACATCCAGGCATCATAGCCCAGATCGGTTGCTCTACCGCATATTTCCTTTACAAGGTCAAGTGTTTGAGGATCCCATTGTTGACTATCCTCAAACGACTTACGAGGAAAGATCTGCAATCCAGTCGATGCTGGTTGAATATCACACTCTGCCCAAGTTGATTTATCACGTACACGTTCCTTTGTACCTTGTACCTGTAGCGATACGAGTCCGAGCTCTTGGATTGTTGGCAGACTCACGGTTGTGCCCCGGTTTCTGCGGTGAGTCCGCGTTTTAGTTCCAGTTTTCCGTCAGGCTTAATCCGTAATCTGAACCGCTCCTTTATGGTGATTTCAGTGGTAGGTTTACCGTCCTTCACCGTTACATCCACCACCCTTAGGTGGGGACCGGCACACTCATTACCATAAAAGATCGGTTGAAGCAAGATCGTTCCACCGTCCTGACTCAACAGAGCCATATCACCTTCGCTGGGCATTACAAGCTGAATTGCAAGCATTGGATTCCTTCCTATCTGGGATAAACGTTTTGTATCCTGCCGAACCATACGAGTATACCTTCTTGACGACTCCATTCTTTTCTTTCACACGAGGCGCCTTACTTGGTACCACTTGCCAGTGTCCCGGCTGCCGGATCCACTGTGCGTAAGCACCCAGGTACTGACCAATCGCAAGGGCGAGGTCATTCACGTTCTGCGTAACATCACGTTGTTCACGCGGTTGCATGAGACCCAACATGAAATCGTGCATAGTCGTGTTGATACCGACACCTTCTACCTTGCCCCATGTCCAACCCGTACCTGATTCATACGCGTACTGCAGATGTACCTCGGGTACGCACAGATTAAGTTTGGGTGTATTCAAGACAAGCGGGATAACGTCGAAGCTGGCTAGACTGCGCTGGCAGACGAGCAAGCCCGGCATAGACCACGCCAGTGATCTGAACCATATATCAAAACCAAGACCTGTATGTCCCACGTCGAGCGTGAGTCCATACGGATCAGGGACGACCGAATGCAGACTCTCCAGACAGAACACAGGATCCGGCCATACGATCGCGTGTGCAGGTAACGGTGTGTAATCGAGCGGGCGTGTCCATGTCGCCCACTGGTGACACTTCGGTGAGGTCCCTTCGATAATATCGAACAGGGCACGACTTGCGGGCAAGCGTGCCTTAGTATGGAGACACGCCTGAGTCACGTGGTCTAACAGTGTTGTACGCATCTCATTCTCCCGTTTTGTATTCGCTTGTTGTCTCGGCTGCAGTGATAGCGAGTGCCAAAGCAGCCCGTTCATCATTACCCAATTTGTACAAGGGGCCTGGATCTTTCTTGGTACCCACGGCCACAGCCGCCGTATTACCATAACGGTCAATCAACGCCTGCCGGATGTTTGCATCAGTGGCGCGTGTGGAGCCGCATATATGCATCTTGACATCCTTACGGACGATAAGCCGTGCTATACGCTGTGGCACCATATGTTGAAGGTATCGACCGATCCAGACACATGTATCGAAGACTGTGCGTCCCACTGGCATGCCGTAGGATGCGACCATTTCGATACATACTTGACTATCGTCGTAGCGTGTTACCTTGCTGTGCAGTATGTTCAGTATGTCCGCATTGGATGCTTTTTGCGCAAATATCGGACGTTTTGTCACGCAGTCGTATACAACTAACGCAGTGTTCATGTTTCCAGGATCGATAGCAATGATATATTTCGGCACTTCAGCCTCCGCTAAATGCACGCAGTAATGCAGTCTGTTCAGCTTCCAGTTTCCTGGCAGTGTCGGGCTGTGAATTGCGGCGTGCTTTATTTATCTTCTTGGCTATGGTTTGTATCTGCTTCAATCGTATCACGCGTTTGCGGTAATTGACCTGTTGTAGTCTCCGGCGCCGGATTGCATCAGTGTGTCCATAGATACGGGTTTCATATGCAATCGTGGCCCGTTCAATGATTGAACCCACCGTATCCAACTGGGTCTCCCATTCCACCCATTCCAGCTCATCAGCGTTGTAGCGGTATTTCTTTAGCGCATGTTGTGCCTTCTTCTTATCCCAGTCATCAGGATAACGGCTCTGTGGTCGATGAGGCGCACCATCGGCGCGCATGTTCATCTGCAAGCAGGCCTTGCACGGAAGCGGTGGTGCCTCGTTAACAGCATTATTAAAGTCGGCACTCGTCAACCAGTCTTCAACCAACCAATACCGCTTATTGTCAACCATAGGCATACCACGATGCTTAACGGCATAAGCTAGGTATGCGCCGAACGTATCGGGTGACTGCAGATCCAGCGGGTTCATACCGTAACAAGGTGTTTCGCTGGGATTATCCGGATCAGACGAGCATAACACTTGATGGGCCACGACGTCAATCAATTCCCACCCTGATATAACTATCATCGTAGGACTGCAGGACCACCTATTCACCTCGAACCATTTATTGGATCCAGTTGTGAATCCGTGGGGATGGGGTTCCAGAAACACGCTCGTGTTCAAGAAGGCAATGACATCATCCGGCCGCGGCGATTCGCCGCTCAACGGCGGTACGCGTAAGATAGGTGTCCGGAAATAACTGGAGGACTTTATCTCTATTCCGTACTGCCGAATATCTGAGGTACCTTTCAGTCCCTCGTCTAGACACCACACATCCATAGGCAAGCCATAGAACCAACACACAGTAAGGTGTGTGACGAAACGCCGGAAGTGGTAGTTCGTGGGTCCTATGTGCTGCTGGTTTACCTTCCACTGTTGTTTCTTCATTTCAGCAACACGGTGAGCCAGAGCGTGTGCGCCTACCAGTATACGCCAACCCATCGGGTGGTACATCAGATCGATGATAAACGGTCCAGATGGACGAAGGAATTCTCTGTCTGGACCCAACGGGCCGACACGGCTCAACGCGGGTATGATCTGTTCCTTCCATGCCGTATTGGTATTGCGCTGCGCCGCTACCATCCTTGTCTTTATGACTTTACTTGGACGGATAATCGACGTAGGAATACCGACGGCGGCGTCCCATATCTGCAAACCGTTCTCACGATACTGACTGGGCGTGAACGGATCCACGGGGATCAAATCCTCTGGCTTCTGTGCCAGTATGCGCGGCCACGGATCTAGCGCCAAATTACCGATCTGTTTCCTGTGCGGATAATCAGCGTGTTGGTAGGGGTAGTACGACGGATACGGTTTATTTTGTGGAATACAGATGGAGCCTGCGCCGGTGGTTGCTGCCAGCCGGCGCTTCTCCATTACTTCCTGTGCCCGGGCTTCGGGCCAGTCACTCAGGATATCAGTGATCGTTGCCATGACCACAGCATCCTGTAGATATTGCAGGCGGTACTAACGTATATAGGTAATCGACTGCTTCTTCGTGGGTCGGCCATATCACATCCGCGGCCTCGTTAACGAAGGCATGGGCGTGTATATTACTTGTATTCATAGCCAACACAGTATGTCTACCCAACTGATGTGCCCAGGCCAGTTCCATCACTGTACCGATGGACACACAGGTTGCATGCATCAAATTGGCATAGACTACATCAGCCTGCGTCACCATCCAACGGTCGCGTTCGATGATCGCATGGTTGGTGGACGCCGGATGCCGATAGTCAGCAGCCTTGAACCTGACGTCGGTACGCAGTTGATCCTTACCGTACATTGGATGGAATACAGTGAATCCGGCCGTGCGTAACTGCTTAGACAGGTTATCATAGTACGTGAACACCTCGTCAGCCGTACATCCACTTATCGGTCGTGCAAGATATATCTTCATGTTGCCTTTCTTGTGGCACCCGGAAAGTCTTCCGTGAATACTTTTGTTGTGTCAATTTGTGCGCTACAACTCGGGCAGGCTATGACAACATCACCTACCTGGTCAAGATATGAGGCATCCACACCGAGATGAAAACCGCAATCGCATTCAACAACTTCAAGCGCATACTGCTCGGTCTCGACACTTTTGAGTCGTTTCATCGTATGCCTAACTTATCAATGATACCGCTATTCAAGAACTCATCGAGGTATTTGTAACCGCCACCGTCAGGTGAATCGCCCCATGACATATCACCTGCAAACACCAGAACCTGTTTCTTATCGTCCGGATCAGTACGCCGTGCGCAGTCACGCCAAGTCGGTGGCCAATTATCACACCACTCGTCCACCTTCTTTTCCGCATGAGTCAGACACGTGATAGCCTGTAGGTATACGGGATAATGCAGACCGCAATTCTGACAATCACTGTGGTCTGTCAGGGCTCCTTTAACATCGTCCTCGACAGCACCGCAGTTATGACACTCATACTTGTTATCCAGTAACCAGGTCCGTGCCAGACTTAGTAATGCGCGGGCTGCGGCCTTTTTCTGTGCCTTCGTTATCTTATAGGGTCCTTTTGCCAGGTACCCAATCATATCAGCGCCCATGTTAATCCCCCGTCACGTTTTCAGGATTGTCCTGTGCTAATTTAGCCAGGTATCCTTTGATTATGTCCTCTTCGAGCTGGTCCAGGATACGATCGGTTTCACCGATAACATATTCATGCCACTCGATCTTGTTACCATCACCGTCGTCCACGGTATGTGGTGTGGATGCAGCCAACGTTAGTAACCGTTTGCGTGCGTCCAGTGCCATCCGTTTACACTCGTCGACAAGTTCAGGTAATTCCTTTGTTGTCACACGACTGAGGTAAACGTTATTGATCGTCAATCCCCAACCCATAGATACCTCCTACTCACTTGCTTTCAGCCGATCGTCCCAGCAACACTCATCGCCGATGTATTCACCCTGATGCAGATGTGCTTTCACAGGATTGCACGCCATGTGACAGATACTACAGACACACTCCGGTAACCGTTTATCCTCACGTGCGCCCTCTAGGTCGATGTAATGCGTGGGTTCTTCCTGATTAATGTCAGCCCATACCACTAACCGTAGCCGTCCTTGGCACACTTCTAACAGCACCGGACAGCCGTTGCCGATGACAGAGCAGTAGTCACCGTAACCTTGGGGTTTGAGTTCAATACCTTCTCCGAACTCGCTGGTGACAGTGACATCAAGTTCCATTAGAGGGCCATCGCCCTCAACCACATCAAAGAGATGCACCGTGTCGTGTAATGTATCACTCATGAGTGCATATCCACAAAGACGACATACAGGTCGCCCCTGTCTTTAAGTTCTGGTGGTTCACTGTCTTTAAGTTCTGAATCGCTGATATCGCCGCAGTGCGTGACACCGCACTCGTCGAAGTCCCCGTTATGGTACTCGTGCTCAAAGACGTTGGGAATAGTACCGGGTGCGTTAAGGCCATTGCCTGCACGTTCGTACAAGTCATGGATGTACCGTTCCAGGGTATAGAGTTTGAACGCTTCTTTCTGTTCGAACACGTGGCCGTCTACAACCGCTTGCAGGGCTTCCTTGATCGCGGGTCCCAAATCGATACCCATGATCCCGATCTCCGGATGTTCTACCCAGCCTGCGAACATTTTGTTGATTTTGGTGATAGTCATATCAGCATCCGGAGGGTACCGACCATCACCGGTAATATGGACTTCGTCTTTCGCTGATACCGAGCCACAGATCGTGCGCCAGTTATTCTCGTCACCCCAACCGGCGATGTAACTTTCGACTTCGTTTTCTGCTTCCGTGGCACTCGCTGCACGCACCACGCATAGATGTAAATTGTGCATATCAGTACTCCGATGGTAATAGGATCACTTGTGGCCCGTCGCTGTTAGGCATACAGTACAGGCGAATGGTATCCAACGGGAAATCTGTATACTTAATCTCTTGAGTAATCACGGGTTTGGCTCGCTTACTGCCGGAACCACATGTCAGGGTCATTGCGGAAGCACCACTGGGTACCCGGGACAGATCCCAGAACTGTGCCTGTTTAAGTGCCCGATGTTTCATTGCCGTGGGTTGGTGGGAAGCTATGGCTTCCGCCAGCCAATAACAACGTGCCTCTTTGCAGAGCCAGTTCACCCCGTCTGTCATTACGATATTCTGAAAGAGCGGACTGATCCTGTGATAAGCCGTGGTACCTGTGAACTGGTTCAAGCCTATTTCGAGTTCTTGTTTTGTTAGCATGGTTTTCCTTTACACTGTTGTATTTATGTTGTTGTGTGACTACCTGGCCCTTGTAGACCAGGTAGCACGCAATCTTATAGGTATCCCGCTACAGCCATACCCGGTTCGTCGTAGAACCAACTGATGGTCAGATCCGGGAACATTTCGCGCAGCTTGGTACAGATTTGTGAGGGCGGTCCCCAGGCCGTGTCAAAACAATAACACAGACGACCAAACGTCTTCTCGTGTTCCTCGTCTTCCAGTACGTCCTCGTCAACGGGTAGATCCCACTTGGTACCCCAGTTCTTTATACACCAGTCGTACCAGTCAGGGGAGCCGTACTTTTGCGCAAGCGCAGCAGACTTCTTCTTATCCTTGTCCGATACCGGGCAGGTCATTGTTCTGTACTCACGTGGTATCGGAGTGATGTGGTTGAAACTGAACTGCTTGTTCTCGTCATTACGGGTGCCGGCAACAGCCTTCTTAAACCTACGAATAAGAATAGGATCACCGTCCACAGCCACTCTGTTCGAACACCAGTTAGGCATGTTTCTTCCTCGCTTTCTTCGCAGGTTTATCCGGGAACGTTCTGTCCAGGAACCTCACGATATTGTCGGGTAGATATTTACGGGGCTCATCGTAACCGATACTCCATTCAGCACCCTCATCAGGACAAGGTTTGTAGACACTCTTCTTGTTCCTTTTTTCCGTGATTGCGAAGATGATGTAATTATGGATACCCCAGGTTTCCGTTGTCACGTCTAAATTAGGAAACCTACCCGCGATAGCTGAGGCGACGTCATCGGTCATATTAAGACCGTCGCCGTCACCGAAACCAAACTTATCGAAGGCTTCTTCCCATGTCCAATTTACTGTGATGGCTGGCATACTAGTTTACTCCTCCGCACTCCCGCTTCAGTTAGAAGTAACGCACCCAGTGCGACGGAACTAGCCCATCGTTCTGGTACGTCGTCACTCTTGTATACTACGCGGATGATACCAGCCTGTATCATTGCCTTAGCACACTCGTGACACGGGGGTAATCCCGCAACATACAGGGTACACCCACGGGTGGATGTGCCTATGCGTACAGCATTGAATATGGCGTTCGGTTCGGCGTGTACAGTGAAGTCAAGCCGACTCTGGCGATCCACTAATCGCGCATCGCTATCCTGAATCCCGCGTGGGAAACCGTTGTACCCGGTAGCCCGGATCTCGTTATCCGGACCTACGATAATGGCGCCGACGTGCGTGGACGGATCTTTCGACCGTGTCGCTACGTCGGTTGCCAGCATCATGAAATACTCATCCCATGATTGTCGTTGCATTTGTTACGTTTTCTGTTTGAACTGACGCCAACTGCCACCAGTGAACTCGCCACGCATCTCGTGACCGATTACAGCACACACATCCGCGGTTATATCACGGAAGCGATTGGTGATAATATCGCGCACTTCGGCTTGGATTTCTTCTGCTTCTTCCTTGGTGGTAACACCTGCCACCTTCGTTGTCAGCTTCTCCAAAGCCGAAACAGCCTCTTCGTCAGACATGCAGCGATTGTAGATACTGGCAGCTTTGTGTTCTGCAGCCAGATCGCTATCCACTGCGTAGTCGCCTACGATGGCAATGCGGTCACCCGCCCATCGTCCGATAGTACGTTGCGCGATTGTCTGATATGTTTCGGGCATCGGGCCCGGTTGCATATTGTCACGGGGAAACTGACGTTCAGGTCCGTGCCAGTTATCTTCCATGTCAAAGTCACCGCCGCCACGCGCTCCGCGTTCTGCGGCGCACAACACGACTAACGCTGCACCGGTACCCGGCCAATTAGCCAGTTGTTCCCACAACTTCAACCCCGTACCCAATGTATGCGGGTCGATATATTCTTTCTTGTCCAGATTGACTGGTATGAAATACTGTCCCATATCATGCTCCTTTCGTCAGTTTTTGTTCGCAACGCGGACACACCTTACCTGCGTCCTGACGCATAAGCATCAGGTTACAGGCAGGGCACTGTCCAATAGACTTCCCGCACGTGACATGCGTCATGTCAGTGGGCGGTAACACAATCTTCTTTCTTTGCGGCATTAGATACCTCCTTACGTGATTTTCGTATTGACTTCATATCATCAAAGCTACTATAGTTGATGATATGAAAACACATACCAGGCAAACAGCTGAGTCTAAACGTATTGAACGTCGTGACTACATGCGCCGTAGACGCGCCGCTGACCCCGATGGGATGCGGACGTATCAACAAGAATGGCGTAAAGCGCACCCAGAACTAACAAAGACACACGCGCAACGCACGTACCTGAAACACGCTGAACGCATCAAAGCGTATAAACGAAAGTGGGCTGAAGCTAATAAGGATAGACACAGAGAGCAGGCGCGGCTGTGGTATCAGCAAAATAAGCAACGTGTACTACAGTTACGTACAGAACGTTTTTTCAGCCTACCCGAAGGCGGTTACGCTGTTTTATGTGCCTTACAACATAATCGGTGTCTTATATGTGGACGAAAACCACGTAAACGTCCTCTTGCTGTAGATCACGACCATAAAACAGGAAAAATACGAGGACTACTCTGCGGTACGTGTAACACAGGTATGGGTCACTTACAAGATAGTCCGGAGCTACTCGAAAAGGCGGCCGCATACCTGCGTACCCGTGGTACTATAGATCTTCGCGAATACGTAACGCAACAGGGAACCGGGGCAACCCGTCGTCGGTCAATCCCTGATACTGCACCGTCAGCAGTTTCCCAATAAACTGCTCCGGGTGCTTCAGATACTGCTTGAGTTCAGTGAGTTCTCCGATCATCTTTGCCTCAAAACGTTTACCACTCTTCGTCTCGCATACGAATATACCGCAGTCGGCTAGTTTGCCGCGCCCCGCTACAACACCGACAATCGGCCAATCGTCATCTTGAAACGCTTTGACTTTTTGAAGGTCGTTGCTCCTGTGCGTAGGATGCCCCTCGTACAAACCGCCGAGATTACGTACCATGCACCCTTCGTACTTTTGGGAGCGATAATGTGCGAACGCGGCCATGAGTTCATCCTCGTTCGCTACGAGTATAGTCTCCACGCGCACCAGTACGTCCGTATCTTTTGGTAACCACTGGGCCAACCAGGCCGTCCTGAACGCGAAGTTTTCGGATGCTGCTGTGTCATAAATGTGATACTTCACCGCCTCACAACCTTCAATAGGCTCAGACTGCCGGATGAAGTGCGACAACTCTTGAAACCGATCGTGGTAATCGGCATTATAGGCCTCACCGTCCAACGTGACGTTACGTACGCCGGTCGCTTCGATTGCACGTACGATGTGCGGTAGGCTGTTTATCGGTTTACGCGTACGTGACCACAAGGTACACTTACCCTTTGCGTCCACGATTGCGATACAGCGATGGCCATCTAGTTTCGGTTGACACGCCGCGGGCCACTTTATTTTGCTACCCGCCTTACTGTAAACCTTCGCCAGCATGGGCCATACGCCACCTTCTACCAGGTCACTGACGGCACCTGCCTTGGCAGCTTCGATTGAGTCAACGTACCCCTTCTTGAGATTCTTCTCCCATTTGGACTGTGCCTCGGACGCAGCCTGCATCTCGGGGTCACGGGCGTGCTTCTTGCCTGTGTTCTTACCTTCAGTAATCACGTCAGGAGCGGACTCCTGGATCTTGCCACCGTGCCGGCCGAACCGGGTGAAGATCTTGTTGCCTTCAACGATGATCGTCCATTCCTGGACCTCGCCTGTGCCTGTGAGTTTGTAGAGTGTTGGAAATGTCTTGTTCATGTTTTGTTCCTTATGCTTTCAGTTTACCGTCAAAAACGTGTATAGGGCTGACGGCACCTTTACGCACCGCACCGAAGCCCCAGACGTAACGTATTTCCCAGTCGGGTAACGCATCACGAATAGCCAATAGACGTTGTTCAGTCGCCGACCAATTTTCAGCATGCGTGCGTTTATTTGGATGTCTGTGGGGAACCGACGGATGCCCATGCCACAGAGCCCCTAAAAACTCATATACGATCTTATGTTCAGGATCGTAACCATCTACCTTGTAACGACCCGCAACCGTTACTTCTCTGTGTCGCGTATCATCAGGTAATCCCATACTGGTTAACCATATCTTAGCCGCCATAGAAACACTACGACTGCAGTGCGGACATCCATGCCCACTTAAGTGATTTTGTGGTGTTTGCCAGAACCAATTACCACAAACTGTGTCGAATATCTCGACTGGTATCTTGGCCCGCTTATAAACTACCCGTGAGTAGACATAACGTCCCGGTTCAACACTATGTACAGCAATAGCCTCTGTGATAAACGCTGCTGTTGTCTTGCGTTCATAACGGGCGCAGTGTGGACATCCCAAACCTGTTAAGTGATTTTGTGGTGTTTGCCAGAACCAAGTACCGCAAACTGTGTCGCATATCTCGACTGGTGTTCTGTTGTTCACATAGACTACACGTGAGTAGTTATACCTCTTTGCGTGTTTAGCAATAGCATCTGCAATAAACTCTGCTGTGGTTTTTCGTAGGGCCATATCACATCTTGTATTTGTTAAGTGAGGGGTACGGCCTCACAAGCCGTACCCTTCGACGCGTTACTTCATGGCGCCGGCGGCCTTCTCTGCAGCCTTACGGCACTTCTTGCAGAGACCGTCCTTTGCGGGACGTCCACGACCACCTTTGCCACACTTTGTGCACTTCGCCATTGTGTGTTCTCCTGTTGATTGTTGGTATTAGACCTTGCGTTGCGCTGCATAATCTGGCGGAAGCAGTGCCGCGCCGACAGCGCCCGGCATAAATGCGACCGGGATACCGTAGAGCTTATTGCTCCCACTTACAATCGAGTCCCGGATATCTGTTGCCAGCCGTTCCTCACCGATGTACCAATTACAGCGTTCCAGGGCCATACCGGGATGCGCCCGTTTGAAATCGTTGTAGATCTTGACCATATTAAACGCAGACGTGGCATCCCCGCGTCCGTTTAACGTGTTCGCTTCCAGCCATGTCTTCAACGCCCATAGTGTGACCGGGCGCCCGTGCGCTTCTGGGAGTCGGGAGGCGATCTGACCCACGGCCACCCATTCGGATGTCGTGAAGATGCTGCCCTTCCAGTTGTGCGCCTTATCACCTTCGCCCGGGGCCACCTTATACTGGCGGCTCATGGCTTCTGTGATATCGTCCACGCTGATAGGCCCGTTCTGTGCCAGGTCACGTCCCGTACGGCGTGCGATCTGTACCCAGGAACCGTGCTGATTGGCTGCGCTGTCCATCTTCAGTTGCTTCTGTGCCTGACCCTTTGCGGGATCCTGGTGCTGTTCAATCTTGGCATCAGCCATGGCCTCCGCCTGCTGGGCAAACGTACCGCCCACCGGCTGTGGCCAGCGTTTGGCAGCAGACAGGGTCGCACGTAGCGCCTTATACAGTTGCCGGCCCTGGGTACGTGTAATGCGCCATTGTGCAAGCGCTTTGTGTGCGAAGCTGTCTTGGTTGCCTGCCCTGATGGCTTCAGCTTCCATATCAGCGTTCACCCACGTTACCATCTGATTGAATTCAGCTGTTATCCTATGCTCGAATTCAGTCTGCGGGAGGACAGGCGGCTTAAGGTTTGCCAAGAACGCTATCGCCTCATCATCCGTGCAATACCCGCGCTTTGTGAGTTCCAGGGTTGCCTGATTTTTACTCAACCCGCAGAGGAGATTTATGAACCACGTGGCGAACGCCGTCACGTGTGCCTGAGTCACACTTGACACGAGCTCTTGCTGTGATTCCGGATCGGGAGTAGCTGTCGACGCCAGTTCCTCGATCTTGGCCAGGTTAATCCCGGCTATGTTGCCCGCCGCAATCCCTAAAACTTCAACCTTAGGCGGAAGCGCTGCTACAACTGTTACGTTGGACAGCTGCTCTGCAGGTGTAATGCACGACACGTACTCTGCTATCCCGTACGGTGGCGTGTCGAGTGTCTGGTTGGTCAAGGGAACGGCAGCCGGTTCCTGTGTATCAGGTGTGGCTACCAGCCCCTTGGCTGCGAGTGTCCTGTGAATTTGTGCTACGAGATCCATGATTTCTTTCATTACTGTGTCCTTGTTCTTGTTTATTGATTACTGTTGTGTATCCGAAGTTATCGAAGTCAGAGTGTGTAACGTCCCAGTTCTTGGCATAAGCACACCACAACACGGCATCGAGCAGCAACGGGGGAATACCCGTCTTTGTCGCCAACGCTGTGAAAGAGCACTCGGCGTCCGGGTACCCTTTATGTGGAAGTTGATAGACCTCCAACGCTTTATGAATATGCGTGTCAATGATGGGGAGTGCCGACCATCCTCTCATCAATCCTGTATTGCGCATGAAATGTGATGCAGCTTTTTCGCCAAAGCCGACCACACTTTCCATCACGATCTTACGTAGTTGGTTAGCCGGTAAAGCTATATGCTTACACACGACCGGAACTATGTAAGAGTCCCAACCTCGAAGCGCAGTAACAACACGTTCCGCCTTTTGATTGGGAAAACGTACCAACGGCGCAATGATCTGTCTTAACAACAACGACTGTACGGGCTGCCCGGGAAGTACCGGCAGGACATTGCGTTGACTCATTAGGTTTACTGCGTCACGCACACGGCTCGCTCTACCGCCGGGTACCATGAGCGTAAACGTCAAGTGTTTCTGCAGTATCTCCTGCCCGTTACCATACTCTGCTGTCCACAGCCCGACATTATGCCCGAAGCGGTTCAGTGCTCCGGCGAGTGCCGTGATTTCAGATCCGTAGTTGGTCTTCCCTTTGTTGGGTAACTCGAGGCCCAACTTATCCAGTACAGTCTCGATGCTACCAATCAGTTTTATGTGCTCTGTTTCGTTGAGGCAGATTTCCCAACTGGTAGTATCAGCTTGCCCGGTCGACGTTTCCGTTCCCATTCTTCAATCTCCAATATTGACGATGCCGTAAGTCCAGGTTTGCATACATTGCAACAATCCGAATGCAACACGGACTTGGGACGGATATAGAATCCGTTGTCCAGTATCTTGGGTATCAGGCGACAGATTGTCACAGGCGGTCGGCATCGTACGCAGATCACCTTCGCGGTGTCCTTGTATAGCTTCTCGCATTCAGGACACAGTTGATCGGGAGTTCCGATGAAGAAACCCATGAGGAAAGGCTTACAGCATAACAGACATGGAACAATGCCACCGGGCAGAGGAGCCATGGACGTGTCCTGGAACAACAGTTTGTCATTCCGTAATACGGGTAGTTTACTCCAATCAGTTGCCATTATCAGCCTTATTTGATGTTAAGCGTTTCGTGATAGTTTTCCTGCTCGAATACGAATGACCAGTAACGACTGTCACTGTAGCCTTGCTTACGGTCCCAATAAACCCAACGGCTAATCACGGGCGGTAGTTTACGTTCCCGACAAGCAGCGACCCAGTGGGTTTCCATTGCTGCTTCTGTCTTATCGTTTATCTTCCCGCTTGCTATATCCTTGGGTGTCATACCGTACAGTTGCATGATATGCGTGTCTGTACAGATAACCTCCGCAGGTACTGGGTAGGTCATCTCGACAACGAAACTGGACTTAGCCCGTCCGATACCCAGAGCCGCATCCATTATACGGTCACGATACTGGGTCCAGTTCTCATGCGTCGAACGCCAAAACCAATCGGGATGTGCCCAGAACCAATCGGAGAACTGCATGATATACCGGGTGCGGTTGTTGTGTAATCCTGCACCCGATTTGATGATCAAGTCCTTCAATTGATTCGTGTCACCCAACCAGGTCATAGGCGCCAATAACCGGTACAATTTACAGTTCAATGTCCAGGTCGTGTGGACACTGGCATAGGCAAAGAGCCAACGCTGGAAGAGATCCTTGTGCGTTTTTGGCGCGATGTTAACCAGGTACCTGGAATACCGCTCGACCTCTACCGGCCGAATGCTGTCGAGATGTTGTGTCGCTGTATCCGTTTGCATCTCAAACTCCGGGTTTAGGATCGACAGCGCGTGTGATTGGGGGTTCAGGCGCCACACGTGGACCCATACCCGTTAACTCGCCCCAGTTTACGGGCCAGTCGTCAAACTCAGGTTTCAGCAAACCCAGTTTTTTCATCTCTTGATTGTGGATAATACCCATGACGTTGAAGGCAATAGCAGATAGGTGATCTTCGGATGTATCACCTACAGCAGCCTGCGCAACGTGTCGATTAAGTGAGGCCCAGAACTCACTATTGGGCATGCCCTTAGCCCAATTATTCGCGGAATATTTACGTGCGCCCAACATCATGTGCCAGCCCAGGCGTTGGAGAAAAAACGGTGATACTAGGTCGGGTCTGGTTTTGTCTTTACCGCGATCCCGCTGTGCACCACTAGCAAATGTACGTCGTTCCCCTGAATCATTCAACGTGTCGAAGTCTGCCATATTAAACCAACTTGCTTAAATCTTGTGGTAGTGGTATCGGAGGATTATAAACAGGTGCTGTCATGGCTCTTATTTGTTCACGGCGCTGTTCTGCGCGTGCACAGTCCTCTTGCAGACACCTGATCTTACGGTGGTTATACGCAATCGTCGCGTCTAATTCAGTGAGTATAACCTGCTGCGCCTCCTCGAAGGTTGGACAGTAACTCTCGTAGCTTGAACTACGGGAGTGCATGCTTGCGCGTGCCGGCATATCAGCCAACCAGACATTATAAAGCGTAAAGCGGGCTACGGCTACGGGTGTAATTTGTCGACTTGAACATCTATACCAGATTTGCATAGTAAGTTTGGGGAGCAGGATCGCTCCCGCTCCCCTTCTCCATCAACCCAGTTGTGCCAGTATGTCTGCGATCTCGTGATCGATTTCTTTGATCTGATCCGCGTAATCCTTTGCTGTCGCCTTCTTGAGGTCCTTGAGGGCGATCTGGCGCTTGGTGCATTCCTGCAAGGCCATGCGTAGTTCTTCCGGACTACGTTGCGGTACTGAGTTATTTGCTGGATCATCATGTTCGGCCATAACTAATTCCTATCCTATCGGTGGCGGACCATACGGTAATATCGCTGGAACCGCCATTCCTGCGTTGAATGGTGTATCAACTTGTGTATCTGTGTTCTGTTGATAGTAAACGCACATGACATCGTGCATGGCTGTCAGGTACTTTTCGACGTGTTTAACCACACCGTAGGGATCCGTACATACCGCAGTTTCGAGGTCTTCGGGTAAAGGAATGTGTTCATCCTCGCCCCAAAATCCCCAGAACCTCAGTAGGTCAGGTAGTCCCGGTAATCTACGTAATCCGCCGCCGCCCTGTAGATATAAGGAAGCTACATCACCAAGATGTCTAATCGTAGGCCACTTACTATCGGGGTCGGTCAACATCTCTCTGTATAACGGAATCCGATACTTGATCGCACGATTAACGAGCACCGGCCAAACTTCGATGTGCATACGCCAACCTATCAGCAGACGCGTGTAGAGCGGTGCACCGCTAGCAGTCGCAGGACCAAAGAATTCGCGTAGGAATTCGAATGCTCCCTTGATTAACGCTTCCTCGTCGTCGTAGATGTGGACGTGTGATTTCAGCAGTGATTCTGACGTGCTTGTATGTTCTTCACAAAGCAGGAAATGATGATACTCACCCCTGTAGTGAAACGATAGTTGAACCACATCGCGATATACGTCCCACCAACGGGCAGTCATCGCAGTTCCTTCGTCCTTGTAAAGGCGACGCATCTCACTGGGTATTTCCGTCACGTGCAGTGGCGGCATGTCGGTGAGCCGCGCATCATTCAGCCTTGTGGTCATGTAGACGGTTGCAAATTGTTCGGTAGTTATTAGTGGCAGTGACATGTTAAGTGGGTCCTGGTAATTGTGTAATCGTCGTATCGGTAAACTTATGGCCGAGTTTAAGTGTTGACAGCCCGGCTGCAGCCAATACAGTAGTGTCACGTGTAGGAGTGAAAATCCAGTTTACACCATCAACGGCAAACCGGTCACCCAAACGCATCGGACGTTTATAACGTTGAATCCACGTTTCGTCGTGACTCATCTGTACGAGTTCCGCGGCTAATTCCGGCGCAGTCTTTGACAGCATTTCACACACGGGTAACCGCAGTACGGGATTCCAGGTCGGCCGCCAAACGTTGTCGGTAAGGTGCTTTGCTTCGTACGCATAAGGTTTTCCGAGATACCACAGCGTTAAACAGGGTAGACTCATTCTTGTTCTCTCAGTAGTTTGTATGTACCGAACTGTTTGATGAAGTGTTCGGTCTCCTGCACAGCCAGCCACCACGGTTCGATGGATGCTAGGAACTGTACCGGCGGTACTAGCCACGGGGCCGTCACATGCGCACTATGTGCGTCTGCTAAGTCATGTCTAACAAGGTAGTACACTAGTGATATCTGTGTGTCCTTCACTCGTGTGAAGAACACTGGATACGGTGGCTTTGTCAGCGCTGTAAAACTCTCAGCATACTCCATGATCGCCTTATGATGGGCGTCTACTTCAATCACTTGTGGTTCCCACAAGGCCACGCTCCCGCCCGCAGTTCCGAACAACCACGAACAGGGATGCGCAGCTTGCAGGACCGCGAATGTCCGGGGCCACAGGGCCGAATCAGGGCTGTAGAATCCGTAACTACGTTCAAACTGTGGCAGTTGGCGTTCGACACCACCCATACCACGTATGACGCGTCGTGCAACAAGATCCTCAACTTTCTGACTAGCCGCTGTTTCGCCCAGGTCATATCGCTTCTTAGCTTCTTGCCAACCCATGCTATGCCGGTCCTTCACCGGCATCTGCCAGTTCGTCCACCACTGCTTGGCCCTTTACCTCTTGTGCCTCTTGCGCCTCGAGTTGCTCCTGATACCTGGTTTCGAACGCAAAGCCACAACCACGAATACGCAATTGTTCACGCAGGCTCATGACGTAATCCGTGTTCCCGTACAAGGCCCTCAAGAAATCCTCCTGTGTCTTGAACGGCTTATCGCTCAACGGTTTACATGTGATACCGTGGGCGTGAGCATACAGTTGCTTGTCCTTGCCTTCCTGCGGGGCAAATGGCGACGCACTATGGTTCATCAAGAACTCAACGTCCGTGCGGATCAGATCGAAACCGGCATTCCACACCAGGTACAGATCCAAGTCACGGAAGCGGGGAGACAGTTTATTCTTGAAGGTACGCATCTTAACGATGTCACCGATTTGCTTTCCGATGCTCTTATCCCAGTAGGGTGTCGAGTTCAGGTCCACACCATAAGTGGCATGAATACCGACGGCCTCCTGCGCCAACGATGATTTGTCGCCGCCCGCTGATGCACCGAAGCCCTTCTTACCGCCCATCTCAATCTTCGCCGTCTCGTGCGATGTCAACATGAGCAAGGTCTGTGTGTCCCGGAATCGGCCGACACGATTACGGAAGTACTCTCGCAGTTTCCGTGTATGGTATGACAGTTGTGCCGACGAACTGATATCAGCGATATCTACGTCTACGCCTGATTCCATACCCAACGAACTTAACGAGTCAATCCCGATGACGATCGGCGATTCGTTATTCGGATCGATAGGATCCGTAAACTTGGTCTTGGTTGCCCGGCCTTCAGCGCTGACACCACCGCCAAACCCGCCGCGGATTTGGCATACGACTTCGTCGACCTTTGACAGGCAATCTTCCAAAGATGGTATCTCTGCAACCATCAGATCATTCGGATTACAACCCATAGAGGCGATGTAATCTGCAGGGGCACCTGCACCTTCAGTCTCAATGTGCAGACAGAAGGCCTTCGACATCAGTTGTGCAGCACCGTACTGCAGATACATGAATGACGATTTACCCTTACTAAACTTGGCACGCAATTGCATAATACGGCCGGCCAACAGGCCACGAGCACCGAACAGCCACTCCAATGAGATTGTCGGCAGTTGTGCACTTGGATTCATGAAATCGATGTACCGCCAGTTATTCATGACACGAGAGGCAGTAGATACGGACATGTTATTCTCTTGCAGGCGTTGCAATAACTGTGCCTGCTTGCTCAGCGGCGCCGACGGCGCTAATTCTTTCTTACCACGGGGTGCCATAATTATCTCCTCACGACTATTAGTATAAGACCCCTGGGGCCGGAGCCCCAGGGGTACACGTCAATAACGACAAGCTGTCGTTACTTACCCGGTGCCTGTCCTGCACGGATACGTGCCAGGAAGTCACCTTGTGCAAAGCCAGGCGCCAGGGGATCACCTGGAGCCACGACATTGCTTGCAGGCTGTGCTGCAGGCTCAGCCTGTTGGGCATTAGCCATCACACCCTGTACCTGTTGACCCACGACAGGCCCCGCCGCCTGAGCCGCAGGCGGAGCTACCTGTGCTCCCGGGAATCCACCGGGGACAGGGGCTGCTTGCGGGACTGCCTGTGGTCCAGGGAATCCACCGCCCACGACGGGGGCCGAGGAGTACTGCGGTCCCGGCGCGGGGGCTGAGGGGTACTGCGGTCCTGGCACGGGGGCTGAGGGGTACTGCGGTCCCGGCACGGGGGCTGCAGGAGGCACGCCGTAACCTGGAACCGCTCCTGGGATCATCCCGGGAGCCATGGCAGGCGCTGGTGCGAATCCAGACTGAACTGAATGCATTGCACCTGGTGCAGACGGCGGTTCAGGAATCTGGAAGTTCGGGAACGCGATCTTGAGCAGAGCGTGTTCGTGATATCCGAGCGGTGAACGTCCGTTCAACAACTGGATCAGTGACTGCACCAGATCTTCCTCTGACGGGACATTCAGGAACGACTGTTCGGGAATACTGTACGTCGACAGGTTATACCGTTGCGCCATAAGTGTCTGATCGACCTGACGACGGATAATACGCCGTGACTGGTCCTGTGCGATCGAGATCTTATATGCAGAGAACTCACCCTTATCATCCCCCTTCTCGACAACGAGTACCGGGGCATAGTTCGGGCAGGTCATATCGCCATTCGCGTACGCCCACATATAGTTCTGTTTCGCCACCTCTTCCGCGTTCGGCGCTGCGTTCGGCTGATAGACGAGGCCATCCTTACGGTCGATCAACTTATTCGATGCGCCTTGCGTGAACACGCCCAACTGTACACCCAACTGAGTACCGTTGATATCCAGAACGTTGCAAATCAGGTGATTTGCCGCCCGGTTATATGATGCACGTGGACGGTTCTTATCCTTGCGGTCACCGTCATCGATCAGATAACCCCAGGTATTCGGATCAGCAACGATCGTCGAATACAACGCATCCAACGGACACCACCGCGGATGGCCGTCTGTCTCGAATGTCTTGAGCGACAGCAGATCCTGGCGTGAACCGGATCCACCCTTACCGTGGCCGACGAAACGGACGATCTTGAGAAGCGCGCCCCACTCCGTCAAGTTACCCGCAGGATCGAGACACGGCAGATATGATGTTGCCGGGTTCGCGTCTTGCGGGTTGAACGAAGGCATCAGTCGAAATACGATCGGCTGCTGCCCCGTCATGTGCTTGTAGCGGACGCCATCTTTGAAGATGAACTTCCGTGCTCCACGAGCACCTGTTAATACTTTTGCTTGATCATTGAATCCCATAATGAACCTCTAGTCTTTTGATTTGGCTTCTTCACCCCAGCGAGTTAGTATTTTCATGTCAACGCCTAATCGTAGTATGTTGAATGGTGGTCCTACTGGAATGTCGATAGCGCCCATTGTATCACCGTACATAAGTTTGCACTGGTCGATTTCGTCAATTGGTGTTTCGATCATTACCGCATCGTGAATTTGGTTCACAATACGGAAATGTAATCCGTTCGCTTCCCTATATCGCGCAATCAGGTCCATGGCGATCATCGCCGTGTCCGCAACTGTGGATTGAATCGGGAAATTCTGTGCCTGACGCTCCACGTCAGCACGTTCTTCGTCATTTCGTGCTCGAGGGAAACGGCGATAACGACCCCAGGGATTTTTGATATACCCAGGATCGTATACAGACTGTGCACACCGTCGCATGTATGCCCAGGCTGTCGCGTATGTTTCTTCTTTCCATACACGCACAATCTCACTCAAGTCTGTTTCGAGTTCTTGTATCGTCTGCTTACTGCCCGTCTCGGCCTTGACCTGTCGAGCGATATCCAACGCGCCGCGTCCGTAAGGAATCCCGAAATTCACGTTTTTTGCGGACACCCGTATCGTCTCTTTAAATTCGTCACGTGTCATCACCTTGCCTCTCAGATCAACGTAACGTAGTGTCTTTACGAAACTCTTGAACTCCTTACTCTCGGATCCTTTTGGTAGATTCTTCTTAGCAAGATCAATTAGTACGGATTCCGGTACCTCATTACCTTGCGGATCGTATACCTTCAATTTGAATGCGGTTATCGCCGTAACGTCGTGTAAGTCGCGCCCCGGTGTCGTTAACGCCGACATCATATTCTGATCGCCCGAAAGCGCAGCTAGTACGAACAACTCAGCCTGTACGAAGTCTCCTTCCATCAGAACATAACCAGGGGCAGGAACGATAATAGTCCGGATCCCGGGAGGCATATTGTCCTTCCCGAAGATCTCTTCCATATATCCTTCTGCCTTCTTGGGCCAGTTCTGCACATTGGGCTGTGCTGTACGAAAACGACCGGTTTCTGCTAGTTGCGAAAACCGTGCATGAATCCTGCCATCTGCCCAGATCTTGGCACCTATTCCTCCGCCCTTGGAGACTTCATCTTCACCCTCTTTAGGATGCCGTAACCATGTCTTGCAACTCTGATCAATTCGACGAAACTGCAGTAGGTGGTGTACCAGGGCATGTTCGTCTTCCAGGATCTCAAGTGTTGTCTTATCCGTTGACGGTGTCGATTCCGTTGGATTATCCAAACCCTGGTTACCCACGTCATCAACCCAGGCACGCCCTTCGGTTGTTTTAACAGGCGGGAGTTTCAGAACTTGAAACAACATCTTCTGAACGTCTTGTACGGACGTCGGACTGAATTCAATGAAACCAGCTGCAGCAGCCTCGGTTGTAACAACACCCAGTAACTGTGCACGCACACGTTGATATGCGACGATGAGCTGCTCCAGACGTTCCGTATCTATGGCCATCCCGTTACGTTCGAGCTCATACAACAGTTCCTGTGTCCGCAACGTGGTTTGCCACAGGCTCGGATATTGTCCGCGTAATCCACGGGGCTGCATAAACTCGGCAGCGACCAACGGATACTGCTTCTCAGCAATTTGCCGTGGACCTATTACGTCGATAGCCCCGTATGGAAACAACAAGCTCTCGGGCACGGGGCCGTAACCATGTTTACATTCAGTCTTATGCTCATTTACCCACATCTCCAGGTTTAGGGAGTAGCGCCGGTGATTTGTGTACCGTAGTGTCACCTCCTCCAGACCCCACGGTCCTGTCTCATGCAGCAGGAACTCAGCGAGCATCGTGTCCCATATCACACGTGGTCGGATATCTATGTTCTGTCCGAGTAGCCAGTGACCATCCGCGATTGCATTATGTCCGATGATACCCACCCGGGGATCCTCAAGTAACGTCTTAAGAATTCTCCAGGCTTCCGGTTCATCGTCCATTGCCGGTACACCGTTTTCGCCACGCATGACTACAATCACAGCTTGACCCGGTTTATGACAGATCTGGATAGTCCGAATATACCGATCGGGATCCATCCATGTCTTACCGTTCCATTCCATGTCTATTACGAGAACAGGATTCGCCTGTTCCGCAAAGACGCTGGCTACGAATTCACGTAGCCAGGCCACGGTCCGGATTTCGACCCAGTCGGCAGGGTCCAGCATCGGTTGTTCGCCGCGCTGATACCTTACGAGTTCACAGATATCCCGATCGAACGCAGCCATGACTTCCGGATTGTGTAACACGTATGCCGGATTATGCATCGCAAGTATGTCTACATTGCGCACCGGATCACGTACTAACTCCCCTCGAATCGAGGATATGTTCATATCACGGCCCACGACTGCACGCAGGGCAGCTGATCCTAGGCATACGATCACCTTCGGATTACAGCGCTTGATTTCTTCTTCGAGCATCGCGTGACACACCTTCAAGTCCTTGGCCGCCGCGTTCTTGTTTCGGGGGATCGGGTACTTGACTGCGTTTGTCAGATAGCAAGACGCAGTATCGAAACCATTCATCACGAGCCGTGTATTAAGTAATTCACCGGTGGCGCCGTGAAACACCCGCTTTGCCTTGACCTCTTTTTCCAGAGGCCGTTCACCGACGAACATGAAAGGTGCCGGCAAGGGTCCACGTCCCCGTAGCCATATTTTACCTTCAACAGTCCGTGCCGTCTCATCCATCCATATCGGATAGGGTGACGGTTCCTCTACTTTTTCTTTCTTCGTCATTGCACACCTAGGCGTAATACGCACATTTTTTGCGCAAGTATCCATTGACCGCCTTGTGCCGCAGGCCGAGTGTAGGTCACGTAATCACGTACGAGTACCGCAAACCACGCCCGTCCTTTCGTGGACAAGTGCGGGGCGTACGGTTTCGCTGTACAGTGCCAGCCCGGCCGGAAGGCATAACCCTTCCGGCGATGGGCTTCCGCTTTTAACCATTTGCCAGGTTCAATACGCTGGCGACAATTGATGAACAACGGACCCAATGATGAATCCTTGCGCACACGCAACAGTTTATATGCTAATAAAGACTTCATTATTACACCACAAAACGATAGGTATCAAGGGTCCGTTTATTTGCTGCGAGGATCGGGTGATCCGCAATTGCCTGATCGATCTGTCGCCAGATTTCTGCCTGTGGCGCTTCGCCCGCATCCTTGTACCCTTCTAGGTGCACAGGTAACGCGTTATTCATCAGTGACGACTGATCCAATAGCGCCATCTGTTTGTCTGCGTCACCTGGGTCAAGCAGGAGTACAACGAGATCCCAGTACTCCTTAAGCATGTTTACTTGGTTGTCGGTAAGCCCCTTACCGAAACAAGCTACAGCGCAACGTCCGACGGCGACGGCGTCAAAGACACCTTCGCATACCACTACAATGTCAGATTGACGCGCCCAGTCGTAGTTCCAGAGTATTTTACCTTTGTCCAGTCCCGGCATTGTGAAGTACTTAGGCGGCTTGACCCAGTCCCCATCTTCATCCTTGATGAACCCCAATCCCTCACAGGCCCGATCGTCGAGCCCGTCTGGATTATAGAGCAGACGTGACTGCCAACCAATCAGAGTCCCACCCTTGTAGACAGGAATGATGATCGTGTTGGTTGTGTCGAATAACCCGTTGGCATACTTCTTACCTTGCCGGCAATACCGGAAGCCGTAGTGGTCCTCCAGCATGCGGACATTGAAGCCGCGTTGCTGTAGGTAGACAGAAGCCTGATGATCGTCATCGAGTGTCGTCAGGGGGATCAGTTCCCCCGGACTGTCGACGTCCCTTGCCACAGATACGGGCTTAGGCGCGAATGTCGTGAGTTTCATGGCTCGGATGTCGCCAAGAAGTTTATCCACGTGTCCTGAAACACAACCACGCCAACACTGATAAAGGCCAGTGTTCGGGTTCACGGATAGCTTACGCTTACCGCAAACCGGGCATTTGGTTATTAGTTCCAGGCCTTTTTTACCGTGACCTCTTCTAACTGTTCCGAACCGTTGCAGGAGGAATGCCTCCAATTGCACCGGATTATACATTGTAACTGTGTCCTATTTACCGGGTGTCACTGATTGTGGTGCCATTAGTTTCAGAAGTCCGTCCATGTTGCACTGGTCAGCTAATTGTGTGGCGGCTGTAAATTGACTCTCGTCATCCCATAGCCGCAATGTCTTTCCTTGATAAACCTGTCTATGTCTACCTGTTGCTGCCGATTCTCGTGTCTTGAGCAGCGATACGTTCAAGCGCCGGTCACAAACAGGATTCGTTACGTCATCGTCGTCCCGTGTATCTGTTGCGATTACTGACGGGGCCAATCCGATACACAGATCCAACGGATCCATCACGTGAATACTATTTGCAATGTCACCGCGTACGATGATCTCATGATTCTGTGCGGCTCGTGTTCCTTGTGTTGAAGTCCACAGTATCTTCTTGAAACTGCGATTGATTTCCGCAAGGGCTTCCATCCGATGCTTAATACGGTCTGCCGTGCTCATGTTCTTATGTATCCCTACGATACCAGCATCGACTATTTTCTCGATCCAGTCAACATTAATCAGACGACACTCTTCTTCCTTGTGTCCAAGCCGTTCTATCTGGTCTTCCAACCAGACGCTTATTATGTCCTTTATGTCATCCACCCCATGCGGGCGTTGTGTGCAGTCCGCGATGGTGATATAGTTGTGGTACCTGAAAGCATCGCCGCTTACGAAGTCAAGCCGCCATGCCGAGTTCTTATCCAGTAACGACCGTTGAATCAGGTGTTGGGCTTCAATATGGGCAAACATACCGAAGATACGATTATGAATCATATCCACTGTATTTTCGAGTGTCATGAACAACGAGCGCGTGTTCTTCAGCGCCGCGGCCACGCACATGTTTAGCCCTGTGTTGGTCTTACCGATACCCGTACATGCTACGACCATACCTGTCTGACCCGATGTCAACCCGTAGTTGATCAACTTGTCGACCTTGTTGAGTCCTATACCGATACGTCCGCCAAGCACTGCTGACATGTCTGGCGGCCGTGATGTCGCGTTCACGAGGATCACTCTATTACGCCCTACCTTGGACACCTCGCTATGGATACGGACGCTTTCCGCCAACTCCTGCTCTGCCGTCAATCCGAGGCCCTTGGCTGCAGCTAACCGCATGTGGCTCATGAACCCGTGCAGTTTCTCACGGTAGTACGGTACCGCCAGGTCGGAAGGTGCGCTACGTGCGAACATACTCATGATGCCCGCTAGGGATTCGTGTTCCGCTTCCTGCAATACAGTCTCGTACTCCAGTGACGGATATTGAAGCGTCTGTATGAGTTCCAACTCGATCACACGGAACGGCGGTAACTCTCGGTGCTTTAGGAAATACGTCCTGGCGATCTCGAATATGAGTCGGCAGGGCGGCAAATCGAAATCACTTAGATGTAACCGACCTACGGTCTCTTCGAAGAACTTCTTGTCCCGAAGTAGGTTAATCAACAACTGTATCTGAAAGTCGCGTGTATAAGGTGAGATCATTGAACTAATACCTCCAAATCACCGAAACGGCCCCAGCGTTCTTCAAGCTGTGCAAACGTCTTTGATGATTCTTTTCGTACGAAATCACGCAGCCGCCTATTGGCTGCAAATTCTTTACGTCCAGCTGGTCCATACAATCCGAATAACTGTTCGTCTAAGCGTTCGGGATATGCCAATCTAAACCAAGCCGGAAACGGTGTCATCGGACTAAGCAGCACACTGTTTTCGCTTGAACCATCTGCCATATAGGTAAGTAGTTCCTCGATCAGACTATGCCATTCGGTATCAATGTCGTAATCAACTGTCGTCTTGATCAGTTGTTTCTGGTACTGATCCTGGCGTTCGTGATCACGCAAACACGCCGGCTTGATGTAGATACGGTTTATCGTTAAGCGTTCGAGTACGTTCGTTACGTAGTCCTGGGGATCCCACTGTTTGTCATAACACAGTTCTGCCGTGGGCCAGAATGTCTTATGCCAATTCACTGTATCCCCTGCATACTGATGCGGCGGCATGGGACGGCCATGGCGCTCGTGCATGTACGCGTAGTACGTGTCCCAGAGCGCCATGGCGGTGACATTTATTCGACTGATGTCCTCGGTTGTTCGAGAAACGGCAATCCGTTTAAGTCCTCTACCCATACTTGTTCAAACCCCAGATGATTATAAGCTTTTTCCCGTGATTGGTCGTCTGCATGAATCGGTCCCGCTACCCATCGTTCCTTGTCGTTCTTCACCTTATCCCAAGGGTGCCAGAAATCAACGAGGTACGAACGTTCCTTGGTTGCAGTCTTACGGCTTTCACGCCCTGGGATCTGCTTGGCAACGATATCACTACCGCCGCCACCCGCGTTAATTACAACGGCCAAATGTGGGAAATTGACACCTTGTTTGTATACGTACGTACTCAGGATACGTTTGATTTCCGCAGCCTCCATCTTACGATAGATCTCCCTGCGTTCCGGCGGTGTGATACTTATCAGATTCTTGAACTTCGCGATCTCTACTGGATCTGTGACTGCGTGAACCGTCGTGGTCCCCGTACCGCAGAGTGGATAGATTGCGTCCATCTGGTCCAAGTACTGCATAATGCAGAGCGTCTGCATCGAGTCTGGAATCCGTCGCATAATCTCACCGATGAAGGCGTTGCGATTCTTGTTACGCCATACACCATTACGGTACCGGCCTACACGCGTCGAATAAGCCTCGAACTTCGGCATCCCGATCGCCGGCTCCGGGCACTTGACCCAGTATACCGTAATAGGTACCAGAGCGCCGTCCTTCACGCCGTCGCCATATGTCCGGGTATAAACCACGGGACCAAACAAGCCCTCGGTTACCAGGTCACGCCCGTCGAAGCGTCCTGTAGGTGTGGCACTCACGCCCCACCGGACTGCCCGACGCATAGCCACGATTGAATCAGCGCGTTTATCCGAGGCTGCAGCGTGTACCTCGTCTACAATGAGTACACCGACCTCGTCGGCGTTGATACGGTGTAGACTATCCAGCGTGATAACCTGGACATCGTCGGAGAAATTTGAATACCCAGTCATGACCAAACCGACTTCCCGATTCGGAAGCATGGCTTTCAGATCACGGTAATCCTTGGCTGCGATATCTTTATCGGGCGCAGATACTACCGTCAGTGGGGTACCCCGCAGCTTTAGGGCCTCAGACGTATACGCGTTCACGATTGCCTTCATGATATGGGTCTTACCCCAACCTGTAGGACAGGCGATGATCCCCCCGCCGGATTTGAGTGCGACGTAGGCACACTCGAGTTGATGATCGTAGAGCCCTGCAAAGGCCTTATGCAAATCAGGTTCTGGCATGGGTGTACGCTCGTCGATGACTGTATACGTCCAGCCGGCCTCCTTGAGCGTTTCCTTGATGCGGTGTACGAACCCCGGGAGGGTAGTCAACTGTTGACAGTACTGTTGCGTCTGTGGATCAATCCAGGTACGGATGTTGTACAGCTCTTCGAACTGACCTAACGCAATACGGCGCATCTGTTCTTCGCTCCATTCAAGGGAGCGGCGCCAATACTTCAACTTCTTTAAAAGCGTGTCAGGGAACGCCGGCTCTACATGAACGTAGCCGTCGCCCCATCGAATGATGGTCTCTTGCATGTGTCCTTCTTGCGATTATTATCACCAACCCTGCCCGGGGTTAGCGACAACAGTAACTACACTGTGTCACTGTATTGCTGCGTCACTGGGTGCAACTGTAACATCTGCTACACTGAATTTGCCATAACCGAGGCGATAGCCATACGGAGATAATCCGATAAACTTGCCCATGCGTTCAAGCAACGTTTTCAATATCTGGTCCGTCACTTGGTCTGCAACTAACGCACAGAACACAACACGGGTACCTGGCATGATCGCTTCATGCGTCCGATACTTGCTCTCACCATACCTGCGCTTATAGATCTGCGTAGGTGCAGTAAACGTGAGATCGACCTGGATGTCACTGGCCTTTACACCGCGAATACGAGCGATCTCGATTGCCCGTGTGAATGCTGAATGAAACCAACTCTGCTGGAATATCAACTGGTTTTGCCCGTCACGTTGGAAGTGGTCTGGTTCGCCTTTAGGCCCGGTCCCGTTTGCCAATACATGACTCGTGAATTCAAGCGTGAACTTTGCGTCTTTCATATTACCCCTTTCGATGTCCGGTTCGTGTCCGGTTCAGATAATGATCTCGACTATATCCGATCGACCGAACAAACGCAAGCGGTTTATTATAATACGACTTGGCGGTTATCGTGCTGTTTCAGTATCTGTTTCCGTATCTGTTCTTTACCGGGACCTGTATGGTGTACGATCACGGCATCCGGATTCTGGGGCTCTAAGCGTATGTTGTTATAGCGGGTCGTGATCTCGTAGACAGGTACCTTGTGTGCACGAATAACGCGTGACAACACTTCCTGATCGCCCAGGTTATATTGCCCGTAGCGCCGCGTGAATGTTGACTGATCGCCGGGTGCGAACAACGAGGCACAAGCATCATGCCATAGCGGTATAGCATGCTGGCCGTAAGCTACAGCGATGACGCCACTGTTGTAGATCACTTCGTCTGGTTGCAGGTACCCGTCACACCGATTGAAATGACCCCATGCCGGGTGATCAATATGCATACCTAGATACATTGTTGGCAGTTCGAATAAGAAATCAATACTACCCTTGACTTCACAATCCAAGTCTAACCACACAGCACGTTCGAATCCAGCACCCATAATAGCTTGGGGTTTCGCCCACCATCCTTTAAGAATGGGTTGTTCTGTGCTGATCTCAATACCCAGTTGCTTGATATCTCGTAACTCAGACTCGGGTAAACCTAGAGGTAACAGATGCACCGGGTACGCATTATGTTTACGGAAACAACCGTAGAACCATGGAATTAACCAACTTGATGTCGTGTCTGCCACGATTACGATACCTCGGGCCGCACGGATAGGTTTCCACATGTGTTACTCCTTTGATAGCCCGGAGATCACGACAGCGTATCGTGACCTCCGGTGTTCGTTCAGATATGACAATCCACTATCGTCAGTATTGTGTCATCAGGCAAACCATCCAACAATGCAGCACACTCAGTGTACCACCGATCGTTGTCTTTCGCGTTGCTCACCGAACCCCACCAGCCCATATCACCCCGCTGGTACCATTGACCATCTTTGACGATCGCAAACGATACACCAGCCGCGTTACGGGCAGCCTGTACATACTGTTCACGCGTGTCACGCAGAATCCCGTCTAGGTCCCTGATCCACCCCAACTCCGGATCCTTCAACTTCCGTGAAGCCGCGACCGTGGGCTGTTCGCCGTACGTTGTCCGGGCCTTATCAGCATCACCGGCGCCGAGCTTATCCGGATCACCTAAGACTTCTTCCCACGTCTTATGTGCACTGAAATCAGCAGAGCCAAGTACTTCCGCTATGGCGTTCCGTACCTTATCGTAATACTCACCGGCACGTCGTCCTGTCGCATCACGCATACCATCCCAGTCAACATCGCCCTTACGCACAACATCTGCCTTATTCGTGCCCGGACAAACCTCCGTGAATAAGCCCGGAGTGCCCAAAGTACCAATGGCACCAGCTTTCAACCTGAAGAAACCAGTCCAGCGCCCGCCCGTCTCGTACCAATCCCATTTGGCGTTCGGGTTCGTCCGCTTGCCGGCTTTGATCAGTTTACCGTCCTTCACCACGGCATATCGGAACTTGTGTTTCTCTGACGTGTCGACTTCCGACATGTCAGTCACCGTGCGGTCCTCCAGACCGTAGTATTCCAAGCCCTTGGCGAGACCCTCTTCGTCGATACGCTTCTGGACCTCTGCAGTCTCATCAACATCCTGGATATACTGATCGTCCAGACCTGTACACTCGAATTCGTGATACGGTGCCAACTGTGCTTCGTGATTCGGCCCGATTACCATGACTGTGAAATGTGACATAATTACCTCTTGATATAGGCGTTAACGCCAAGGACTACCGGTTTACCATTGACTTCCAGTTCCGTAGTCACGTTGCCGTGCGTACTGGCGACCACGAGCGTCTTGCCGGACGCCGAAGGCTTCGCTGTTTCATTCAGCGGTAACGTAATGATCATGTTACCGTCTTTGATTACTGCTTTGATGTCCATAGTTGTTTCCTTTTTTATCTCTTGGTTTACTTAAGTTATCCCCGGCCCACTGAGGCTCAAGGTTGGTGTAATGAAAACACTGACGCTGTTGTTCAGGGTCAGTGAGATCGAACGAACAACAATCACGGATGTGACCAATATGCCAACCGTTACGGCTATGATTCTTCCATGACATGCCTGGTTTGAACTGTAGTTCAAACTGTTGTTTAAGTTGTTCTATTGTACAGCCGATAAGTTCAAACGTATGAAACGCCTTTGCGCCGTTTTTTAATGCGCTACGCATCCGTGTTCGCAATCTATTTGCTAAACGTGCATCAGGTCTACGGTTTATTTCACGTATACACGATCTACAAACACCAGCACGTCCATCAGGTTCACGGGATGCTTTGTAGAAACCAGTTATTAGGTTGTACCACTTTTTACACTGTGAACAGCGTTTTTCATTGCCGTCTCGAATAACAGGTACGGGGTGTACCCCACATGCGCGTGCTTTACGAATACGTGCTAAGTGAGAACATATACGGCAAACATGTTGTATACCTCGTGGATCCGAATTATCTCGTTCAAATTCAGTAAATACTTTCCATGTTTTACATTTAATACAGCGGCGTTGTGTGGTAGTCGTCGCGACAACAGCAGGTTTGATTCCGCGTGCCCGTCTACGTGTTGTAGCTCGTGAATCCCAACAGGTTTTGCATAAATACGTATATCCGTCTTTCGACAGCGCATTTCTATAAAACGCATCAACTGGTTTTTGTAACTTACAACGAAAACAACATTTAACCATAACCCCTCCTATAGTGTTGTTATACTACTATAGGAGGGATTTGGTTGAAGGTCAACAGTAAATATCAATATTATTTAACTGTTGTAACTACTTGAATTCCAATGACTTCAGTCAACGTCGCCACTCACACTCCAATTGTTAGTTGCCGTATTAGATACGATGCGGTGCCAACACGGAAGGTACAAAGGCGCATGTTCACGTCCTTCGTGCACCACGGCACCGATTGCCAATACGTCACCCTTGGTGTACTTGGATTGCATCACCGCGGTGGCGCGATGCTGCCGCTGACGCCAATCATTCGCACTCGGTGTTTCACCGATACGTATATTGAACATAATGCCAAACCGTTGAGCGTAGATACCGACTGGTGTGATAGTCGTAGTATCCGTCCGTTCGGTAGTTATGCGGCACTCACGCTCCAGGTCTGAAGCAACAAACGACAGATGTGTATATGTCGGACTGCTTATTGTGCTCATCATAGCTCTGAAGTACGGGTTGTTTTTACGTTTTGCCCGGTCCGCTACAGCCAACTTATCGAGCAGGTCGACATCACCCAACATACCCTGAGCCAGTGGCGTACCAACCCGTTGAGCCAGTTGTTCTGTCAGCGGCTTAAACAAATCCGCAAGGGGAGGCAGCAACATCGGGGTCGAATCAACCGGAGTTTCCGGTAACGAACCAGCTGTGTGTTCATTACACCGTTCGATGAAGTCATTGACTTCACACAGGCGCCCGTGCTGCAACCAGTTGAAGTGTGCTGCACCCACGTCGTTAAGCCGCCGTTCCACGTCCATGAATGAATAGACGGTCTTGTGATCGGATACAGGATCCACGGTATCGCCTACCACGTAAGCCATGATCTCGTTATGAGTCAACGGAATAAAGAAGAACTCGCCCTGCCGTTTAACATCGCGACCTTCCTTCAGTGCCTGCTTGACGCTTTCGGGCATCAACAGTTCGTATGCCTCAGCCACCGTACTGGCCGGCCCAGGCAACTGTGTGAAGAACGGGTTGAATCCGAAGTTATTCAGTTCCTCCCGGTCAGCGTCGAAGAGGAAGTACTTATCCTCAACCCGGACAACCATGGCTCCGGCAAAGTGCCGCTGGATGACATAGAAGTCACCAACCCACTGACGTCCCCGCGCCACAGGCGGAATGATCAGACGTTCCGTACCACGCCATTCCACGATCTCCAGTTTGGATAGATCCAGACCCGCGCCGCCCGAACGTGCAACCACATTCTGGAACGGGATCGGAACTGCACCAGCCTTCTCGGCCGCGGCTTGCGGCCGTAATTGTGCAGCATTGTGATTCCCGTACAACAGACGACTGGCGTTGAATACCCCGATCTTGCTGTCGATCGGACGGATACCGATGATGTTATTCGCGTCCTTGGGCGTGACCTTACTCTTGATGCGGATGGTTCCATTCCAGGTGTCGGTCGCGGCTGACGAGTGGAAGATAAGCGTATGTGCTGTCTTCTGTGCGACATCACCCAAGCGACACTCGTATTGACCACACTTGACGTTGTACAGACCCTCCTGCGGAGTCTTGAAGAACCAAGCGACGAAGTCGTCGACAAGGCCCGGCGCGATAACACGCTTAGATACTGCCTTCGCAATGGCCTTTGCGATCTTCTTACTTGTTCCCTGGCTGCCATCACGCTTCAGGAAACGGCCACCCGCGCCCCGTTGGGGCACGACGGGCGCCGCCGTAGCTGCCGTTGATTCCACGGCCGTGCTTTCACCACGCTTCAGGAAACGACCCCCCGAACCGCGCTTGGGTACGACGGGTGTTGCCGTAGTTACCGGCGCCGTTTCGACTGCTGCCGACGCCGCGTCAACCGCTGCTTCTACTGCTGCCTCAGATTGTGGCGCAACCGGCGCATCCTGCGGTTGTACACTTATCTGATCGGCGCTGGTGATTATACCAACGTCTTTTAGAGCCTTGATTGCCTCCGCAAATTTTGCGAGTGCTTCTGTGATTGGATTACTCATTGTTTATTTGTCCTCGTTACTTGTTAACTGTATCGTTGTTTGATAGATCAATCACTGTATCTACGAATGGTATTACACCACGTTCATGCGTGGCAATAAGCACCTGTAGGTTCATACCTTGCGCGACGCGCTTGATCTGTTGAAGCAGATCACAAAACCGACCCACGTTATTAGAATCCAGATACACTGTGGGTTCGTCAAGACTGAGCAAGCCCAGTTTCGACGCAAACATACAATAAGCCGCAAAGCGGAATGCAATTGCTAACTGTATCTTCTGACCGCCGGACAGCATAGTGGCATCCGGGGCACCATCAGGAGGCAGCATACGGCCATCCGTGAAGTGACAACGGAAACCCAGAGAGTCACTGGACGGTTCTACCGTAAACGGTGCCGTAAACTGTCCCAGGAACTTATTCACGTCCTGGTTCATTGCGCCCAATACACTGGATGACAGAGTATGTGGGCCGTTACCGTAATGGAACCAATCCCGGACTCGGGTCATTGTTGCCACAACATCGCGATGAACTTGCTGTGTCGACCGTTTGTATTCAAGACCAGCGATGGTCTTATCGAGTGTGGCCAATGTTCCGGATAACTCTTTTACCGTACCATCTAAACGTGCCAAATCTGTATCCAGCCCCTGAAGTACTGATTGCGCTTGTTCCCACGAAGCACTCGCTGTACGTAGTCCCTGAACGACTGTCTGAGCATCCTCAGCCAACATTTGTTCTGTGACACCGACGGTCGTCGCGTTCTCGTAAGCACTGCGTAACCGTTGCTCGTAATCCTTACATGCGAGCATACGCTGTTGATAGGCGGTCTCAGCAGAGGTGCGTGTAGTGATCAGATTGATCAGTGCCTGACGAGCTGCTGTCAGTCTTGCGAGCTCCGCCTGTAATGCCTGCATGTCATCGGTTGTAACCGTCTGCCGCTGCAGATACTGCGTTGCCTGTGCGAGCTGCCCACTCAGCTGGGCATACTGTTGCTGGAACGTAGCGTCCGCCCGCTCCATCTGTGCCTTTGTCGTTCCCGCCTGTTGTTGTGTATCCCGTAACGTCTTACCTTCACCTTCAATCGTTTGCAGGATCGTTGTTAGGCGGTTCTGTAGTTGTTTGATGTCGGTAATTGGACTGCCGCAGACTGGACACTCGGCACACGCCTGTGCTGCACCCAACGCAGTCAACAGATCCTTGTGTAGCTTATGCCTACCCAGGATTCTGTTGATTTCTGCGGTTACCTGATCATATGCAGCCTTGGCCTGCTGCAGTTGTTCCGGTGCCACGGGTTGAGTCCCCAGTGCCAGTACGGCCTCACCAGCCTTCTGCCAGGCTGCGTGTGCTTCCTGATACCGTAATGCCGCCGCCCACCGCTGCTGTAACGCAGCAATCTGATGGTCATACGTCGCGATATCTCCCGTGATAGGCGGTAAGGCATCCAACTGCAGTTTCGTTGCTGCTACGGCCTGATCCTGCACCGTTAACTGTTGACGAGCCTGTGTAAACTTCAACACAGCATCAGCGTGTACTGCGAATCGTGTAATCTGCGCCTTGATGACATCCAGACCGGGTATCTCTGACCGTTTGGCTGTCATCGCCTGTACCTCTGCCTGCAGCCCTTGAAGCCGTGCATGCATCTCGGTATAGCGCCGTTTACCGTCCGTGATTTGCTCGTCATAGTTAGTCGGATCACCCATCTCGGCTATGACGTCACCCAAGACCTTGTGGATCTTGTTCGCATCGCCTATACCCATTAACCGCTGGAAAGCCAGTTCACGTGCCCGAGGATCCGTGAATAGGATTGCATCGATCTCTGCTTGGCGTACGAATACCGCCTGCTTCATCAGATCCTTATCCAGGTCGAGATGCAGACGTAGCGCATCTGTCACAGCTGCGGAACCACGAAACGTTTCGGTTCCGTAGCGCAGATATGCACTGGAGCTATGAATGGACCTGCTGATCTCACCAACAGTGCCATTGTGGTCGAATTCGACGACTACCTCACCCTCGCTGGTACCCCAACGTAAGAGTTCGGCTTTCTTGAATCCGGTTTGCTCTCCAGTAAATGCATACTGAATAGCTCCAAGCAGGTTACTTTTACCTGAACCGTTGGATCCGACTACCGCTATTATCGTCCCTTCGAGTTTGATGTCGAGGTCCGCGTGTTGACGATAGTTCCTGAGTTTCAATCTTTTGAGTATCATCTTCCAGTGTTCCTTTATCTACTGTTATGACGTGATCAATTACAGCATGGTAAGCATGCGAGTTCGGTTCTTGAATTCCGTAATCCAGGACTGCACACGGTCTACTGCACCCGTTACCTTGATTGTTAAACGGATTCCAAACGGATACAACAGATTAGAACCTGCGTTCTTCACGACGACTGCCTCCAGTACAGAAGCGTTTACCCGGAAATTCGTCGGGTTGGGGAAGATGGCCGAACGATACAGAAACACCTGCGGGTGTTTGAACTGCTCTACGTCACTCTTCGCTGCTACCTCAGTCCCGTACGGACCCAGCACGCACACGAACGCGTCGGGCGGTAACTTCGTGCCTGCGGGTACACGCACGCTTTTCACTTTACGGGGCTGCGCAACCGCAGACGGGCGTTGTTTAGCCTCACGTGAGGACAGAATACCCGCTTCGACCATCTCAGCAATCTCCGCCTTGGTCGCGTGTTGAAGCATTACGTTACCGAGCAAGGACCACAGGTTTACACCGATCTGACCTTGTTTCCACGTTACTGCTTTAACGCCGGTAAGTGTCTTGTGTACCTTCATGAGATCTTGAAATAATTCTCGTTTCATCCTTTTTCCTTTCCTTCATCCAACCGTAACATATCTGCGGATACACGCCACACTGCACCGCCGGGTTGTACCTCAACCGTAACGGTACGTTGATTGACTTTCTTGACAATTCCGTGCACGGTTTCACCCTTACGCCGTGAATCCCACAGGACTTTCTGTCCTCGCTGGAAACTCAATGTCGCTGCTTGTGATAACTTGACGGTCGCTTTGCGCAGGATATCCCACGCCTCCTCAATATCTTCGCGCCGCAACGCGTAGAGTTGATGTTTAAGTTCAGGGGTTAAACTCATACCTGTTTCCTCTTTGGTTCTGGTTCTTCCTTGTATTCCTGTTGTTTACCTGCGAATGGATTCATGGCGTAGTAACCCTGACCCCATTCACGCAACTTCTCATCCTGGTGAAAGAGGCGTAACAACGCACTATACAATGGCGACCCGCTATCGTCTGCCACGCGGCAGAGCATACCCAGACTAATGGTCATTGCGTTACCGATGGATTTAGGTACCTGCTTAACCATTAGTTTACGCAGCGCCCGTTCACATCGTATGCGTTGTCCTTGTGTCCACTGAAGGTACCCGCCCCCGTTTGCGAAGTTACAGTGCGGGTCTTCGGGACGTTGCGGACAATCGCGGAAGGCTGCGTCGATCGCACCCAGCAGCTTCTCATACGCAAGGCACTGGGCTTTAGTATCGAACCGAGTACCATCACCGGCTACGTACATTGTGGCCGTTTTCATGTTTATAGTCCTTTGCTCTTTGCATATCGTTGTGCTGTGTTACGTACATCGTCGGGAGCCCCAAGAAACTGGAAGACCAGTTCAGATTCGTCTGTCTTTTCCTCAAAGAATGCAGAGACCGCTTCGTTGAGTTGTAGCAAGGCGCCGCGCCGTTCGTAAGTGGCTGTGGCCTGCAACGTGTTCTGTTCGCCAGCATACGGTGTAATCCGGTACATTACATTTGACATCCTCAGTATATCCTCGACCCGCTTTGCGATATCACGCTTGTCAGCCTTATACCATCCGACGACAAACGGCGTATCGTCACCGGCTTTCACCGTCGTCTGAGCCACGATGCGATCAACATCGGCATCATTCTCAAGTGAGCATGTGATAAACGGACGTGTCTTCAACGGAATCATAGCCGTTGAAATCTGTTCACCATCGTATGTGATCAGGGATGCAGTTTTATCCTTTGGTTCGTCGACCGCGTTTACCTCCGTAGATCCAGGATATGCGAACCGAACGCCGCCGATAACAGTCTCCCGATATACGTGGATATCACCCAAGGCGACGTATTTTACACCCAACGGCTTCAGCGCGGATGCCATCTGGAGTGCCGTGTAGTCCTGCACCGGGAAATCCGTGAGTTCAGCTAACGCCTGGTGCACGGCAAGGATATGTATAGGCCCTTTGGTCTGATAGTTCGCGACTTGCTGATAGAACTGAGTGGGCCGGGTATTGTTGATACCGCCGATACGCAGTTCGAGGGCAGTCACGTCGTTGACAGCTTTCCGGCTCTTGACGACTGCGACAACATCGTTTAACGGTTCGATGCCGCATATACGAAGCCAGTTGCTATCCGACGCGTCGTGGTTGCCATCAATCCCGAGCACACGGATACCACGGCTACGAACGAAGCTTACCAACTCCTGCATGATCCACACGGCTGTCGCCGATGGCTTGGTAGAGTCGAACGTGTCGCCGGCAAACAAGATCGCGTCGACATCATACTCGACCGCTTTCTCGAACACCTGTTGCGCGGCCTTGTAGAAGTCACCTTCCCGTAAGGCGTAACCGTATTGGCGATACCCTAGATGTAGGTCCGCTGAGTGAAGTATTATAACTGGGTGCATTTCGTTCCTTGTTTCTTGTTTGTACTACGTAGTTGCTGGTGGTTGTTCTAATTGATTCAGATCACTCAAGGCGAGTTCAGCCTCATGTGTCTCTGATCCACCGTCCGCGATCTCGTCGTTCATCTCTTCGACGATGTCCTTGATTTGCGCCTTAAGATCAGGCCGCCGTTTGGCTAACTCTCGTGCTTTTTGATATACGGTCTCTTTCATTTGGTGCACTCCTGCGATACATGTAACTCCGTCTTTTGATCGGAACAGAGGGCAATAGCCCCCTTTACCGTCTTCCACAATCTGGTCCCTCAAGAAGCAGACTATACAATCCATAGTCACCAATTAAACAAAGGCAAGTCAGTCCGGACAGGACCATCACGGTCGAGTTTCAACCAGGTGCATTTCTTATCCACGGTCAACAGGAGCAGATAATAGAGTGCTGCACTTATACCGGTTGGGATGAGTTGTTCACGCGCCTCCTGTAAGTCCTTGCGCTCACCGACATAAATCAGGTACCCATACTCGTAACGGGTACACGGTATGGTGCCTGCATCCAACAGTTTACTGTCTGCTTCTGATATGTGCCCCGTGGACAACACCAGCACACGTTCAATCTCGTGTGGGGGACATTTTTCTTTTTTCATTCGTGACTCTCCAGATCGGGTAACTCGTATACGGGCATATCTGCCTCCGGTGCCCGGGGATCCGCGGCGACCGTTTTCATGTGATCGATTTGTCGGCGCCGCAAGGCTCCGCAGATACCATCGCACAAGGTCATGTACGGTTGCGTATTGCGTTCACGCCAGATATACGAAACGACCATTCCCTTGATGGCCTCGTCCAAGGCAGCCCATAACTCTGTGTTCTTGGTACGTGGATAAATACCGCACAAGGTCTTGACCGTGTACTCACTGTCAGAACAAACGCAGACGCGGTAACCAGAACCCTTCGCCCAGTTTGCCTTGATCCAGCGTATACCTTCGATGATCGGCCGCAGTTCACAGCGACTGATCGTTGTCGGGAAATCAATCCCGTAGAGCAGGCGCCGGGCGTTCGCGGTTACGGCCACCGCGGCCCAGGCGCCTATATCATCACCGCGTGACGACGAGCCGTCTACGAAGAGGTAGGCATGATGTTTCATGGCAGGAATAAAGTTCTCGGACCTTGTTTTCCACACTTAGCACAAGCCCACTCTGCCGGATCCGACGCAGGTTTCTGGTCGTCCCACAACACTATGGTCGCACCGGCCCAGTTGATCGTCCCGTCTGGTTCAACGGTATCTATCAAAGCCACGCCGGGTATCCGGTCAAGCTGCCCAATCGACGTACTCTTACAAGCCGGGTTAGGACACCGCGGCTGCCGTGCTGTACGCTTCGATACGCCTTTTAGTTTCTTCATTCCAGACATGCTCCATTCGCATCATAATCTGATGTTTGATTTCGTTTACGGTTTGTAGTGTGGGTACCTGCAATGCAGGCGTACGATTGAACGCGTACCCTATATCAGCCAAGGTGTCATAGAACTCATATAATGGGTAGTAGACACGTGCGATCAACATGATGTTACCTGCCATCCACTCCTGGGCCTTCACGGCACGTACCAGTACTGGTGTACACTGTTGTTGATCTTCCGGTATGGTCTTAGCCCAGCAGGCAAAGGTCATATTCTTAGGCAGACTACCCTCACGTTCGGGATAGACTAAGCGTATGTGCGATGTTAAGGCACAACGACCGTGCTGGAATTGCATAAGCGCACGTATATCTGCAGGAGATAGACTGGTGGTGTGATCCCGGGCACGGTCCTTGTTCTTGCCTTCGTCATGGTACAGGCTCATACGTGTCGATTTCAATAACGCCTTTGCCCAGTCCCACCCGTCATATGTCTCACTCCGAACCTCGTCCGCTATTCGACACTTCCAGCACTTGAACCCCGCACGTTGGCGCCGTGGACCATCAGGTCTATCGTAATAGAAGTTCTCTTTCGGATAGTCGGTATTACAACCGGGGCATTGCTGTGTATCGTTTGCCATTACGCACCCTGTTCTCCTGCCGGCAGTACCGCCTGTTCTCCTGGTGGCAATGCAGCCTGTTCTTCGAATGGCAACTCGGGTTGTTTGATTCCGGCTTTCTTCATAGCTTCCACATAACGAGCACCGTCAGCCGTTACATGGGCACACAGGCGGTTGATCATGTTCGACAGGTTGTTGGTCGTCAGTGTTTCCACGGCCTCCAAGAAGGCAGCAGAATCCAAAGGTAACTCTAACGACAACATGGATGTACGGGTAAACTCCATTTCTGGTACTTGGTCTTCCCGTGCCGTGTGCGTGATGTCAATGCGGATCTTAGCTTTCATTGTTTATATCCTCGAATATTACAGGTAGTTTTTGTTGGAATTTAGACAAGAGTTCCTGCATCAACTCTCGCATTTGTGGATGTGCCGCGGTGCTCGAACGCAACCGTAGAACATAACGCCACTCTCGTAGATTCATCGTTGTTACGATTTCGGTCTTCAAACTGTTGGGTAGAACGCTTCTGGCAATCTGCGGAGAACAATTCAATGCCCGTAGTTCTTTATACGCACGGGCTGCGGCTTCCATAGCCCGCTCCCATACGACATACTGGGCTTCTGTCATGTGTTTAAGCGGCGAAATACAGACGATACGGCTAGATCCGTAATCGCAATAGCGCGTCGACTCTTGTGAATAAGATGCGATACGGTGGCGCACGAGTTCGTGGGTTACACCGCGGTCACACCAGATGCGTACCGTAACGCTGACATGCTCCAGTACCGATTCGTGTCCCCGCTTGATGATATTGCGTATAAACGGTGCTGCAGTATTTGAGTCCATCTTGGCTTCGCTCTTATAACAAGTCCGGCCACACTCTTCCAACTTAGCCAGGATCTCAGCTTGGTTAAGGGTGTCGACAATATCAACCTGAAACGGGGCAGGATAAAACGCGCAATCACTATCACTGGTACTCATCTATTTCTCCAATAGCTAAAGGGATGTTGGTATCCAGTATTAAGGGGTGGTACCAAGCCCTCGGTCAGAGGACTTGGTACCCGGGCTGCTTAAGCAGCGATTCTCTTTCTGGCTTCTTCGACGAGGAAATCTACCGCACGGCCGGATTGATCCTGACCGCGGAGTCCACCCACTGCATGTGTCGTAACGGCTGTAAACGCGTTGGCGAGTGCCCAGAGCGAATCCGGGGACCCATACGCTTTGCCGACAACGATACCGAGTTTGTTGGTGACACCGTGACCATCGAGTTCATCCAGGATCTGACGATCGCGGAACTCCAGTCCCGTTGTCGTCGTCAGCTTCCGCCGCAGGTCCAGGAAGTCCTCGAGTGATTCGACCCTGGCTTCGGTCAACGCCCGCATCGTGGGTACGATACGTCCGAAGGCTTCGGCCTTGCCTTGCAGTTCATTCAGGGCACCCGCGATGTCGTCGTTCAGTTCACCGGACTGGCCGATGTGACTGAAGTTGTACGGTTGACCGAGGATGTTGTTGCCGTAGAACTGATTACTGCACGCACAGTGCATAGCGAAGAATGCGAGCCCAACCTTGCAGGCGCCGTCGTAACTGTTCCGCACTTCGAGACCTAACATGATCTCTGAACCGTGAGGCGTGGCAACCTTGACATCCGGCGTGTACCAGCGTTCCAGGTAGTGACGGCCGTTCCAGAGCAGGCTCTTGGAATGTCCACTGCCCCAGGTGGGTACCGGCTTGAAAGTCAGACCCGTCTGGGTCATGACACCGGCTGCCATAGTGTGTACCTGCTGGTTGGTAACCAACCGGTAATTCGCGGTATGCACGGCGCGTACGCCGGCGATATCAGCCCACTCGGAACTTTCGGGGCGTTGCAACTCGATCATGTACTTGTCCGTGACGCGGCCTCGATTTCGGATCGGTGTTAAACGCACAGGGCAAAACGGATCAGGGTTAATGAGATCGGGATCAACTACTGCATCTTTTGTATCGTCAGACATGGTATTCCTTTTCGTATGTAAACGAGAGCCCTGAATGGGATCTCTCGCCCACCCGTGGTTTAACCCACGAGTAGTGTTTAGCCCAGCTTAGGCCAGGCATCGTCATCGTTAGATTCTGGTACTTTGAGCCGTGGTAACCACTTGTCATTGGTTACAGCAGCCACAGTTATCAAACCAAGGATCGGGAACGCGAAACTGGCAACACCAACGACGGTAGCCATTTCCTTATTAGCCCAATCCTGTTGGTCTACAACTTTGCCTAATTCATCAAGCTGTACCTTGACATCGCGCTGAAGCGCTTTCAATTCGTCGGGCGTAGCACCATCGGCCTTAGCCTGACGCACATTACCTTCTAATACCTGACGCTGCTGCTTCAGTACAGAACGCGGGTGACGTGCGAATCGCTTACGCGTTGTTACATACGCACTACCCCCTGTAACTGCACCAAGCACTAGCATCGACAACCCACCATCCATAGCGGCTATCAGTATAGTCCCGCCAACAATGAGTGTACCACCTATGCCCATTGGCGCCTCCCTTCGCATCCCTCATTATACACCCAACTCATCAGGCGCCTCCAATCCATCATCAACCTTCGTCGGTTGACTTGGCCCCTGTGTGCGCTGGGTTTTCGACTCCGCGGACCGTTGTACTGCATCCTTGCAGACATCACGGAACGCAACTACCTGGCCCTCCGTAACGTCGTTAAGGGCCATTATCCGACCGATATAATACCAGCCGGCTATGGACAAGAGAACAATCGAGCAGTACACGGTTCCTCCTTTATGCTTTGTTGTTACGGAGTTCGTTTTGCGCTAATTCGATAAACTGACTCGTGCGGTCGACGTTGTCTTCCACCTTTGTCAGCACTCTACTAAAGCGCATGATCAGAGAGGCGAAACCGAAACAGATGAGCACGTCAAACATAACGTAACCACCTACTCATTCGCGTTTCTCCTCTTCTATGTGATTTGACAGTCTTCATCCCGTACCGCGGCGTTGCGGTCAGGGGTTGATCTCTGAGTGGCGACTGTCTAACCTCTCGGATATCCTTTAACCGCTGGTAACCCAACGGCGATTTGCTTGCTTTCATCTATCCTCCGCTTGTGTGTTGACATCGGCACCACAATCTCGTATTGTGTATTCCGATATGAATTCAACTGCGAAGAATAGTCTAACACAGCAGCATGGGTCGACGCAAGCGAGCGCCGCCACAGCTGATATAACTGAAACATCGTTGTCCCTCTCTGATTTAGCTAGTATCAGAGCGTATTCAGAACGAGAGGACGTAGCGCAGGCTGCGCGTAAGGTCCATCGTTCCGAGTTACTTCCCCTGCTATTCAAGCTCAGGGGCAAGCCGTATTCACTGGACAACCATCCACAGTTCCGACCGATGTATGATAATGTTTATGTTCCGGACACGATATTCATGTGTGGCCGGCAGATAGGAAAGTCACTGAACCTCAGTCGGTCGGAGATACTTGATTTAATTTCTGTTCCACAGTTGCAGTTGTTGTACGTAGCTCCGTTACAACAACAGACTCAACGTTATTCGGTTCTCTACTTAGATGAAGCTATTAATTCGTGCGAACTTGCACGCCAGCTTCAATCGAAGGAAGCGGAAGGCGTATTATCTGACTCACGGATCATTCAATCCGTGCACCACCAGGCGTTCGCCCACGGCAGCGGTATCCAGCTCACCTATGCAAAAACATCGTCAGATCGTGCCCGCGGTATTTATGCAGACCGGATCGATTTTGACGAGATACAAGATCAGCTCGTTGATAACATCCCCATTATCTCGGAATCCTTGACGGCTTCCAAGTGGGGTGTACGTCGTTTCACGGGTACTGCCAAGACGGCAGATAACACGATCGAATCACTCTGGCAGCAGTCAGCCCAATGTGAATGGGCCATGCGTTGCGAGAGTTGTACCGCCTGGAACTTTCCGACGGAAGAGGGTAAGGCCCTGGAGATGATTCAGGCCGACGGCATCCACTGTGTCTACTGTGATGCCCGTTTGAATGTACGCGCTGGGGAATGGGTACCTGCGTTCCCTGACCGGATGAACGAGTTCCGCGGATACCACATCCCGCAGATCGTAGTACCGGCCATTGTTGAAGACCCGAACAACTGGCAGAAAATCGTGCGGAAAGTCTTGCGTCTGCCCTTGTCAATCATCATGCAGGAAGTGCTGGGTATTTCGCATAGCTTGGGTGCCCGGATCATTACCCAGAAAGATATCGACAGACAGTCCACACTCCCGTCTATCGGGACACTACAAGAACAGCTTAAACGCTACGTCGTTACCGTGAGCGGTGTTGACTGGGGCGGTGCCGAGCAACAATCCTTCACAGTGCATACGATCGTGGGGGTACGCGGTGATGGAAAGGTCGACGTCCTATGGGCGCGGCGCTTCATCGGGTTTAACCCTGACGAAACACTTACTGAAATCGCCAAGGCACACAAGTTCTACAAGTGCGCTATGATGGCCGCGGACTACGGGATGGGCTTCGACAAGAACGTAATGCTTGAACAACGTTTCGGCATCGTCGTCGTTCAGATCATGTACGTCCGTCAGAACCGGCTATTTTCATACAGCCCCACCCTGGGTCAGCACCGATGGACAGTAGATAAAACAACAGCGCTCGAGGTCCTGTTCCTGGCCATCAAGTACGGTCGTATCTTTTTCCCACCCCAAAGCGAGTTCAAGATATACACGGATGACTTGTTGTCGCCGTACGAAGAAGTGTCTGAAGTCGGTGGATTGACCCACCGTGTCTTCATGCGTAATCCCAACCGGCCGGATGACTTCTGTATGGCCTTAGACTATGCCTGTATCCTCGCCATGCGGTTAATCAACTCGACCATGGTGGACCTGATTCCTACAGCAGCCTTTGGCGGTGGTATGGTATCTGGTGGTGCGCCGGCTATCGTTGAGATCGATCCAGCAGACGTTCTGTCAGCACTCCAGGTATAGGTTAAAATGTGGTCGTTTCTAGGATAGCAACGATCACACCTATACCATTAGTTATACCGCGAAAACGGGGATAATTAAGGCTTGGGCTACGCGGTCTCTTCACGTGCGAAATCCAAGACATCCCTACTTGTGCGTGGTACCCAGTACGACATTGATTTGCGGGCCCATCACTACTCCCTTCGCATGTTGCTGCGTGTTGATTGGCTGTCGAGCTCTCGCATATAGAGAGAAGTCCAGCGTAGCACTCCTGCAGTATCACCTGCCGCCTTTGCTTTCTTTGCGTTTAGGTAGAACTCCCTCGCCAGTCCAGTCGGTTTGACGACATCGTTAATGTAATCAACGCCGTCAGCGGACATTAGCGGGTGGAGTTGAGTTGAATTTACTCCCCATGAACCGCTTCCGATAGCTGCGTAGGTTTGGCCGAACTTATAAGCAGACACTGCTTTGGCTCTAGTATAAACAGGAGCATCAGCTATAGTCCGAATGCCGGTATTAGCTTTGGCATAAACAGGGGCATCAGCAACTGCCTTACTTCCGGTATTAGCTGCACCGTAAACAGGAGCATCAGCTACAGCCTTACTTCCGGTTGAAGCAGAGGCATAAACAGGAGCATCAGCTACAGCTTTACCGCCTGCTGACGCAGAGGTATAAACAGGTGCATCAGCTACAGCCTTACTTCCGGTTGAAGCAGAGGCATAAACAGGAGCATCAGCTACAGCTTTGCTTCCAGTATTAGCTACACCGTAAACAGGGGCATCAGCAACTGCCTTATTCGCCGCCGACATAGAAGCATACTCTGGAGCAACCGACTGTGCCAACACACCAGCACCCATTGCCACATAAACGGGCAGTGTTGCCGCTATACTTGGGGCCTTGCCCATAGCAGCATAGACAGGCGGCAGGAACACCACCGACGCCTTTTGAGGTGCTGCTGTCATCGCCTGAAATTGAGGTGCGTATAGATAGGTCAGCAGGGGATCACAACTCGGAACTCCTAGCGGCTCTATCTTGATGAGAGCCTGGCAGTCCGGCATAAAAACCGGCTCTGCCAGGGGAATATCAGACCGAGCAGCGGTAACGAGTAGCAACCCGACCGTCGCCAGTAAGGTTACTCTCTTCATGTTACTTCTCCCCGTTATACTGTGCGATCATCGAATTGTATTCGACAATGCCAAGTGACACCTTCAATGCGGCGAGGTAAGGAGCCTGGTGGGCAGGTGCAACCTCACCGTCCAAGATGGCAATCGTCCATCCGTCCGACAGAGCCTGCATAGCGGCACGATGACCGTGCAGGCCTGCAACTCTAATGCCGCAGGCATCCAGCGCATCTTCGAGCCCGGCCATCAACGGAGCGTTCAGTGCCTCGACCACGGGAGCGAGCTTGGCAGTCAAGGGGTTGACCACGTTCGTGACGCCGCCCACGATTGTGGTATAGCTGACAAACGACCGGCCTTCGGCACGCAACTTTTTCTTAGCTCCAGCCGTTGCCTTCTCCAGGATGAGAGGGGCTTCGTCGGAAGTGCGGAGTTCAGGAGCCAGGCGCAGAACGATCAGTTCTTCGATTGTTGCGGACTTCAGGGTGTTGATATTGCCAACGTTACCAAACAATGAGTCTACGCTTTGGAACTCAATCGCCTTTTCGGTCAGCAGCTTCACTCTGATAGGCTGCGAATAGACTAGCGGGCTATTATAGGACAGTAGCCTTACTATACCCTTCTCATATAGGGACTTGAACTTCGGGCGCTGGTCAAACGGGACGAACCCCTTTAATTGATCTGCGAGTATAACACCGGCAACGGGTGTGTTCTCGCAATGAGCCAAGAATTTGTCGCAGAACTCCAGGGTCATCACGTCCGCCTTGTCTGCCTTGAGCGCCCAGGTAATGCTTGCACCATGTGTGGGTGTTAGTGTGCTTGCTGCGATGACTGCGTCATCGGTGAAGCCAGCCGCAGCCAACTCCTTGAGTACGTTAGTGGTAGCACCAGGCGTACCACCGAACGGGATCGCCAAGAGGTTAGTCCCGCCTGTCGCCTTTTGAAAGGCTGCAATGCGAGATGCCGGATCAGCAGAAGCCAATCCAGTAACGAGTGAAACAAGAATCGCCAACGTCAACATGAGCTTCTTCATACTGATACTCCTCTGAGGCATTTTGAACTAGAATCAGACTTTGCCTCAATAAGCCTGACCCGATTTGTGATAATTACATTATACCATTTTATTCTTCAACGCAAGCAAGAAATTCCTTTAAGGAGTGACTGCTATTCCCCATTTCGCGCCTAGATACGCCTCAACTTTTTGCCTATCTGCGGTGGACAGTATTCCTGAGTAGCCAATAACTTCTGCAATGTTACCTTCGAACTGCCGACCGTCCCAATAGGTTCTAAAATAGTTTCCAACCACCGGTGTCATAGTACGCACTGCCGGTGAACTCATCATAAGTATGTGTGCCGCATATTGAGATGGTATTACCGGCGTTGCTGTTCCGTTAACAAAACAAGTGCCGTTTGGATAAGCGAAGTCGTTCATATCCACGGATGCGAAACGCCACTCATTCGAATTTTGTGTGCGGATGCCAAAATCACTGGGTGTGCCGAATGCACACATTATGAACGTGGAAGGAACCACAATACGAGCCACTAAGAAAACTGTCTGAACAGTAGTGCTTTTAGAACTGGTTAATTTTATCTGGTGCGCATTGTCCGTGTAAAAAAGTATCGGACTTATGTTGTTGATCAAGTTTGCGTCCTTGGTCGGGTAATAAGGCGCTACGGGTGAGAAGATAGCCGCCGTAGCCGATTTGTCACGCCACTCAGTCACATTAATTCCAGAAGTGGTTAATGTCGTTGCATCCGCCGAGTCTAGCCATAGAGTTAGTCCTGAGATTTCGGATGGGAACACATACGATGGAGTTGAAAGTGGATACCTTACGATGACTATGCCGGAGCCGCCGTTGGTTCCAGCTACCCATGGATTACCACCACCTCCGGCTCCACCACCTGTACCATTCACGCCTGCAGTTGGTTTAGTCAGTCCTCCTCCGCCAGTTCCTCCTCCGCCCACTCCCGCAGTTCCAACTGCAGTGCCAGAACCACCACCACCACCACCCGCATAATAAACATTGGCACCACTTATAACATAGTTTGTCCCATCTCCTCCTCTTCCACCTTGAGCAGTTGTTGGTGTTAGTCCAGCGCTGTTGAAACCTCCTCCGCCTCCACCTGCGATTTGAGACGCAGATGATTGTCCCATTCTGCCATTTCCGCCACTGCTTCCTTGCGATCCTGATCCTCCAATAAAATTATTTGTGTTCTGGTAAGCTGAACCGCCACCACCGCCTGATCCGCCACTAACACCATAACCATTCAAACCACCACCCCTACCACCGCCAATAGCAGCAATTGAAGCAAATGCAGATTGATTACCATTCTGGTTTACCAATCCTCCTGCTCCAACAGTTACGGTGTAGTTCTGCATCACGACATTTGTAGTAGTATAGACCAAACCTCCAGCACCACCTCCACCTCCACCGTTTTCCCCACTACCTCCACCGCCGGCCACGACCAAAGCATCAACAGTTCCGCCCGAAGTAACTGTCAGAGTTCCAGAGCTTGTGAAAGTGTGAATCTTGTAGTAAGTGCCATTTGTATAACTATACGAGATACTTCCACCAGTAGCACCGACATAAGCCGAAGTGCCCAACCGTCCAAACGGATCGAGACTAAACGGCAAACCAGCCATCACCGAAGATGCAGTTAAACAAGCCAGAGCTATGAATTTCTTTATCATGGGTTCCTCGTCAGCCATTGGTTGCAGAAGATATTTGTGGTTGAGCCTTCCATCCACACACGCCAGCTTGAGTAATGCCTTTGGTTTGCTACCGTTGCGTTGGTGGTGGGGGTCGAGAAGTAATACACCCGATTCGTTCCTGGTAAATAGATATACGTGTTGGTGGTTGTCTGCTTCAAGACCAACTCGAAGTTGACTGCCTGACTCGCTATTGGTGAATTAGAAAAAGCAAAATTAATCACCGTTGGTTGATTTGTAACGGTTAAGTTATAGATGGTGTACCCGGGAACCAAGGTGATGATGTTGGTGATGCCAGCAGCGGTCGGCCAGTTGGTGATGGCCATGTACCCGCTGTTAGTAATTACACCATCCCTACCGGCAGGGATGCCGAACGTCAGGCGGTTCGTGGTTCCGACCACCACGTTGCTCACATAAGCAGAAGAGCCGGAGGCGAGTGTTACCACATTGGAAATAGTCACGAAGGCCACACCGTTAGAGCCGTTAGTTCCATTAACTCCGTTAGTTCCAGCAGGACCCATCGGAACTGCTATCCAGTTACCATCACCCCTCAGGTACTTGTTGGTGTCCGCAGATACGCTGGTCACTGCTCCCGTTGTGCCGACACCACGGAACATATTCGTGGCATTACCAAACGACCCTGAACCGTAATCAGTCAGCACCATCTTACCGTCGGTGGTCCAAACTCCACGCTCAGACGGCAACGATGCTTCTAGCCAAGAATTGTAAGAGGCTGTATCGAGTTTAACTCCATAAGTAACATTGGTAACGACATATATGAAATTAGTTTCAAATCTGACGTTGTGCCACAACATCTCTGGACTGGTTCCGGGATAAGCGTCTGTGAGGTTCATGCCGCCGCTGATCATCGTCGATTGAAGATTATAAGGCAGAACGCTACCGATCAGTGAACCTATGCCACTACCTGCGTATCCACCGCCTGTATGACCACCACCCCAGCCGTATGAGAACAGAGTAACGCCAGCCCAACCTTCTATGGATTGGATCGTACCCACTTGTGAATCACGCAAGAAGATGTGTCCAGATTGACCAGAGTTTGTATTGCTGGTTCCCTTGTACTCAACTCCTCCCGATATACCGGCATCAATTACATGTAGTTCGTGGAAAGGAGACATTCCAAGACTCGACGAAGCCGCTTCAAATATGACCTTACCAGCAATACCAATCACCGTATGCTGTCCGTCCAGATATGCGGGACGTAACGAATCACCCTTGATAACCAGAGTCGAGACCCTGGTAGAAAAGTCGCCGTCGGGAATTGAACGAGTAATGTTACCCACAATGACCGCAGATGACAGGTCTATTGAAACGAAAGGCTTCCACGGGACCGTCACATCTTCGACGTATGTTCCAGGCATCACCTTCACGGCGTAGAAACGGAGCGTGACATTCTCCCAGTCTGCCGGTTGTGAACTGCCGATTACGGCCATAGCTGCGGACACTGTTGCATACGGACGCATGATTGTGCCGTCTGGTGTGAATGGATCTGTTCTCTGATTGTCCACATAGATATTGTTCCCTGTTGCATAAATAGGGATACCGGAGATTGCTCCAGTCACGTAGTCGATAGAGGCCAAACCATTCGTGATAGCCTTTGTTACAAGACTGTTAGTAGCAGCAGTTATCATTGCAGGTATGCCACTTGTAACACCGTTCACATACGAGATCGAAGCAAGGCCGTTAGTAATAGTCTTCGTTACAAGTCCATTGGTTGCAGCGATCACGTAATTGGTGGAAGCCAGCCCGTTCGTGATTGTTGCTCTTACGAGACCCGAAGTTGCAGAGGTTATCCAGCTAGGGATAGGGTTGGTCGCAGAAGTTATCCAGCCAGGGATAGGGTTGGTTGCAGAAGTTATCCAGCCAGGGATAGGGTTGGTTGCAGCAATCACGTAATTGGTTGAAGCCAGCCCGTTCGTGATTGTTGCTCTAACAAGACCTGATGTCGAAGCAGTTATCCAGCTAGGGATAGGGTTTGTGGCGGATATGATCCAGCTAGGAATGGGGTTTGTTGCAGAAGTTATCCAGCTAGGGATCGGGTTTGTAGCAGAAGTTATCCATAAGGGAATAGGGTTAGTTGACGCAATCACGTAATTGGTGGAAGCAAGACCATTTGTAATGGTCGCTCTCACGAGACCTGAGGTGGAGGCTGTGATCCAACTAGGAATGGGGCTGGTCGCAGAGGCTATCCACGAGGGGATGGGGTTGGTAGCGGACATGATCCAGCTAGGGATTGGGTTGGTGGAAGATATAATCCAGTTAGGGATTGGGTTGGTGGAAGATATAATCCAGTTAGGGATTGGGTTGGTGGAAGCGACCACGATGTCTGTCACGTAATTGGTTCGCGCATAATCGTCCAACTCTTTAGCTGTGGTAATTCTATAACCGGGCCTTGTGTTATCTCGCAAATAGAGTTCACCGAATACGTTGTAAACGTAACTTGTACCTTGCCACGCCCCGATTGAGATGGCAGCAACGCCATCATCCACGAAGATTGGAATTCGAGCTGTCATCGGTCGTGTTCCATCAGTCAAGAAGGCTTTGTCAACTGTGTTGGTATACCCCTCGACTGTTACCATACGTTCCGGACCGTTCGTGATCCACCAATCCGCGACGGCAGAAACCCAGTTGGTACCGTCGAAGACTATGGTTTGACCTAACAGAGCGCCCTCACGGCGTAAGTAACGTATCGGTATACTGTTGGTCATGTACGTGTTCCAGCGACCCGTATCCTCTAACGTGATACCAAAAGCAGCACTACCGACCCAATTTGTTGCCGCGGTTGTCCATAACGTGATGTTGTTGCTCGTGATTCCGAATGCGGGACTATTGCTCCAGCTGTTCGCGGCCCAATCCCATAATGCAACCTGATTATTTGTAATGCCGCGGGCAGCACTATTGCTCCAGCTGTTCGCGGCCCATACGACCAGGTTACTGACAAGTTCCAGGTTATTAAGGCGTACTGCATAATCACCAAGTACAGCATGTACCGTGGTTGTCGTACCGTTGATGTAATCCATATGTGTCGCCTGTAACCTACCGAAAGCCGGTGTCACACCACCGAACAGGACATGTTGGCTATTCGTGGTACCCGTGACTGATAACCAGTTGGTTGTCCCGATATCCCAATAAGGTACAGCGCCAGCCGAAGTGCCAGGCCAGATATAACGCGGTTGGAATGACGGCATGGTGCCTCCGATGAGGAAATCGTTTGTAGTACCGTTCGCAACACGTACCCAGTTGGATCCATCCCAGGTCAACATATCGCCAGGTACCGTCCCGTACGGAACAGGGCACCGGCCGGCCAGCGCGTGTAACGCGTCTGCAATCGTCAGAGGCTCACTACCATACCAGTGCGCCGTATTGGTCGGCGTATACCCCATCTGCGTCGCTGTGTCGAGCCATTGGTTCGTGTACATCAATGACCCTGTGAATGATCCAATGACAGTCCCGGATTCACGATACACAGTACAGGGCTTGGCACCGTTCATTTCCAACGAATCAATCCGGGCATTCCCGGTCAGGTATACCGTCATCGCTTTGTTGTTGGCTTGCCAGAGTTTACCAACATGCACACCGTGTAACGTGACGGTCACGTCACCGCCGCTGCTTCCGTAGTACTTCACCTCTGGTATATACGTACGTCGGGTCTCATAACCTAACAACGTAAGCGTGCGTCTACCCGTAGTAGTTGTCGTATCAATCAGGGTAGATGCATATGTACCTGGTGCCAAAACGTAAATGACTCCGGACACGGCGTTACTCGGGTACGTGGTCGTAGCGTAATTTAACGTCTTGTAAGGCGTTGTCGGTCCGCCTACACGCAACGGATCATCGACACCGGTGACAGGATCGAGATAAGCGATCTGTGACCCAGGAACAGGTACGCCGAGACCAGCAGGTAACACGGCCATTGTGATACGCCCGTCAGGTCCGAGACGTAGCATATAATGGGCGTATATGCTGGACCCGCCAACCTCGGTTACACCACGGGCACCGAGTTGAGCAAGCGTAGCGTTCTGCCCGTGAGATACCGGGATCAAACCAAGTAATGCTACAAGTACTATACCTAAAAATCGCATCGTATCCTCCACCTTAAAATGGCGGTGTGTATACACAATCAGTTATAACGTTAATAGCAACGTTATTAACCCGCCTTTACAATGTCACCCGTCGTTATCCCATAACGGTCACACCAACCGTGCGGGAGTTCAATCGCATGCGCAACGTCAGCGCTAGATGGTCTATATAACTTACGTCCGCCCTTGTCTACTGGCATCGCGTGCTTCTCGAGTACCGTACCATGTCGATCGACAAATACCAAGTCTAAAGGAAAGTGAACATCCTTCATCCAGAAGGCACCGACCTTATCGAAGAACATACCGTGATTGGCAGGTAGCGATGCACGTTTGGATAAACCAATGCGACGCAGTTCAGCGGTATCTGCAATCTCAACAGCCGCTGATGCTTTCACCCCGCCCTTCTTGTTGATGAAGCGCAACGGAATAAGCGACGCAGCCTTGTCAATTTTCGCCTGGACCTGGGTTGCCTGTTGGATCGCATCGTCCTGGTCGACGGCGTTTATCCGTGCGTAGATGGGTTCCTCGTCCGCGCCCGGTACCTTACCTGGTTCGGGTTTCGCGATTAACTGCCACATCTTACCGTCCCGTCCACCGATATGGACAAGCACGTAACGTGTAGGTACCTTGGTATGCCCCAGGGTAAAATGGAGCGTGTTTGGCGTGACACGGGTGATGACTGCCTTACCCTTGTCGGCCATTCTTACTACGCCGGCGCCATATCCGTGTGGGATCTTACCTTCGAAGCTACCGTACTGGTACGTATGCAATTGAGTCTGCGGGATCGGCATCTTGGATGTGCCTGGACGCGGCAATTCTGCCTTGGGTATGGCCCAACTGAAAAGATTCGTATCCTTGGTACCTAGACGCATGTCGTAATGTGGATACTTGGGGTTACGTACTGTACTGTGGTGTTGCAATACGAAGTCAGTGATGTCGCCGGGTTTCAGGGTACCCAACACATCGCCGTAGACTGCCTTGTCGACGATACCTGGAGCAAAGTTCTGCTGGGCGATCTTGACGAGGCCTGAGAACATACTAGTCTTCTGTACGAACGTCCCGGCCTGTTGTGGTGGCTGCAGTTGTTTTAACCGTTGCCGTTGCTGTTGTTGTAATTGAAGTATACGATACCGCGGTGCAAGCTGTCGATCTCGAGCAGCGAGGCGTCTGTTTTCCACGAGTTGTGAACCTAATTCGCCTACACCACGAACTGTAGCTGCGATTGTTGGAATAGATGAGCCTACTGCTTGCAGCGTATTATGCCCAACTGCTTTCATCGCACTGCCGAAGCTGTCACCGTAATCCTGAATATTGGCGGCAGCCGCATCAGTCACTCCCCGTGGATCGTTAATTAAGCGGGCTGTATCAATCGCATGCCCTGCGAGCGCCAAGGGTACGGCAACACGACCCGCGGCTCCCGCTATGCCTTTTGTAGTCGCCACCGTGTTAGCGGCAAGAGGTATTCCCCGAAGTGCAGCACCCGTCAACTCAGCACCGTAACCGGTCAAACCGACACCACTTGCAGTAGTGCCTAGTACCGTATCCGCAGTCTCGATGGCGCGTCCTGGCAGACTATTTGAAGTAGAACTGGGCAGACCTTGGGTGACCGCGTTACCTACACTCGTAATACTTCTGGCTTTAGACAAAGGCGAAAGCACCCCGCTTCGGACAGCGCCTAACACTCCTTGTGCGATCTTGACAAGCCCTGCATAAGCACCGGTCTTGGTTCCGAGCTCACGGGTAACGGTAGTCGACAGACCCCGATTACCGGGGCCTGTCGGTTTTTCTGGACGTACGTTGGTCATTAGATGCCCAGACGTTTTAAAACAGCTGTCGCGTCGTCCACTGAAGCAGTGCGTACCTTACCGTCTGCATCCGTAGGCGTTAGACGATAAAGTGTTGCATCTGCAATTGTGCGTTTCAGATCACTACGCGACTTGGCGTATACTGTCGACGCGACCAGCGGTAGTACGGCACCTATGATCACTGTCAGGGTCGACTTCAGCGAATCTGCTTTATCCGCGGATAGTCCACCGAACAGGACAACTAAACCGACGACGTTCGTTACCATCGTCACCCAGAACTCCACTGTTAGTAATGCTGATCTCATTTCTTCTCTCCTGCCGACTGTAGTGCTTCTTCTAAGCCCCGTCGAAGGATGATGTCATCCATACCCTTCAAATCGGGTATACGGTTGAACTGGGAGACCATGTCGGCTATCTGGTCGTCCAGGTACGTATCGAGGTTTGTATTATTGTTTACAGCAGCCAGACCGGCGCGCACGGTGTCGCCGTCAGGTTGTTTATCAAAGACCTCTGCAAAGATTGCAGGGTATGTCGATTCTGTGTAACCCTCTTGTTTCAGTATCGTCCGCAGATACTGCTTGATAGCATATGAGAATGGGAGCAGTTCCCGATTGAACGCGACCTCTGCGATCGTCCAGGCAGCCTCCTCCACTGTTACAGGGTCGAATGTACCGAAGAAGGGCTGACCATCCGCTATTGTGTTACAGATACCCAGGAAGGCATCTAAACGCTTGAAGAACGCGTCGCTGGTCATAACCACCTGAATGGCACACCAGCGATCGATCGCCTCCGAACACATATCTGCACGGAAATCTGCCTGTGTCTCCAGGTAGACTGTTACCGGGTCCCAGTCATACACCTCTTCACCGTACTGTTCACGCAAGATCGTGTGAATGACTGTGGCTAGTGTCTCAGGGGACTGTAGTGCTTGTTGGCGGGGATAACTTAGATTCACCACGATCCTCCCACTGTGTTCGACAATATTCGGCTGAATGTATCGCTATCGTTGACGCCTCACGAAAACACGGTTTTTAAATGCGATTCCAACGCTGCACGATCCGGACGCGGCAGAGAAAATAGCTCGTCGGCCAGTTTTGTCTTATCGATCTTGCCGTCCGCGGCTTTAATCCGTATTGCAAAATCGTCCCCGAGTACACCACTGTATATGTCCGGGGATAGTGCTGCAAGCTTGGTGATGCTAAAGACCCAATGATTCAATTCCACAGAATCTTCAGCTAGGGCTTGAGCCTCCTTGGGATCTAGGTCATAAATGAATTCGGCCGGTGCCAGGAGTCGTTTACCGTAACCGCAACGCAGGTTCTCTGCGTTATCTAAAGCATCGACGATTTCCGCGAACTTATCCAGCACCCCACCCAATTCAGCCATGTCCACGTTGGGGATTATTTCATTGAGATTGGCAATGGCCGCGCTGATCTCGGCGTCCTTAGTCATCTGGGCACGAGCCAGCAGTTCCGCCATCAACGTGTCACGCCGCGGCATCCCGTGTCCTGCTTCCTTACGAATAGACGTGGGTACATCGACCTTGTATTCACCGGCCTTACGCATGATGGCTGCTGCAATTGTCTTACGCATCGCCGGCGGGTATTGATACCGATTCTCCATGAAGTACTCAGCAGCCTTATGGACCCCCTTGGCGTCGAACATGGGGTACTTACGCTCTGTACCATTCACCCAACCGTAGCCACTATCCGAAGCCTGTTTCACCTCGGGTACTTGCCGTATAGCGGTCATGATTGTTGCCACATCATCAGCAATACCGAAAACAGCCGCAGCTTCCTTGATACGCGATTCTACGTGACTTCGCAGCGCAGATGTGTATACTTCTTCAGCATGTTTAGCAAAATAAGCTGCAGACAACCAAGTATCAACCGGTGTTACGATCGGGAACAAGCGTCTGACATCGTCAGCGTACGCTCGGTCTGGAAGCGCGTCTGCCGCCGTTTTCTCAGGCAGTGTGGCATCCAAGACATAGGACGGAATCAACGCCGCGTGCTGCGTGCCGATGTGGTACCAGGTGCGGTGACTAAGGTCATGAATTATATCCATAGAAATCTCCTTTACTTTCAGACTCCAACATGTGTAGTATGGAGCATATCGAACTGAAATGCAACTGCATAACCACAACTTCTTATCTGCTTTAGGATGTACATTACCCCATCCGGGGGATAATGTCAACGCCAAGTATAGCTGTCCCCTGCACGCTAGTGCGGCCGACACCTTGCGTGTTCATGCCAATCCGTATACGGGTAATACGTTCTTCGAGTGTGCGGACCCTGCCTGTCGCTTCTATGGTGACGCAGTCAGTCTACTCAGTGCGGTAAAACGCCTCACGATTACAGAAGCCGTAGCCCAATTCCGTCCAGGCGGCACCTACGCTCACCTGTTGACAGAACCCTTATTGGATAGCGAGGCTGCCGCCTATACGGAAGGGCGCACCACACAAAGTCGTATCCAGGCGTACGTAAGCCAATGCCAACAAGCCTGTCGCCAAACACCCAATAAGTTACAACTGCGTGCCGGCCTGTCGCAGAATAACCTACGAGTCCTACCGCCCGAGATCGGCTTGCTCGTTCGGGGTGACGAGATTCCACGACCGTTCCAGGAATTTAACAAGACCAAGTACCAACGCACGAATCATATCATCTACCCATTCACGTACAACGGCGAGGTCACCCATATTCGCGTGGAAGATGCAGCATCACCACTGACGACTACAACGATAACGATTACGCGGGACGATATCGGTGTCTACATGGAGCGGTTCGATGATATGCCACGTTCCGTGATCGCGACATTCGATCCACATGCAGCCAGTTTACTATATGGGACCTACACGGCCGAATCCAGTAAGCGACCACCCATCATCGCGCTAGCCGGGTTCCCGCTGCCTGAACGTTTCGCCTCATTGGACATTCTTTTTCTACTAGCTACGCAGGCACAGCCTCTCACGCTGTTCAACGCACTGCAAACACTAGCCGTCCAGCATTACGTAAGTGGCGCCGCCCTACAACCACGGATCAAGGTGTGGGAGGCCCACGACGCTACACAGATTACAGCGGAACAGCTTAGGCATCGTCTGAGTAGTGCGGATGGCACACTCGCATTAGACACGTGGACACTCCGAACAATGGATCGCCTTTTAAGTCATAACGGTACCGAAGAGGTATACAAGGCATTCTACTCCGTTACGTTACCTGACAATGTACGTCTAGAACTAATAAGCGCAGCACAACGTCTGAAGATCTCGAAAGAAGGGCTAGAGATTCTACAAACAGCTGTTGCCGAATCCACAAATCGCCTGATCCTCGGAAACGGATGCGGACTCTATCGCACGACTACGGCACTCAAAGCACTCGATCGTCGAGGTAACGAATCAGTCTTGTGCAACGTCGGCATCACTGTTAACCATAAAATCCGTACATACACAGGTGAGGAAGAACTCATCGTCACGGTGACACCTACAGATACTGCCACATTACCGTTAGTCGTACGTATACCAGAACCGATATGGGGCAAGGCAAAGGAATTACAACGTCACGTCATCCGTGCATTCGGCGAACGCAATCAAGCCCCGTATATTGCGTTCTACGAGCACCCGGGTTACGACTGGCGTGACATCCTATGTAAATTGGGTGAAAAGTGCGAACTCCATCGTGAGGTTCAACGACTGGGCTGTGACCAGGCCCACGATCTACACTTACCGAATTTTGTCATCAGAACGGATCAACTTGTCATTGCACCACAAAAACAGATCCATACGTTGCCGGCTGCAGCAACACAAGTATACTCTGGAATCCCCGGGCAAAGCGTAATAAGCGCGGTGGAGCCCTACCGCTACCTGTTGCAGAGTTGTGACAATATGTACGTGGCAGCATTCACCAGTGGTTTGCTGCACGTCGTACACCAAATGACACAGGAACTACACCACGCGAAGCATGGACATAACCAACGCCCACGTCACCTTTTCTATGTAGAGTCGGAAGCTGGTATATGGCAACCGTTATTCCGTCAACTCAGCGCCTTCTTCTCGGACAATGATTTCATCCCCGTTATCGATCCTGCCAATCCAATCAAGAGTCTTGAGGCTTACGAACAACTAGGTACGTTACCCCTCATTGGTTGCCTGCCTCCGCTGCGTGGCGACCGTATGCAACAAGTGATCCTCAACAGTCCCATAAGTCTGGTCGCCCTAACCGACGGCAGTACGGCGGGTATGTACGGCGGCGATCTGAGGACGACCTACATATTACCAGTGTCGGATAAACCAGAACCCACGAGTGTCATCGATCCCGCAGCGTTGGCTGAGTTGCGTGAGTCGTTTGCGTCCTTCGTACTTGAGTATATCGTGCACGCAAAAACGACTGACGTATATGCTACCGGCCAGCACCCGGCCTGGAGTACCTACAGTGCAATCTGTACTATGCTCGGACTAGACACACAGCCTATGATGCAGCAGATCATGAAACACAGTTACTATAACATGGGCGCAGGCGTTAACTCGTTCTTCGATAGTCTGCACCGAATCATCTTTGCGTCATTCAAGTCACCTATCATCTGTACCGTCTACAATGCGATGCCGACTGCCACCAGCTTCACGGCTCGTAACCAACACATCTTCGTATTGGATGATTACGTCATCATCAGTCATGCAGTCGTAAATCGTATGAACAAGGAACTGACGGCGCAGTTATCATTTGACGTCAAAGGCTTGACGCAGGAACTGAAGGAGCGTAACTTGCTCGTTGACGGTCCTGAAGAACTCGAAGTCGATAAGAACCGTTGCTGGATCATCCGTAAGGAAACATGGAATACACAGATCGAACGGAAACTGCTCTGGCTTCCGCGGGTTGTGGCAGCTGACAGGATAATACCGTTACGCAATATAGCGTAGAAATCTTTATACTACGAATGGAGTGAGTGAATGAGTGATCCAATCATTGTTGCCATGGCGTCGTTTCCGCCTCGTAAAGCAGGTATGTTGCGTGCAGTTGCTGACCTACTACCCCAATGCGACGTACTGCGTTTATATCTGAACGGGTATTCGGAACGACCGCCTGAGCTACCAAACGACGCCAAACTTGATGTGATCCTGGCCGGCCCCGAGTGCACGGCGCCCGATGTCGGTAGTCACGGTAAGTTCCATTGGTTAGGCGCCGAAGCCGGTTATTATCTATCCGTTGATGATGATATACTCTACCCACCAGACTACGCTAAATACCTTGTCGAGGCCGTTGACCGTTACCAGCGTAAAGCGATCGTAGGTCTACATGGTGGTGTTTATCGTATACGCAATGGTGCACCGATGCCCGCACGTAACTTGGCGAAAGATAATCGCGTCCTGTACGGTTACGATCATGCTATCAGTCGCGATATCGGTGTACACATTCTCGGTGCGGGTGTAATGGCCTCGTACCCACAGGCGCTCGGTTTAACCCGTGACGTTTGTACTGGGCCAATCCATTCAGGCGACGACGAAGATATCGCGGTATGGGCGCAACGCACACATACCCCGTTAATCCGTTTGCGTGGCGCTAACAAATGGATACTGCCAAATCCCAAAGAATGGATAAAGGATCCGTTACACCGACGTGCGAATTATATCAGAGAGTCAGATAAGAAGTTGAAGGCGTGGCCTAAGTGGACGATCCCGAGTCTACCCGCAGTACCCGTTGTGGCAAAAGCAACCGTAATAAAGCAGCAGGTACAAAAACCACGGGCACAAATACCACAGGTTCAAGGACCGGACTTCAGTAAAATCGTCTTGTCAGCCGAAACCGAAGCCTTCTGCAACAAGATACTTTCATCCGACGCATTAGCCGCCATGATCGTACACCGCCTTAAACACAAAGTACCGACATCGGTGGTACGTATGTCGGACGGTGAACGGGCGATTATTGCCTACAGTCGCGGTGAGGAAGCACCTAAGCATTTCCTTAAAGACCCGGCCTACTTGAAACGTATCGGATTGGTTGATTGTGATTTGAAGGCGTTGGGTAGTGATCTGCTCTGGGCCGGCAACCATGCGGACTTCCTGGCCTGCACAATCTCGGGTATCTTCTGGGCCGATTTCCTGGTACACCCGTACTTCCCTGAACGTGATCGTTTCATTGATCAGTTTTACCCTGAACTGTGGCAGGCGACAGGACGTGTGGGTCCTGTGCTCAACCAGGGTGGTGTGCTCATTCTACACGGTGACGCTGAACGGTTAGCCACGAGTCTGCAAAAGCGTTATAAGCACCCTGACATTACAGGCGTGGTAATGACTGGCTGGCGTGATCACAAGCGCATCACAGACGTCGTAGAGCAGCACCACGCGGGCCTTGTGCTTCTCAGTGGAGGGGCGCCAGGTAAAGGCCTTGCTGTGCGGCTGGCCCAGGCCACAGGCAAAGTGGTACTGGACCTCGGTAACTCGCTGGCGAACAGCTGGCTTAAATGAGCGTGTCCGCTGCTTTAAGTGCAGCCAGTATCGCCTGGTCCATGTCAATATAGGTATACTGGGCCAGGCGACCGATAAAATGAACACGGTGTAGTGCAGTCTCACGCTCTGCTAGTTCCTGATACCGGGCATACTGTTCACGCGATGCCTGTGAGGGTACCGGATAGTAAGGCTCACCCGTCGCTACCGGGTACTCGTATATCACAGTCGTCGCGGGATGTACCTGTCCCGTGACATGTTTGATCTCGACGGAACGTGTAAAGGGTTGTTCATCCGGATAGTTGACCTGGACACAGGGTTGCTTAAAAACCGTGGCATAATACCGCGGTTCGAAACGTAATGAACGCCACGGTAACGCACCGTAACAGTGACCGAAATATGTGTCTACAGGCCCGGTATACACGGTTGCAATCTTCGGTTTGCAGTACTCTTTGATGGCCGTGTAATCCGTGTTCAAATGTACCACGATACCACGCGCTGTCACCATACGGGTAAACAGAGCCGTGTATCCGTCGGCCGGCATACACTGATGCCTGTGTGTCACGTAACGGCAATCACGGTTGAACCGTATAGGTACCCGCCCACATACGGCGACATCAATTTCCCGCGGTGAACAACCCCATTGTTTCAATGTGTACGGCCGGTAGAATGTCTCATAGAGTTCCCGGCCCATGTTGGCCAGCACGTACTCTTCCGCATTCGTCGGTTGTGCTATGGGTTCACAACGGGACTTAATGAATTCACGGGCAGACGTCTCGTCAAACGTTCGGTTGAAGAACATCTCCAATGTCGTCAGGTTGATCGGCAGCGGATAGTATATCTCACCTACTTTGCTCTGCACGATATACTGTGCAGGTAACCAACCGGTGAATTGAGATAGGTACTGCAGCAACGCATCATCGTTTGTACGGAAGTAGTGTGGCCCGTACCTGTGCACCAAGATGCCTGCATCGTCATACGCATCGTGACAGTTACCCCCGATATGGTCTCGTTTATCAACCAGACATACAGAACAGCCGCGGCCGGCCAGCCGTTCCGCAATAACACAACCGGAGGGACCGGCGCCGACGACAAGATAATCCGGTGTCGGATTCATCAGATGCCCCCGTCAGGCCACCATTCGGTCACATCGATTTCGCGCCCAAAGACACCGGTATGGAACTTGTAGGCACCATAGTTGACACGGGAAGCGAAAAGTGGATAAAGGTGACCGTAACGATCTACGTAGTTTTCGTCATGTACCATTGCCACGGTACAGTGCGTTGCCGCCCACTCTAACGATATCTGCCAACGTGTTTCTTCGGGGGCCTGGTCAATGAAGATCAGATCATAGTAACCATCGTGATGCTTTGGATCCCAGTCAGGTACATAACGTATTTCATGCTGTGCGTTCCGTTGCCACGCTAATCCCTCAATCCACGTCAGATCATTATCCAGAGTCACCAATGAACGGCCGGGGACACCGGTCACGTAACTATGAAACACGATTGTAGAATGATCACCACTACCCAATTCCAGAATGGTCTTGGGTTGGAGACGGTCCAGGACTTTCGTGATAACGGGGATGTGTGAACCCCATTCAGGAAACCCGAAACGACCGTTTGCTGGCTGCGGTATGATGAGTTCTTTCATTATGCAGAAGGCTTTTTCCCAGTTAAAGAACCGACGACACCGCCACCGATCATGGCAGGCAACAAGTATTTAAGGAAGTCACTGGTGACCATTCCAGCGCGGCCGTGGCCCTCTTGGATCTCTTTGTCACGCTTGGACCTTGAGAGTCCAGAGACAATGGCAGCCAACCCTGCAGCACCGGCGCCGATTCCTGCGCCCCGGGCAGTAGACGTATTCAAGACACGAGAGATCGACGGTGAAACCTGACCCGTTGCTTGTGCTGCTGAAGCATCTGACATACGGTTCATGGAACGTAGTCCTGCAGGAATTACTTCCATACTTGCCATACCTGCTAAGGTTCCTGGTTTCTTTAGAAAATGAAGGGCCTGCGGTTTCTTACTCAAGATAGCCGCGACGATCCCTGCCGCCTGCGCGGCATTGACATAACCGCCTACATGCCGTGCACTCGGGTCATCGTGATAACCCACCAGTCGCGATGTACCCTCCGTACCGCCGACCCAGCCTAAACCAGCAGCACCTGCTGTTAACAACCCTTTATTGACCGGATGCAACTTCTGTAAAGCCTGCAAAATAGCGCTGGGTGCAGCGGCCTTCTTCTGACTCAACGATGGCATGAGCTCGGGATGTTGTAACAGGGCATCCAGTTCACCTGGTTCGTTGATCCCCATGCGCCGACGTAGGAAGAGGAGTCGACTGTTCTCACTGTTCGCTTCCCGTGCACCTGAAACGAATCCCGGGACTGCACCCAACGCACCACCAGCCAATGCACCGCCAACCACATTCTGAGGCTTGTTGCTCATAATGCGAGCGATGAGTGCACCGAGTACCGCCCCTGTTAAACCGGTCTGAGCAGCACGCTCCCCACCAGCGCGTAACGGTGATCGATGCCGTTGAGTGACGAGTGACTTGTTATAATCAGGATAGGCTACATCCCGCGGTTTATGGCGTGGTGGCGCCTTCCTTTTTTGTTCAATTTCCTGGGCTACCTTATCACTCATGAATCTCTCCTATACGGGATGTTATGCAAAGGTGACGTGGGCTCGTATTCCACTTGAATGGCGCCAGTCAACACTGTCACCGTGTGCCGTCCGAAACTGTCTGCCACAGTCAGCGAAAAGGCGTACGCACCACGCCGCAGTGTACTCGTAATATCATCTGGGATACGTACGCTGATCAAACCGGGATGATTGATTTTGTCTGCTTCAAGAATACCGTCCAACCAACGGGCGGTCCAGATAGGTGTCTTGCTAAAACGATCCTGGGCCAAGACAAAGATCACACGACTGTTGTCTGGCGTTGCGGGTGTGGTTAGTGCAGGTGGAATATAGACCCGTGTGTTAAGCGACCAATCATCACCATTGATCACCTGCCATATCGGCATGCGATCCTCCGGATTCGGCGTGTTCACGCCTATCGGTCTTATGGGTAAAAACATAACACACCTCCACTTTCAAACCTAGTATAGCTTATCGTGCCATACGACTGCAATAGCTAAAGAGAATTCCCACGCGGGGATTCTCCCGCACTAACCCCCGAAGAGGTCAGCGCTTGCTGTCGAGTGCACAGCCCCGATTTTATTTCGGGTACTCATGCAGCGGAGCAGCCCCCAGCCCCCGGTAAGTCGTTGCAGATCGTGTCCACAGCTTATCGGTTAACGCGTGAGCCAGATACACGTCGTTATCGTCCACCACTCGTTGCCCACCCGGCAGCCTGCTCTCCCCAGAGAGCACGGATGGCGTCCTTACGCATGCCCATCTTGTGTGCAATGAACACGTCGAACGGGCTGAACCAGCCGCGGAGGGTCTGTACGCCCTTCGCGCTCCGCCGGCCCGAGTGCCGCTTCTTGACAGGCGTCGCAGCCTCCTGTTGCGCGGCGAGCGGCGGCGCACCATCTTCTGGTGCGACCTGCGACACCAGATGCGCGGGCAGCGCCGGTTGAGGCTCGGATGCGGGCAGATACCGTGCCTCCGGCCCAGTCACTGCGCGCCGATGCTGTGCGTTGAAGAATTTCGACAACCCGCGGAACACACTGCCGATACCCATTTGATTCCTCCCTGTTACGTTTAGATACTAAATACCCTGATCAACTATTATGTTATAACACAAACACCCAGGGAATTAAGAAGGGGTGGCAGGGTTACTACCACCCCTCGCAAGAAGGAGTATCAGGCCTCGGGCAAGACCAGACTCGGCCGGAAGATCCTTCGCGGCTTTCATCTGGTTATGTACTGTGACATAATGTCGCACTTGTGTCAAGTACCTTCTCAGAGACACCAATAACCAGGCCACAGGTATTGCCACCAGGGCCGGTGAGTCGGATAGCCCGGGACTACCACAGGTGGTACGACGGGTTCGGTACCTGACGACTGGAAGACAGGAATTCCGATACCTGTCGCATCGTCTACGCCAGCAGGCCCGACGTCAAATGCTATCTTCCGTAGTTTGGCGCCCAACTCAGCCGGTGTCAGTTTACGGGGCTGTGCGCCCTGCCTGGCGTCGCTGAGAATGAGTGCTGCGACACCCACGAGTGCAGGAGTAGCCATAGACGTACCACTCAACTTGGCGTACGTATCGTTAAGGTAGGTCGAAAAGACGTCTACACCGCCGGCCGCAAAGTCGACTGACTGTCCCCGATTCGAGAAATCTGCTGGTGTGAAGTTCTTATCGATTGCGGCAACCGCGTATACGCAATCGTATTGCGCGGGCTGACCCACAGCACCGTACTCGTTGCCAGCCGCGGCAAATATTGCGACGCCCTGGTTCACAGCATACTGGCACACTGCTTCCAGTGCTCGTTCGTAGCGTGCATTGGCCGGTATACCTAGACTCATACTGATGATGTCGGCGCCAACAACGTCTACAGCCCACCGAATGCCGTTGATAATGGAATCAATACTACCTTGACCATCACCATCCAGGACTGCCCCGTACCAGTCTTCAACGTCCGGTGCAATGCCCATCACACCCATATTGTTATTGGCGGTTGCTGCGATAATACCACCGCAGTGTGTACTATGCCCGTTTGTATCGAGCAGATACCCTTCAATAAAACTCTTACCACCGGAGGGTAACAGATCGACATGCTTAGGCAGACCTGTATCCAGAATAGCGACCTTGACGCCAGCGCCGCGTGTACTACGCCACATCGCCGGAATGTTCATTAGACGGTGATTATAGTCTTGTGTCTCGGACAGAATCGAGACGGCAATCTTAACCCGCGTGGGCGGGATCAGTGGTATGCGATCACTTGTATTCATGAAACCTCCTACAGAGTACGTAGTTGTACTTGTCGTGTTACGGGATCCGTACGATTGACCATTAGCTGCTGCGCTCCAAGGTACGTCTTGAGCCGCGCCTTCCCGTCATCGCTCAATGCAAACGCGATTGTTAGGAAATCGTTGAATAGATTGGAGACTGCCCGTCTTTGACGGCAACCACCGCAACCACCTGATGCTGACAGATTGACCTTCATAGTCTGGAGTTTGACCTGTAGACTGCGAAACTCAGGCAGCAGTTCGTAGAAGCGTGAATCGCTTATCGCACGACTCACGTGGCTCTGACTCAATATCGTAGGTCTCACGGCAGTAACTTCAGTCGACATGGGTACCTCATTCGTACGTTACAGTATCAGTCAGTTCAAATGTATCCATTGCCTGTAGCGAATGCACAAGCATCTGTAGATCGTTAGCGATCAACTGTCGCGTGTCTTCCAGATCGAGCATACTGCGGAATGCCAGTGTGACTTCCGCTAGCCGATAGTAGGGAATCTCATTCGCCAGGTCCGGGGCGCCCACAGGTAACTCCTCCAGATCAACAGGATCGGCGATGGCAACGAACCCGTCGCGCACGGTTTCACCAATAGCGGGTGCCGGCGTGGCACCACGTTGGAAGATGAAGACCTCTGCAGGCATATCGACTGCATTGGTAACGACAACACGCAGAGCAAAGCCGAACAACGACTTTTGTTCTGATGATTTATGATACTCAACTGTCAGTGTTGCACTCATCAAGTCTCCTAGTTACGACTCTAATTATACATGATTCTCTGGATCTTGCAACCGCATTCAGGGCACCGAGTTGGTTGTAGCCCACGCAGGGGTATACACATTCGTGCCCCCATTGCTCATTAATGGGATATTCCAGTCAACTACCATCATAGTCTTCATTATTTGCATTTTGTGGTATAGCCAATAAGCCTTTAGATACTTAAGATCAATCTCTGGGCCTGTCGCCTCTACCATTTGTGTAGGCGTTCTGAATGATACATCACCTAGTTGGGACTTCCCATTAGTAAACGTAAATACAGGGGTTGTCAGTGTGTTAGTCGTATCACCAATTAGGTTCCATATCTGGTTGGTTGCGAAGTTGTCAAAACTTTTCCCCCTATTACTCAAAGCTGTAACCCATACCCAAGAACGGTAATTGTCACTAGGGACACCAACAGGCATTATATCAGCCAACATATTATTTACAACTATCGGATAGTCATTAGTATAGGACTCGTATTCGTTCAGCCTTGCACGGGTATACGCTGTTAATCCAGTTAAAGTAACTTCAGCGTCGGAATACACACTAAGCCGTGGATACCAGAGCATCGGAGTAGTCGAGTCACAGGTAACATAAAATCTAACACGTTTAACAAATCCGTTCGTATACATCGAGATTGGGATATTAGTAGGTGAGAAACTATAATGCGTCCAGATCACAGACGAATCTGCAGAACTCACATAATTTGTCGGTGCCCACGGATATTTGTAAAGTCGATTGTATAACCGTTCCTCCGCAGAATAAAATTGATACCCAGTTAGCGTGGTAGTCAACGCATTTGTGCTTGCAGTAAGTGTATTAGTCACCAATGGAATGTAGTTGATTGGGTCTGAATTACTAAACCCATTGGTAGACTCTACACCGTATGTTGCTGTATGCGTGAATGTTATATTTGTGCCAACACACACTGGCGAGAATTCAACAGTTCTAACCATATTCGTCAGAACTTTTCTGATAACATTGAGTCCGTTTGTCGTTATAAACGCAGTTGGACGCACACTGACACCAACCCCGGGGTCTGTAAACGTTTTATCTGGACTCTTCCCTAGTTCGTAACTGCGCCAGTCAATATATGCGTAGGACAGATTTACAGGATTACAATCAGTAACTCGCAATACTTCGAGTGGCTCCAGCATATAGGATATAGGTGAGATACCTGCATACGTCCACCACGATGCGCAACCATTCAGGCGGTTTGTAAATGCGGTGTAGTTCTGCCTTCCATCAAACCTCGTCATATCTGGCCAAACGGGTGGAGGCGTCCTGTAAATACTGCCTAGTCTGCTTATTGGCGTATTTACTGCGGCGCTAAAAAGATAAACGGACGGTGCACCAAACTTATTAGTCCCTGTAGTCATCCTATCTAATAGTGTTACGCCATCAGCATCAATGTTGGTTATAGTCCCTGAAAATACTATGTTTGTCTTATAATTCCCGGCGGGTATGTATAACGTATATGTTGGGGTGTTAGACCATTGTGGGGTTATTTTCATTGTCAATTCGTCAGCCGCCCCGCTTAGGCAACGGGGGTCTAGATAATAACGCTGATAAGTCCCTCCCAAAAGGGCGCCCGGTGCATCTGCGTCTATGAAACAATCTTGCACCAATGCACATAAATTCTGAATATCAGATGACGCTCTGAACACAGTAATAGTTGTCTCGCCTACCTGTTTGTAAACCCAGTCCCAAGTACCGGGAGCACCGGGATACCAATAATCTTCATTCCCGTATGTCCATGCATCTCTCATATAACCTTGTCGAATAGCAGGGCTTATCACAACACTACGCACAGTATAGGCATCAGCAGTTAGTGCCGCAATATCCTCACCAGCTATATAAGGCATACGGTTCTGATACCACATAACGCCAGTTATTGCGATACCCGCACTGATCACCACACTTGCGGCATATTGTCGAACAGTCATAATATCCCCTTGTTAAGCGTAGTTACCCAACTCCGGTACGCTGTTGATGCAGCGTAGTTTAATTGTAAAGTTTACTGCATCGTAAGTAACGACACAGACGAGCAGTCGCATGTAGTCGGCGTCAGCGTGAGCCGCAGCGAGACTAGTGTAGACGACGTCAGAAAGCGTCTTGGATATGAGAAGCGTGGGATCGATAGTGCCGTTAATGACATTGATCTTGACGCCACAGTAGTAATCGCCAGCACCATCACTCACCACCAAACTATAGGTAAGATCTGCAGGGACAAAATATTTCGGCGAACGGAGGTAGATAGGGTTGGCAATAGTAAGGGTACTGCCGATGATTGAGGGCGCCCATGGGGTTGGCGTGCAACAGTCGTCCTCGGTAATACCCAGGGTACCAGATATGCGCAGTTGCTTATTGGTCTTAACCAATTGGAGGTTAATGTTGAATAGGCCGTTGCTACCGAACGGGACATCTGTCTGATCCCACGCGGGACCGATGCTGAACGGCATACAGGGTATATCAAGCGAGACGAACAAACTCAACGTGCAGTCAGAAGCAGTTCCAGTCTTACCGAGTGCGACGTTCAAATACGGTGCTACACTGTTCGTAATCTGTACGGCCTGATCTGCTGTAATACTCAACGGCATGCAAGGGATGTCGAGCGAGACGAACAGACTCAACTTACACTCCGAGGCAGTACCTGTTTTACCGAAGTCCACCCGTAGGTGCGGTTCAGTGTCATTGGTCAACGCAACAGTGTGTGATACGGTAACACTCAAGGGCATACAGGGTATGTCTAGGGAAATGAACAGGCTCAACGTGCACTCCGAGGCAGTACCTGTTTTCCCGAAGTCTACCTGCAGATGCGGTTCGGTGTCATTGGTCAACGTGACAGTCTTCGATACCCTGACACTCAGCGGCATACACGGAATGTCGAGAGAGACGAACAGGCTGAGAGCACATTCGGAAGCTGTTCCGGTCTTCCCGAAGTCTACCCGGAGGTGCGGTTCTGCGTCGTCTGTTAACCCTATAGTGTGGGAGACCCTGACACTTAAAGGCATACACGGAATGTCGAGAGAGACGAACAGGCTGAGAGCACATTCGGAAGCTGTTCCGGTCTTCCCGAAGTCTACCCGGAGGTGCGGTTCGACGGCATCCGTCAGTACGACGGTCTTCGAGACCCGGACGCTCAGGGGCATACACGGAATGTCGAGCGAGACGAACAGACTAAGCGCACATTCAGAGGCTGTTCCGGTTTTCCCGAAGTCAATCCGAAGATGCGGTTCTACGTCGTCTGTCAACGCCACATTATGTGAGACCTTGACGCTCAGAGGCATGCAGGGGATGTCTAGGGAGATAAACAAACTCAGCGCACACTCTGAGGCAGTTGCGGTCTTACCGAAGTCTACACGTAGGTGCGGCTCGTCGGTATCTTTCAATGCGACGGTGTGCGATACCCTGACGCTTAAAGGCATACAAGGGATGTCTAGGGAAATAAACAAACTCAGCGCGCACTCCGAGGCAGTACCAGTCTTGCCGAAGTCTACCCGCAGATGTGGTTCTACGTCGTCTGTCAACGCCACATTATGTGAGACCTTGACGCTTAAAGGCATACACGGAATGTCGAGCGAGACAAACAAACTCAGAGCACATTCAGAAGCTGTTCCAGTCTTGCCGAAGTCAACCTTAAGATGTGGCGCCGCGTCATCTGTTAACGCAACGGTCTTCGAGACCCTAACGCTCAAGGGCATGCAAGGTATATCCAACGAGACAAACAAACTCAACGCACATTCCGACGCAGTGCCTGTTTTCCCGAAGTCCACCCGGAGGTGTGGTTCTATGTCGTCTGTCAGTGCGACAGTCTTCGATACCCTGACGCTCAAGGGCATGCAAGGTATATCCAACGAGACAAACAAGCTTAAAGCACACTCAGAGGCAGTTGCGGTCTTACCGAAGTCTACCCGCAGATGTGGTACGGTGGTGTCTTTCAACGCAACTGTATGGGAAACCCTGACACTCAGGGGCATACACGGAATGTCAAGAGAGACGAACAGGCTTAAAGCACATACAGAAGCAGTACCCGTCTTGCCAAAGTCAACCTTAAGATGTGGTACGGCGGTATCTTTCAACGCAACTGTATGGGAAACCCTGACACTCAAGGGCATGCAAGGGATGTCGAGCGAAACGAACAAACTCAGGGCGCACTCCGGGGCAGTGGCAGTCTTGCCGAGTGTGACGTTCAAATATGGCACTGTGTCAGTTGTGATCTTGACAGCTTGGGATGCTGCTACGCTCAACGGCATACAGGGTACATCTAGATTGAGTGACAGGTTGTACTGCGCGTCGCAACAGTCATCAGTCTTACGTGACCAGCGTCCACTGAAGGAATTAACCAAATAGTTCTTCGAGGTTTGTACGTCCACACTAATACAGAAACAGATATCCGGCGCTGCAATATCTGGTGGGTTTAGTTCGGGTAACCGAATCGCGTGTGTTGGACTCGTGAACCCAGGAATACTGCAAATCGGCAGATTCTCCAGGATACCGAGATCGACGACCAGTACCGGGCAATCACCTGACATTTGAAAAGGATCACGCATATTATCCACACTTCGTCTGTTCTAGTAACGTATTACCACGTATCACGACTCGATTCTGATCAGGTTGGCTTTCAACCTCAACACCAGGGCCACCGACAAGGGGCAAGTTACCGGCTTCATCTGCGTTCTGTCCGTTTACCCAAAGGATGGCTTCAGCACAAGATCTTACAGCATCGCTGAGTGAATTACAATAACGACCTGCACCGTAACCTAAACCAGCCGATAACCGGATCTTGTTGGGCATGACCACTGGTTCGCAGTTATATCCCGGTTCGATGTACACAAGCCCGGACAACGTTGTTTGTCCTTCACCCGTGGCACGCACGGTATCGACACGATGGCGGTCCTGGACCACGGTAAGGGCCGGCTGCAAGACTGGCGACTCTATCAGGTTGTACATACCCACAGGCCATGCCAGTAACGTCTTACAGCCCTCGCCGAAGATAAGGGTATACTGCAGTCCGAGCGAACTACCTGTTACCGTATACGGGTAACTAGCTGCGGCGGGTACAGTCACACAGAACAGGCAATTGTCATAACCGAAAGCAAACAGTAAAGAGGCCTGACCGGTCGTAACTTCAACATCCAATAACGACAACGCAGCCTGTGCACGCGTACAACTGACCAGGCGACAATCTAGGAGCACATCGTTCGACAACGCCCGGCTCCCGGTACAGGTCAAGTTCGTGTCGTCACGGAATGGGTACCGGCGGTATCGGTTTGCGTTTAACCACTCTGGCGTACGTGTCATCATGGTAATTGGCCCTTTCCAATACCTTGGAATCCAATAATCAGACCGCCTGACATTACTTCTGGTGAACGGAACCGTTCAGCCGCGGCCGTCGCGTCGTCTACGGTCGTAATCGGGGGTAGTGTCAGGCGATTAGGCATCGTCGCAACCTCCAACGGACTCACAAAGATCGGATTACGGTTCCCGATCGTTGACGGCGTTACGATCATGAACGTACCCACCCGCATATCACAAATCTCAAACCGCTGTGTTGCTGCGTCGCCTGGTGGCGTAGGTACCGGCGGGGGTCCAGGCTCGGCGCACGGATCCGTGTCACTAGGGCGCCGGCGTGCCTTGCCTGCTGCACAGATATCATCCAGGGTCAACCCATTTGCTGTCAGGGCCAGTGTGTAGTCGTCATACTTGCTCGTTACGAAACAACTACCGGGGACCCGTTCAACGACAACGGTACAGATCAATGGATCTTCACCGCAATCTTCCATATTCGGCGGTACCCCTAACACATCGAAACGCAGCATATGTTTGCCGTCGTCGATACGACTGGTTATCAACACACCGTCCCGACCCTCGAAACTGATATCACCTGTTATCAGAGTACCGTCAGCTAACCGTACGCCACGAACGCCGACCTGTTTGATCGGAGTATATGCCGTCGGTGTCAGTGTTGTTGCTTCGGGTCGAAAGGTACGTTGTCCACGTCCCCGAATGATATCAGCAACCCCCGGACCGAAGACGAGCAAGCCTACCTGTCGTCCGTACAGCCCTGTCTCCACAACCTCTGCAGTAGGCGCGCCTGGGGTGTAGACAGCCTCACCAAAGACCTTACGCGTCGCTGTATCTGCAAACTGAATCGTCGTCCCGCCTTCAATCTTGGCAATGTAGACGCCCCCGATAGGATCCAGTGGATAGAGGTGTGCATCAACCAAGAAGTCAGCGGGTAGCGCCATCCCGTCATCATCCTTCATCGTTGCGTTATCGACGAATGGGTAATGGCGACGCTGATTCTGGTTCTCATACTCGGTTAATAGTACCACTGGCATTATTCGAACCTCAATGTAATGACCCCGTCTGCATCTGGGGGTACCCCGTTTATACGTCTCAAGGGCGGTACCGCACATGTCCCGGCTGCCGCCGGCCGTGTACAAGGTTCAATATACCGCGACTTTACGTCCCCGTGCAAGCGTACAATGATGTTCTGCGGATTGTCGGGATCTACCTCGACAACAAACTGTGATCCGGGCAAGAAGTCTACAATCCCGGTAGCGTAGATGCTAGGATCATTATTAACACGCTGGAAACGCTTCACGCCGGGCGGCGGTATAACACGGACCGTACGTAACTCTAAACCACTCTGTACCGCGGTAGTGAAACGCACATACAATGGCACCGAACCGTGGTGTTTGTAATTACCGAACACCACCCAACCACTAACATCGTCCACGCCAGGGTACGGCGTCAACGCATACGCAGTATAGGGTACTACGGACGCCTTAGCGAATGTTGCTGTCAGTAAACCACCGACGTCAGCACTGATCGATAACGATATGAGCGTGGACGAGATATACAATGAACTAAGCCGCAACCCCGTGTAGTTTGATGGTAACAGCAACCCCAGGTCAGCCAAGATATCACTCGGCAACTGGGTACCGTTATCGTCCACACGGGAGGCCGCTTCCGCGATTGGATAACCACGTCCCTCATTCTCGTTACACCACTCGATATAACTTGCGCTCATGAAAACTCCAACGTCTGTGTCATGACGTCTTTGACACCTGTCACCGTGTCGGTCGCCTCGACCTCAATCAGGGCAGACCACCGTGGATTCTGCCGCCACTGTTGAAATGTCACACTTACCAGTAACGTGACTGCCAGACTCCGATCAACGGCGAGTATGGGGAGTGCACCGCCCATCGCTGTCTTGCCGCCTGTACCCGCGTACGACCACGAGACGTCTTCATAAGTAACATCAGCTGGGTTATAGAACGTCATCTTCCACGATGTAATCTCGGCAGGGTTCGGTCGGCGGTTGTTGACACTCATTACAACACGCGCCCAATTAGGCGAACCGCGATTGGTATCCCCGGTATCCCAATCTGAACCACGCATCCCATTTGCCTTCATTGTCACTGTGGTATAGTCTGTAGAGATAAACTTGTTGAACCGTGTGACCCCATCTTCATAAGTAGCGCGCCCACTGTTCAGTAACGTTTGCACGGCCAGGATACGTGTTCCGATCACATTAAGAACGCCGAGCATATCAGTCATGTCTTCACACGTACAGCACGCCTGACACCGTCCTTGAATCTGAATCAGATTGCTCGTCGGGTTAACGACCACGACGTAACAACCCTCTTCTCCAGGCACAAACCGAATATTGCCTTTATTGGGTACCATGCCCGGCGGTACGTTTGTAAACGGAGGATCAGCTTCTGTGCAGGGTAAGGTACCTAGACCTAGACCCGGGAGTGCATTGATATCGATCGGTACTGTATCGTCTTCAATAACGTCGATATTGACCCCGACATTATACCCACTCAAGATGCGCACATCACCAGACAACGTACCTTCTTCTGGTGGTTGTAGCGGGCCGTTGTTATACAGCGCGAACGACAGTACCTGCGGATTAATAACAGCCTGCGTACCAGGCTCGAAGGGCAGGGATGTCCCGTAAGCGATTGGTGATTCCATGGCTGCCAAGTACGTACGCAAGGCAACAGAGTCGACAACCAACCGTGCCGTTACACCATTATCCACGGCTGTCGCAGCAGTAAAAACGCCGGCAGCGACAATCGTCACATCGACGACAGCCGATGTGCCATCTCCAATCGATGCCAGGAGCGTATCAGCGTCCACGTAATAGCAGCCCATCAGATAGAGGCGCTTGGTCGCTGCAAAGTCATGTGGTACTTCAAAGGCTGCGTCAACGAAAACATCCAAAGGCATCGCGAACAGATCATCGACAGACCGCTTCAAACCGGTCGCGTTCTCACAGAATGGGAAGGCGATCGCTGTGTTTGAATTAAGATATTCAACCTGGATTGCCATTAGCGTGACACCGTTAACACGAAGTTAGTTACAAACGTTGAGATGCGTTCGGCCAATTGTTCCGAATAGTATTCCAACCGCGACAGGCTTGCATCTAACACCTTCACGGACTCAGTGAGGAACTCCAGTTCAGGACACCCGCAACACGGTTCCGAGCATTTGTCCGAAATGATGATCTTATCACCTTCAGTACGTACTTCAACACATTCTCCGTCGCCGACAATGGTTAAGTGTTCGGCGGGTATACCGTTGACCGTATTTACCAGGTTCGTTTGTGCTGGTGATTCACAGTCACATGTTTCCCGGTACCCCGCATTGGGCTCTGCATTAATCCATACGCCGTTTAGCTCTCGATCGTACTGGAGCCGCACGTTATCCCCTGCCAGTAGCTTAACGTGGCCGTACAAATAGTCAGACGTGTTATCCTGATTAACTACGCGTAGACTACGGATACCCCGTAATGCCGGCCGTACAACCCGCGTTTCCAACAGGGTCTGCTCAGGTTCGTAGTTATACAGCCCCTCGGGTATGTCAGCAGCTAACTTCCGTAGATCACCGATCGTCAACCAGCCACGGGCATCAAACCAATCCGCGGTACCTGCCAGACTATACCCCGTACCTGGTACATGCGTATTAGCATCAAACGTTACCGTGGTTACGATGGCGTTTGTACCCGTCTCACGGAAGACACAGGTCAAAAGATTACCGGCCCGTGCAAACTGTGCCAGGTACATCCGTAGGTCACTCGGTCCTGGCATCGTAAAGATCATATCGACGATGACATAGTTAGGCAATGCCAGCGATGTCAACTGGCGCCCGTTAACATCATGCGGGTAGCGGGTCGCGTTCTCCTGAAAAGGATATGCACGACCTGCGTTCTGATTCAACCATTCTTGTTGTAAAATAGCTGGCATTTAACCCCTTTGGTATCATTCCTCGACCCGGATTAACGACCACCTCAAACTGATGAACCCGAGCGCGCCCGTATACTCGTCAGTCGGATCCAGGAGATCAGCACGACTGATACGAATAGCAACTAAACTACCTGCGCGCACGCCGAGCATACTTGTTGTAACCGGATCCAACTCCAGATCGTCGGGTGACGGGAATGGGTTTCCGAAGACGTTGAGCATGCGGCGCGGAACAGAAGCCAGTAACGGGTTGTTATGCAGAAGCATAGGATCGTATGATTTGTAAACGGGGTCCATGGTTAGGTCGCCCATAGCCACTGCCGCCATTCGCGGGTTATCAGGTTCGATCAGATTTTCCTGTAGGTTGCCGTATGCTGTACCACGGGGATCACTCACATCAGACCCTGCAAGTGCGAACACATCAGGTAATACTGAATACGTGAACTGTAATCCTGCACGCGGTAGCTGCATGTCTGCTACGAGCGTCACATCCTCTTCCCCGAACATTGTTGCAAATATGATAACACGGTACGTGGCCGTTTCATCAAGTGTATGCGGGACACGGAACTTCGCAGTGAAACCAGTAGGTGTATTGTTACCGCCTGTTTCCCAACCGAGCAACCGTATATATGGGAACATGCCAATCAATTCCTGCTTGGCATTCTCCAGCGCGACTTCCTCAAAGTCACCGGCGAAACCGCTGCCGTCTGCCGACAGTCCGAGTGTCACAATACCCTGCCCGGCGGGCGCATTACCCGACTGGGTCATCGTCAAACCAGCACCGACACGGATACGCTCGACCACGGGACCACGACGCAGTTTACTGCCGTCAGTAGCCTTCACCACCTGGTAACCAACGACATTAGCGTCCTGAGTACTCAGTTCCAGGTCAAGGTCCAACATCAGATCGCCGACTGTGCCTGGTTCGTTAGTACCACACTGTAGCACACGAATCGGTGCATCAGGTGCGGCGCGTAACGATGTCACGTAACCACTATTGCCGATGGTACCGCGCACGAAATGCAGGAGCATGCGTGGCTGCAGTTGTTCAGATCCCGGTTCAGATATACTGGTCCAATCGGTAGCCCACGGTACCGTGTTATACGCATCAGAATACCAGTGAATCGAATCAGGTGCCAGGTTATAGACTGCAGCGTCCCCGAAGAATTCAGCACTGTCCAGCTCGACACCGTTGAGTACCAGTGCCGCCACCTTCGCCGGAATTGGTGGGTAGTAGGCAACCAACGATTGATGCATCTCGACTGTATAGACGAAGTTGGCGCCGGGCGCCGTATCAGCCAAGTCGCACGCCCAGTAGTCACCGACCTCAACAGTGGCACTGGTACTTGCCGTACCGTCACTGTCATAAGGCACGAGTAATATCTGCAGTCCGTTGGTCAATGCCGCGAACTGCCACAACTCTGCATTGTTCCAGTAGAGGGTACCGTAATTCGCAACAAGGTTGTGATTGTACTGGTCGTAGACCAGGAAGGCTGCGTCACCGGCGCCTACAGTCACCGTACCTTCACCCGCCGTTAATGCTGATGCAACAACGCCACGATGGGTCACGGTGGTCGATGTCGGCGTGCCTACAAGGAACGTAGCTTCGGTCACGTCGATAACTGGCGTTATCGTGCTGTCATCCAGGGCACGAATAGCCGTTAACAGGTTGTCGTACGTACCCGTCGGATCGTATATGTCGCCGGCGCGTAGCACTGCGATATTGCCGTCTGTTACAGTGTCGCCTGCGTCAACGTACTCGAACGTGTACGCACCAATGACAGTAGTATCCCACACAGCAGGATAAAGCATGTCAAACGCGTGTATTTCTGCACACACGACTGTGATCGTATCTGCCAGGCGTTTATCGGCCTGCACGTGGGGTCCGCCCATAAGGATCATAGAGAACTTGCCGTCTACAGCCGGATGATCAGCAAAGTATTGACGCCACAGACGTGGGCGCCAACCAACAGTTTCTGTCGGTACCTCTACGGTCCATGTACGTTTGTCTGGAGTGTCCGTGACGACGGCGTATAGTATATCCCACTGATCGCCCTCAAGCGGTACGACGCCCGTCGGATTTTCCAGGCTTACAGTGGTACCGTAAGAACCAATCGAGACAGGGGACTCAAATGACCATATGCGCGTCGCACCGCGTCCGCCGGTACCCTCTGTCAGATCGCTCGACTGCCAGTGCAAATACGCGTCATTGAAACCGGTCGGTGCGGTCGAGAGTTCCGAAGGTGTACTCAATAGGCCGTCGTTGGACAGCCAGAACGTATAATTGACGGGTGCAGTACCCGTCCAGCGTCCACCACAAACGAGGCGCGGTATACGGTCTTCTGGATCCACGGCCCCAGCTTCTACGGCCGCGGTACGGAACCCGATAACATAATGTTTATCCTCAGGTGTGGTACCCGTGACATATTGACGTCCAGCCGGCTGAGAGTACAACTTGAAACTACGGTGCACGTGGCTTTCACCGGTATCGCGATGCTGTGGATTCAGTACGGCATAATCGCCCTTAGTGGCGTCCGTCGCGCTACGCATGAAGGAACCGAGATAGATCAGAGGTCCGGACGGTGTAGAGGTCAGTTTACCAGGTTCGATTGACGACAGATAATACTGCCCATTCCGGAAGACCTCGTCGGTCTCCAGTAGATCTGTCAATGTCCAGGCAACACCACTGGTGGTTAACGGCAAGCGCCCTTGAATCAACACTGTACCTGTTGTTCCCGTCTTACTGATCAAGATACCAATTGCAAAGGCTGAATCGGCGGCGACGAACTCGTCCAGCAAACTCATCGACGCCTGTGCTTTAACGTACAACCCGGTCTCGTTGTCGAGACATACCACGTCCTTGATCTCGGGAGCTAGTGCTCCCGTTGTGGTTAGCGGGACGTTGTACAGACGTACTGACTCGAAAGTCGATAGTCCAGCCAGGTCCTGTAAGCGGTTATAGAGATAGTTCGTACGCTCGGCAAGTTCGAAGATCGGCGTATTGAACGTATCTGCCGAAACATCGACGCCGTCTCGTAACCCATGAACTGCAACCCATAGTGACATGTTGACCTCCACTTAGAAGAACGATATTTGCCAATCCAGGGCCAGTTCGAAACCGTCTGGCTTTGCCAAGAAGGCATCATCCTCAGCCAGTGTGACTCGAGCGATGGGGATATACACGAGCCCGCTAGTAGTCAGCCGTGTGATTAGCATCGCGTGGTAGAGGTAGTCACCCGTTGCAAGTGCGTCGGCATAGGGACTTACTAACGGGAACCCATAACTCCCAGAACCGCCGCTGCGCGTGTGCGCGCTATATGTCACACTGTTCCCGCTATACCCTGCGGTCCCGTCGACCGTTATGGTAGGTGTCAACGTGATCGGTGATATCTGGATGTTCCCGACTACGCCGGGATCCGCCAATTCCTCACTCAAACCAGTCCATGTCTGACTGCGTGACGTTGGCGCCACGATTGTTGGTGTCTCTAGTTCACCGTAGATAAACCCCATGTACCTAGGTGCATAAGCCCCGTTCCCACCCATCAGTTGTGCCAGCGCGTCAGAACACGCATAGGACAACTGGTTTCGATGCTCGAAACGATGCCTAATTTCGTTCGTTACCGGATTGAACCAGTATCCGCGAACGAACCCGCGCATACCTTTCTGTGCGTCCTTGATCTTTTTCATAGTTGATCCTTACAAATTGGAATCCATCGTATCCTTGGCGGCCGATCCTTGTATGTCAAACGTGCGGGATGCGGACCGCCTACCTGCCCTAAACTCGCCCTACTTAAGCTCACGTATTTGGCACTGATCGCACTTGAGGTTGCACCTGTGTAGGTCACACCATCACGCACGTTATCGCCCGCCTCATACGGCTCCACCGGTGTTGTTCGTCGTTCGACAAAGCACAGGTGTACATACGCCGGTAATGTACCCTGTAATAGATCCACAAATAACGGGACTAGTTGCTTCCTTGCTCCTGTGCGCAACTGCGTCACATCCAGTGTCACAATAACTGTATTCGCGCCAATCAGATTCTTCAACATAAAAGCCAGTGGCTCTATATGCCCCCAGGTACCTTCCATTTCCTGATAAGGTACTCTATCATCTAAGTACCCATCAAAACAAGCTTCAAGTGAAACGCCCTGTGTTTCACAACGTGTCCATACGTCTGCCCAGAACGCAGTGACATCCGCTGCAAGACCTTCGATCGGGAACCACAACTTTGGATTACCGTTGGCATCCGAGCCTGAACAATAGATCGGTACCGCCTCCCAGGAGAAGCTGAGGCCATATGCCAGGGGTGTCTTAAAGAAGGCCGGGGGTAATGTGACAACCGGAACATCGTGCCGTATATCAGTCGCGTACTCGATGATACCTGCCAACTTCGTCGGACGTGGATCACAAATAGCTGGATAGATCTTTATAGCCTGATCGAGATAATCCCCGTACTCGAGGACGGCGCCGGGCACGACCCCTGTACGCAGTATCGCGTCGGCCGGTATACGGTAAACCTGTTTATCTGTGATAACCAGCTGATCACCGTTGGTATCCGTCGTAAGCGTCTCGACTGTCTCCGTAGCCGTCAAGACCGTAGGTACATTACAGAGCGCGCCCATGGCTGCCGCGAATAACCGGGGCGACGCACCAGACGTTGTGAGATCCCAAATGCTGTTGAGTAGTGTCTTGAAATAATCAGATGAACTCATCCGTACACCGAACACATAACCGATGTGATCGTATACGTAATCACGATCGAATAATACGTCACAGGCCCATAAAACGGTCTCTTGATCCGTGGTTGTATCTGTTGTTACGACCGTTAGCGGGAATGAAGAATCCTCACCGAAAGGATCGTTCTTCTTATAGAGTACGACCGTACCGTTTTGAATCACGAAATCTCTGTCCTTAATCAACAGCACGTTCGGTGCGACCAGGTTATCAACTAAACACGTCACGACACGGGCCGGCGTTACGGTTAATGGGTATGTCACGAGCTGCGAAAAAGCTGCATTACTGCCAAGTTGGAATACGGTACGTGGCGGAAACGCAGGATCAGTTTGTGGGCCTAAAACAGGTGTGGGTTCCATGTTCAGTGTCAGTGCCGCAGCATCGCCCTGCCCCTGCTGTGACTTTCGGATCACTAACGGATACCAGCGTTCACGGTGAAATACAGGTGCTGCTTTTCGGTCCAACAGGCCTGCGACCTCCATTAAATCCAGATACGTCTGTGCAGCACCGAGCGCACGCCCATGCTGGAGCCGACGCAGGAATGTTGGATCACTGTAGAGCGTAGTCCACAATGAACCCATCCATTGAAACAGTGTGTCGCCATCCGACACGAAATTACGGACCGGAATAGTTGGTTGCATTATTCAGCCACCCCTACCAAGTGTATGTTCTGTATCTCAGCTGCGAAGACACACGTCTCAGGTACGAGCAATACATCGGCATCCTGGATACTGGTGAGATCCAGACTATCCCCAGTCAATGTATGCCACACACCAGAGGCGTCACGAATACGACCTTCAAGCCGCAGTCCCGCGCTATCCAGGTCCACGCGCTTTACTCCATTCGCCAGTAGTACTGACACGATCTCTGAACGCGTGAGCCGTGAAACGAAGCTGCGACTATTGATATATGCTGCAATCTTACGCTGAAGGTCAGCTAAATCCAGCGGCGTGTGTAGGTCGTAGTACAGTGCCGCGGTACACGTAACCAAGCAGATTAGCGGACTACGCACCAATAGGTCTGCGGTGATATTACGCACGGCAGGATCGTCCATGTAGGCCTGAAGCTCCGTCAAGCCCGGGGCACAGTATAGTTCCACCTTAAATACGTGTGTTGCTGCGTTATCTGGTACTTCTGTTAGTGTAATCGTTGACGTCTGAAAAACAGTATACGCAGTCTCAATCACGGGATCAGCGGCATCAATATCATGCCAGGTCTGATCCAACCCACTTGCACCTCTGCTCTCCGTGTACGCATACGAACTCAATGCCACACTGTCTTTATCAGTTATCGTACGTATAGCGTAGTACCCGGGTGCTTCCGCCACGTCGATGTCGAACGTATAAATACCTTGCGCACTACGCGTTCCGGTTTTCTCCAGCACACGGACCACAGGTAGACCGAACGTGCGTGGATAGACGTCGACACGACCACCTACAGCAACACCAAATACATTATGCTTATCCCGCAACTGCCCCGCGTCGCCATACCCGAGGACGCTTACGGCCTCCAGCACGATAGCAGTACCGTTGAAGCGATCGAGTAATTGTGCTTCAATCGCAGTCCTGTTGGTTAGACCGCGGTGCGAAATCGCTGCCGGAATACGTGAGATCGCTGACGCTATTGATTCGGCGTCGTGCCCGTCCGAGAAATTGGTATATGCAACCGCCGACACAAACCCATAAAGCTGAGTCCGTGGCTCCATGGCGGTACCCTGCGGGATATTGAACACTGAACCAACACCGTCCGCTGTCACGGGCAATAAGAAGTAGTAACTGTTATCTGTACCAGTGAATAACGGTATTTCACCCAACGACTCCGTAGCATCCAGTTTGACTACAGTCAATACCTGGGTACGATAACGCAGGCCAGTCAGGGCAGCGAACGTGAAACCGACAGGAATGGTATAAGTACGTGCAGCGTTTACCTTCACTCTGATTACACCGGTACTTGCTGTCCCCGTCTGTCTTTGCATATTGAAGTTAACCAGTATTTTATTTACATCCTCAACAGATGCAGTACCGTCCTCAGCCATCGTTGACAACGAAATCAACCGACGTAGGCGTTCAACACGTTCCTGGCTCAGTGCCGTCAGCGATGCATCGGGCCGCACGAGGGTATCACGGATTACTGTACCGCGCCGTTGATCCAACGTAGGATAGGCTGACCGCAATAGATCGATAACAATCCGTTCTGCGACATCGAACTGTTCTTGGGTCACGTCTGCTAAAGTCAATTGGTCTGCCATACTTACCTCGCTGTACTTACTGGGATGATATACGTGAATGCGTCGCCCGCGACTGTTGAGATTAACACGGTCAAATTCGCGGTCAGTGTATCATAGTCAACAGTCACGTTAGTTAACCACGCATCTACGATCCGTTCATCATTCGGTGGTATTCCGAAACGCTCATCATTGTCATCACGCCGCATCAGGCGTACCGTATTCAGACTAACTACATTGAACAGGTGTGTAAGATAACCTGCATCGGAAACCAGACCTTGTGTGACCGCCCGAATCATCGTACCACCAGCTTGGGCGTCAAACCGTACGTCGCCTTGTGTCGTCAGTAAGAGCGACGCGTACCGTTGAACAACCTTTTCGATCCCTGTCACAATTTTGGGTGTGCGCCCTACAGTACCTAGGTACACCTGTTGTTCAGCGACGGGCTGCGGTATCGTCTGCAGCAATTCAACGTCTACCTGACGCGATGCATAATCAACAGTAGCTGGTACGAAACCCATGATAATACTCCTACGTGTCGTCGACACCCTGTTCTAACATTGCCAACCGATAATCGCAAGCGATTGTATCACTAAACGCGTGGCGATCAAAGTCGATAATTGTCTTAGGTTCATGGAGTCGGGCTACCGCAAACTGATTACGCAGATCATGCCGGCATCCGGCCAGGAATGCAATCTTGAGCCGTGCCTTCTGTACGCTGGCGTGTGATTGGTTTCCGGTCTTCCGTGTGTCCCAGTCGGTATTCTCGGTATCACTACCGAAGGTATCCTGCATCAACTCGGTGTACGTCGCGACATTTGCTGTAGACCATTGCATCACGGCCAGGTTCCGTAATGCCTTACGTCGATTCTGTCGATAAGCCTTGAACCAACCTATTGCTTTGTTGAAGGCCATTATAGTATCCCTCTCTCATGTAACGCTTGAATCTGTAATGCGATCTGCTGACTGCGTTGGCTTATGAGTGCCGGCGTTACGCCCAGGCGTTTCGCGATCTCCTGATTGCTTAACTGCACTTTACCGTGTTTACCTGTTTTCCACTCGAAGATCATCTGGTCACGTGGACTTAACGAATCAAAGACAGCTTCTTCCACAACCGAGAGTTTATGCAGCTGAGACACACCCGGCGCTGTGGACGTGTTGTCCTCTTCGGCCGTCTCAGACATACTACCCTCTGCGATCGTCGGCCGCACGATCTTCTGAACGTAATTGATCCGTTTGACTGACAATCCTGTTTGATCTGCCAACTCTTCAGAGCTCGGATCGTAACCCAGTTCCTCGCTGAGTTCCTGTCTCTGTCTATTCACCTCAGCTGCCTGACGAATGGCTACCTCAGGCGCGTGCACGGGTTTGAGTTGCTGTGTATAACGTGACAGGGGTTGCAGTTGGGTAACGACCCAGGATTTCAATTGTGCACCGGCTGTCGGATCGTACGAGCGTATTGCCTTGACTGCTAAGGCCCGCGCTCGCCCACGCAGCAGTGGTTTCGGGCCGGTGAAACGCTGGATCTCAGCGTTGATCACGGGATCCAAGGCTTGCATGAGCGGCGCAAGGTTTTGAGGTGTCTGAGATTGTTGCCATGTGTCATATTCAAGCATAAATGCTCCTATCGTCAATTAAATAAGGATCGGTATTACAGCTCCGCCTTGTGGGGGTTGGGTACCCCCTTGTTGACCGCCACCACCGCCACCGCCACCAGCAAGCACGCAACCTCCGTCACCTACGATAGCATCTGCGCCTGTGGGGTTCGGATCGTACATCGGATTCCAGGTACCGTTAACAGCGCGCCCATCGAATGCATTCTCCGGACGACAATAGCCCCCTGACCACTCTGTACGCGCTGTTCGTCCACCCACGCTCAACGTGTGAGTCACCTTCATTACGTACATATCGAAAACAACAACTTCAGGTGTCTGCCCGTTACTTGTGGCCTTCGCACGCGTTTTTACTCGTACAACACAACCTGGTAAAGTCCAGCCACCGCCACCACTGGTGCTGACACTATCAAGCCATGCACTACCTTCGGCCTTGATAAGTAACGGAGTAGCGAAACTAGCCTCTACTTGCGCCTTCGCCTTGGCCAAGAAATACTGTTTACAGATTCCGTAGAGTGCCGTTGCTTGTTGCTCAGTCAATGGAGGTAATGCCCCCGAATTCGGACTCTCACCTTCCTCACTCGTCTCGGATGACTGTAGTGCTGTTGTATCGTGGGCGCCCTCGACGTCACCTGTTTTCCCCGCAGCACAATACATCGCAGTGATGAACCATGACGGCGCCCGTTCCGGGAGTATTCGACCAAGAGCTTCTTCACACTTACGTCCTCTAGGCGGTATATACACAACCTCTGTCGATATCTGCGCGTTTTCCCATTCTGGGTCTTTCCGATAGAACGTTAAATCAGGTGACTCCTGATCCCCGGTATAGCTCATACGAACACCGCCTATAGGGGCTGCATCCACACCGGGGAAACTGATATCAGATATCTCGTCGTCATATATGACGATCGCCGGCTTACCCCAGGGCGTATAGGGCGTTACTTGCAGTTGTTTCTTCCAATATGTCGGCATGATAGTCAACTGATAATCAGGGAGTACAGCACCAGCGAATATGTTCCATATGCTCATCCGTTCTAGGGATTGGGAATAAGCAGTCAGCGCATATTTCACACAGTCCTTAAGATCTGATTCATTCTTATAACAGGTGTCTTCAAAAGGCCACTTTGAATAACCAGGATCATTCGCAGGCCAACTGTCGACCCACTCCAGATACTCTGGTATTAGCTTTGCTTGGGCCTCTAAATTCGTCTGGACTCTTTCGTACGCTTCAGTGACCGAACCATCGGCGTCGATGCACGCCGTATCCTTGTTAACAGGGCCTACGCGATCTTCTTTAGCGTGGGCACTTAATGCCTCTGATAATCCAGTAACAATGTTACCGTAGTTGGCGTGTTCCCATTTGGGTTCCGCATGTTGATTACCCAACGCCGCTGTCGAACGATCTAACAAACCAACCGGATGTTGCAGTTCGACTTCCAGCGCAAACTGACCTGTTGCAGCCAGTCCCGTAATTCCAACAGCTACGACTAACCAATCCTCTAGTTTTACTTTTTGTTCCAAGCCACCGGCAGTGTTAGTCAGACTAATAGATACAATAGCCCGCGCAGTCGGATCCGATGCAAATTGCTGCGCACGGTCGTGATCCTGTTTTAAATTATACATTGTACCTAGGCCAGCCGGTGTGACACCGCTAACCAGCTCAGTGTGTGACGGATCCACGGTAAGAAATGCACGCGGGATCGCCTGCTCCGTCAACTCAATAGTCACGGACGCAACTGGTGGCATCCAACCATCACCAGTTCTGGTAAGGGATAGTGTAATATCACGACACACATATGTGTCGCGTAGTACTGCAGCCGGTGTGGATGGTATAGGCATTAGGTGTTACCTCGCCGTACTCGTTCTAATTGGTATGCGAAACTCAACAGTAATGCCCCGAGACGCAAGGCGCCCTCCGTCGAGCGGTTCCATATCGATGCAAAATCCAACATATCCTGTTCATACTCCGGCCACGCGAATAGTGTTGCACCCGTCACCAGAGGTAATCTGTTGAGTCGTGCCAATGCCGACGTGATCGTTACACGATCAGGTACCGTTGTACGGCATAATGTCATCAAAGTCCCATCAGGCGTATCACGATAAGTGACCCGCGCATCGAAGCGACATGTGTACGGCTCCAGTTCACCCATATGCAAAAGGGTTACATAGTTATCTGTCACGGCGCCACGTTCTGTCACGGTCAAACCGCCTGGATACAGTATTGATTCCAACGCTACAAACTGACTCGGTATCACGATCTGGCGAAACGTAGGCGGAATGAATATCGTAGACGTGACAGCATTAGCTCGGCGATTTAGAAGTAGTGTGCGAATGTGATTAACCATCTTGGGCCTCGACAAGTAGTAAAAATACGGTGTATGACTGTGTCTGGAAGTGTGGGTCCATGGTACCCGTTTGCATACCTACGACGAAACCTTGCACGCACAGTTTGCCAAGTGTTAGAGTAGCGTACTCTGGCCTTGCACTCAGTCGATTCGCCTTATAGGCTGCCACAAGTGTTTGAACCGCAGAACCGAAATCATTATCACCGTTAACCAGGAATACAGTAAACTGTACTTCAACCAAACTGGCTAGCGGATCATGCCCAAATGCATAGGTATAGTTGCGATCGTTGAAACACTGCACGATATGGTACTTTTCCTTCTGTGCGAACGTTACGCCGGTGATGAAGAACTCTGAGCCCGTGTCAACTGCCCACGGACCCACGCCGCTGCTGCCACTCCCGCTCCCGCTGCCAGCAACCGTTGGGTATATCTGACCGTCAGGTAACGAAAGGAACGCACCACGCCCAATGACGTAGCCCTGCATCCATTCACGATGACAGCCGCGGGATGTGGTTCCTGTACCAAACACTAACATAACTGGCTCCTATTCATATTCAGCATCCATATTCACGTTACCGAGAGGTTGACCCTTCTTATCTACGAGTTGCAGGGTACCTTTAATACTGTCACCGCGACCACCTCTACCCTGCCCGGGTTCACGACCGGCCATCTTGTCAACCGCGGCTTCACGTGTGTCACGCCGCTTCCGATCTACAGATTCTAGTACATCGTTTACACGTCCGTAAGCCTCAAATTGCTCCTTGGACATCTTACCTTTACGGTACTTATCCGCCACCTCTTCACGCGTCATGGGTTTACCGGTCACCGGATCCGTAAACTCTTGTACGGCTGCCTCCAGGAGTTCTTTGCTATTGTACACACCGGATGATTTGGGTGCGAAAGCAGGTAATGCTTTATCCAACACTCTCTGCTGGCTACTACTGAGTTCACCTTTCTTAATATCGAACAAACCTTCGAGTCCGGCATCCGTGGCATTGGTCATGACATCTTGGACTTCACGGGCGGCCTGCCTCGCTTCCCGTGTGCGGGTTGCCGTAAGGCGTTTCTCGAATGCCTTAAAATTCTTGGTATCCACGACATCGGACATACGTTTCGCGTACTCGTCGTGTAACTTGCCCTCGTCGCTGTACCCTTGCCACACCCCGCCGAGTGCGTTCTTGGCCTCGTCACTGACCCCTTTATATGCATCATGTGCGAGGAACTGATCGAAATCCGCCTGTGTCTTAAGTTTACCTTGTTGTGCTGCTGCGTCGAAGTCCCGCTGCATACGCTCAGTTATTGCAACATTAGCAGTATCCGTCATTTTTAGTGCATCAAACGCGGCAATGGCCGCCCCAGTCTTCTTCTGCGCCGCCTCTATACCTTGCTCGAACTCATCCAGGCCCATCTGCTTACGGTATGCGGCGAGCTCCTTGTTTACCGCCTCATCCTGCACCAACGGGGCACCTTCTCTAACACCAAACAGACCAGCAAGGCCCGTCTTGCCTTGTGCAAAGTCTACGGCTGTCTGCGAAAAAGTTTTCCGTAAATTCTGTAAAGCAGGGTTATCAGCCATCCTTTGATTCCACAGTCCCACACTGTAGGTCTGTGCGCGTAGACGCTCCGGAGCCAGCTGAGCACGGTCCTTGTCACCGACGCCCCTCGTTAAGTCGATTTGTAGATTACGATCCTTAGCCGCGGCCGCAACACTGATCATATCATGCGCTTCGATCACACTCTGACGCTTCCGTGCTTCCTCTAGTTGCGCTAAATTACCGCTAGCTGCCATCTGTACTGCGGTCTGTAACTCTGCGGGATCGAACATACCTGCGACACTGCCTAATGTAGCTTTGAACTTAGCTTCACCCTGAGCCTTGTTATTCTCCTTTATATCCTGCATGTAAGTATCAAGCGCTGCACCGTAGCGTGTATTTGCAGTCTGAATGTCAGAGATATTCATACCCGTGTCTAACCCGGCTGTGATACGTGTTATTGCTGCATGTTTTGCACCTGCAAAAGCCACGGTCTTATCGGTATCAAGTTTGACCTTGTCACGTTGCGCCTTGATCTGGTCCTGTTCATCAGTATCTAACTTACTCTTAATTTCTGATCGTTCTAGGAAAGCCTCTAGTTGTGGTGCTGCCGCGTTCGGATCCGTCCGGCCTAGTTTACGAATCGCTCCAAGTTCTTGTTTCTGACTATCCGTCAGCCGTTTCTCGAAGTCCCAGTTACTCAGTTGGCTCAACGTAGTCACCAATTGCTTACCAGGTGTTAACTGATTATTCATATTGGTCACGCCGAGCGCCGTGGTCGCCATGCTTACTTCGTTTGCAATATCTTGGGCATACCGACTCAGACCGGGGTCACTTTTAATGTAACTACGCATTGCTGCGTAAGCCTGTTGTGGTGTCTTATCGGAGGCAATGGCGTCATCATACACCTTTTGTGCCAACCGTCTTGCTGAGTCGGGCACATCCTCCATAGATTGCCGCGCTAGGAAACCTTTCGTTATCTCGTACGATTCTTTGGCAACAATTTGCGGGTCTACTGCGTGAGACATTCCGGCCTGTTTCTGCATACCTGTAACATAACGACCCAGACCACGCCATTGTTGTGTAAGCACACGCTGACCCCATTCAGTCGCTTGTCCGTCACGAATCGTTGTCATAGCTCTCTGTGCAGACTCGGAACTCGTGTTCTCACGCATCATCTGCATAAAGTATGGATCGTCGATCATCTTTCTACCTTCGGCAACACTACCGAAAGCACGTTCCAACACTGCATTGACCATACCGTTGCGTTGTCCTTGCGTCCCTGTAGATAGCGCACCGACAGCCTGCTTATACAGTTCGGGATCAATCATACCTTGCTGATTCAGATACTCAACAAGTCGCGCCGATTTGCCCGCGCTTGAGTCTAGCCCAATCGCCATTAACCCGGCCTGCTGCGTGGCAACGCGGTCAATCCCAGCCGCACTGCGCACGCCATTCGCCTGTGCAACCGCATACGCGTGTTGTGTCATATTGATCGCTGCGGCTGCATCCCCATACCCACCACCAGTCATACCCATGGCAATCTGGTTGGCGGTGACCCCTGTGGCACCTTGCATCGTCCGTTGCATGGACTGTACCGCCCCGAGCATCTCTGTGTTGCTTACGTTTAGTACCTGGGCCGTTGCCTGCATATCACGCAAGTTGGCATTCAGTTTGCTGAGCGTTTGGGGATCCATTGACTCCCACTGGCTACCCGTAAGGTCGTCCATCGTCTGCATGAGTTGCGCCATATCACGCGAACCCATAATATCACCCAGTGTCTCAAATACTTTATTAGCCGTGCCGACATGTTGGGTTATACGTTCCTGTTCCTGCATGTAACGGGGACCGTGGCGTGCTACTGCGTCCTCAGGACTCACCCCATTGTCAATGGCTTCCTGCATATCTGCTTCCTGGGCTATCCGCATGCGTAAACCAGTATCACCAAAGGCACCGCCCTCACTCATACGCACCATGACCGCTGCCATGTCTTCGTCGCGCATTCCACGGGTGAACCCGAAGTTCTGACTTAAGCCAAACCCACCGCCGGGCGTTCCACGAATCGCCATTTCCAACGAGTTCGTTATATCCGTCGATATCTGACGGGCATACTCCTGGCGACCTTTGTCAGCTGGGTTTGCCATAGAACCCCACTGATCGGCGAACGCCGACCGTTTAGCAAAGACCTGCTGGTAAGCGGCCATCGGATTACCGCCCATAAGTGCATTAACCCCGGGAAGGGACATCATCTGTGAGGCAAGCATGGCACCTGCTGATGTTGATGTTCCTTTGTTGATAGTATCATGGAACGCTCGAGGATCGATACCGAGCATCTGCGGAATACCCATGCGTTCGGCAGTACGGCTGAACTCTTTCCCGAATCCCCTGGACATATTGTACATGGCTTCATTCTGTACCATCTGCCACGCTTTTGTAGTCGACTCATGTGCGTAATAAGCTTCACCGACGCCCTGCCCCGGGGCAACGCGCATGAGTGTAGTCGGGTTACGCATCCCCAGTACCTGGGAGGCCAGCAGCGGACCTGCCATGGCGCGTATTTGTTCGGGCAGGCCCGCTGGTTGTGTTACGGCCGTATGCATCGTATTACCAAGACGCGGCATAACCGATATGGGTGCAGCAACGCCCAGCAGTTGTGCTAAGGCCCCCACTAGTTGATTGTTAGATCCCTCATTCATTGCTTATTTCCACCAATCACACGTCTAATTTACCTGGTTTCTTCTGCGACTTACTCCGCATGTCCTGATCTATCTTCTGGCGCTCCTGCTCCAACGTATCGCGCAATTCCTTATATCTATTGATAGCAGCTTCCCGATCATTGGTACCCTGCGTCTGACCTTCACTGCTCCCTGTCTGAATATACGGAATTGAATCCAACGCTGTAGTATACAACCTCCCGACTATTTCTGCACCCTTTCTTACATCAGCCTCCGGGCTGGCATGCAATGCGGCCATGGCCACGGTATTGGCTAACCGGGCCTGCAACAGATGCTCAGACTCCAGAACATCCATCCGCAACGCTTCCGTTAAGACCGTATGCGGATATTCGTTATTGTCGATCGGGTACCCACCCCGCAGACGAGTCGCTACCGTTAAGTAGATTCTGCGGGATGCCAGAAATTTTGATCAGTTGCGTTAGAGACCATCGTCCAGTATTTACGTTCGAAGCGCCGTAACTCTTCGTATATCGCGGCAACTACGGGCTCTGGTTTCTGTGACCACACTGCAGCCGTAGCCAACCAACCTGGGTCGATATACTTATCAGGCGCAGCAGGATCTGGTGTCCGATAAAGTGGCGTTGCCAACGTAGGGTAACGTACACCATTCAACTCAAGCACCTGTGAAGCGAGTAACCCGTTACGCAGTGCGATCGCATACTCCAGCGGTGACTTCCATTTGGCTTCACGCAAACCGTGATTAAACCAGGACGCAATCGCCTCGCTCTCTTCCGTAGACCGGCAGCGCAGTTTACCCTTCACGCGCCCGTCAAAGAGACTGAACCTGCGGATATAGCGTTCACCGGAGACGAGTGCATCGAGAAAGGTGTTACGGTCCTCGTCGGTTATTGTTACCTGCATATCGTCGCCTAGCATCGTGGTCGCGATGTCACTAGGATTCGAATCCTTGATGACGCCATCCACGACGGCGTTTGCCTCGGTCAACGCCTGACCACCGGACTGGATTGCTCTATTGATCAACGGATCGTTGTTGGCCTGGGGCGGTACCGCGGTCGTTACCGGACCCAATGGCGCGCCCGCGTCTGATGTAGTCGCTTTCGCGCTACCCAGATCACTGCTGCGTAATGACAGCTTACCGCTGTCCTGCGCTTCACGTAGTCTATCCTTCAACTTGTGTTCGATTGGTGATTCCATTTTATACCTCGTTAACTGTGTGGTATTACTGCGTATTCGGAGAACTCATGCGGAGTCAAGGTACCACCATGGTCCTTGAGACCACTCCGCTTATTCGCTATCCCTGTAGCTGCCTCTACATTGACCTCGTTGTCCAGTGTCACGAACGATCCAGACCAGGCTTCTACGCCCGGCCAAGGCTTCGTCCCGTCAATCTCATACTCAGGCCACGGTTCCGGTTTCACAGGCGCTAGCGGGTCACCAGCACGCGCCATATAAGACCAGAAGCCCTCGTACACATAAAACTTCGTCGCCCCTGATATCTCACTAGGTTTTACAGTACCATACTCGGCCGAAGTGCGATAGGTGAAACGTACATCCTTACGATCAGTCGGTTGATAAGGCGCCAACCACGTTATAGCTTGTAGGTAGTCGTGGATTTGTTCTATCGACGGTTGTATATTGGTATAGGGGTCACTCCCTATCGGCGCCCACATCAACGGCACCGCAAACTTGGAATTCTTAATGATGCCGGCGCTCTTACCCGCAATCAAGTAAGCTGCACGGCCGCAGACGTACGCAGATGACTTCGTAAGCATGAACATTGCCTCGTCACCGCTTGTTAAAATCGTCTGTTTCTCGGAGTTGGCGTTGATGCGTGTGGAACTGAGTTCGATACGACCTTCATTTTTCCCACTGTCTTCACCGAAGGTCTCAACCATGACACTACGTTCCCCTGATAGATGTACCTTACGCCCCTGTGCAAAGACCCGGGAGTTCTTCGCCTTCAACACAATACCTTTACCCCGAGACTGCTCGCCCTTCTTATCCCAGGTTCCGCCATCCCCGTCTGAATTGCTTTCGATCAGTACACCACCGCCACCATTCCGGGCCTCGGCCAACATGTGCAGGTTACCGTCCGCCTTGATGCGCACGTCTTTCTCTGTGGCTGTCATGTCTATGCTCTGCCGGCCCTTCAACACCAAGTCGTGCCCACCCAGGATCACAGTGTTCTTACCTGAGCGCACTTCCGCCTGGGCATGGGCGCTGATAATGATGTTACCGCCACGCATGAGGATCTCCGAACCCCAGGCGTCACGCAGTATGATGCTGCCGTCCTCCTCGATCGCTATACACGCCTGCCGCTTATCGTACTCGGCATACTTCTCCGTACCCTTGCCGGGGCCGTCGTATTGTTCGTCTGGTACCTTCAGATCTTGTTCTTCGGGCAGATAGAAGTCCTTCTTCCCCGTTGACTGTGCTCGGTTGTGTAGGTGCCAATAAGCCTGTAGGTACCGCCAGGCGTTGCCGTCACGGTGTTCCAGGTTACGGGCATACTTGTGGGTGGTGTTCCAGTTAAAGGGCGTCTTAGGTGGCGGCGGCCCTTCTGCCTCGACCTTGTCCCCTTCCGGATCGTATGGTTGATGTTTCCGTTTGGGAATAGGTATACGATCCCAACGCTGGAACAAGATACCGTTTGCAGACCGGACGAGCGCACGGCCGGATGCGTCGGTATGTATCTGCAGTAATCCTTGATCCTTATTGTCATCCGCTTCCGTCTCGGGATTGAATGTAGGATCCGGTTTGGCGATAAAGAAATTGAACATATCCCCGAGGAAACCCATAAACGACTGGAGCCGTTTCTTCGGAATGATCCGCGCTTTGCTGTTCTTATACCGCGTATGCAGGCTCCCATCCTTCACCGACGTATTCGTGTCGTCGGCAAAGATGTCAGTCCCGATGTCGGTGCAGCCGGCACGCTCGCCTTGATAACTCGTGATCCCACGCTCTTCCGTGTTATACCCACCGTCGTTGAACGCCATCAGGACGCCCAACGAGTTGTAATACTGCATCAGACCGCATACAATGCGCACCTGATCGTCGACCAGCCCTACACGTATCTGTGCCCTGTTCGTGGCCTTCATGGTCACGGCAAGTGGCGTTACTGCGAATCCAACTTGCTGTTCGTTCTGAATCACGTACATCCCTGGTAACACATCGGGTGCCCGCGACGCGTTCGAGTTACGCTTCGCGATGAACGTCTTATCACTGATCGGTTTATGGTAGGCCAGTTCACTGCCTACACTGCCGTTGGATTCAAGTTCCCAGAAATTCATGAAGACTTTATCAGTCTTCGTACGCGTCGCATCGGTTTGTGGCGTCGAGCTAGCGTTAGGAATGACGCCGACCACAATGCCGTAACGCTGACGTGGATTCGGCATGTAGACGAGTACACGGCTGCCCTCAGGCGGTAATGTACCCACTGACGCGCCGTATAGGTTGTTGACGATCGGAGCGAGTTGAATACAGCCGACCTCACCCCGGGTACCACAGACAACAGTCAGATCGTACCACTCAGGCCCTGAACGACTGACAGTGCCGATCACAAAAGTGGGTTCGCTGCCGTGGAAGGCTTCTACCATGCCGTCCTGGCCCGTGTTACCTGTCTGCGCGATTGCTTTGGAACGACCGGATCCGCGGCCGAATACTTTACCCAAACCTGCCGATATCCTGAACATTCGTCGTTACTCCTAAAAATAAACCCAACCCAGACGATAGATGCGTGTCACCGCGTATCATCCGGGCTGGGTAAGTGGTGGGAGAATATTTCGTATTTCGTCCCAGCGCCGATCAGATTATTGCTGGACTATACTTATGCCGTCTCTGAGGCCAGTTTCAAGTGACCAAAACGCCAGTTGTAATTCTCCATGAGCTTCACGTCCTGTACCGACATTGAGAAACCGATCGACGTAATAACTACGCCGTCCATCTCGATGCGTACGCCACTATTCAGCTTAATACCGCCAGCCACGGCATCACGGCAGTGACCGCCTACAGCCTTAATCGTCATTGTAGCGCCACCCTTACACAGATCGTAGGCGTCCACAGGGAATAGACCATCTGCTGTCCCTGAATCCGCGCTCGCACCACCCAGTACGCGCTGGATCGTACCCTGACCGACTGGACGACCCTTCTGCCAGAAGAGTCGGTTTGACCCGATCTCGAATAGCTCCTGTACTTGCTGTTGGTATTCTACATTCCATTGCTGGACGAGGTACGCCTTAGACGTCGCGTTCACCGAACCGATGACTAACATCGAGTCTTCGCTCGAAAACACACCTTCTGGTTTAGGACTCCGAAGGTATCCAAAAATATCTGTGCCTGCCATAGTATTCTCCTTTGTGAAGCGGGTGGTGGTTATACACCACCCGCGTATTTGTTACACCACTAACTTCAACTGGAACACGTTGAACGGCTTCGGCATTCCAAGGTTTACCGTAGCTACCACATGATCCTCCAGCAACGGGTGCTGGCGCATCTCAACAATTTCGGTCTGCGTGAGATTGAGTTGCGGCCCCAGATTACCGACGCTCGTCAACGAGCCTAGGTAATTCAGACCGGCCACCAACTGTGTCCGTAGAACCTCAATCAGTTCCGGCGTGATATTGTACCGGCCAATATAAGGCGCGAACATAGCTGCGAAGAAGTACGAGATCGAGTCGAGGTTCTTCGTGATGCTCAACTCAGTCGTATTCAGATTACCGTCCTTCGCCTGGGTTGAGACCTGGTGACGTACGTATATCCGCCCACCTGCAGTGTCCTGCATGAGGATCATGGTACCGTATTCCGCCATCTTGTTCAACTGTGTGCGATTGTACGTCTGGTAAACCAACGGTAGGTCATCGAAACCATTGACTTCGATGTTAGTGATAGGCTGCTGCGGAGGCACCGAGCTGGCTAGACCAGCAACAGCGGCTGCACCGAATTCACCTGTCATTACCACACCGTTCGAACCCAACTGTGACGGGAAGACGTTATAGATACGACGACTGAAGTACCCGTTCGACTGTGCCGCCACTGCGTCGGCCATTTCAGCCAACGTGTACGGGTGAATAACTTCTACCTTCGTAGGCATATCGATCGCGCTCGCCGGTCCTGCTTCCAACCGCAACGACGTGTTGGTGAGTACCGTAGCCACTTCGAATTCTGCGTATGTGGCATCGCCCCATGCATCAGTAGCGAAGTTAATACGAACCTTGTCGCCGGCCTTCAGGTCGTCCAACGCTTCCGTATAGGTCGAAGGATCACCGTCTGCGTCGACGAATGTCAACAGCGTGTATTCGGCGGTCTCAGAGTCCAACGCGATCTGAGCCAAGAAGTCTTCCCCTGCCGGGTTGGATACCTTGGTGTAAATTGGATCCTCTGTAGGTGTTGTCGCGCCGAAGAAGCCGATACGCCAGTGCTTCTCAGTCTCCGTCGACAGCGTATCGATGTGTGCCTTAACCAGGTCAAGCATGGCTGCATCCTGGGTTAGTGGTACGAACACATAGACGTCTTCCGACAGCGTCGCCTTATCCAAGGCTCTGCTCCAACCCGCAGCATCCACAGATACGACACCCATGTAGTATACGGCCCGGTCACCGCTGTTCAGCAACGCGTTATACACGCCTTGCGCCAACGGGTTATCCGGATGCACGGTACCCAATGTGGTTGCCACATCACTGACATCAGTCATCACATGGATTGTGTCTGTGTAGCTGTTCAACAACGCACGGTACTCGACATACAACGTAGCGCTGTATACGTCCAACCACAGATGCTCACCCTCTTCTGTTGCCCACGAATCATCCTGGACCTGGAGATCCTGATAGACGGTAATACCGTCGTCGACGTCACCTTGCCAGTTGTAATCAGGTGCAACCTGCGTACGCTTCCCGGTAACTTCGACGCCGTTCTTTACCATGTACAACCATAGTGCAATATCCACACCCGCAGGGATTCCAGATGCCAGCGAGTCAGCGAACACCATCGTCTTAACAGCGTCAACCACGGCCGGTGTGCAGGTGATGTAGTATACATCGCCACGACGCAAACCGCCCTGGGCATCTACGCCACCTTCCGCGTTAGAATTGGCTGCCGGTGTGAATTCCACACCGTAAGCGCCGATGTCCATCAACGTGGCATCAGCCACAGTCTTAAACTGCGTAGCGTCGATTCCTGCCGTGTCAGTGATCTTGATCTGCGGACGAGACGCGTTGACACGGATAACCCAGTAGTCGCCTACGCTGTAGGTGCCTGCGGGCAACTGAGCCACAAGACCCCGATTACCGACGGTTACATCCGTGTCAGCAGCACTGAACATCACGGTGCTCTCGTTATCCCCGCGTTGCGATACCAGTGTGAACTTGGCAACGGTTACGCTACCTGCGCCTGTGCAGCGTAGGATATACTCGTCATCATAGTCACCACCCAGCCATGTGGTCCAGTCAGGTGTAGTAGAATCGCCGGGACCGACCTTCAGCACCTTATCGGCGACATTGGTCAGACCCTTCGACACTGTAACAGTGCGATCGAACAAACCACCGCGGACGACTTCGAGCACGTACGTTGTCTTGCTTGTCCCTGTATAATCTGCACTCGGAACGCCGAATGTCGCGGCATCAGGCTTCGTGAAGACAGCTGCCAATTCGACTGTAAACTCGGTGTCTTCCACAAAGTCGGTGTCTTCGCCGGAATCCGCTTCGAATTCCAGGTACACGTTGTTACCGAGGTAGATCTGGCCTTCCTGGCTCCCCGCAGTTTCGATCAACGCGTTTTCGCGTGTGTACATACCAGAGGCGTAGGCCACGGTTGCACGCGCTGTACCCTTGGCACCACCGGTGGTAATCGTGATCGTGATTGTATCTTCAACCACACCCGCAGATAGTAACCCAGGGAACTGATCATCGGATCCGATACCTGCCAATGCGTAGACCGCACTCAGTGTCATGACACCAGCCGGCGTTGTTACAGGTGCGGTTGCGCCGGAATCGAGATCGGCTGTGCCAGTCACGTCCGCCTGGTTAGAGGCCTTTGCAGCTGCATCGCCGACGACCGCGGCTATCATGTCTGCTTCGAGTCCCACAATCTTCGTGGTACCTGTATGCACGACGTCGTATAGATCGGTATACGAATAACGTACACGATCGCCTACAGCCACGTCACGCAGGATGCCCGCGGAACGGGTATACCCATTTGCTTCCTTCAAAACAAGATCGTCAACGCGAACCTTATTGCGTTCCTCTTCACTGACGATCTGGGCTTCATTGCCCGCCGTGATCGCCAAATACTCGGCCCATACGTTCTCGGCATACAGCTTCACATAGCCAAGGTCCACAACACTGTTTGTAGGTTGATTGGGCCATGGATAGGTTACATCTGCATCCTTAGCGTACGCGCCGAGGCTGATCAGTTCTTTCTCAGCTGCTACAGCGTAGCGGAATAACTGATAATGCGGTCCGAAGACGAACGCATTCAAATTCTTGACTACGTTCTGTGGCAACTGCCGGAAGATCTGAAACACCTGCACTTGCGGTAGGGTATATGACATATTCTGCTCCTTCTTTTATCCTGGGTTTCTGGCCCAATCATTACTGTACTATAGTCGTATCCAGGAGTCGTTGTCCAGCACTAAATAATAGTGCCTTCATCTTTCTCGACTCCACCTTCAAAGACCACTTGTCTTGGAAAGTAAATTCGCACGCCACGACGCTGTCGTAACGTTCTTTCGCTTCCTGCGGCCTAAGCCGTCTGGGTATCCTTTGTTTAACCTCGAACGAGAGAAAACAAAAATCATCACGTATCACCATACCAAATGCGTCGAAGTAGTCCAGCGTAGAATCAGCCAACGCACACGCTTCACTCGCAGTGCCGCCCAAATGCACAAAGGACACGGTGCCTGTGCCTCCGCGGCTAAAGTGATATTGACCGTCACGCGTATTCATGCCTGTCAGTCCATCCTTGCGCCCCGTAAACGATGCATAAACGATAGGTGATAATTGTACGTATATTGCGGGACGCTTTTCAGGGTGTTCGTCTTCCCATTGATACTCGGTATCAATCCAGATCTCAGTTTCCTTCGGATCCGGGGACCACAATTTAAGCGGCGTACCGAGTATATGATTCTCCGTTTTCATATAAAACTGACGAGCGAGCTCGACAAAAATACCGTATAACACTGTCGGTGTTTTGCGTGTATGACGCAGGAGTTCATGACCGGAATACGCGTGGTCATCCATTAACTCCTTTGCCGGAATGTCATTTGGAAGATTACTCATTACACGACCTTGTAGGCTACATCAGACAGCGGTGCTTCGTGTACAGTCAACATCTGCACGATCGGTATACGCCTGATTTCTGCAACAACTTGAACGTTGTCTACATAATAGCGTTTACCGGTACCGCTGTCGACTACCAAATCATTCTTCTTCATAATGGGTGTACCGATCATGCGCACAGTGAACGTCCGCGGTTCTAAAGTACCTGACCCGTCTGGGGACATCTGTGTTGTTTTCGTTGGATTACTAAATGTCCACCACGTCTCGTAAGGTCCATGATATGCTGGTAAACGCCCTGTGCCGAAACATAGCTTGCAATTCGCATCACGGACCCCTCCTGTTATAGGATCGACGCACACTGTGCATCTCGGCCCAAACGTACTCACCAACCAAATCTGTCCCGGGGTACCAGCCAACGTGCGTGCGTGCAGTATCTCCTGCCTCATTATATCCTGGGCTATAAGATACTCACGCTTCTTCAAGTCTCCGTAAGGCATCACGGTATTCGATACGTAAGTACCCTTGGGTGTGACCAACTGTATACGGAAATATAGGACTGCATCCTTATTGATCTGCCGTGATACTGGCTCTGCCCACCGGTACATACGCGTGCTGGGCGATATGCTTGTCCACGGGCCTGTAGGTGCCGGCGCCTGCTGAACAACAAACTCCCACGGCACCGGATCTACAAAACCGCCACTCAATTCCCAGTTATACGCAAAGCCTGAAGCATAGCTGGGCGTGATCATTACATGTGTGAAAGGTACCGTCACGATATCACCGCAAAACCACGTTCAATATTAATGGCACGTTTCATCTGTGCCACCCAGACCTTGAATTCTTCCCATAAACGCGCTCCTGCTTCATCGTACTCTTTATGCTTATCCTGATCGCCTACAGACAGACCGCCAGCATTATACTTGAGTGCGTTGCGCCGGAAACGGTGTGCTGCGATGAACAGCAGGTTAGCTGAAGTACCCTTTAACAGATTCGATCGCCATGGAAAATGCGTATAGTCATAACACCCGATGTTGGGTGGTTGTTCGTTCCAGTAGTCAGCCGCCAGCGTCATCGCTGTGCGTATTTCTTCGGGTGAGAATTCGTAATCTGCTAAAAGCAAATTGGCATTCGGATCGTTGTCGCGTAACCAGATACGGACATCGAGATCAGTCAGGAATTTATCATTACCAACAGCGGCTGCCATAGTATGCTACCTCTCAGTACGGATACTGACCGTAACCGCCCATGCCGTAACCACCTTGCTGTCCGCCTCCCATACCCGGCAACGAAGCTAGTGAAAGCTGGTGGGTCTTGTTACGTGAATAGATTTCACGCGCCTGGCGCATACGTTTAGCGAACTCCTTATCTTCCATCGATCTGCCGAACGAACCCATCAACGAACTCCCACCCAGTGCCGCGCCACCACCGAGTCCCAAAAGTAACAGTGACTTGATATTGATCGCGACCTTCTCCATCTTTAGCACAGCCTCAGCACCCTTATCGAAGGTCTCAGGATCTGCGGCCCTGGTTTCAAGTCGTTGTGCCAGCCTAAATAGGCTGGGTACCTGCTCAGGTGTCAAACCCATGGCCTCTGCGGCCTTGTTAAATCCATTCAACCAGTGTTCTGAAACTCTGAGTTCCATGTTCATATTCACTCCCGTCGATAATAAAAAAGGGTGGCCAGACCCTACTGGCCATGGCCACCCGTTTCGTGTGCAGACCTCGGTTAGCTGTTCTGATTGAACCGCGCCAACGCCATACCGGCGATGTTACCGAAGGCGAAACCACCCAGCCAGTAGCTGAACATCTCGATGAAGTACGCTTCCTTCTTCATGTACATTGTCCAGTCTGTCAGGTAGAAACACTTGCCCAGGAACTCTGGGGCCGCGAAGAAGTACACGTAGTTGTCCGGGACCAAATCGCTCTTGATCGTGAAGACGCACTTCACGCCCATGATTGTATCAGTCGTCAGACCGTTCTTCCACGTGTCGCCGGCGATCTCGTCACCGACATCCGTTGCAGGACGCTTCAACAGGTCCTGTGCAGATACATCGTTCATCAGCGCGATGTAGTTGCGTAGACGGAACTTACCCTGTGCATTACCACGGGGCAATAGCTTCTTGGCTTCGGCGAAGGTATCGCGTGTGATGCCGTCCGCAAAGTCAACCCACTGAACCTTGCCTGTCTCGTTGTTCGCTTCGCCCGCTGCAGGCGCGTCGAACACGATCGAGTTAACCGTCGAGATCCACTTGCTATCGATTTCGCCCAACGCGTCCTTGATGGAGTTGTCGGTCAGAATCTTGCGAATGTCCTGACGAGTGGTGCGAAGTTCGTCGATGTCCTTCACGAACTTCGGGGTCAATACGCGTGCAAACGGAATGATGTACCGCGAACCGGTGATGTATTCACCGTCTGGCACTGTCTGCAACGGTACCCACTTAGCCCCAGGGCTATCGGGTTCCAACTCCCAGATGATCTGCAAGCGTTCATCGAGAGCGCGATCGAGCATGTCATCAGTAGCCTTCTCGGGCGGCTGAATCTTAAACGCGAATGACTCTTCACGAATGCCTGTACGGGTGTAATCCGTAGAAGCGTCCTGGGCCATCTTCACGTTGTCACGATCCAAGGCTTCCAAGATCTTTGCATTCATTACCGGGGTCGGGATGTTTTGTGTCGTATCCATATGTCCATTCTCCCTTAAAGATTATTTCCTATTTCGTTCTATTACGACACGGTCAATGTCGGAATCCACATTGTACTGGCGTTGATAACCTCAAGCAACGCACCAGTACGGCGGCCGGCCACGGCTACCGCATCATTCACCCAGCGTTCAAACGGAACGGCTGTAACCTGCGCTACAACGTTCTGTCCGGTAGTCTGTGGTGTCAACTTGCCGTCGGCGCCGACTGTCAACAGCGTGCCAACTGCATAGTCACCCTCTGCATCGAACTGATCTGTCTGGAACTCCATGGGCTGACCGACGGCCAATGCCGTAATACGCGCCGACCCACCTGCAGGACCCTGCCCAATCGTTCCCGCCGCGCCAGCCTGGAAATCATCCTGACCGACGAGCGTGAAATAGATATAGGCCGAAGGATCTGTAGCCTGCGCTGCACCCGCTAACTTAAACACGGGCGCCGTGCCGCTACCATCCACATACACCAACGATCCGCGAACAATGCCAGTCTCTTCAGACCCTACTGCTAGAGTCTTATCGATCTGTTGCAATCCCGGATACCCACCCTTTATTGGACTAAACCATGCCATAGTCTTTCTCCTGTTAATCTACCATTCCGGATCTCTCGGCACCGATGCCGAAAAATATCCGTTCGAATGGATCCACTTTACCACTCGATGCGACCTTTTGACGCACCGCTTCGCCCCACGTGTCCGCTGGCACTACTGCTGCCAGTTTCTCGACGAACTCCCAGACAGCTGTCGGATCTGCTGCTACCTTGTCAACGAATTCGTTGACACGGCGCGTATCAATGATACCGCGGTGTGCTAGCACACCGGCTGCCTGTGTTGCTCGTTTCGTGAATGCTGTTCGCTGTTCGTTTTGTGAATCAAGCAAGGGCTGCGTACGTTCGATGTACGCCGCCGTCTTGACCAACAATTCTTGTGTTACTGTATCCATAGCGGTCCTCCTACTACATGGGCCACCACAGGAACCGCAGGCCTTAAGCCTTTGATTTCTGCAGCTGGCGAATTACATCGAGCATGGCCGCTGCCTTATTGGCCGGAGCGCCCTCCGCGCCTGCCATCGGGTCTGCACCTTCCGCACCCGCAGCACCGGCCATCGGGTCTGCACCTTCCGCACCCGCAGCACCGGCCATCGGGTCTGCACCGGCCGCCGGGTCTCCGCCTGCACCGTTCGTGAGTTCGGTCAGCAATTGCTGTGCATCTTCAGGCTTTAACGAACCATCCTGGACCATGGACTCGAGGGCTGCCACAATGTCTTCCATCGTGATCTCGCCGCCTTCTCCACCTTCTCCGCCGGCCATAGGATCGCCCTCGGCTGCACCGGCCGCAGGATCGCCCGCCATCGGATCGCCACCTGCATCGCCGCCTGCGCCACCCATGAGCTCACCCATGCTGGCGTCGGCCGCAGCCTGACCCAACTTACGGAAAGCTTGCTTCTGTTGTCCCGCACGTAATCCTGCTGCATACAACGCCCGATCGATCGCTGCCTGGGCGTCCGCCTGACCCTGTTCAAACGCAGCCTGCTTCTCAGCAAGTTCCGACTGCTTTGCCAAGAAACCAAGTGTCTCACGGGCCATCTCGGCGCCGGCCTGTTCTTGCAAGATCTTCTCGGTCACGCGTGCACCCTCTTCCGTCGATAGGATGATTGCAGCGATCTTGGCCATAACGTCAGTCGTCAGTTCCATGTTCAAGTCGTCTGCCGCGACCTTCGGTGTTGCAGTGACCTCAGGCGCTGTAACCTGCTTGGCTACGACCTTGGGGGCTGCGGCTACCTTGGGGGTTTCGACAACCTTGGGGGTTTCGACAACCTTGGGGGCTGCTGCAGTCTTCTGCACTGAACGCACGAGCGACAGAATTTCGTTGGCTAATGTCGCCGAACCTTCTGCTGTCTTTGCGTTAGCGTCCGCCGTAATCGCTGGCTTCTTCACGGGTGTCTCTGCCGCCTCGTCAGATTCCAGGGCGTGACCGCGTGTTATCGTACTGTCATCACCAGCTCCTGCTGTCGTTAAACCAGACGCGGGTACCATGGTACCGTCGCGGGTCTCGGCATCTGGCTTCTTGTGTTCAGCCGGTACCGCACTGTCATGTTCTGAACCAGGCATTGAACTCGGCGCCTGTCCTGCAATCTCTCCTGCCTTCGTCGCGCTAGCCTGCTTCGACGCTACCAGCCGACGTGTATCATCGAGGATCTGTTTCAATGTTGGATTTGCCATAATCGTCGCTCCTGTTACTATCTCACTAGATTCTGTGTAGCCGTTATAGCTATCAGTGAATCTACATCAGTATCTTTGTGGAATCCAAGCACAGCCGTTAGGGCTGATAACTTGTAGGCGGCATACTTTTCCGCCAACACCACTATTTCAGGTATATTAAACCCCATTCGTTGTTCTTTGTCAACAGCAAACTTTGGTATATTTCCATCCAGGGTAACGGAGATAATCCGTTCATCCCGACAAGGACCAACCAAAGATGCCCCAGCCAATTTAGTAAGTAAGCCATTCGGTATCTGTGTAGACCTATCTGCTGCTACATCAAACGTGCAGTCGTTACACAATCTCTGACAGTCACCTTGCTTCACCGCCGTATCAAGAACTACAGGGACTGTCGCTGCTATCGTATCGATTAATGACGCGATTTCGCTATACGTATCACCCATTGCATACTTGAAGAATGACGGTACGTCCAAAATTACACCCGCCCGTGCGAGAGCATTAAACGTAACCGCAGGCTCGTATTCACGCAACTTCGTCAATACTTCATCGCTTAACGATACTCCTGCCGCTTTCCTCAACTCGTAGAAATAGCGGTCCTTTGGTGTTTGTATTGCTGCCTGTTTTGTAAACCATCCGTAGTACATCTGCTGTGCTGCGACCAGGCGCTTCAAATGCGCTAACTTAACCTGCCCTGCTGAAGACTCGATTGCGATATAATCAGGTATCCACAGTCCTTCTGCATCAGCCAATTTTATCGAGTCAATCAGTTCGCCTGCCGCAACTTTAAGATGCCACGCAATACGATCGGCCGGCCGCCCTACGAAACTGATGTCGAAGAAATCCGGTTCATCGTTATGTGTACACGTAACAGTACCGTCGTCGGCCATCTTGCCCAACTCGTACTTGACGTGATCACACTGGCGTGGATCGCTGCCATTCTTACGTACTGTGTTACAGCGGTTGCAACGATCGAACGCGACTTTGCATGCCATGGAAAAAGGTATCTCGCCTTCCTTCTCCAACCGGGTCAGTTCATCTGCAGCCCGCTCCTTATTAGCATGAACGAATAACTCGATACGATCCATTACTGGATTCCAAGCCGACGCTTTAATCGAACCCAGGTTCTTTTCACGATCCTTGTTTCGATGATGTCGGAACAGCGCACCGTGTTTAACGAACGTGTCGTGGTACCTGACACACGCTAACTTCGGGAATGAGTCGCCATTACGATTCGCACCGTAACGCTCAAACGCACCTAATGCAGTCACGTGGATACCGACATGCTGATCGTCCGGACGTAGCTTATCGTAGTCGAGACCGAATACGGTACCAGCAGATTTAGTCAGTGCTGCAGGATCTTCGATGATCCGCATTGCTACGTCAACACCGCTGTCGAATGCTGACGAGTAGATGAGTTTAAGCATGCCACTCATTACCATTCCCCCTTCAAATACTTATCGCCCGCGTAACCCAGGCCGGCCAGCAACGGGAGCATGGCCAAGCGGCCACGCGGCGAACCTTTTAACCAGCCCTTACCTGCGGCATCCATCACCTGCTTCTTAGCCCAGAATGGATGGGACCCGTTGAACAAGACTTCTTTTGCACCACGCAGCCCACTACCACCTTGTGCCCTGTATGCTTTCGTGGCTTTCATTGCTTCGGAAATGATAGGCCGTGCCTTAGCGGCACCATATATACCGCCTCCGAACATAAGCGGGTGCCAAGCCAGTGGCGCAGTAACGGTCTCAAACGCACGTGCACCCATAGGCCGTTTGTTTGTGTCCCCCGCACCAGCGCCGCCGGAAAGCATCTTCGCGCCATACGGGAGCAGGGCACCACCAGCGCCGCCCAGCAACGCACCAAGCAGGGCCGGTCCCACTACCCCGCCCTTATCCTCAGGGTCGCGTGGTGTAGCCGCCGCGATACCGCCTGTGAGTGCCGCGCCACCTGCAGCGCCGATAAGCCCGCGCTGGATCGTAGCTTTCATTGCAGGATCCAAGCGTGCATACCACTTACTGATATCTGCACCGCCACGTGATGCCTTATCTTTAAGGCCGGCAAGAAGTTGATTCATGTCTGCTTGTTTAATCATACGGTCGTTACCTCTTCACCTGTAAATGTATCAGCATTCGCCCGTAAGTTCAACAACTCAGATGTGATACGTTCGACTATGGTGGTCTTCCACAACGTCGCCCGGTCATCTGCATCGATTTCATCGCGGGAATCGAAACGCTGCGTAAACGGGGATTCAGACATGATAAGCACGAGTTTGGTGGATAGTATGTATTCCAGATACGGAGTCTCACCTACGAATGAACCGCCCAGGTCTATCGTGGGTTCTCCGTATTTTACCATCAATGCTTTATCAGCCTCACTCCAATCCATCGTATGCACGGATATCTGGTAAACACCGTTGTCCAGTTTCTTAAAAACACGTATGTTCATCGTTTACCTCCACCAGCGGACTGTTGTTGCGGTATAGGCGCACCCTTACCGCGTAGGTTACGGATATTGCCTTCCAGCTTCGTCCAGATATCAGCATCGTACGGGCTGACCGCAACTGAGTGTACCATCTGGCGCAACACGGCACGCGCAACTTCTTTGTTACCTGCCATCTCCGGGGCCAACTGCAACATCGCGCTATACGCTTGCGCCACAGCCTCGGGAGCTTCCTCAGATAATACTGGATCGTTCACCATTAGGTCCTGAAGCATAATGGATCGCTGGACATTCTTTAACCGTTCGCTCAGTGCCTGGTTATTACGTGCTATCGGTTCCGTGAATGCACGTTCCACTTCGACATTGATTGATCCAGGGGACAGTTTCATGCCGTCAGACAACGCTGACGGAACAGCATCAAGGCCGTAGGGTTCAGTCGTGAACCAACGATTGGGTTTATCACTTTCTGGCTTATCCGGCTTATCTTTCTGACCACCGCCTGGCTTTCCACCGCCTTGCTGTCCACCGCCTTGCTGTCCACCGCCTTGCTGTCCACCGCCTGGGTTCGGTACGAAGGCTGCTTTAATCAGTTCAGGCCGTATGAACGAAGCGAGACCGGGCGCGGCCGGGAGTGGAAAAAAACTGGATAGTTCGACGAGATACTCACGTTCGAAGTCATCGGCTTCCTTGGTAAACTGGCTGGACGCAGCCAACATCTCTGCTTCGGCCTGCATCCAGTCCCGGGCCTCTTTCATAAGTTCCAAGTGTGGGTGCAGATCGCGATCGTCAATGACATACACCCGTGCATACTTGGTGAACATTGCTTCAGGTGCTTTATTATGGGCGGGCACGAATTCACCAAGTTTAACAATCACAGGTTGCCACTCGCCGTCCTTGTGTCCTACGACAAGTCGTGCATAACGATCTTCAAGTACGCGGCGATCTGCACCGTAAGCGAATAATGAAGCGAGTTTCTGGAACGTACGCGCCGCATTATGCCCGGCGATACGTGCCTCATCCTCAGCGATCTTGGCCGTCTGTCGCAGATTACGCAACGCACGCATAGCCTGATCAGCCACAGCCTGCATAGACAGTGACGCATCAACCGGTGCGTTTATGCTCGCAGCCGCCTTAGCCATATAATCGGCTTCGTGATAACTCTGTTCCCGCTGCTCGTATGTGCTATAATCCGCTGCCGCGGCCTTCTCTGCAACAGTTACTGGTACCGCGAACAACATAGGTAGTACCTCGTCTGCAGCAGCCAGGGTGAAGGTCGCTGTTCTGTCTGACGCGTTCTTGTAGTGATACAAGGTACGTGCCGTATTAAACATTTCGACCAGACGCGTTGTCTGATCCACGTTAAAATCTGCATCGTGGGCTGCCTTCACCACTGCAGCATTGGGGTCGTTGTCCTGATTGAAGTAGCCCACTGCCGAGTGCAGCGCCGTCATCAGTCTATCCTTAAATGGTCCGTTTGTCGTCATGGTTATTGCTCCATTTGCTTACCTGATTTGAATTGTCCTTCTATCAACTTCGTGAGACCCTCGATTCCGATATCTGCTCCGTGGTCAACTACTGACTGACTCGTCACGTTACGCTGAGACAGAAGCCGGCTCTGTATCTCGGTAGTCCTAACTTTATTCGCGTCAACATCGCGTGCCACCTGCAATATCTCCGGAGCGCATAGATTCAAGAATTTCAACAAAAGTTGTGATTGACCATTCTGCTCCACACCTACAGTACCCGCTTCACGTAACATTCGTTCCTGATCGGTCCATGACTTCATAGACGCTGCCAGGTTGAAGTGGCTAACCCGTTTTCCGAATATCTCCAAAAATTGTGTCGCCTGTGCCGCTGTCCATAGCGACTGCATCAATACGTTGGGAGATAACTTACTCAATCCGTGCGCTTTTGTCCACAACCATGTTGAAACAAGTACATCATAACCCATGTGGGCTGCGATTACACGCCATAAAACTTCATCTGGGGTTTCCGGGTTCGGTTGTCCTTGTGGCATTGCAAAATACTCCCTGATATGAAATGAAGGATGCAGACTTCCGTCGTCCAATCGTATGTTGAAATATAACCGCTCATAAGCCTCAAACACCTGGGGATCTACCTGACCACCACCGATATCCAGTGAAATGATAGGGACTGGTACCGCAGTAAGTAGAAGAGGTTCGAGTTTAAACTTTACATCACTCGACCGATTGCCTTGGTAGAACCGAGATGCCAGACGTAACGCCTTCTGATCTTTGGACAACACCCTATTCGGGGTGCGCGTCGCTATCAGGTACGCCTTATGTTCCTTGATCCACTCATCCCTCTTATACTGCATATAATCGGCCGAGATAACGGCTGTTGGGTTATCAGCTAAGGCCGCAGCCACGGCACTACGCCACGCAGGATCAAACTGTGTAGGATGATCCTCAGGTGTCGTAATGATTGTGTTACCAATTTGCATAAATTAGCGCACCACAGGTTTAGGCAGCTGTGTTGGCGGCGTAGGTGCCGCTGGTGCTGGCGGCGTAGGTGCCACTGGTGCTGGCGGCGTAGGTGCCGCTGGTGCTGGGGGCTGCGCTGGCGGCAGGGGCGACACGGGCGGACGCTGTACTGGTGGTGGCCGCGGAGTGCCATCGAGATTAGTCATGGGCGTCATATACGGACGGGTCGGTGCATACTCGTACCGACCCGAAGCACGTCCGTATTGTGGATCATAGAATATGTCACCACCCGGTATACGAGATCCACTGGTAGATGACGAATTCGTGCTGGGTTCCTTTTTCAATTCCGCAAGCTGGCGCAATTGTGCAGCCCTGTTCTCCCTGAACTCTCTGTCGCGCATAGCAACTGCTATCTGGTCATTTCCCGCCCCTATCGTATCCCTCTTTTGTACTTTGTCTTGCCATTCCCGGGCATGCCCGGCACCACGCCATGACGCACTATTCCACGCAGTCGAAATACCGCGCCCTAGGTTATTCCAACCGCGGGTAAGTGCATCCGCATCCCGTTGCTTCGCTTCCCATTCTGGCGTACTGAAAGGCGCAGCAGTCTTTATGACCTCGACCGGGTCTACACCACGTGCTTCGCACGCCTTAACCATGCCGTAAATATATACTTCAAATGTTGTCATATTACCCTCACATCTCAACTGTATTGGCATCATCCTTGTCGATAGCCTTCTTACGCAACTGGAGTACCAGTTCACCGAAACTCTTAAAGACACTGCGAATCAGGTCTTCCATTTCAGCGATATCGTTAGTCCCGTAACGCTCAGCGAAATCCTCGTTCTTCCAGTAATACAGGAAGAGGATACGACCCAGGCGATCAAGTGATTGCATCAACTCAGGTACATAAGAATCAAGCACGGCACCAGTGTCATACACCTTTGACAAACCGCCGATAGAGGCATGATCGAAGATATGTTTCTGGCCGAGTTGACCCGCCTGTGCTGCAAGATTCTGAGCACCCGAATCCATTTCGGCTTCACCACCGATATTGATTCCAAATTGATTCCCGTCGGGTGTAGGCGGCATACCTGTCATGCTACCTGTCATCTGTTGCTCGTAAGGCATCTGGTACATCGGCATACCCGTATTCGGATCCATCTGCGCGGACGGATCGTTGGGTTGTGGCATATCCACGCCTACCATCTGACCTCCTGGCATCTGTGCGACCTTGACGAGACGCCGACACTTGAACTGTGAGGCTGCCTCAGTCAGCATAGTCTCTGCATCCGGTACACTCAACCCGAAGCGGGTCACCAGGTTCACGTACGCCTGCTTATAACCCATCGGCCGTGTCGCAAAGTTGTCGTTAACACGGAAATAGTACTCTAGACCCTGGTCGTCTGAGGCTACTGTCAACTTGTGGAACGAGTTCTTTGTCATCGCCTCGGTTACATCTACGAGTGTCCCTAACTGGAACGCATCACGCAGTATACGCTCTGACTCGTACGAATCCACCTTTTCACCCTTGTTCTTGTCGTACAGCTTTAGAGCCTTCCAGTTCGACGGAAGGATAAGCGTGTCGGTACCCGACTTAGAAATCGAACCCTTGTGGTCAGCCAATTCGATGTAGTCTGCATCACAGGAACCACAACAAGGTGCACACGATAAACCGCGACTGTGCAACGTCTCGAAATCATGGCCGTAGGTCGGCCGTCTCACAATATCGTAGGTACCATGCCAGTTGACACGTAACTTAGTGCGTTTCCCGTCTTCCGCAATAATCGCACGTACTTCAACCGGACCAGTCGAGTGGCCCTTGTCGTCGATCAAGACGTATTCCGTATTCATTTCCATATCGTCGATCGAGACAGCCTTGGAATACGCATCAGCCGTATCGCCCGTAGCCGTGTCACGGACGTATACAGCGCCCGGCTCAGCCAGACGGTACATCAGCTTGTCTTGTTCCACGACTACCGCAGCGCCGTTCTTGGCCGCGTTCGACGGCATAAAGATCCAGGCCTTGGTTGTCCGGCCGTCCTTGAGCAATACCTGATAGGTACCTGATGCATCCGGATTACTGAAACGACGCTCATAGTCGATGTCGTAGGCTTCACTCTTACTGGCCTCGGGACGTGTATCCACGATCGTAAAACCATCGCGCACTAAACGCTTCTTAGCTTCCCCGTCGACATAGTCCGTAACCTGCGTCGTCACACGGATCTGCGCGGCACGCTTCGACATCAGTTCCGGCGCGAACTGATGCACGTACAGGGACTCGACTGATGGGTAAAATGTAAGGGCGGCGTTGGCGTACTTGGGATTCCTGGTTAACGTATTCAGGAACGTACTTACTGCCTTAGGTCCGCCGCGCTTTTCG